TAAACGTAGTAGTGCATCTGCCGCCTAACTGTCAAAAACGGCCTGCAGGCGTTCCAGCGTGACCGTGTTCGTGGTCACCGGGAACGACCCGTGCTTCGGGATAGCGTACCACTCGATCTCGGCGGGCAGTGCTACGCCATCCTGCAGACCGGGAGGCAGACGGAGCAGCAGCTGATGACATTCCATCGAACGCAGTTGGGGCTCGTATCGCTCCGGATCGAAGTCCGACAGCACGGCGGCATCGCCGGCGGCGGGCTCAGCATCCAGCTCGTTCAGCAGGTCGTAGCAGTAGTAGTCGATGAGCCCGCACCAGAAGTACGTTTCATAGACATCGGGCTCTGCTTGCTTCCACTTCCGCATACCCGCGATCAGGCGGGTCAGCTTGTCGAGCAGGGCCTGGGTCACGGGCACAACGGCAACCCGCGACGGGCCCTCGGTGTCGTACTGCATGCTCGTGTCGAGCAGGAGATAGCGGACCTTCGTTGGTTGGTCGGTCATTTCTTCTTTGGCTTAATGAGTCGCGACGGGGTACTCGGCGGCGGCGGGAGATCCGGCCGCACGATCACGGGCGCCAAGAAGCGGACCTTCCGCTCCTGTCGTCCCGGGCCGCACCAATAGGCATGGAAATGCCCGGTGCGGATGTGTTGGTGTCGCAGCTCGTACTGCTCGTCGGTCTCGCCCTCGATCCGCTCCGGCTTCTGGGCCAGCACGTCGATAGCGTGGAACTTGCCGATCGTGAAGCCGCGGGAGCTGCGGCGACGGTCCGCCTTGTCTCCCAGCTTGGCGATCAGCTCCTGATCGCCGTCGGTTAGAGCGGCCCGATACTTCTGCACGTCGTCGGACAGCACGTCACGGTTCACGAACTTGTATTCCCCGGTGGCAATGAACGCCACGGAGAGCACGAGCCGCAGCATGTCGCCGGTGGACTCGCACCAAGACTCGTCCGTCGGATCTCCGGGCCGCGAGAACGGCCTCACCGTACTGGATCGCTGGTGGTCGATCGCATCTTCGACGGTCGCGCCGGGTCGCGTCTCCAGGATATGCGAGATGTTCAGCGTCACGGCCGAATCGACGCGGTTGCCCTCGTCGTTGAACATGTTGATCTGCAGGTAGAGCAACTTCTCCGTGCCATCCGCCATTGGATTCGCCGGCACGTTTCCTTCCGTGTGCCGTCGCAGCATGGCGCTACGCTCGGCGTCGGTCGAGAAGTACACGGAGATGGTCGCTGCCTTGCGGCCCAGCAAAATGATCGGATGCTCGACGGGCAACTGCAGCGTCCAGGCCGGGAACGGAAACCGCAACGACGTCAGCGGGATGTTGTCCAGCCGCGTCTTGAGGAACATGTCCACGTACTCAGGCCAAACCTTGTAGTAGGTCCAGTTGCTCTCCGCCAGCGCTAGGCTGCTGTTGAGGATCATCACCATCGACATTCGCGCCACAGGCCCATCCTGGGCCGCCGGCATGAACGAAGTACGCCAGCCTTGGATGATCTCTCCCGGCTTACGCCCGAGGATCGGCACCGTGTTGTAGAACTGCATCAGGGTTTCCTTGTCGCCGGCAGCGGATCAGGTACGTCGTTAGTCGACTGGGTCATCAGACAGATCTCCGTTACCGGGAAACTCTACCGAGGGTAATTCAACGGCGTTCAAGAAGTATCGCAGCTTGGCCGCGTCTTCCGGGGAGATGAGCACACGGACGGAGATGTGCGCACTATCGTTCTCCCGGCTGCCTTTGAAAGACAGATAGACACCAGCATAGCCATCCATCCGCCCTTCCGTGATCTCCGCCGAGCCCCACTCATCCAACCGGGCTACGTAGATGGAATCGCGGTACACGATTTTGGACTTCTCTTCGTCGGCCATGCGGTTATTCCTCGTCGAATTCTTCGTCATCGTCCTCGAAGTCGTCGTCCTCATCATCATGATCACCGACGACATTCCCGGAGCGGTCGAAGATGACGTCGGGCTGCTCGGTGCCGTCCTCGTTTCTCCACCGCAAGACATGCGTAGTCATCTTCCAGCCGTCGTCCATGAAGGCCTGAATCGTCTCGATGCAGGTGGCCTTGTTGACGACAATCGGGTCATGGGGTGCCATACCCGGATGCCGTTCGACCATGTCGGCATTGATCTCGTTGCGTTCCCGTTGCCACTTGGCCAGATCCAGCTCAAGTAGGCTCACGTGCAGATACGGTTCCTCGTCGTCCGGATCATCGACGCTAGCGACTTCTTTGACCCTAAACCCGTCGGGTCGCAGCATAACGGCACTGTCGCCGAGATCGACGTGCGCCTGTCCGACCATCGGCATGCCGGGCCAATTGAACCACTTCTCCAGCAAGAAATGCCCGTAAGAGCCGTCGTCGGCGTTGTAGACGACCTCCAGGAATAGGCAGCAGCGCGTGCAGGCAAACACAGTTCGCATAGGTTACTGTTCCAGTTAAATGTTAAGGCTGTTAGTCCTCGTCGCGGTCCGCGAGCTCGACGACGACCAACGAATGTAACGTCGGATTTTGCCGCCGCAGCTCAGTGAGCTTTTTGCCGAGGCCCGGCTTTCTCAGGTTCTCGGCAACAAAGGCCCGAGCCTGCTGGATCAACTGCATGGGCGTAATGGGTTCGTTCATCATTCTCCTGCTTGTAAATCGATATTGCGCCGCGGGATCTCCGCCGGCGCGCCTCGTCTGCGTCGCAGCGGGGCGATCTCCGCCACTTCGAGCAGTCGCTGCATGATCTGCAGCATGCCCTGCGGCTTCCGGCTGACCCAACCGATCGTATAGTCGGCGATCATCGGGTCATTGTTCTGCTCGTCCTCGTACGACGACACGCGCACGTAGACGAACCCGTGCTTCCCGGGCTCCGGCGGATCAAACGAGATCTCCGGATCGTAGCCCAGTTCGGCAGCCTTGAGATAGCACTGCACCAGATGCTCATCATTCGCGGTCAGGCCGATATGCAGGTCCAGCAGCTCGTGCCTTGTCCGACGAACCGGGCCACGCGCAGGGGCCGTCTCAACGGCGACCCGGACAGCCTCGTGCGAGATCTCCGTCAGGATGTTGTAGACGTCGTTCAAGCGAGCTGCTGCCCGCTTACTGGCATCAGGCACCGGATTACCGAGCGGGATCGCGTTCTTGTGTACCCGCAGCGTCTTCCGCAGATATGCCACGGCCGTCTGGGCGTAGCCGATCCCTTGCATCGCCCGGTTGATGTAGAACAGGAACTGGGCTTCGATCGGCAGGCTGCGGAACAGCGTGCGGGTGCGTCGCTGCAGGGTCGTCAACGGCTCGTGGAAGTCCACGTCGTTAAGTGGGCCGCGACTCTCCTCATGCGTTGTGCACTGGAACGGAGCCGGTGGTTCGTAGTCCGGCTCGACGACGCGAGCCATTTTGACCATCAACGCCAGCTGCAGCATGTCGACGGGATCGGACGGCCAGGGATGTCGGTTGATCGACATTAGTCGGCGAGCTCCACGATCGGGTCTTCTTCAAACGGCACCCACGCGCCGATCTTCGCCATGATCCAGTTGAGATCTCGCCCGGTGTGCTTGATCACTTCGTTGAAGCGGACCTTCTGCTTCTCTTGATCGGCGGCGTACGCTGCCAGGGCGTCCTTCGCCGCCTCGTTGTCCTTGGTGATGTTCTGCGTCTCTTTCAACGCTTTGATGTCGAACATGTCGAACGGCAGCGTCTCACGGTAGTACGTGCGGGACGGCTCGCGCGTGGTGACCTCGATGTAATACGGCTCGGTGATCAGGCCCTGCGAAGCCTTCTTCACGAACTCCAGCAACGCTTCCTTGCTGTCCCAGGTCTCGAACCCGAACCAGCAGCCGCGGATGTCGGTGAAGTCCTTCAGATAGAAGTACTTCTGCGACTTGCTTACGATCATCGCCAGCGTTTCCGGGATCTCGCCCACGAAGGGTCGCTTGATGCCAATCGACGACGAGTACGTTTCACTGGGCCTGTGCTCGGCGGCCAGCGTGAAGCCGTCATCCTTGATCAGCGTCACGGGGTCCAGACGGTAGATACGTTTCCGTGCCATGTGGGGCTCCTGAGGAGAAGAGATGCGACGGGTGTTAAATATCCCGCCAAGCCTTGGAAGTGGCAAGCAGCCAGCTGCCGACTGCGTACTAGCGCAAAAAGAGCGGCGAGCCTGATGCGGGCCCGCCGCCTGTATTCAATCGTGAAATAGAATACCGATTAGTACGTCCAGTACGCCGTATAGGGCGAGCCCCACGACGGCATCTCCGGCGGATTGATCGGCATCGGGTCGGGCGGAGCCGAACCCGGATTGAACGACGGACTCGAGCTGTAGTAGCCGATTCCGTTGACGTTGGCCACGAGATCGACACGGACTTCCGTGTTTTCGGGCACGTCGATTTCATACTGACTCATGGGACCGACCCCGTCCTGCGCGAACTGGAAGTTGTTGTTGAAGTAGACCTCCAACCGCAACGAACCTTGATCGCCCCAACTGTTGATCGGAATCACCACATGTGCGGACGGCATAGGCACCTCCTGTGCTAACGTACCTGGGTTTCTAATTACCTGACCAAGGCCTACACAGTACCAGAAGGCCCCGGATCGATCATCTTCATTATGCTTTCGGACGCACGCGGGATCGCTGCCCGCACCAGACCCATCCCGGCACCCATGCCCGCGGCCTGCACCCGCTCGCGGTCGATCGTCTTCTGGGGCAGCTCGCGGCCGTAGTACGTGTCGAGCAGATGCCGCATCACTTCGTTCATGGCCAGGCCGCCGACGGCGCCGATGGCCGGCTGCACGATGAAGGGAGCAGCAGGGTGCGTGACGAGCTCGTGGAGCCCGGCTTCCTTTCCGATGGTGCGGCGAACAGTTTCTCCCACATAATCCGGCATCATGTCAGCAATGACTTTGCTGGCGCTGAGTTGGCCGGCAACATGTGGAAGTTGGTGCAAAATCGGAGACAGCCATGTCCCGTTACGACGCATTTGCGGGGCATAGTTCCAGTTGCCGAAAAAGCGACCGAGTTCCAGCGCTTTACCCAATGTCGAGTGCGCCCCTGCAAGATGCGCTGCTGTTTCATCCAACAACGGTTCTGCTGTCCTCGCGATAAACGAACGACTCCGCCTTGCCTTAGATGCGAGTCTGGCCACGAGTGGAAGGCCGGCAGGATCGGCATTGTTAATAAGCCCGTGCATTACTTCATGCCGCCGCGTATTGATCGCCGAAAGGCTTGGCGGCGTACGAACAACACCAAGACCCATACCCGGATAATACGTACCGTCGGATTGGCTTCCCTTCATCGCATAATCCACGTCAGAAGAACGTACCGACGTGCGACCACCAACAGCCCGTAGGTTAAACCCGCTCGGCGTATCCGGGTTGCCGATCTTGCTCGGCCGTACCATCGTGAACGTGCGGCGACCAGCAAGCATCTTCGGGATACTGGCAGCTTCCTTTTCGGACTCGTCTGCCCCGGCCGGCACGCCTGCCAAGGTCTTGGCGGCCTGTAGGCTGCGCGTTCCCACCGCGCGCAGGGCATTACCGAAGCCCGCTTCCTTGTCCTGCTCGCCGTCGGCGATTATCGCACCGCCTTCGCACCGTGCGATTTTTTTAGCTGTCAGAGCTCCGGTACCCGAGACGTCCATCCCCAGGGCTTCAAGCAAGTTCTGGACCTGCGGCTGAGACAGAAAGTCAGGGCTCAGCGGTACTTGCGGCTCTTTCTTCCACCGCGGCAGGGGCTCGACGCCCGCCTGCTTGGTTGCCTTTTCCTCATCCTGTCGTGTCGTTTTCGGTTTTTTGGACTGTAGTCCGCGATAAAGTCCATACCCGCCCAGCGATGTCGCCGCGCCGCCGAGCCCCAGCTTGGCGACAAGCACAGCAAGCTCCCGTTGCGACGGTTGCGACGGTTGCGACGGTTGCGACGGTTGCGACGTCGCAGACTGTCCGCTGCGAATAACTTGCGGACTAGCCGGCGTACGGCGGGGGGCGGCGATGCGCCGCACCGTCGGCACCACTTTCTTGACAGCCGCCACGGCAGGGGCAACCGCATCTGCGGTCGGCAGCAATTTCGCCGGGTTGTAAAACGCGTGATCGAAGACAACTCCGCGACCGCCATCATTGCTGGGCGGCATCATCCCGTGCATAAAACTTCGCAGCAGGTTCTGATTTTGCGTGTAAGAGGCTTCAGTGGGATAAGCAGCACGCTCCGCATCATTCAGCGCAAAATCCCACAAATCCGTCAACCGCTCTTTGCCGTACGGCGTGATCTTGTGGCCGTAGCCTCCCCCCAACAATGCCGCATAATCACCCTTCAAAAAATCAAGCGACCCGCGAGGCTCCACCGTCCGATAATTCCCAGACGGTACGCCTTGCCCCTTGGCGGCTGTGAACCACTGTTCCCCGACATCCTTAAAATAAGATTTCGCGTCATCCACCGGCAGCCCAAATGAACGACGCAGCAGCTCACGACGCATGTCGGTTGTGTCGGCCTCATACCAGCCGTGCGTCGTCGACTTAGCGCCCGGGCTTGAATTCAACGCACTCTGTAGCACCTTCTCTGCATCGTACCCAAACGGGTCTACCCGATCGATTACGTGCTCAAGTGCCTTGTCGGCGTACGGGAAATGTCGTGCAATTCTGCCGGCCGTTTCAGCGATATCCGGACCGTATTGCGTACTGAGCACGGCGTCGGCCCCCATGGTGGCGAGCAGCCCTTGATGGGCAGTACGCACGACATTACCTGCCAACTGGCGCGTGCGATCTAATACCCGTGGCGGCCGAACCGCGCCCGTCGGCAGTTGTGGTCGATGTAGCCCCGGGATGCGCGGAGCTACCAAGAACTTAGCGGCCCTCCCCGCTGCAATTTCCATGGCATTCGGGGGCTTTGCTGTCGGTTTGAGCTTGCTCGCCAACGACCGCAACTGCAGCTTGAAACCAGCCTGCTTCGTGACCGAGTGCTCGGCCGCCGTGTCCGGCGAATCGGACTTGGCTTCCATCATTTGGTAGATGCTCTGGGGCATCAGCCCCAGCGTGGCCGGCCAATCGATCGCTCCGGCCTTCTTCTCGGTCTTCTGGCACTCGTGGCACAGCTCGGCCCGCTTCTCCCGGATCAGCTTCCCGCCGTGGCATCGGCAACCTTCGATGCGATGGCCGCAGGATCCCAGCACGCAGCCGTGTCCCATTGTGAGACCGTCCATCTGGTCGTCGGTCAGCGGACCGTTGTACGACTCCCAGAGGGAGCGATCATTTGCCATTTTTTCCGTCTTCGGTTTTTCTGGTCGTAACCAGCGATAGAGTCCGTAACCACCGGCCGCGGCCGCTGCACCACCAAGCCCCCACTTTGCTGCAGTCGGCATGTCAGCCCAAAACTGCGACATACGAGACACTCCGGACGACGCTGGCGGTGAAACAACTGGCGGTGAAGCGGCGGTCGGCGTCGCAGCCGCGGCATCGCTAGTTGCTGGTACAGTCTGCGTCGCTACAGCCGCAGACGGCGGCAAATTACGCGGCGCACCGCGCTGATTCAACAAATACGCACCCGTACCTGCGGCAGCCGCAGCACCGCCAAGCACAACTGGTTTAAGTTTATTCGACGCATTCGTGACGTCGATTACGGCATCACGCACGGGCGAAAGTACCGCAGCCGGCGTCGCCCCGCCCGCCGGTTTACCAGGATAATATGCCGGGCTCGGCGTACGTAATGCTTCCTGCATCGCGAGACGGCCGCGCGTAGTAGAAAGCCACATACGGTTTGCAACAGCTTGCCCGCCAGGCAGCTGACTTAATTCACTAACAATCGGCGTAAAATGCTGGGATTGTGCGCCGGTACTCCGTGCGCGACCACGCAAGGCGTCCTCAATCACAGCCAGATCGCTGCTTGGTTGAATTCCGGCCCGTGCATTTCGCCATGTTTGTGCCAAAAAACTACGCGTAGCCGGAGCCGTTTTCGGTACAAGCGTGCCGAACAAGTTGAATTTACCGGCCTGCTTGAATAGCGACCCCGGCACCTGGTTGGCCGGCATGTGGATCCGGAAGTTGGTCGGGATGTGCGTTAGGCCCGCAAACCGACCTAGTTCGGAATCCACCCGGAACGCATCCGGAGTTTCTGCCAACAAGGCCTGCAGGATCCCGTGCTTGGCCGGATACTGCTTACGATCAGAGTGCTCCTTGGCCCGGAGCAACCTCGCGAGCGCGCTCTCCCCTTCATTCGGGATAGCCGCTCCGCTCTTTGCCGCTCCGCCCAATGCATTGTTGCGGGTGCCGAACGCAGCGTTCCCGTTGACGGTCCCCGGGGCGCCGAGACCGCTGTAGCTGGTGATCGGGTGAATGCTCGGGCTGTTACCCGGTCCCACAGACGTCCCGGTTCCCGGCTGGTCGCCGGTGGCGCCTGACTGGAAACCAATGGCCTGCTGGGCGCCGTCCGTTTGGTGGAAGCCTGGGGGCGGAGCGTCGGTCTTGGTCTTCTTTGCCAGCTCGGCTGCCTCTTCCGCCTGACGGGCCTGCAATGCGTGCAGGGCGGCCGCTGTGGGCGTTCGGAGGTGTCCCATGTGTGGAATGACCAGTTTCGCCTGGAGCGTCGTAACCGGCACAGGAGCCGCGGCACGCTTGGAAGCCGCATCCGCGAAGAATGACCGGACCGGCCCGAAACGGCCATTATTCCTGGCCCCGAACTCTGCATTAACCCTGGCCAGATAAGGACTTACGCCCTCCAAATCCTCGTACTCATTGGCCGAAGATTTGGTTTCCAAGTCCACCATGCTTAACAAGCTTACCGGAATATGGTCCGCCTGGGCCGCTTTTGGCCGCATTTGGCAGGCATCCGCCTGGCTGGCCAGAGCTAGAAACCGGCTGAAGGGGCCGTCCGTGAGCCCTGCCAGAGCCATTTTGGTCCGGGCTAAGCCGTCCTGCAGACAGACAATCGGGGTTTGACCCTCCGAAACCTCGCGATCAACGGCGCGGAGGCTGGGCAACTTATGGGCGAGTTCGATCGCCTCATTGAGGTTGGCCTGCTTGTGCTGCACGTGCTCAGGCAGGTGCTTGAGGTCCTTCGTATGCTCGGCCCAGCGGTGAGCCATCGCAGGGTGGTTCGCAAACATAAATTTGCGCTGGGCCTGAGACTTGAATGGCATGGCACGAGCCTCCTGCTCGCTGTGCATCGGGGCCGCGTAGGCGCCGATCTGAAAGAGAACGCAGACTGCTGCTAGGCAGCCCAAGGATACACGATAGGCTTGGTGGAACACTACGGAAACTCCTCAACAAACGGGGCTGGATCATGACGCTGGTATGGAGCCTGAATAACTGCACGGTGCGAGAACTCGACAATGCATCGACTGTGTCGGTCGAGCGGGTTTCCCGACCCGGATCGGCGGTGAACAGCGATATGGGGCACTACGAGGCCAATCAGATCATCGACAAATGCGAGACGGTTCACTGCGTGCACGTCGGGTCGGATCTGGTCGGGCTAGTTACCAGGCTGGAGCACGGGCGCGTGATGTTGGACGCCATCGTGCGGACGGAATTGAAGTTCCTCGGCCAAGCGGAGCTGTGGTTGCGGTTTGGCTTGACCATGCGGCAGGAGTATCCGGAGGCCTGGGACGACGATCTGCTCTACCTCTGGATGCGGTGGCAATACCTCTGCGGGACGCCCTGTCAATTGCACGCTACAGGGCTTGTGAAGCTGTTCTACGCCCTGAACTGGTCCCAGGTGACGCAGCTCGGTGAAGCCCGTCGCAACATCCAGCTCGATGAAGAGGGCGGCGCGCAGCCCGTAGCCGAGATCACCGTGCAGGCGAGTTGGACGGCGGCCCAACGACGATTCCTCGAGGAATTGCACAACCCGTTACGAGCAGCTGCGCGACGAGAGGCAGAACCGCAGGCAGGCGGACCGCAGCCGGCCGAGGCTACGGATATGTCGCTGGAAGCGCAATGGCGGCGGGCACAAGTGCGAAGCACGATCCCGCCCGGCCCTATCGGTACAACAGGCATTCCCGGGCCGACAGGGCCGGTCGGCGACCCGGGACCAACAGGACCACGGGGCGTCCAAGGATACACTGGAATCGCAGGTCCGGTCGGCGTACAGCATGCAACACGACGACCCGAAGCAAACGCCTACATCGCGTCCCGCCTCGATCAGGATCGCGTACACGATCAGTTATTGACGTCAGTAGGGGTGCCGAATGAGATGCAGGCAGCTTACCGAGAAATGAGTGGCGCAGACGCACCAAGCACCGGCAGCAGCATTCTCGACGGCGTTACCGGCAACACGATCGAAGCGAACGGCGGCTCCGGAGGAAACGGCGGCTACCAGATCATGGAAACCGGTATGACCGTCGGCCTCGACACGTCGCGGTTTGATCGGATGGAGTCGGACATTCAGCGACTCACGGGCGTGCTGACGTCTTTGATTTCTCGTCTCATGCCGCACGACGGGATGTTGCACCAAGACCCGCGGCTAAGCGACCAACGGGCTGCCGACAACCGCCTGATGGCGTTGCAACAGGCTGCCGCAGCTCGCCAAGCTGCCGCAGCGCCAACACGGACGCAGTATCCGCTACCGCGGAGCCAGGATTGCTAAAAGCGAGGTTCGGCGAGCTGTACCAGGTTACCAGGATCGGATCGTATCCCGGTTATGTTCGCGTTCGCGATGGAGGGCCGCAGCATCCTAAGTCGCAACAGGGCCCGGTACACGGAAGGTCTTTGCTGGATTTTCGCCGCTAATCTTCCACACAATGCAGAGTGTCCGCGCGGTGCTGATCGACAGAGTTGTACCAGCGACACCGGCGTTTCACTCGCCAGAACCTCGCAGGGCGTAAGTATGCCCTGCGAGGAAAAACTCGGCAACTAGACCAAATCGATGCCGCGTCGCTTCTCCTGCACGGCCGGCACGGCGCCGGGCACGAAGTCATTGACCCAGGTCAAGCCGAGCTCGGCGAACTTGGTGGGCAACTGCAGGGCCAGTTGTTCGTGCCCCTGCACGCAGTGCCGATGACAATGCCAGGCCATCAACGGGGAGCAGTCGTTACGAGCGTCGACGGACAGCGAAGACCACATCTGGTGATACATGTGCCCCTGCAGGATCACGCCGCTATTGGGCGTAATGCCGCTCAGAACGTCGTAGAACTGCATCACCTCGGTCGGGCCGATCGCCATGAGCAAGGCGCCCTTGGTGTCGCTGTTGGGCCCAGCGGCCGGGGGCATGATCCAAACACCCGTACCGACGCGTTCGGTGTGCGTCGGCCAGCGGCGAAAGAGTTCGTGGTGCGGCGGGAGATCCGACAAGCGGAGCGGGGCCGGTCGCAAGCGGCTCAGACAGCCGAGCGGGTGGAGATCGCCAATTACGTCTTCAACGAAAGTAGCCATTTGGGTTTCTAATTACCTAAGTAGGGTCGTCGTACTCGCTGGTGTCGAACATCGCCCGGAACTCTTGGATGAGCTCGGTGAGGTCGGACGGCAGCGGTGCGTATTTCGTAATCGCCTGCAGCGCGGATCGCAGCATGGCGGACAGATCGGCGTCGGAGCAATGCACGACGTCGTCATTGGAATAACGCTGCACCGCGGCAACCAGATGCTCGTAAGCACGGTCGCCGCAGCCGGGATAACGCGAATCGAGAATGGCGGAGATCTCCCCGCAAATCGACTGAGCGATGACAAGTTCTCGGTACATAGATCTCTCAGCGGAAATCGGCTAAAGCTACGCGGCGGTCGTCCATGATCGCGACACCGGGGCGGGAAGGGGCAGGTATAGATGACTGACGGTTCCACCGCTGTATATTGGGTTGCTGCATACGGTAAGGCAGCACTTCGTCCATTCCAATGGCCGCATTAAGCTGCTGCCGGGAGTAATGTACCTCGGCGTAAAACTCCTCGAATTCATCGCCGACGGCCACCCGTTGCACCGGAAACTCAGCTACGGTCACCATCTCGTGCGGCCACCGGCCGGGTATGCGCGACACCCGTTTCCACGAAGAATCCATCAACGGATAGTCGGTCGTCGATTCCAACGCACCCCCTGCCAGCAAATCATGCAGCGGAAACATACTACGCGGAAACTGCGACTGATTCTGTGCTTCGCGTTTGTACAGGCGCTCGAACGGACTGCCAAGAAACGGATCGCTAGTGAAAGACAAGTGCAGATGCGAAAGCCGCGACCAATGCGGCAAGTACTTGCTCAGGTAATGCTGCAGCTCCTGCCAACCTAGCTGTCGCGTGGGATGCAAGAGATGTGCCGACAGCACGTGTTCGCGAACCATCACGTCGTCGCTGAACGGGAAGTCGTTACCTGCCCGCCGGACGGTCGCCGTGTCGGTGTAGAGGTATTCTCGCCGGGCCCAGCGTTTCATGGCTGCCCAGTGCTGCGGCGAGAACTTGTCGATCGTTGCTTGCCATGGATCCGGGCAGCTGCCGTTGATCCAGCGAAGCCAACGCCAACTGCTGCGAACACGACGGCGAGTGTCCGACGTACGCGTGAACCAAACGTGTCCTTGGTCATCAACACGCGCATCACCGGCGATGGTCGTCACGTACAGCCAAACATAGGCGTTGTACGTTGTTTCGCTCGGCATACCGACCGGACCCGCGTCGCTTCGCTTCAGTTCCGGCAATTCATACAGCGACACGTGCCTGCGGCGCATCGAATGAAGCGACGGAACCATATAACTCGGCTGCCTAAGCACAGCCACGGACTGGGCTGCGATCGTGCGCAGGGCAGACAAACGCGTGTGCGTGTAAAGCGCAATAGCAGATCGCGAGACACGACAGCGCACGCCCAGGGACCGCAACTCGCCGACGAGTCGCGATGCGTCGGGAGAAACAACAAGCATGGCAGCTCAATGAAAGCGAATTTCCGGAGTAATCGCCGACCGCCCTGGCGGCGGTGACGGAGGCGGCGGCGGATTCGGGGGACCCGACACCAACCCTGCCGAATATAACAACCGTCCGCTGAGATCGCGAACTACGGCGCTGCGTCCCATGACGTTGGCGTGCATTCGTGCTCGGGCAATTGTGGCGAACGGGCTGGCCTGCGTGCCGTGGCCGTCTTCACGTCCCGTGGCACGATCAACATAAACGGTCAGCGGGGCGGCCGTGTTGACCACGGTGACGCCCATCCCCTGCAGGTGATCGGCCAGATTGGCTACCACGCGATCAATTGCAGCATCCGAGTCTTCTTGCGGCGGAATCGAAGAAGTGACGCTGGTCGCTACGTCCCCGTGTACCCGCGACGGGAGATTGACGTTGAGCCCTTCCACCACGTGCCGCAGCTGCGGGCACGGATAGATGTTCGAGGCGTGCAGGATCTTATTGGCGGCCTCGACCATGGCCCGTACCACGGCGGCCCGCGAGGCGAGCGGCAACGGAGTCAGCGTAAAGGTCACCGTGCAGTCCGTGATCTCCCGCGCTGCGGCAGTCGGTAACGGGCCGTCATCCAGCCACATACCGCGGGCGGGTTCGTCGCTCATAAAGGACTCGGTGTTACGCGGAACTCGATGGCATGGCCGCCGAGTGATACCCAGCAGCAACTGTTCTCGTTACTGCCGAGCGAGATCTCGATCCACTTGTCGTTGACCGTACGAGGCTCACCGCCGCCATAAAGCCGAATCCGCTCTAGTCGCCCGCATTCCCGGGTGTACTTAGCGACACGGAACAACACCTCGTCAGCCGGACAGCCGTCGACGTGCTTACGTAGCTCCGCTAAGAACGTCTGTATTGTGGCCATCCGTGACCCTCGTACCAAAGTCGCATCGTACGACTACGCGACGGCTGGAACCAGAGCTTTCTGATATCGCTCCGGCATATGTTGCCAAATATTACCGGCCACGACGTCCGGCAGGCGATCACCGTTGATGGTATTGCAACGAGTGCCGGCCGTGAATTGCGCGTCGGGTTGGATGTAAATATTGAACGTCTGTCGGCGAGCTAGGATCATCGACGTCGGCATTGCCTCAAATCGATCGTGCTGATTCATCTGTCGCCGCTGAAACGCCGTCTCCGCGTCAACATCCAGCACGAGGTACAAATTCGGCTGGATCGTGCAGTGCCGAATCAAATCAAGTATCAGCGTGCGGGAAACCCCCGGCAAATTTCCTTGATACGCCAACAGGGAAAGCGTCCAACGATCAGCGACAACCACCTCGTCGTTAGCCATCCGCTCTTTGACGATATCCACCGTCTCGCGACGAGCCGCTGCAAACAGCAGGGCCTGTGTGTCGGGCAGCATCGGCAAATCCTTGTCGAGCAGCAACTCCCGCAGCTTTTTGCCTACGGGAGTTGTGCCCGGGTCTTGCACCAGGAACGCCGGATGCCCGCCGGCCTGCAGCGAATCGACCAAACGCTTTGCCTGGGTCGTCTTGCCGCAGCCGTCGATACCGTCGAGCGCGACGAAGTAGCCTTTACGCGTCTCGTTTTTGGGTTGCTCGGACATGTCTCAAATCCTTAGGGCCTGTGATGGGATAATCGCCCATCTGAATCGTACTGCTCTTGCTGCCTCGCGAGAGGTTGGCGCCCATCGCGTCAATGCCGCCGTTTTGATTCGGGGCGGCGATCGCCGGAATGAACGCCAGGTCGGTGCCGTCGGCCAGATGCAGCGCAATCCCGGCCTCCGTGTAGACCAGCGACTGCGGCGCCATCTTGGTCAGTTGATCACGAGCATGCGTGATGAACTTGTGGAGGAATGCATTCTCCGCCTCGCTCGGCGGTTCGCCGATATCCGCTACGGAGTCGTAGAATTGTTGGAGGAGATGGCCGAGGAGATCTTGGGTTTCGTTGTCGGTAGGGGGCATTTCGGTACTCGCTTTCTGGTGGTCGGCGGAGCGTGGTTGTTGCGGGCCGTGGCCATGTGCGGCCGCGTTCGTAATGCTTGTTTGAGGTAAGCTTCGACGCCGCCAAGATGATTGTCAACTTCACGGATCCATTGCCGGATCGGACCCCGCCGCGGAATCGCGTGCAGACAATCCAGCAGGGCATGCATGGCGGCGGTTTGACCTGAGACGACGCGAGCAGCCTCTTCAAGCTGTTCGCGTCGTACCAGTTTGTTCTCCACCAAACTCTTGATCCAATCGGTCTGGTTGGCGGCCGTCAGCGAGACATCGGCCAGGCTGATGAGCTGGGCGGCAATACCGCCCTCCGAAACACGTGCACGTAGATCAAGATCTCGCTTGGGTAACGGCAGCCGCGGATCGTAGGACACGGCTGCCAGCAGATCCGCTACGCTGACATTTGTGACGTCGTTGATCTCCTCGTAAGTACGGCCGAAGCGGCTCATCAGTGCGAACATGCGGCAGACGTGCCGCGAGTGTTCGATCATCTCCTGCCACTTGGGCAGAATAAAATCGATATTCCGGAATTGTCGTCGCCACAGTTTCTCGGTTGCGGCCTGGAGATCGTCGGCGTAGCTGCAATACGCCTGGCCGGTGGGTAGGCGTGCATCGCCGTAACACCCGTCGGCGTAGACAGTAGTGGCCGTAAAATCGAGCGGTATCCGTACCACCAAACAGTACCTATTTGTACAAGGACTTCCTGACCAGGCTGCAATCGTAACCCGCGTTTCCGCGAATTGTAAAGCAACTAGGCACAAAGAACGCCGTTCCAGAAGGCGTCAAAGCAGGCCCGGCGGTCGAGTAAATAGTCCGGTTCGGTAGGCCGCATGGCGGGAATCATCAACGGATCGATGAGCACGCCGAGAAGGAACTGCAAATAGGTTGCGTAGTCCGGGACCACGGTCGGGATGCCCAGTGCGTTCTCTCGCAGCTTGCAGGGCACGACCACCGAATCCGTATTGGTGATCATGTTTTCGGCTACAGGCGAAGCGAACGCCAACACCGGCGTACCGACCGCTAACGAGTACATCGCCCCATAGGCCATGTTGTCCTGCAGGCAGGGCCAAAGCGTCAGATCATGCTGCTGGAACAACAAGGGCCGGTCGTGCTCCCGGATACTCGGTAGCAGTGTCAAACGCCCGCCGCGGCTCAGCCCGCGTAACTGGGAAAGCTCGTCGCCCTGCCAGCGACTAGGTACGTAACTCACGGTGATCGTAGTGTCCGGACAGGTCATCAAAACCTGATCCAACATTGCCCCAATTTCCGGCGAGAACTGCGGGCAGAGCAAGTCCGTGGGCAACAGTACGCGAGGCGCAAGTACCGGCGTCGTATCGTCCTGCGTCGTGATCGGTAGCCCGGCGTCCCAGTGGCATACTATGACATTAGTAAGCTTCCACCGTTTGCGGAGCACCGTGGCGACGACCTTACTAGGGCAAAGCACCAACGAGGCCTGCTTGAGGGCCTTACGATCACACGTACGCAGCTCGTGCCAAAGCACCAAGACAACCGTCCGCTTGCCCTGCTTGGTCGCCCAGTGGATCTGCCCCTCGGGCGGCACGTGCGTCCAGAAGATGACGTTCTGTTTGGCGGCCCACTCGGTGAACTTGCCTGGGCCTGCGGCAATGACCGCCGAATCCCAGATCCTGCAGACGCGGGCCTGGTGGCGATCGTCCGTAAGCAAGCTGGCATCCCAGCCGCGTCGCTTCGCGTGCTCGGCTACGCGGATTGCCGCGTAGGTTGCCTCGTGGCGATGGTATCGCGTATAGACGCCCAGCCGCATTAGTAGGCCTTATCCAGCGCGTCCAATTCATTCATAAGCCGCTTGTATCCCTGTTCGTCCAAGGGACACGCCGGATCGGCAAATTGGTTCGTGATCCGGGCACGTACGGCCGCAAATTGATCCGAGCGGAACAGGTAGATGAAGTGCTGAGAGTCGTCGGTGGCAACTTCATCCGGACAATATTGAATAACGAATAAGTCCTTCTTGACGGCAATGCGATTTGCCATGCATGCTCCTACGCCGCTTGTGGTGGCGCCTGACCTTGTCCTTGCCCCTGCATTTGTGCACGAGCTTGCTGCGAAGCCTGCGAGTCGATCTGACGTCGCTTCTCATCCAGCATGCTGTTCACAAGTTGGTGAATGGTTCTATCGCCTTTGCGGAGTTTCGCCAACTCCCCGCGGCGTTGAGCATCCGGACGTTGCAACAAGTCGTCGGAGATGGCCTGCGCCTGGGCTTCCAACTCTTCGGGCGTCGTGAAGCCCTTCGGGTTGTTCATCTTGTTCTGCAGGAACTGATCGACGGCCGTCATGGCGCCGCCTGCAGGTGCCCCGCCAGGCGGAGCTCCGCCGCCGGGTGCACCGCCGCCCTGCGCACCGAGCTGCTGAATCATCTGCGTCGTCGGCGTGGGCGCCAGCATGTCCATGAGCTCGTCGGTCTGAGCCTTCTGTTCGAGCTCCTTCTGCTTCTTCTGCTGTTCTTCGCCCTCCATCTCCGCTTCGTCCAGCATGCGTCGCGTTTCGGTCCCGTGGTCGAGACCCACGGACTCGAGCCCGGTGGTCTTGCTGATCTGGTTACCCATCATCAGCTGCAGCTTGGCCATCTGGCGATTCAAGTCGTCGGCGTGGGTCACGCGAACCATTCGCGCCTTGACGGGCTCCCAGCGCAGGATCTTGGAGACCTGTTGCACCAGCTTGTTCACAAACACGTTCATCGCGTGCACAAGATGCGACCAATTAGCCTCAAACAGCCGCAGGGCAGCCGGAGCTGATTGAACAGAGAGCGAACCCTTATAGAACTCGACCGGCACACCGATCGACGTGAGCAGCGTATCCAGGCCTTGGTCGATGAGATCCTTCGGGGCCAGCTCGTTCGCCTCGCCGCCCAGGGCCTGATATTTCAGAGCCATCGGCAAGACGTTCCACTTAGCCGGATCTCGTCGATGCTCCGCTAGGAGCTTGTTCACGCGGCCGACGAAGCCGCCCAGGTTGATCGAGTGCACCGGATCGCTGCTCTCGGGCGAGGCGCCGGGACGAGCATCCGGCGTCAGTACCCGGAACGGCACGACGTAATCGAGGGCAATGGCCTCGTTGTATCGCCACAGGAGCTGCAGGTACCACGCGATGCGGAAGTTGGTGAGCACGCGACTCAGGCCCCAGCCGCGGTTACGCATACCGGCCAGCGTGTACTCCCGCATGTGATAGATCACGTCGCGGTCGAACAGCAGGTTCTGATTGTTCTTGACGGCCTGAATGACTTCCCAGCTGGCCCGCTCCAAATGGTGCAAATGGCCCTGCCGGATCAGCGTGCGGTACTCTTCAGGGATTTTCCAAACGTAGGAAACCTCGTCCGTGAACGGATCCCAGATCAGATCGATCTCGTGCGGGCTCCACCGCTTGACCTTGATCGCCCCTTCCTCTTGGCTGCGGCGATCAATATGCCGCCATTCGCCGACGTAGTTGCAGCAGGGGCAGGTCGCGTTGAAGGCGAAGTTACGCCACGAGAAGTTGAACTTCGGCGTGTTGTAGATCTTCTTGAGCGGAGCCTCGAAACCGCACTGCTTGCAACTCAGGTAGCGGCGGAAGGGCGTCAGCAAACTGGTGAAGCTGTTGCCGTACGTGATGTAGTCGAGGGCGATCGAATGCAGCACCGTCTTGATGCCGATCGTATCTTCCAGAAAGGTTTGGTATTTCTGGTGCTCGTCGTGCCCGACTCGCTTGTCCTCTTGATCGCTGATCTCGATATCGGTGATGAAGTACGAGATCACCCGCTCGACGGCCTGCCGGTAGACGCCATTGCTGTTGAGCAGGTATTCGCACCACCGCATGGCTTCCTGGATGCTCGTCGGCATCGCGGTGGAGGCCATGTCACAGAACGGGTCGGGCCAGCGATCATCGTGCCCGAGCGCATTTCGCGCGGGGCCGAAGTTACCGAGACTCTGTCCGTTGATCGTGGTCGTCATTGGCTACCATCCCTGGTGACCTAAGCTGGCGTCTCAACGCGACTTAGCGAGGCTTCTTACTGCTGCCGTTTGCGGCGCGGTCGGCTAATCGCTTGTTAATGTCGTCGTCGAGCTCCCGTCGTGCCGCTTCCGTGTCAGCGGTCTTTTCCCGCGGCAGCTTCTGCTCCGTGTCGGGCGTGACGCCCGAACGAATATCCCCTGTCTTAATCATCTCATCCATGGCGTCCTACCCTAGCCGCCTACGTCCAGCGGCCCGCTTTGTTTGATAACGAGCTGAATGAGCTCGAACCCTTGGAAAACGTAGCGGATAGGCATGGCCTGCACAAGATAAGCCACCGGTTGGTCGCCGATCTGAACGCCCACGTCAGGAGCGTTTTCACCGTCCGGCGGCAGCCAAACACCGGAGCCGGGCCGCGTGGCCAGCAGGATGCTACTGCGATCCTGGGAGAACTGCACGTCGTAAAAGTAGCTGTCCTGTTTGACGGCCACAGGTTGCTGCTGGTGATTGAACAGCTGCATCTCGAAGTGCACGAGGTGCTGCGGCGCCGCCGGTTGTTGCTGCAGGAGCTGAGCTGCCGGAGCGTCCATCTGCACAGGTGCTGCTTGAGCGCCCATTGCGGCCGCCGTCAACGAGCGTACGGCGCGGCCGGCACCTGGACGAATCGGAGCAGCCCGCTGGGACGCGGGTTGCGGGGCGGGCGGCGGAGAACCTGCAGTAGCCATCGGAATCGTTCCTCGCTTCTCGGTAGCACCATGGACATGGACCTGGATCGCGGGCCGTGCCGGTGCTGCCTGAGAGCCTCCTTGCTCGCGTTCCTTAGCTGTCTGCCGGTAATCTTCGTCGTCGTACGTGACCGGCATCTCCGGAACGACGTCACCCTCACGCTCAGCGCGGGCAATCAGGTGATAGGCGGTGGCTGCCCGGAACCGACGATCACGCGGAGAGGTCAGCGTAGGCATCATGCGCATCGAGGCGTCGACGGCGGCCGCAGCGAAATTACGGGCCTGGCCCAACTCCAGCTCGGTGCTCTGATGCGGAATGTGCGGATCGATGACGATGTGCACGCCATCCAGAATGTTCGGCGAAACGCCGTAGGGTACGCCGCCTTCGTTGGCGGGCGGCACAATTACGGTCGGGGCAACGGTGTCACCCTTGAAGGACGGCCGCAAGACGGACGACAACGGGCGACCTGCCAAGGCACCAAACATCTGATCGCCGCGCAGGCCTGCCGTAGCGAACGTATCCTCAGAAGGACTGCGATAGCCGGCGGGCGCTGTGACTTGTTGCGGGATGTTGGTCGGTATACCGCCACGACCATAGGCGTCAGATCCGTCAAAGAACGGATCGTAAAATACGGGGCGCGACGCTGCGTTCACAACAACCTCCCTGTCATAGCTAAGGAAAAAGCAATGGGCCCCGGGCGTTCTTCGCCTCGGGGCCCATTGTAATCAGCTTTCGCCGTTATGTGAAACTACTCGGCTCCAGGCCGTCGACGTACTCGTAAAGAGTCGCCTTCGGGATTAGGAAGTACAGCCGATTAGGGCCGTATTGCGGATCGACCTCGCGATCGAGCTCCACTGCCGAAGTAATCACATGAAAGCGTAGGCCTTTTCCCTTCTCTACCTGGACCAGAGCCAGACTACTGGACGAAGGCCATGTCGGGGCTACCGACGGGCTGCTGTCCAGCTTGTGTAGCCACGGCAGGTTCAGCGTTGGCGCTGGAACCATGCTTCTCCTTTCGCGGACGCGGGCGAGCCGTATCCGTTTCCAGTTCGGCGATAATACGGCGCCCGAGCAGTTCGGGCGTCCAGACGTTCGCTTCTTCAACCGGCACCGGTTCGAGCCGGATCACTTGCGGGCGACAGACCCGACTGAGCACCAACGGCCGATTGAGGTCGGCGGCGGCGATCAGCAAGTCTTCGTCGGTCGGGAGCTTGGCTTGGTCGTCCGGCATGTAACTCCGCAGCAACCCAAGATAGGCGGTATCGCCAATCGCGAGCTGCAACGTCGTGCCGTCGGCCTTTACCGGCGCCCGGTCGTCGACCAGTGCTTCCACGAAGTCTTCATCGCTGAAGACTTCGTGGTGAACGCCGAGTACGCCCCGCATCTTCTTCACGGCTTCCGTCACCTGCCCTTCTTCCATCGCCGCCAAGTGCTGGTGACGGAAGCCGAGCGACTTCAAGGCGTCGCGACCGGCGTCGGCGATCCGACGACCCGGGTTCCAGACGTGCAGCCCGAGCAGATGCCGATAGTCTTCGACAAACGCGCAGTTGTGCAAGTCGCCGACAAAGTAGTCGGTGCGAACCAAGAACCCGCCGGTCTTATTCTCCGGATGCTCCGGCCCGATGACCGCCTCGCGGAAGATAGTATGCAGGAGTTGTTCTCCCAGTTCCATCTTGCGCAATTCGGCTTCCGAGCAATGCAGGCGAGCACAAGCCTCGGCTACCAACGCCGGGGTTTCTTGATACTCGGGCATCTGCGGCATCACCGCGTAAAAGAATGGCAACCGCGGCACCGTCGGCAGCTTGATCTCAAACTCGTCCATCGCTCTCAATTCCGAACCGGTGGCCTTGTCCATCCCCAGGCACTTCAGCAACAAGTGCTCATGCCGATAGAGATCGAACACCTTGCCGCGGCCGCCGGGCATCGGGCGGCTCCCCATGTCCAACGTAAACTCGACGCCGCGGGTACCGCCGTAGCGGACCATTCCGTCGCCTTCCGCTTCCGCGGTGAAGCCGCGAACCGGCATCTGGCGAAGCAAGCGCGTCGAGATCTGTTGAAGGCGATACCACAGCACGGCCATGATACCGACGCCGATCTGCTGAATCGTATTTTCGAAACGATCCAAACCCCTTCCAGGGAAGAAGTTCACGACGGACAACCCGGTGCGGGCGTCGTACTGCTTGTCGGTATGGCGTTGGCGGTACCAACGACCCAGACCAACGGACTGACGACGAGCCGACTTCTTCGAATTCTGTGCGTTCATACGGACCTCCTCGAGGACTGTAGCAACGATGAAAATAAACCAGCTGCGACTTGCTACTTATCGCGTTGGTTTCTTTCTGAGAAACTGCTCTTTGCCGTGTGCTTTCCACTCGGCGTCGGAGATGGTGATGTACTCACCCCTTTCTCCGGGCGTGCTGCTCTTAATCTTCAAGAGCAAGCCAGCAGCGACATTACGTCGGCTAACTACTGTCCGGCCTTTGTAGGTTACGTGCAGAGGCACGTGGGACCCTCCGGGCGTATCGGTGTAGGGTCCTGGTGCACACCAAGACCAATTGCGACTAAGTCGCGGCTCACCTTATATGCCCGAAAAGAAGGCTGTTTTTAGATGACGCCTTCGTCCTCTTCCGGGAACTCGCCGCCTTCTTCATCCCCGGTTTGGTCGGCCGCATCGCCTTCCGGCGAGGCTGCTTCCTCGTCATCGTCGGAAGGTTGCTGCAGCTCGATCGGCGCAGTGAGCACGCGGTAGGTCGGGCCCACGAAACCTTCCGTATCCGGTACGAGATCCGCGGGAATGTCAAACAGCGGGATCGGCTGTTTGGTCGGCACCAGCAGATATCGCATCAACGGCTGCGACGTGGATGCTGCCGACAACGGCAGCGGCACACCAACGAACGCCCGCAAGGAAACCTCTCGCCCGATGTAACCCACCAGCGTCGCACGCAGTTCTTCCAGCGTCGCGATCGTGAGCAACGAGAAACTACCGTTCTCGTCGAGCACGCAGAGCTGGTAGGCAGCCTGCGGATCAGTCGGCGCCTGCCGCTTCGCTGCAATGTCTTGCAGAAGCTTCTCGGCTTCCGTGACACTGACACGAGCGACGGGCGGCGGGGCATTACTGGGACGACGCGCGTTGGGTGGCATCCGTGCTTCGCGGCTCGTAGAGGTAAACGATAATGATGGTCTGACGCAGAATCTTGCCCTGCATTTCCATAGCCCGGTCAATCGCCGGAGCACTGGCAAACACCAAGCGGTTGCCGGTCTGTTGTACCCAATCGTTACATTGCTGGTCGATGGACCGCAAGTCATGCCCGCCTGCAGCGAGCTCTTCTACCGGGATCAACACCCAGTCGTTAGGTGCGGCAGTCGGGCCGCGTCGATAGTACGCGGTCTCCATGAAAGTCTTACTTTTTTGCAGCGTGACGGGCGGCATCTTATCTCTGGCGGTCGGGTTTGAGGAGGGCAATCGCCATGGCGACCACGTCGCCCCGGGCTACCTCGCGAACCACGCGAGGCATCGTCCGCGGCGGATCGCCGGCCGGGGCGATGTAAAAGAATCCTCCGCTCGTAGAAGCGCACACGGCGTGCACGCGAACAAACGGCAGCTCCGTCAACGTGTGCGCGCCTTCCATCGAGAGCGGGTCGATGATCGGGAATTCGTTCCAGCCAAACTGCGTGTAACGCTTATTGGCGTGGTCGAGTAACGTGATGGAACCCAGGAAGGCGTTGCAGTCTTGCCAACCTTCCTTACGGACCATGTACAAGCGATGAGCCCAGCGAACCTCGACGCCCCCAATGATGGAGGCGCCGAGGTTGCCGAAAAACGGGCGTGGCGAATCAATCGCGACGGGCCGCAGCTCTTCCTTGACTTCACGTGTTGCAATGTATTCCGCTACCGGATCTTTGTTGAACATCCCGACCTGCAGGATTAGCGCAGGCGTGAAGAACACGAACTCGTCGGCTAAGTCGCAGAGCGTCTTGGGCTGCGGTTCTTCCGGTGCCGGGGGCGGCGTCGGATCGTGCTCATGCACGGAGGTCGGCGGTAGCGGTTTATCGAGCATGGTTAGACCAGACCAATGGCCTTAGCGATGTTGAGTGCAACCTTCGCCTTGTCGAGCGCCGTGGTCGTTACGGGCGGGGCAATCCCCAGGGCCGTACACAAGACCGACAACGTCAACTGGCGTCGTTGCTCGGAAGGGATCACGTATTCGTAAACGTCGAAGACGCGGGACGGACCGTTGCTCGGCATCCGCCAGTGCGAGAACGAGCAGACCTCGCGAAGCTTCGGACCGGCGGCCAAGGCTGCGATCCGCAGCTCTTCCTTGATGTCGATGCCGAACAACTGCGTCTGCCCTTCGCCGGGCGGCGTCGCCAGTCCGGCGGGAAACGCAGAAGCGAGCACGGCCAACAAGGCCGCATCGGGATGGCCGGCGACAAGCGTCGGGTTAGCGACCTGCATGCCGGTTTTGATTGCGGCGCCGAGGGCGTGAAAGACGATCTCACCCTGCGTATTCAACAACACGATCTCGTCGTGATAGGCCAAGATCGGTAGATCGATGAGCCCGGCGATGGCGGCGTCACGTGCCTCTTGGATCTTAACGGGATCCTTGAGATTCTTCGGGACGGCAACTTCGGGAATGATGTCTTGCCAATCCGAGCGAAGCGTTCGCGTACAGCCAAGAAATAAATGGGAACTACTCATGCGGTTCAGTGGATTCCTGAGGGGCAACCACAACGGTCGCCGGTGCGGGTTCGGTAATTTCGCTGTCCAACAACTCACGCGCCCGACGAGGGCCAAGCAGTTGCGTGACGAGACGACAGATCTGCGCCGGATTATCGAATTGCGGCGGCTGCAGATCGAGAGCGATACGAGCATACTGCCGCAGGTTTCCGGAGATCCCGCGGCGTAAGAGATAGGCAGCCAGCACTTCTTCGGCCGGACCCGGGATCGCTTCGATCCCGTATTGGTCGTAGGCCTGCTCGGCAATCGACGTCAGCAACGCCAAAAGGCCCTGCAGCTGCTGACGCGCATACGGGTCCGTGATTTCCGTCAGCTGGCTGCGGAGATACGTCTGCTGGCTTTGCAGCGCGGCCCCGTCTACCAGCAAATCGTACAACTGTGGCGGCGGAAGCTGATCACCACTAACCGCGTCGGCCGGATTTGCGTTTACGGGTACCGGGCTTGCCGAGGCCGCTGGACGCGCTGAATCGCTGGGCGCGGGAGTTGAGGACGGCTCTGAGGTCTGCGACGACGTCTCCGACGTTGGCATGCTCATTTTCTTCGACCTTCTGCTGGAACATGGTGGCCGCCGCCAAGCCTTCGAAATAGGGCGGCACGAGCTCGATCGCCTCCGCTTCGAGATCCTTCACCGTGAACTTGCCGGTCTCCCGTAAAGCTCGCGATGTCTCCCGCACGATCCGCAACGCAATATCGGGATTGGACGTCCCGATCTTGAGCTGCCGGTCCACGGCGGAGAGGGCGATCATACTGAGTCGTCGGCAAAACAAACAGACAGCCAGGCTGTTTGCGACGATCGGATCTTGCATCATCTCGGCAACTTCGTCGGCTACTTTGTTGACCAATTCCGGGTCAACCTCTAGTAGCTCCGACAGTGCCTTGCGATCCAGCGGCAGCACTTCGGGCTCGCTCATCGGTAATCCTTTTCCAGTGCTTGAGGCAGTTGATACAGCACAAATCAGATACGGGCGGTGTTTCCTGAAACCACTGTGCCTGTCGATTCACCGGTGACGGGACGAGCTTACCGCAAAAGGTCCGCGGGTCGCCCGGGTCGGCAATGTGAATCCGCGTCAGCGGCATCAAAAGTCTAAGCGTTGCACCGCAAAGATGCCACTGCACGAAAAGGTAGTTATGCGCCAAGTGGTATCGCGCCGGCCAGCTCGTCGCCGACCTTGGCGGCCTCCAGCCGTTCTTGCGCAATACGGGCGTAGTCAACGGAGAGCTCCGTACCAGCCGCCTTGCGACCCAGCTTTTTCGCGGTAATCGCAAAAGAGCCTGAGCCCGAGCACGGATCAAACAGCAGGTTGCCTTCGTTGGAGCACATGTTGATGATGCGGCCCAGCAGCTGCTCGGGCATCTGGTTCGGTGTCCCGGCCCGCTCCTTGAACGTCCCGTTGATCCGCGGCACGTACCACGTATCTTGCGTTTGGTAGAAGCCCTCCTGACACCACTGCGGGCGAAGCACCCAGGTATCGTCGGGATTGCGGCCTTTCGCCTTGGCCCGCTTATCGCCGTACACAAGCTGGCGAGCGCTCGGCACACGCTGCGGATTGAAGGTGAACTTCTCTTTGTGCTTCGTGTAGTACAGCAAATGGGCGTGCGACCGGGTCAGCTTGTTCTCACAATTGACCCCGAAGGTGTAATGCCAGACGACCCAGCTGCGTCGATGGAAACCGATCTTCTTGGCGATGATGTCGAGCTCGCTGACTTGCTCATCGCCGATCGCCAGCCAGAACGTGCCCTGCGGCTCCAGCAGTTCATAGAGCCGCCGCATCCACGCCCCGACCATTCCTTCGTAGTCGGCCTGCTTCTTGCGATCGTGGTATTCGTCGTACTCGTAGCCGATGTTAAAGGGCGGATCCATGAACGCCAGGTCGAGCCCACCGTCGGCCATGCCCTTGGCAACTTCTAAGAAGTCACCCTGGAAGATCCGCTCCGCCATCACGTATCGATTGCCGTCTTTCAGCAGCGGCGACAGCGGCTGCTTACTCGTCAGCAGGCTCCTCTTTGGCTTTTTTGCCATGCTTTTTCTTTCGTCGTGGTTTGGCTTCAGGTTCCTTCTCGTGCAGCACGAACGGCACGGACAGGCCCTCGGAATAAGTGGCGACGCCCAGCATCATGACGAATGCCGCGTCGCATAGATTGTCAGCCCCGGTCTTCTCGTACGTCTCCGGATCGAAGTCGGTCCCAAAGACCTTGTTGCAGGCCCGGATCATGTCTTCCTTGTTGGCCGTGCCCTTCTTGATCATCTCAGCTTTATGCAGGGCAAAAGCCTTGATCTCACGGATCCCGACACCCTGGCAGGGAACGTCGTTCTCCTGGCACCAATAGGCCACGGCGCCCTTGAGCACGCCGAAGAACTCCTGGGTCGAAGCAACGCGGGCAATGATCGCCTGAATCGGCTGCGGGCGGCCCGGCTCCTGAGGCGGCGTAAACCGCACGTCCTCGAACAACACGACGTCCGGATCGACAATCGCCAGGAACTGGCGTAGTCGCAAGAGTCGCATCATCGAGGTGTCGTACGGGCCGGTGGAGAGATCCCACAGTTCCAGGTAGCTCCGCACAGACTCCTGCGGCTGCCCGGGTACGATGTCGCAGAAAGCCGCCCCGCAGTTGGTGCCGAGATCGAGGCCCAGCACGCGACACGTGTCCGCACTCTTTCGGGCAACGCCCCGTTGATAGACGCGGGGATCTTTCTGCATCGTGAAGATGGCGGTCATTACAACCAGAATCGCCCTGCGGCGACCTCCCGGAATGTTTCGTAGGTGCGATGAATGACGAGGCTGTCGTAAGCTCCGCCGTGGGCATTTATGTTATCGACGCCGTGCCGAATCGCTAGTCGGTACTTAGGCGTGATCCAGTTGTCGAGCGACCAGCGGACATTGTAAGGCGGCTTTGCGATCCGCGTCTGCCAGCTGTAGAGCGAGTCCTCCGGGAACGGAGCAGAGTATTGCTGGACCGCTTTCTCCATCAGGCCGACGTCAAAGATCGTGGTATTGCTCCACGACAACGGACGACCGTAACGGTGCAAGAAGCCATCCAGCATGTACCGATCGAACTGGAACAGATTAGCGCCGACGGTGAGCCGGTGCTTGCCGAGCATCTCGCTAAGAAACGCATGCAGCTGCTGCGTCGCCAGCTCGGCCGGAATGCCTTCGCGCTGCAGCCGCTCCGGGGTGAAATGGTACGTGCGACCCTTCTCCGCAAAGCGTTGCTGCAGGGCCGTCATCCGGCTGCAGACCCAGTCCCAGGAGACGAAGGGATGCCGGGACCAATCGAAAACGATGCTGCCGCAGTGTACGACCTGCCGGTTTCTAATTACCGCCCAGCCGGCTTCCAGAACCAAGTCGACGAGAAAGTCCACGCCGGTCGTTTCTAGATCCAGCACAAAGTAGTCATCGGAATGGATACCCTGGGCCATCCAGTGCAGCATGTAATTCCGCAGATTCCACAGCTGTTGCTGCAGGTCCTGCGGATCTTCATACGGACGGACTAACTCCGCCGGAGCAGCTTCAACCAACCCCGCTTGATCGCCGAGCCCAGGCGGTACAGCGGACGACGCTTCAGGGAGAGAAGTTCGGCCAAACATTCGTTGCGTTCTTTCGCGAGAGATCCGTTGCGAGCACGCTCAGCTTTAAGCTTGTGCAAGACCTCCGAGTGATAATTGCGTAAATGCCGTAGTTGCTCGGCAAGCACGGCTGCAGCCAGCTGCGGATCTTCCGGAGCTACCGGCACCGCTTCCTGTCGCAGGTTGGCGGCCACGGACAGAGCAGCGTAGTAGTACCGTGAGATGTCTTCCTGGTTGGCCGGAGCATCTTCGATATGGGTCGTATCACGGACGGCCTGAAACCAAGCTCCGAGCAGCACGCGGCCGAATGCCGCTAAGACGACGCCCTGGACGGTGCCGGGCAGGTCCAAGAAGCCGGCAGCCTGTAATGCGTCGTACGGCGATCGTACGTCGAGCGTGCCGACAAACAGCGTCTGGGCCTCGGCAACCGCGTTGATCGCCTTAGCCAGGTCTTCATCGGTCACGCCGTGCTGGTCCATATAGGCCCGCAACGACGGCAGAATATTGGGCGGATCCAACGACACGATCGCCGCCCGCAACAGCGTGGGGGCGATATAGGCAAGATCCCGTTCGGGGGCGTACATCGGCCCGGCAGCACCAGGCGGCCGCATATTAACCGGCATGAATGAATTCCTCTTGATAGCCCTGCAGCTTCAGCTCGTAAGCGAAGTTGGGCTTAGGGTGGTCCGGAGCCTTAACAAACTTGCAGCTGACCGGGTCAAGCTTGCCGGTGGCAACCTTGAGCATGTTGTTGGCGTCCACGCATTCCAGCACCGGCGTCATGCGTACGCCGCAGGCAATGAACGCCCCGGTGTTCACAACGCTGATGTCGGCCAAGGCGTCGATCATGCCGACCAACGACGGCTCACGGCCCTCAATGTTCACCAGCGCGTAGGTGCCGTCCGGAGCGACGAGATCGCTGATATAGCCGCGCTGCTGGGTCAACGTGACCCACTCGCCGTCGTGCATGATGCAGACGTCGACTGCGGACTCTTCGGCAAACTCCAGTACTTCTTCCAACAAGAACGCAACCCGTGCGGCACGTATCTCCTGAGACGGCATAGTCGGACAAGCGGGCACGTGTTGCCCGAAGCCCAGCATCATGGCCGCGACACGTCGCTCGTGGTCCGTTACGGGAAACAGCATTACGATTCTTCTCCGGTTTGCCGACGGAGGAACTGCTGCACGACGGCGGTGTCCCGCGCGGCATGATGCGCCCGGAAGTCGGCCGGGGTGGTGAAAGCAAAATTGACGGCATTACGGGCCGCCAACGTCAGTTTGTAGAGCTGCTGCGGGAAGACACGACCATCGTCGCCATATTCCCGCTTGCTGTAATCGAAACCAATCCGCACGGCCCGCACGACGCGAAGCGTCCGGTAGGCCTGCCAGACGGAGATGGCGCCCATCAGCTCGATCTCCGGCAGCGGCGACATCGGTGAATTCTGTCGCAAGATGGCCAAACTGTCGGGCGCAAAGCATTCTTCGACCAATGCGATCCACTCGCAAAGGCGAACCAGGGCGGCGTACAGCGCACGGGCCGTGGTCTCTTCGGTCACAAACGGCGGCACCGGAACCGTACGCGGATCTCGTAGCGTCGCCTGGGTATCATCACTCATGTGGTCCTCGCAAATACCGCACGCTCAGTGCAGTGTACGCAGACGCCGGTATCGACCTCAGGGTCGAATGGTTGAGCCGAGTTACAGCCCTGGCAGATCTGCAGGATGAAATCTTTCAAATGCGTGCCGGCGGGACAATTCTCGTAGCCGACGGCACAACGGTGGCACTCGTGCGTCCAGTTGTTGGGGCACGGGATGATCTTAAAGCGACGCTTGAGAACTTCAAGATTGTAATCAACATACGACTTCGTGCACCCGACCTCGCTAAATACGGGCCGCTGTGTTGAAAGCTTTACGTCGAGCTTCACCATGAAGCGGAGATTGACGAACTGTTTGGCATCCCGAAACGGCCGCTGGCCCCACTTGGGCGTAAACCCAACACGGGCCGAGACCACACCGAACATGCCTCGCTTCCAGAACTTCGTCAGCCTCGTCGGACAGCAGCTGCCCGCCAGTACGAGCAACTGCAGGTTGTAACCGACGTCGTCGCGCTTACGGGCCATTTCGACGCGGGTCACGTGCACGGGGACCCATTCATCCTCCCCCTGTGCCGTCCACGGTAAAGCCGGTCGGTGCTTCCGTAACGTATGAAGATTACCAGCGATGCGGGCAGCAAAGGTACGCGCAACGCCTTCTGTAATTTCGTGCCCGAGCAGCTGCCTCGCGGTTTCGTACACTACAGAGTAGCGAACGTCGCGAGGCAGCTCTCGGTGAAGATCTGCAACCAACGACTCAAATGATGGACCAGCGGGTACGACGCATAGCCGCGGGTACATGACCCGTCGAAAGATGTCGTCTCGTAACGCGGAGATCCGTTTGAGGTTGTAAACAGGCAGATCAGACACAAGGCACCTACTTCGCCTTCTTCGCGGCCTTAGCCGGCTTCTTAGCCGATTTCTTGGCAGCGGACTTCTTGGCAGCAGCCATGGTAGTCACTCCTTCTAAAGTGTCAGACCCAGGTCATCGCCTTCGGTCATCTGTGCTTCTCGTCGCATTGCATCCTGTAGTTGATCAGGTGTGCAAATCTCGGAAAAGTTGTCTTCAACGACACACAGATAATTACCGTCAGGTAGCAGAAACGTCCGGGCATGGGTCTCTTCCGACTCGGACGCAACAAGCTCTGCATCGACAGTCGCCTGAATATGATTCCTGGCTATTTCTTCCAGGAGCAGGACGACGTCGGTAGTTCCTCCCTCATTGAAAAATCGTACGAACGCACCAAGCAGTTTCTCCAGCCGGCGGAATTTTGGCAACTCCGCAGTCAGCATCGGCTTGTCACACTGCTTCTCCCATAGCATTCGTTTCCATTGCAGTTTGTTACCGTACAAGTAGTAAAGCTGCAAGCTAAGGAAGGCGCCTCCGTCGGGACGTTCGTCCGCCACGGAGTGGATCCGATAACCGTCGTAGTGCGATGTCGCCAATGCGGCCGGCATGTCGACCACTAGGACGGCTCCGGTGGAGGCGGCGGGGCCGGGATCGCCGCCAGCGCCTGTTCGGCGGCTTTGAGCAAATCCGTCCAGGCGGCGTGCAGCGCAGCATTGAGATGCGCCCCGCTAGAAGCCAACAAGTTGATCAGCGTGTCCTTGTCGGGCAGAGGCAACTGCATCACGTCGCCGTCGACGGGCTGCAGGAACAACGTGCCGGTCGGGACTTCCCCGGCCTGCAGCTTTCCGTGCAACTCCCGCCCTTGTTTGTATTGGGCCTGGATTTGATCGAGCTGCTGCACGGCTTCCCGTGCCTGCTCGAAGCAAGTGACCAGCAAAGGTTTCGTCATGACTTCTATCCCAGTAATAAGCCGAAGCCCAGCCAGTAGCGCATCACGAGATCGCCCTGAGCTTCGGCAGGATCCACTTCTACGACCGGCACGCCGGTCACGATATGCAGCCGCTTCACCTGGCGGCGAACGTCGTACTGCACGCACTTCAGTCCGAAGCCGAACATGGCGGCGAACGCGAGGTCCGGCTCCCTGTGCAGCAAATACGGATAGAGCGGCACATAAAACTGCTCCTCATCGGCAAACAGCGTGAAGTCCGTCCTTCCGGCCATGGTGACCGGAGACTGACAAACAACCCAGTGCTCGCCGGGCTTGCGGGGCACAACCAGCCCCGGATTATCTACGCCTGCCGCGGCACTGCGTAGAAGATCGACGCGATTCCAGGTGAGATCCATCAAAGGTCCAAGGTGAAGGGCGTCGCCGCTACGGGCTTCTCCGGCGGCTGTCGTGGAGGCTCGCCGGCGGTTCGCCGGATCGCCGCTGAAACGTCCAACGGCAGTTGAGACGCGACACGACGGTGGTAGTTATAACCGACGGGCTGCTCATCGAAACCTCTTCGCGGAGATTTTGATCGCTGCCCTTTGTCGTCGGCATTGACGGCCACGCCCTGTGTGTCGGACACAAGCGATATGTCCTGTTGCCGACACAGCTCGCCGAGCATGACATCGCCGCCGCGATGGCGGATGTCCGCTACCGGCCAGCCGTACTGATGAATGATGTCGGTATCGATGACCCAGCCGCCGCCGGTAGCAAACCGCACCCGATGGTTGTTCAACACCGGTTTATTGCCATACCAGGGTTGATCGCGAATCCAGTCGGCCTGCGACCCAGTCAGTCGTTGAAACCAAATGTCGCCCCGCATCGATCGCGGGGTCATCCGCGACGCCACCTGAGCCCACTCGGCAGGCGACACGGTGATGTACGAATCATCGTCGAACCAGGCCGTATAAGGCGTCCTAATCGGGTACTCGATGTCGTGAAACATCCGCCGCATGGCCGGATACTTGTAGACGTTCTTCTCAGCTTCGTAGAGCACCGGAAACAAGTCCGGCATCTTCGTCCGAAGCTCGTGCACGTAGTCCGTCGTCTCCGGGCTGCATTCGTTGAGGAATACGCGGATCTGATACGGGGCGTCGTGCTTGGCTAGTGACCCCAGGCAACGACGCGCCAAGGCCGGGAAGTCTCCGTAACACAGCACGAAGACGGTCAGCTTATGCGGTTCCGGCATCAGGGATCACCACGTGAACGGATCGAACAGGAGTAGGCGACTGAGCTAAGATCATGATCAGCTCGGCCGCATCACGAGGAGACGGGTTATTCCCGTCACGTACGGCAGCCTGCATCTTTTCCAGCAGGCTGAGATAACGACGGCGGGCGTGCTCGTCGTGGAAGGTATGTCGAATCGAAGGGAACAGCTCACGCAGGCCCGTCACTTCCTGGGCCAGTTCCACCTCGTCCAACCCGCGGGCCGAACGACTGAGCAAACGCGTGAGTTGCCCGGTATGCGAATAGGCTAACGCGATGGTGCAATCTCGGATGGCGACATGATCACCAAAGATATGCGCCTCTTGAACCGTCCGTGTAAACGGTAACTCCGCAGCATCCACCAGTACGCGACAGAACTGCCGGTATTGTTTCCTTGAGCCGTCATCCATGCAGGCGTCAATGGACGGTGATGTTGGATCGATGCTAAGCGGGTATTGAGTCAGACGTGAGTTAGTCACAGTAGTCAGATTCCGTAATAGTGACGGCACGAGGCATCCCGCCGACGCCGTCATTAAAGTATCCCCGCGACGTTACCCGGCCGTCGCAGTCTTGCGCTTCGCCGCGTCTGCGGCGCGTGCAGCGGCCCGAGAAGCAGCCACTGGGGTCTTGGGAGGCGAAGCCTTCGCACCCTTGTCCTTAGTCTCCTTTTCAGGCGGCTTCGGTTTCTCGTCATCGGTCGCCCGATTGTCGAGAACCTGCTGCACATATTGTTGCGTTCGTGTGCAGGCTTGCAACTCATCATCGAGTGCTGCCCGCATATCGCCCAGCGACGCAGATACGTCGTTCAACGATTTTAACGTGTCCGGCGTAATTCCGGAGTCACCTTGCTGCATGACGTTTGTGTAGACGCTGTGGGCCTTCCCATTCCAGACGTCGGTGTGCCGCTTGATCCAGAGTCGCGACATCTCGCGGATCTGCTCCAGCTGCTTATCGACCGTCTTCGGGATCCCCAGCGGCCGGCCGCCGCCTGCCCGGGCGCCACCGTAGAACCGCACGATCGCGTTGTGCAGATCCTGTGGCGTCCACATGTTGGTAACGATGTCCCGCTCAAAGCGGAGGCGTGTCGGATCGTCTTCGATCGACAGCAGGTAAATGATATGACCCCACAAGATGCGGAAGTCTTCGATCGTCTTACTCCGGTACCCGAGCAGGCGTTGCACGGCTTCCTTGTCATAGGTCGCCGCAAACTGCATCGCCTTCTTGAGCGTCTCGAAGCCTGCGCCGGCCGAGCTGGCACGCCGGATGAGATCCAGCGGATCCACTCCGTTATGCTTCTGCTTTTCGGTCAGAAAGTCTTCCGGGCGCTCCTTAATCTCCAGGGCTTGCGTCCCGAGATTATGCAGAAACAAAATCGTCGCCTGCGTGTGATGGACGAAGTCCACCTGCAGCTGCTTGAATTTCTGCCGAAGCGCCGGGCACATCTCTTTGATCGCGGCCTGGCTATCAGCCAAGGCCTGTGACCGCTGCAGCATCCCGACGGCACTTGTACGTCCCATACGTACTCCTAAAACTTGTGCTTTCCAATTAGTAGATCGAATGCCAGTCGATCAATAGCTTCACGACGACGGCCCAGGGAAATGCTGGCCCGCAACGTCGCGGCAATGAGGTCAAACACAGTTCGCTTAGCGTTCATGCTGTAACTATCCTCGATACCTGACCGTTGCTCGGCATTGTTGCCGCCACGGACAATGGCGTCGCGAACGACGTCTCGAGTGATTTGCGGATGCCACTTGTCGCACCAGTCGGCCAGTTTCTTAGCCAAATAGTTACGACGCTCGTGCAGCTTTGCGACATCCTGCGGCAGCTCCAATGACCGCTTCGCTACGAACTCCGTACGAAACTTCCACCGCTCCACGTCCGGCTGTTTGGCGAAGACCGCCCGGAAGGCGGCGGCCGCACGCGCCGAGAAATGACGACCTAGATGCACTTCGCGACGGCCGTACTCTTTGAACGGGGCCAGACAGGCGCCCTTACGAAAGAACAACACGGCCGTACCGCGTAGACTGGTCGACGTCGCCTCCCCGTTACAGAAGTAGCAACCGGCATGAAACTGCTGCGGCTGCCCGTCAATGTTCGCGGTGAAGATCGGCTCTTGCGTGCGGTACCAAACCGTCAGCGTTCGCCCGTAGGCGACGCCCCCGTAGAACTCCATCGGCGTCCAGGCACTTTCAGCAGCCTCTTGGATTGCCGCGAAGATCACAGCACTTTCCATATGGGCGTACTGGGGCCCCACCATGCCGTCGAGCAGCTTCTGCTCTTCGTTCCGAATTAGTCGCCGCGAGGCCAGCCGATTAAAGCGAGCCTTGATCAAGTTGTTGAGGATGTTGATCGCATCCTGCAACTGGAACTCGGCGGGATCTCCGTCAGCAACACCATCAACGCCTGCCACGTCGGTAAGAAACGAAAAGCCGCGATGACTGATCGGCCGCATGACTTGCGACAACCCGGCCGACGTATAGCGATAGCCATGCAGTCGCGTCTTGCCGGAGGGTAAGAGCATCAACTCTTCCACCGAGGCGGGCGGGGACAGGCGGGTCGTTGCGTCCATCTTCGCCAGGTATGCGGCAAACTCGCCGATATTGCCTTTGGCGAATTTGGCGCTGAGCGGCTCGACGTACAGCAACGGCCCACCTCCGCTGCTATTCCCGCCAGTCGCGACCGACGGCTGGGATGAAGGTTTTAAGAGTTTCGATGACATAAGTGATCGGTGGTGCCCCGACGCTCCGCACAACCAGCGTACCGCCGTCGTAGAAGGAGTCATCGTTCCCGATTTGACTGTTGCGTCGCAAATTGTGCAAGACAACGGTCCCGATCCCCGGCCATTCAAAAATCAGCCCTGCGTTCCGGGTGCGAAGGTCGAGACCGTCCGCCCGCACCTTCTCTTCAAACACCGTCAGGAACTTGAGCTTAGTGAACCGCAGAAACAAGTCCGCAATGGTGACCTCGTGCACGTACCGCAATTTCTCGGCGTACAGGACAACCGGAAACTGCGGATAACGTGAACGAAACCAAGCAAACGTCAACTGCGCCTCGCCGGTGTCCGCCTTGGCCTGGGCTTCTAATACGCCCCGACCGAGCCGCACACCGGCCTCCTGAAAGAACCGGAGGACGAACTTCGCCTCGTAGTTCTCCTGACGCTCCGCATCCTTCTCTTCGCGGATCTGCGTCGCGTCAGGCCCCTGCATTGCGCTGAAAAAGCTGTCGTTACGCTCCAGCGGGTTCGCCATTTTCTTCTCCCGTCGCAAGGTCGCCGTCACCGTCTTCGTCGGACGCTTCGGATTCGGCCACCACGGAGTCGGCAGCCAGGGCACGCGCCTGCTGCTGTTCGGCCCGCCGTGCGGCGGCCGCCTTGGCCCGCTCTTCCGCGGCCCGGTAGTCGATCCCCGGCGTGAACGGCACCCCAATGTTAATACCCAGCAACGGGTACAACTGGGAGAGCAGATCCGGACGGGACTCGAGCATTTCCCCTGCCACGCGATACGGCACGTTCTCGCAGCCCAGGACGGGGCTACTCACGGTCTTGGTCGACCGCTTGGCGTCGAGCCGCAGAATCGCATTGAGGGCCTTGAAGAGGGTCTTCTTGCCGTCGATGTTCTCGAACCGAACCAACATGTCGATCGTAGCGGCGTGCCAGTCCCAGCCGTGTCGCTGGATAACCGTACGGCCGCGGCTGTCCGGAACGGCCAGCTGCTGCTGCCACCACAGGAAGTCGACCTCGATGTACTTACGGCTGGCCCCGGCCGAATTCTTCTGCAGCTTGAGCCGCAGCCGAACCCCGCCGACGTCCGCCAGATCGATATCGCAGATCCGCTTGTTCATGATGATGTAGGTCGCCATGAACGGGACTGCCTTACCACCGGGTACGTTATCGGTGGGAATGCCGGTCATCGGATCGGTGGACGGCTTCAAGTGGTTGGTGCCAACCAGCGAGAAAGGATAGCCTCGGAAGTTACGGGCCATGCCCTGCCGCATGAAGCGGGAGATCAACATGGCGATCGTACCGAAGCCGCGGCTGGCGAAGCCGTCCTTCTGCGTCTTTTCGATTTCCTTCTGGCTGTCCACGGCCGTCAGCGAATCGACGCCGAACATCATCGGCACCGTACGTCCCGGACCGCCGTCAGCATCCATGATGCCACGAGCGACGTTGACGTTGACCGTCATGAACTGCTGCCACTCTTCCAGCGAATTGCACGGCCCGATCGTCAAACGGTTAAGCAACCGCTCGTCGTAATTGAGGATGGAGCTGCGAAGCTCGGCAGCATCTTTGTTTTCGGTCTCGGCGATAACACCGCCGCCGCCGAAGTGCATGTGCCACCGCAAGATCTCGTCGAGCAGGGCCGTCTTACACGTGCCCTCTTCGCCGATGATCTGCCAGATACGGCTGAGCGGGAATACGTCGCACTGGGCCAAATAGCGAAGGCATAGTGCGGGGAGCGGGAGACCGACGTTAAGCTCGTCGGCCCGCGAACCGACGACCAGGTCGGTTCGGTTGAGCGCGTCGGATGCGGCGTTACGCATCGACGCAAACATGGAATCAAGGCTCGACTCTCGCTGGGTGGTCCAAGCGTTGCGAACCTGCGGACTAGAACGGCGGCGTGCTGCCACGTGTTGTCTCCGAAGAAAAGCTCACCCCGGCGATAGGCACCGGGGTGAGCTGCAGGAATCATTACCGAACGAAACGAACTACCGACCGAGAGCGCGACGAGCAGCTTCCAGCGGATCCAGCCCCGGCGCCCCGGCGGGCGGGGCGACCGATGCAACAGGCATCTGTTGCTGGACCGGTTGCTGTTGCTGCGGCATCGTAAACGGTGCCGTAACAGTCTGCGGCATCGGAGCCGACGGCATGACCGGAGCCGGAGGCATGGTCATAGCCGGAATGCTCCCGGACGGAATGCTGGCGTCGGGCGGCGGCGGTGCGAACACCGTCGCCGGCACGGTCTGACCGAGGGGCAACTGACCGGCTCCCGGCATGCCGGGAAATTGCATCTGCGCACCGGGTTGCTGTGCCTGCGGTTGACCGCCGAAACCGCCACCACCGAACCCGCCACCGACGAAGCCGCCCCCGCCGAAGCCGGTTTGCGGCTGTTGGACGGGAGGTTGCTGCGGGGCTGGTTGGAACTGCTGCGGGGCAGGTTGGAACTGCTGCTCGACCTGAGGCTGCTCGGGCTGCCCCGGCATCATCACGTGCGGCATCGTGGTTGCGGGAATGCCGCCACCACCGAACCCACCGAAGCCGCCTTGCGGTTGCTCCGGAACCGGATTAGGTCCGCCGAACCCGGCGCCGAATTGCTGCGGAGCAACCATCGGCATGCCCGGCATCATCGGCATTCCGGGCATCATCGGCATACCCGGCATCATCTGACCGCCCATCATCGGCATTTGCGGCATACCGGGCATACCCGGCATCGCCACCTGCGTGGCAGCAACGGCACGGCGACGGATGTCTTCCGTGATCCATTGCGGGTGATCACGCCACGCGTACATCAGCATGTCGCCGGGGAACCGCGGGGCGAGCATCGCAGCCTGCTCGTCGAACGTCGGTTGGTGCAGGATGTCGTCCCACAGCTGCGTGCGCTGCAGCACGTATTCCGGCGGCACCGGCAGCGTCGCCGGGACCGTGCCCATGAACGACTGCTCCCAAATGAAGTCGAACCCGATCTCTTCGCGACCGCCGCCGTTGTCGTTGCTCGGCATGCCGCCAGCAGGACCACCGAACGTCGAAACCGGTCCGGCCGCGGCTGCGTTAGCAGCCCGCGTACGGGGGTTACCGTCGGTCTTGCGGAAGATCGTCAAGAACCGCCCGTGCTGCAGCGACACCGGGTCGCCCGCTTCCATGCTGTTCTCGTAGTCGGCAGGGTCGCCGTTGAAGTTCGCCTTCACGCGATTCAGCGACTCCACGATCAGCTTGCCGAGCCCTTGGCTGAGCTCGTAGACGATGGCCTTTTCGTTCGGCCCGCTGCCCTTCCACGGCTGGAACATCTTCTGGCCGTTGGCGAGGATCGCCACCTGCACCAAGTAGATGCCGCCCGGCTTCGGCAAGTCGGCCGAACGCCCTTGCCCGCCACGGAGGTAGCCACCCCAGCCGCGATCTTGCTTAGCCGCCACGGCGCGTTCGATGGCGTTGTAGAGCACGTGGGCCGGGCTCATCGCCAATTCGCTCGCTTCGCCGGAAGGCGTCGCAATGATGAACGTCGTCTTGTCGTTGCCCATGCCGAATTGACGGGCGGCAGGGTAGTAACGAATCCAGTCGCCGAAGTGGTTCGGCTTCTGCGAGGTCCGGTACGGCTCCAGGACGCTCGGGTTCTCCGGCGAAGGCGGAGGCAGGAAACGCACGGTCGAAACCGAGCCCTGCTGATACGACGGCTTCCAGTACTGTGCCGCACCCGGCTTCAATACGAAATTACCACGCTCGGAGTTACGATCTCCAGCTGCGGTGAGCGCGTCCGCAGTAGAGTAGGACCGGGCCGAACGGCCCGTCGTCGAAGGCATGCTCATACATCCCCCAAAGCAAAAAAGAAAAACAGAAAAGTGAAAAACGAAGCAGAAAACAGTGAAGAAAAATAAAGTGCCATAAAGGCAATAAGGCGTCCAACATACCAGACGGATTGCAGCCGCCAAGTCAGTCGACATTTTGTGGCACGGCCGGTGTCGAACACTGTAGGTCGTAGGCCTTGTCGAGTTCCGAGTGATACAGGTGATGCTCGGCAAAATGTGGCGTAACGATACCCGGAAAGAGCATCACATAATCGCCCTCTTCGTTGAGCAGCCCCCATACCGGTACGCCCGGCGCACTACTGCGGGGTACTGCCTCCGGGTCGTACCAGTGGAGCCGTCGCAGTTCAAACTCAAACATGGTGTCCAGCAAATGTGCAACCCATTCCGTGCAACCCGTGCCGGAGAGCAGCTCGCTGCGGTTGAACATCTGCTTGATCTGATCCGGAGTGGGCTCCGGGTCATAAAGCATGAAGTGTTGTTTACCGAGGCCGCGAATGTGATCGCCAAACGTATACAGAGAAACGGGAGCGATCATGCGGCCATTGCCTCTTCATAGGTCTTGGGCGGATTCAACATCCACCGCGGAAGATTGCGCTCGGCAACTTCCTCTTCACTGATGTGCTCACCCCAGTGGATGAACATTTCTTTGTCGATGCCGAAGTAGTACGGCCCCGCATTCAGCGGCGTGCCGTCCAGGTCCCGTGGTTGGAACGGAACCGACGTCATGCAGCGGGCCATCGTGTCGTAATAAACACGGGCCGCATGCTCAACGGGCACCAACAGAATGATCGCATCGTGGATCTGCAGCATCAGATGGTAGTAGAACTCGCGGGGATCGAACTGTTTGCGGTAATCAACGAAGTTGAACAACATCTCGTTGACCGCTTCGGCCACGCCGTTTTGAATCCCGAAGTTCTGGAACTGCCGCTGCTGCTCGCCGATCACTTGGCGGTCATTTGTGGACTGCAATCTTCGATAGCTAAGATACGCTCCGCTCATCCAGTGCTGGTTTACGGCCCGTTCACGACAGCGGGCCAGATAAGCATCAACGCCGGAATAGTCATGCAGGTAGCTATCGATCATCGCCTGGCACTGATCAACGGTGACGTTCACGCCTTCTTCGGCACACTGCCGGGCGATGGCTTCCGCCGACCGCCCGTACGGGATACCGAAGTTCACGTTTTTGGCCGCCACATAAAGGCCCTTGTTGCCGGAGTCGCTAAGACCCTTCTTCGTCGGAGCGCACGACAACTGAAACGTGGAACAGGCCCGGCGGGCATGCATACCGAAGTAGTCCGGATCGTCCTCTTCCAGATCATTACGCCGGACGTGTTCGATCATCAGCGTATCCTGGGCCTGCCAGGCCAATACGGCCAACTCGGCGCCCTTGATATCTGCTTCAATCCCGACGTAGCCCGGCGGCACGGTCAACACGGAGCGGATGGGATGGTGATACAACCGTTCGACGCGGAAGATGTCCTTGTAGGCGCCGTTCAGAATGCGGTTGTAATCGTCCTCGCGTCGCTTCGAGATGTTCTGCAAATTCGGCCTGCGACTGGCAAACCGACAGGTTTCGAGCGTCTGCAATAAGTGCGTCCGCACCCGGCCGTCGGTACACATGGAGCCGAGCAGGCCGGCGTCATACTCGAAGTTGCCGTCTTCGTCCCGGTTGAACTCTCCGGTCGATTCATCCTGCGTCGGTTTCCGCAGCACGGTCTTAACGACCTGCGTAAGAAACTTGAGGTCACGAAGCTGCCGCGCAAGCGGATTACGGTGGCCCAGGATGCCAAGCACTTCTTTGTCGACGGACGGGGCGAAGTTGCCGTCTTCGCGGCGATTGATCAAATCGACCCACAGCTTCTTCCGCTTGCCGGTACTCGTGATCGGCTGCAGTCCCAGCGACACAGGTTCCGGATGACCCGGTTCCGGCGTCGGTCGGATCCGCACGAACTGCCCGGTCTGCTTGTCGCGCTTACGGGCATATTCGTCACCGAACAACATGGCGACGCATTGCGGATGGCTCTGATGATTGAAGTTCGGCCAGTTGAGTTTGGTGCGCAAGTCGGCCAGCAACACTTCGCTGGCCTGCAAGAACACCGAGGTCAGCTCGTCCGCCCGATCCTTATCGATCTGGAAGCCGCACCGTTCCATCTCCAACACCGCCGCAGAGGCTTTGTGATGGCGATGATACGCGGCCCAGCAGTTGTTACCGAACCGATCGGCGTCCAACAACCCGCCCGGCTTCGTGTGCTGCACGTGGATCCGCAGCGTCACGTCTACGTCGTAGCAGCCGTAGTGCGGGTTCGTGTCGCCCCGTCGCAACTTGTCAGGGCACAACACTTCCGCCGGACATTCGCCGTACCCTTCCAGGTCCTCGAACTTGAGATGGTTCACGCTGCAGAAGCGTTTCTTCCATTCGCTCAAAGCCGTGTCGTAGCGAGGACACGTCGTGAGCTTCATGGCCACTTCTTCCAGCTTGAGCCGTGCCGTCTCGTTAATCGAGTGATGCTCTAACGACGTATCCCAACCGCCCGCACGCGGGTCCGCAGGATCCGGGAAGTATTCGTCCCGTACGTCGAGCCCCTCGTTGACGAGCCACGGCATATCCGCCCGAAGGAAGTGCCCGCCAATCTTCACCCGACGCCCCGGCGTGCTCTTGCAAAGCCGCCGCATATGGAACATCAGGCGTTCGATCGACGGAGAACAGGCCACGGCGCCGCCAGGATGCCGAAGCACCAAGCAGCGGGCCCACTTCTCCTTGTAGGTGAACTGGATCGTACGCACGTAAGATCCGGGCTCGCCCGGCTGCTCTCCGTGCCACTCAGCGTCCAGCGCGATCGTGCTGTTCTGCTCCACCGGCAACGCCAAGATCTCGTCCACAACGCGAGACAACTCCCGCTCGGTGTAGATGTTGCCGTGATCGACATCCTTCTCCTCGGCTCCGACCTCGCCTCCGTTGATCATGTGCCAGAACAGCCGCAGCTGCTCCATGAACGGATCTTCAAGCTCAGGTGTCCGGTGCACGGCAGCAGGATGCAGGGCCGCCATGACGCGGATCTTATGCATCTGCGGCTGCTCACCTTCCCGAGCTTGCAGCGGAACCTCAATATCGATCACCCGGCCGTGCATGTTCGTGACACCGAACGACGACCCGAGCACCGCCTTAGAGGCTTCGGAGCCGAGACAGAGCAGGTACTTCGGCCGCACGAGCCGCAGCTCTTCGTGGAGCAGCGGCAGGCAATTCTTGATCCACGTCGTCGGCATGCTGCCGAGATTCGGATCAAGGGCCCCGTGCTTCACGAGGTTGGTGACGTACCAGCTATTGGCGACGTCGGTCGGAATGCCGAGCTCGTACACCGCTTTGTGCAGCTCATCGCTTGCCGGGCCGATGAAGTTGCATCTGCGCGACAACTCATCCTGCCCGGGCTGCTTGCCGAGAATCATGACGTCCGACTGCATCGGGCCGCCGCCGAAGTTGTCTGTGGAATAGCCCCACAGATGCCCCGGCACAAACTGAGCCGGCAAGAGCCGACCCTTGAGATCCACCTGGATCATAAACGTCGGGTCATACAGAGCCCGGCGATAGAGGTAGTGCAAACACGGACCAATGGATCGCAGGCGTTTATTGACGCCCGTGCCCATGAAGACCGTGTCGGTGTCGCCCATCAATTCTGCTTGCCGCAGGAAGTCGGGTCCCGGCAAGGGCATCCCGACGGCGTCCAGCGGATAGAACGGGAATTCGCGGTCGAGATGTTCGCTCGGTCGTCCCTGCAAAATCCCTGAAAAAGCTTCCAACGTCTGTTCGTAGCTCGTTGGAACGGCAGTTGTCGTCATAGGTGCTTTCGGTAATTAGAAACCCGACTACCAGGCAGGCAACGTGATATTGGCCTGGAAAGCCGCATTGCGAATCATTTGAACGTCGAGCTCGTGAGTGTAATCGCCCGGATCGAATTTGTCGGGCAAGCGCACCATTGCGACCGGGCTAGTGCCGAGTCGCTGTAGCTCGCGGAGGATCCCTTCCGATTGTTGAATGGCGTCATTGTCGAGCATGATGATGATCGGCTTGCCGGTCCACGTCCGCAGCAGCATCTGCTGCGGGCCGGTGAGAGTCTTGCCGAGCAACGCCACTGCCGGGCCGCCGATGCGCCACACGCTCGGAGCCCCTTCCACCACGACCACGAAGGGCCAGTCTTTGGCCGTATCGAAGTTGTAGAGCATCCGACTCTTCGGCATGCCCGGACGGCCGTAGTACTTGGGAATACCGCTGGTCTTCCAGTCCACGTCTTCCAGGTACCGTGTCTGCCAGCCGACGAGCTGGCCCTGCATCTTGATCGGGATGTACAACCGATCGCGGGCGGCCCAGAAGTCCCGCTCCGCTTCCAGCACATAACCGATATCGAAGGCCTGCTGCAAATATTCCGGCGTGTACTGACGACGCCCGATGTACTGCAAAGCCTTGTGACCCGGATACAGCTCACTAAGCCGCAGGATCGATCCCGGCGGGCGGACCTGAATCAGCGCGGAGGAGATATCCTCTCCCGGCAAGATGACGGCCTCGCGTCGCATATGGCGACCGATGCTGCGGAAGATCAGATCTTCCAATGCCCGCCGATTGCCGAAGGTGTCCATGCACGGCTCGTTGAAGCAGTGGGCGAGCCAATGCTGCGGAGCCCCGCGGTCATCTTCTTGTCCGTACAAATAGTTGATCCACAGCCGCTGCCGTGAATCGTGACAGAACGGACAATTGACCCGGTAGTACTCGCCCCAGGTCAAGGGACGAGACTGCCGACGACGGTTGTTAAACGGCCCCGCCGGCAATCCGGAAGATGCCCGACTGAAACTGTCGCCCGGCATCGTCATGGCCGTCGCCGTCGCCATCGCCGGAGCGCCGGACATCTGAATGCCCTCGTTGGCGATCATGACGTGTTTGAACTGCTGCACCAGCAAAGAGTAAAGCAGCGGGTTTAATCCTGGCATTAGTCCACACCGATCCCGTAGTCTGACTGCGTAGTAGGTCCGACCGCCGGACGAAAGCCCGGCGGACCGTGGCCCGCAGGACCACGCGACACACCCTGAATCTGCATCGCCGTCGACGAATCGATGAAGCGACCGCTGGCCAGGTCTAGTTGGTAATTGTTGGCAATCACCATCTGCGAATAGTCGTAATCGATGCGAAGCACGGCCGGTTGCTTGTTGGCGGCTTCGTGATAACGAACCTTCGACCAGTTGAGCAACAGACATCCCGTCTGTTTGTCCTTCACGCCGAGGCAGCCGCACGCCGCCAGATTTTCCGCAAACGCCTTCGATTCCGCGGCATCCGAGTGATGCAGCAGTGTCGTCGGAGCCCGCTTATTCTGGTCGCCGTTGAACTGGTGCGCGAGCCAAACCGTGGCCTGAAACTTCTCCGCCACCTGTTGTCGCAGCTGGTCGCCCAACCGACGTAAGTGATAACGGAGACGATCAGGATCTTCGTCACGAGCTTCCATGAACCGCGTACAGAGCAAACCGGCGTAGTCGATGTGGACCGTGCCGATCTCCTGCCCGCGTTCTTCTCGTAGCCGAGTCAGCAAACTGACGATCTCTGCCACGCCGCCGCGGCCTGCATTAGGGAAGCGCTCCGAGCCCGAAGCATCGAGCAGCACGAACGACTTGTTGACCCATTCGCAAGCCCGGGCGTATCGCTCCGACTCGCTCAGCACCATACCGCCGAACCGCCTCGCTTGCTCCGCACCAAGTTCCAGATCTGCAGGCGACAAATTGGCCTGCGTAGTGAGCTTGGTCCAGTCCATCTCTTCGATCGTACTGCGCTTGATCTTGGCGGCGTAGGACCAGATACGCGGCCGGATCTTACCCTCCGGTTCTTCGTACGAGATCAAAACCGCCAGCGGCGATGCAGTGTTGAATTGACGCGAACGCTCGAAATAGTTCTGCGCGTTCTGCAGTGCCAGGTGGCACAACTGCGTCGTCTTACCGCTGCCGAACACGCCCAGCAACCCATTACAGTCGCCCGGCCGCTGCCCCTTGATGTAATCGTCGAAGTGCGGGATCCCGGTCTTGTTGTACAACTGCGGCGGCGGCAACGGCGTGCCGAACAACGGCATCGCCTCGGCCACCGGCATGTCGCGCATCGCTTCGATCCGCATCATGCGATTCTGTGCATCTTCCAAGATGCCTTGCACATCGGAGACGTACGTCTGCTCGGCGCCCTGGGCTAACCGCGACTGCAGCGGGAACACCACCAAGCGCTCACGGAGGAAGCGTCGCAAGACGTCGCGGCCCTGATCAGGCATCAACTCGGACGTTTTCGTGTTATAGATCGTCCAGATCAAACCGCCCTGCCCGTTGTACACGAGTTGCTGCAGGTCCTGCGGCAACAACGCCGTCGGGTCAGCGGCGACGCGTCGCTCAATCTCATAGATGAGCGCCATCACGGTCCAGTCCCGGTACTGATCGACCATCGTGGCGAACGTCGCCCACAAGACGGCCCAGTGTGCCTCCGTTTGCTGCCGGAACAAATCCGGTCGCAACAGAGGGCGGGCCTCGGCGTAAATCGCCGGGCACCGCATGATGTACAAAAACATGCAGTAAATTTCTTGCTCGGAAACCGGCACCGTGTGTTCGGCCAGTTGAGTATCTAGTCGACGTTGCGTCCGTTCTGAACGATGCGACATTGTTATCCTTTCGGGCTAGTCATTTCGCGCTGAATCTGCGTAGCTTCATCGCGAATAGGTTGCGGCAGCGTCGGTAGTAATCGGTCGTACGCAACGCGATTGAACAGGTATTCCACGGCGGCCTGACGGAGAAAGTCCGCCGCCAATTCATGCAGACCAAACTCAGTTGCCATGCAGTACCGCAGCAGCGGTCCCGCCTGCACGCGGTGTCGGTCACAAATAGCCGTGACCTGAATGGCTCGATCCGTTTGGGCCGGATAGAGTCGTTTCAAAGCCCAGATCTCGGTCTGCACGACTTCCCGTTGTCGATGCCACGACTCGGCAATCTCTGAGCTGCGCTCGGCGGTGATCTGGTAATAGTGCGAAAGAATATCACCGTGTGTCAGCGTATTCGGGGCAGGCGGCGTACGCCCGCGACGAAGTGCAAACGCCGCCTGGATGTACACGATCGGATCGAGCTGGTGCTGCGTGAAGAAGTCGGCCAGCCGCGGCCAGATCGGCCGGTGGTTACGACCAAACGAATCGCGACCGCCATCCCAGTGCGGGATCTCTTCATCGCCGTAGGTCAGCGCCGACGGACACGCACGACGATACTCGGCGCAGTAGATGCTCCGAATAAACGTCGGCAGTACCGCTTCGGTGATCTCTCCCAAACCTTCGCCGAGAGAGATTCCTCGTCTCGGGTCGGTCATAGGAAAGATCTCGTCATTTCGGCTTGGCCAATTTGTCGCTTACCCTGGTCCCAGTCCTGATCCCACTCCAGTTCCTTGTAGGTTCCATAGCGGGACTTGGAGCGACGCAAGAAGTCGTCGTCCCAGTAGTCGATCGTGTCGATCACCTGGCCGTACTCTTTGCCGTCGTGCAAACGAGAGGCACGACCAGGGCCCTGGGTATCCAGGATTTCCGAACTGCGGGCATCGGCCCGCACGACGGTCTGCAGGGCGGTGAAGTCGACGCCGGTCGCCCAGACGTCAGTGGCGATCACTCGCTTGAGCTGTTGCTGTTCGAACGCGAGCTGCATGTTGTAGCGCACTTCCGACGTCACATCGACGAAGTGCTGCGGCAACATTCCCGTCGCCTTGTAGTTGTTGAATTCCTCCGGCTTCATTTCCGCATAGCACAGCGCGAAGTCTTTCAACTCCTGCCACAGGTGCACGGCATGCTCAACGGTCTCGACCAACACGAGCACCTGCTCGTCGGCCGGGATCGTACGAACCTCGTCGGCGATGATCCTGTTGCGGAACGCATTTCGCCAGATTCCCCATCGCTTCTGTGCCGTGTCCTTCTTGCCCTTCGCCGGATTCTTGTCCATGCGAATCGGCAACCAACGTACGCGGATCGGAACGACCAACCCGAGACGCACGGCCTCGGCGTAGGACATCTCGAAAAGCAACGGGCCGAACAAACCTTCCAACCGGACTTCGGCTCCATCCATCCGACCGAACGGCGTGGCGGAGAACCCGAAGTTACGGCTAAACCGATAAATCTCGGCCAGCTTGTTGGCATAGTTGTCGGTCACCAGCTGGTGACATTCATCGCCAAAGAGGAAGTCGGCGTCGCCGTTGCTGCGATGCACGCTATCGGCCGTGATAACCATGACGCGCCCCCACTGGGCCTTTCCGCCGCCCAGCATCCCGACGCTCGGCAAGTACTTCCGCAGCTGCCGCATGATACGACTGGCCACGGCTACCTGCTTCACAACGATGTGGATGTTGGCATACGGATAGCGAAGCGCCATGGCGCAGATCAGCGAGGTCTTACCGAAACCGGTCGGAGCCTTGATGACCCCGCCGCGGTGGCGATCCATCGTCTCCACGCACTCCTGCTGCCGTGCCCGGTACTGCAGCACCTGCTCGATGTTGTTGGCAAACAGCTGGAAGCGATTCGGTCGATGATGATCGGCCGTCAGATCGAGCTCACGGACATGGTGCCCGAGCGAACGAAGCTTCTGTACGATCGACTGTGCGAAGCCGGCCGCACAAGTAAAGCGGCCTTCGTCCAAACGATAGAGCGTCCGTGTCTGCAGCGAGACGGGGCGGTAGACGCCCTCGGGGTTGGCGTACGCTGCGCGGCCGCGAAGAAAAGTTTTATGGGTGTAGGTCAGCCCTGGCGCCAGGGCCGAGACTATCTCGGGAGGAAGAGGATTCTTTCCGTCCGGCGAGACGTCGATGAGATTTGCGCTGCGACGAATAAGAATGTGCATACGTCCACCGTATTTCGTATCCGGAAGACTTGCACACCCCAACAGCTTGCGCTATCATTGTGAAGTCGTTCCATTGGTGCCAGCCGATTGGAAGCCACAGGGGTCTTGCGATGCCGGTCGCAAGACCCCATTTTTTATGCGCTGTTCTTCCGAGAAGACTCGGCGTCCCAACGCGGTAATTTCAAACGTACCGTACTTCTCCCGTTTGTCGTGATAGGGCGAGAAGCCTCGCTCTTTCCCGATAAACGTCAACAGTCGATGGAACGCCGGCAGCTCCATCTCCTCGGGCAACTTAGCGTGCACTTGAATCGTGCTGCCGGGCTCGAACTGCTCATGAAACACAAAGGCCTGCGGACCAGCGGCCGTCTTTCTGCGATACGACTGCGTGGACGGAACCCCGTGAATCACGAGATCCCAAGCAACGCGATCGACCATCCCTTGACAACTGTTCGTCGTCATGGCGGCGTACCGCAATAACGACTCCCACTGCTCAGGAAGAAAGATGATTTGCCGCTGCGCGTTGCGGAGAAAGCGAAACCAAGCCCCTTTGCCGCGGCGCTCTCGCACAGTCCCTAAACAAGGGAACGTGAATTCGAGCGTAGCGGTGACTTCCATTTCTCAACTCCGAGCGCGGTCGGCCATCCTAGCTTCGTGCCATATGGCGTGTCAAACAGTAGTCGCGAACTCCGCGAGGTGCGACTTATAAGCCGTGAGCTCATCATCAGTTTTGAAGATTCTAGTCGGATCAAAAACATCAACCTGCTGTCGATTGAGTCCCTGCAGCCAGGTGTAATTCAGGAACGACAAGAACATTTGTGAGGCCCGCAGATCACCCCGCGCGCCGCGTCCGGCAGCATGCCAGATGCGCCACAAGAAATGCCCGGGGATTTGCATCTCAGCCGCGGAAGGCGGTTCCCGGTGCTGCCATGCTGCTAGCACGCAGAAGTTGCGTCGCGACTGCGCATCAATCACCAGCGACGTTGACGACGAAACCTGGGCCTGTTGCTGCACGTCGAGCCCCATGAACCGCCGCAACTTGTTGGTACGGTAAGGAGTATCCGAAGCAACATACCAACGCGGATCGCGAATCGCCGCCACCACGTGTGCGACGAAGTAGGGATGCAGATCCTGCAGAAAACACAGCGAGGACCATGCCGGATGCCGTCGCAAGAGCTCGAGTCCCGTGGCGTCCAAGTCACCCGCATTTTCACGTAATCGTTTTGCCAGGGCATAGGTCACGTAATCTCCGGCAGTCATCGTATGCCAGCCGCCTAGTGCCGGCGGCAACGAACACTGCCGCATCCGAAACAAAGCAATCTGCGGATTCTGCAGCTCGCGACGCGTGCTGCAAAGCAACGGACTAGCCACCTCAAAACGAGCCACCGACTGACCCAACTGCTGGTAGAGGCCTACCAGCAGGTCCACGTTGCCCTCGGTGCCGAGCAGACGAATACTGCGCGGCCGGGTGAATAACGGCCCAGTCACAAAATTGTGTGACGGCATACGAGACGAACACGGCGACCGCGTACCGTCGGAGTACCACACGATGCCGTCCGGCGCCGTGTGAATTTTAAGCGTAAGTTCTTCGGCAATCACGGGTACGGCGCTCCGTAATTACAGGGAGATGACGTGGTCGAACAGCGGCGCGAGTTCTTCTTCGTGCGTGACGATGATCACCTGCAGGCCGCGATCGGCCAGGATCCCGCGTAAACGGTCGAACACCGGGGCAAATGCGGCAATCGCCTTCTTGTCGAGATAGGCGGTTGGCTCGTCGAGGAACAGTACATCCAGATTCTCAGCGAACTGGACGGCGGCAGCAATCCGGAACAACCAGGCAAGCAGGGTCTTCTGCCCGCCGGAAAGCCGTCGAGCACCCTGGCGGCGGCCGTCGTGAAAGAGGGCTGAGAAGTTCAGCGAGTCGTCGGCCATGACGGTAAACGGGGCGTCGCAGATCCGGAGCAAGTCGTTCAGCTCGCCCTCGGCCCGCTGCAAACGGGTCTGCAGCACGATCTTTTGCGATTGCTTGAGGGCTTCCTGAACTTCCGTGCCTTCCTGGATCCAGTTACGCATCCGGTTCGCCTCAGCAATCCGCTGCGACATCCGTTGCGACTCGGCCAGCAGCTGCTCGACCTGCGGCCGCAACCCGGCTACCCGCGTCGAGCAGGTCACGTGGAGCTGCTGCTGCGACGTACGCTGCATGATCCGCGTGGCGGCCGCCTGAGCCTCTTCCGGCTTCGGTGCGTTCAGCCAACGCTGCGTAAGGGCCTGCAGCTGCTCCTGCTTGGCCGCTATCGATCCTTCCGACTTGGCGACGCGTTCTTCGATCGTCGAGATCTTGGCCCGTACCTGAGTCAGCATCACCGATGCCTCGTCGTAGGTCTTGATCTTGGACTGCCACTCCACGGCGTTGCCGTCGACCGGCGTCAACGTCTGCGGCGACTGAAGTTGCGTCCGCAGCGTCTTGAGTTCGCTTTCACGCACGGCATTAGCCTGCGACCAAGCCGCGTGCGCCTGCTGTTGCTGTACCCGCTTCGCCCGGGCCTGCTGATAAGTCGTAGTAGCGGCTAGGTATTGATCTGCAGCCTGTTGAGCAACAGCCCGCAACTCCGTAAGCTCGGCCTGCAGAGTAGCCAGTTGCTGCGACTTACCCGGGATTCCGGCCTCCACCTTGGACACGGTGTCCGCGATGTTGGTCGTAGGAGTCCGGCACGTCGGGCACTCGGCAATCCCGGTCAAACGAAACTGCGAAACATACGACTGATCCTTGAGGATCTCGGCAGTAATAGCCGCAATCGCATTGCCCAGCTCGGCGACGCGGGGATTCGTTTCCGGCGGCTTCGGCGCCTCCGGTTCGGCATCGACGGTCGGTTCGGGTGTACCGCTCCGCTCCAGCACGGCAACACGGTCCTGCCATTGCTGCCGCTGCTCCAGCACTTGCTGGTAATTGCGCAAGTTGATGATCGCCGCCCGAATCGCGTCCACGTTCTGGCGTTCCGCGGTGATCATGTTCTCCAGGCTAAGCGCCGCCGATCGCAGTTCAATCAGCGAGGACTTGTCCGGAAAGATCGCTGCGGTGAGCTGGCTGATCTCCATCGCCAAGGCGTCCTGCTGCCCGGTGGCGGCAAGATACCCGGCATAAGCATCTACGATCTTTTGATCGGCAGACTGGGCCGTCGCGAAGTCCGCGATCGAATCCACTACCGCCAGTTGCTGCTCGGCCTGCGCCAATTCAGCTTGCTTCTGCTGCAAATTAAGCAGCAGCGTATCGAGGTTGCCCTGCGTCTCCGCAGGCACCTGCAGCTTAGAATCGTGGTCGGCGATCGCCTTGATGCAGCGGGCCGCGTGCGTCGTGTCGAACAGCTGCTGAAACAGCTTCAGCCGTACCTCGGGCTGCTCGGCCAAGAACCCGAAGATATCTTCCTGGGCCACGAGCATAAAACGATCCACGAGCTTCGGATCAAGCCCATACAACTCGGCCAGCTTAGCGGTGACCTTCGTCTCGCCGGCCGCCGCCAGGACGCCGTCGTACTGTAGCGTCGCTTGATCCGTGTCGGGACGGAGGCTGCGGTACAACTCGAAGTTGTGTCCGCGCTTGGTCATCTTCATCCGCGCGTTCGCCCGTTCGTGCGGCGGGGCGAGCTGGTAGATGTTTTCCTGCTTGGTCCCGAAGTTCGGGTTCAAGCCGGTCCACAGCCATTTCACCGCCGCCTGGATGTTTGACTTACCGGACCCGTTCGGCCCGATCAGGGCCGTGATTCCAGGCCCGAATTCAAGCACACGGTGACTGTGCTGGCACCAATTGACCAGCGTCAACTCCGTAATCATCGAGTCTCCATGGAGATATTTCGTAAAGGTTTGTGATAACCGCCGACTTCACGTTCATCGACAGTCAGCGTTTTGACGCACCATTCCTGCAACTGCATTGCACGCGCCCGCTGCGGATCGTATTCAAAGTTGTAGTCGCACTGCTCAGTAAGAAACACGGCGACCTTGCGGGGCAGCGCCGGTGCCGCCCCACTAAACAAAACCGACGGATCCGTACGCTGGAAACAACTTCGACACTGCCCGTCGACGTACCAACCGCCGCACCGACCGCAGAAAGAAAAGTTGATCCGCGGTAACTCGCAGTCAAGTTGCGCAGACTCTTCGTTGTACTTCACGAGAGTGACAATCGAATTATCCAGCACCTCGCAAAGCGGGTTGTGGTCGGCCATCGTCAAAATTGTGGCCCAGTTTTCGCGAAGCGCACCAAACACGGAACGGACGACGGCACCCTTCTCGCCCATCAAGCAGAAGTTGGCTGTCGATCGATACCGGGGCGGCGGCTCGGTTGTCGGGCTGTACTCGTCGGCTGCCTTAGCCTGCGCATAATCCGGCGAGTTCGGCTGCAACAAAAAGTGCGAATCACCAGGACCGGGCAAGGTATCCAACCAACGGGCGCCGGCGAAGTACATGCTGCGCATCTTCCAGTTCAGCGCTTCGCGAATGCAATACCGACAAACGACACCGCGGAACAATGTCCCCGGTCCGTAAAAATACGTCACCCGCCCGGTAGTCTTGCGAGTCTCCGGATCCAACAGACGAACAATCTCGTCGTCGGACAGCTGCGGTGCAATTCGCCGAATGTCCGCATGGCCCGGCCCATAAATTACGCCGGTACGTTCCGGCGGATTTAAGCTGTAGTCTGTGGTGTCTGGCATGTGTCCCGTTCGTACTGCGCGTATTGTTCTTTCGTCTCGGCGTCCGGATCCGGTGACGCCAACAAACGGGCGCACCGCTCCTGCACGCGCGGGTTCAAGCTGACGACGCGCACGGCGGCCGCCAGTGACTCCGTCGTACTGGGCGGCAGTTCCCGTACGGCGATTTCCATCTCCATCTGACGCGGAATACGCTTCCAGAAAAGATGGCAGTTCCCGCTCGCAGCCTCGGTGAGCCGCGAGTACACATCCGGAACATCTTCATAGAAGATGATACGAACAAGCGGCAGCAGTTGCTGGTCGCAATGCTCAGAGATCGTCAGCCCGCTCCGCATGAACGTACAAAGCTGATCCAGTTCTGCGGCCGCACTAATCGTGAACTCGAAGTACGGCCGTGTACGCAAATAGATCGGCGTCGGATCGGTCATCGCCGTGTCGAGCAGGAACACGCACTTCTGCGGCGGCTCGGCAATGTTGCGCATATGCGTCGAGCCGGTGGAAAGAACCTTCATCCGCTGCCCGGTCTTACCGACGGCTTCCTTGATGTAGGTGTCGTGATAGTCGCCAGTGAGTACCCAACCGGCGTACGGAACATCAACAAACGCTCCGTCCGTCTTACCGACGCCCATCACGTCCGACCACACCTCGTGGCAAAGCAGCACGGACGTATCCGGCGAGATCTCGTCGAGAGCTTGCTGCAACTCGATGCGCGGCAGCCAGTCCAGGCCGTACACGACGCTGTCGCCAAGCTGCTGGCTACGGCGATTCATATGCGTCGGATGCCCGTGCACCAACAACCACGGCGTCACGCGGTCCAGTTCGTGCTGACCCTGAATCACCAACACGGGCAGCCCTGCTTCCTGCATTCTGTCCATTTGCCGACAGAAGCATTCCACGGAGCGGGGGTCAGGACGTCGCTTCTCGAAGACGTCGCCTAACAAGAACAGCGGCAACTGCATGCCGATCGCAATATCGACGACCTGTGCAAAAGCACGGTAAGCGTCCCCGTCAATTTCCGGTCGATCGACCCAAGCACCTGGGGAAAGGTGCGGGTCGCCGCAAACGATTGCTCGCATGGGTTTCTAATTACCTATGGGTTGAAAAACCCCGCGATATACGCGGCAGTTTCCTTAGGACCAAACAGTTGGTAGCCCTCCGGGACAAATACTGCGTCAGGGCAGTCCGGATTATGGCAGAACGGGCACTGATGTCGCCCGCGTCGTACGCGGAGCCGCACGTCGTACGCCGTCTTGGTCAGCTTGGCGTCGAACTCCGCGAACAGCGGCTGCATGCCGTTGACGATGCGGACCCCGGTCGGCCAGGAGAACGTGTTCAGCTTGTCGGCACGGATCCGCCCGACCTGCCGCAGCAGCACGTGCATCCGTGCCTCGGCCTTCTTGTAGAGTTCGTCAAACAGTGCTTCCGCGTCCACTGAGAACCTCAGCAATCTGCGTGGTACTAAAGTTGGGTAGCATCGGGATGAAGACGACTTCACCGCCGCGGGCCGCCACGAAGTCGGCACCGACCACATTCTGGTCGATATACTCGTCGCCCTTGAACAAAAACTGCGGATGAATCGCTTTGATGATATCCAGCGGTGTGTCGTCGTCGAACTCGACGAGGGCATCCACCAGCGGCAACAACAAAGGGCGACGCAAAGAAGCGTCACCAACCGGACGACCGGGACCCTTCAACCGACTGATCGACGCATCGGAATTGGCGGCGACGATCAGTACGTCGCAACGACTGCGGGCCTGTTGCAGTAAATACACGTGCCCTGGATGCATGAGATCGAAGCAGCCGTTGGTAAAGCCGATTCGCTTGCCCTTACGATGCTGCCGGGCCGCATACTTGGCGACCTCTGCGTCATTCATCAGCTTCCCGGCGTCGCCTTTGAGGCCCAGCACGAGATCTTCTAACTCGTCGCCGCCGATAGTGACGGTGCCGTAACGAGAAACCGCCATAGCTCCTGCCAGCGTTGCCCGGCGGGCGGCTTCGCAAACACCATGACCAGCCACGACTCCGGCGACAAGCGTCGCCAGAAACGTGTCACCGGCCCCGGTCACGTCCGCCACCTGGTGGTGCGACGCATCGGTGGACGAGTCCCGGTCGCCGGCCAGCAGCACGGATCCGGCGGCGCCCAGCGTCACGCACACGGCCGAGATCTGCGGATGTGTCCGCAGAATCTCCCGACCGTAAACGATCCCGTGCTGCACAGGATCATCCGTCTCCAGCGCCGGGTGCAACACCGGCCCGGCCATTGCTGCCGCTTCCCGCAGGTTCGGCTTCAACATGAACACCGAACCGTACTCCTTCAGGTACTCCGGCTTAGTGTCGACGTAGAGCGGTAACTTGTACGACTCGCACAAATTGCTGATGACATTGCGCAGGCCGTCCAGCGTACCCTTCCCGTAATCCGAGACAACGACGGCGGACGGCTGCTCGTGCAACAGGTGATGCAACGAACGAACGTACTCCGCCTGCACTTCCGGCGGATCGTAGAGCTTCGGATACGTGGTATCGACGCGAAGCAACTGCTGCCCGGACGCGTAACGGTGCTTAACCTCCGGAGGAACCTTGCTGGCGTACCCTGCCCGCATATCGACACCATGAATGGCCAACATGCGGCAGATCCGCTCGGAGTCAGGACAGTCATGACAATCAACACGCCGCCCGAAATACCGCGTACGGATCCCGAGCGAGCTCAGGTTCATCGCCACGTTCCCGGCGCCGCCCGGAGCTTCAATCGTCTGCGTGGCGACGAGCACCGGTACGGGCGCTTCCGGAGAGCAGCGAGACACGGTGCCGGTCGTCCACCGATCCAGAAACACGTCGCCGAGAACGAGGACCCAACTCATGCCAACGCTCCGTTTTCGGTCAGGTAATGCTGCAGTTGCATATACACCTGCATCGCAACAGCCGGATTCATGACGATTTGATTTCCGTCAATCTGAATCTCGGCGTTCGGGATAGTCTTCACCACGGCCGCAGGGGGCGTCGCGGGCGGCGGAGTCACAGGCGACGCAGCGACGGGCAGCTTCGCAGGAAGTCGCGAAATGTCGCCGAAGACGTCAAGCATAGTTCCGAGTGCTTGGCTCATTGCAGTTTGATCTCGACCGCGATCGTGGCGTCCTTACCACGAAGCACGTAGTTGTTGAGGATGTCGGTACACAGCGTATCGACAGGCATGTCGGCGATCACTTCGCCGCCACGTTCGAAATAGATGTCGACGGACGGCCGCGGCTCGCCGTTGACGACGTCGACATGCAACTTACCGCCGAAACAGTCGACGACCCAGTTGAGCAACGGATCGCCGACGGCGACGCCGCCGACGGCACTACCGAGGTTCAGGTATTCGACGGCCTTGGCGCGTTCGGCCGGGCTGATGCCGACCTGCACTTGCGGGATCGTCGGATCGACGGGTGCAGCCGCAGGTGGCGGCTGTACGGGCTGCACAGGCTGCACGGGTGCCGGTGTTGCTGCTGCGGGCGGCAGAGGAGGCGGAGAAGGCGGAGTTGCAGCTGCAGCCGGAGCTGTCGGCGTCTCCGCGGGTGCTGCCCCGAGCACAGCCGCCATGAACGCATCGAACGAAATCGCAGACGCTCCGGTGGCGGTCGCGTAATCGATATACGTGGCCATGAACTTGACCCGCTCTTCGGGCGTGTGCTTGGAGCCCTTAGTCGGCATCCAGTGGTCGAGCGCGTCTTTCGGGAACAGGCGATTCTCGTCCGTCGCGCCGAGCAGGTTGTCGGAAGCGGTCAGATACTGGGCCAAGCTAATGGCCGGAAACAACAGCCGCACGACCAAGTAACCGAGCAGCAGTTTGACCTGCTGGGCGGGTTTCAGCTCACGCGACTTCGAATGGGCGGAAAATTGAACTAAAGCAGATTCAGTCATCTAGTGCTCGTTGTTGGCGAAGAGCGCCCGACGTTGCGTGCAAACGCAAACCGGCGGACGCCCGCAAAATGATACTGGTAAGTAACGGGTTCCCGCGGAACATTCCGGCGGGATAACGACAAGTTGATGCCAGGGTCCGCAACAAGCAGGCCCGTGACAGATCCGTATGCCGAAAACAAACGCCGCGAGTCAGCTGCGGAAGCTGCAGCTCGATGCGATCATCCGGCCGCACAAGAAACAATTGGCGAACACGCAGTCGCCATCCGGACACCCGCGGTTCAACCGTCATTTGAGAGTACGAACCGTAAGGACGCAACTTCTGCAGCATGTTGCTGCGAACCGTGATACGTTCTCGTAAGAACGTCCGCAAATGCTCGGTCATAGTTGCAAACATTTGGTCGTCGATCGTTTCCGTCGATCCAATTCCAAACGAGATATCCGCCATGTTTCGCCGCTCCACCAAGTGAAACGGCGAACTAGCCGGCGGCGTCTCTTCCAGCTGAATCGCCCGCAGCGGAACGTCGTCACCAAATGGGTCGGCAACGACGGGTGGCGGCAGGGCCGAAGTAAACAACGGCCACAGCTTGCCGATCCGCCTCGCGTAGCAAAACGGACAGATCCGATCGTACTTGCACGTACGCGTCTCTTGTTTGAACCAATGAAACGCAGGCTGACAATTCTGGATGTACACCAGCGTATCGTCGTAGTTGCCGAATTTGCGGGGCAGCGGCCAGCCATACTGACGCAAGGCCGCCACGCGATCCCGCCATTCGCAAATCATCCGGATAATCGCTCGCTTGGCCAGCTCCGAGTTCGGCGGTTTGCCGCGGACTGCAGGCATGAGCGCCCACAGCACGGCTCGCCGTTCTAACTCGGCGACGTAACTGCGAGACGGTTGCCCGTCCGTAAACACAAAGTTGGTCGGCGAGACCATGCTAACTTGCCGGGATTTGAGGTCGTACCGACGTCGGTAATTGCGACAACGCCGTTAATTGGCGATCGCGTTCCTCCGGACTGACTTGATCACAGATGTTGTCGGCTAACACCTGGTTCCAGAATAACGCCGTGTCCGTGTCGGCGTGGCTGAACGGAGGGTTCGCCACGTTGAGCACGGAACGACGGGCCGCCGCCACGCGGAGGCAGGAAGTACATTTTCCGCAGCGATTCATCGCCGCACCGTCTGTTCTTTGACGCCGGCCACCTTTGTCGCCGCAGTCGTAACCTTGGTGACTCGATCGATCTGCCGGGCGTGATTCTTATTGTAAGCACCTTCGACGCCGCGCACGATGGACGGGAAATAGTGCAAGGCAGTACCCACAAACTCATGAAGCGACTTCATCGTCCAGTCGTGGTACCGCTCGTAGAAATCCTGGCCGTGAATATGCGTCCCCTGGTCGGATTCGTCGTGACTCAGCTCGTGAATCATGACCTGCCCGTAGGAGATCCAGGCCTCCAGATCGATACCGGTCTTAGCGATGAACTTGCGGTCGATTGCAATGAATTGCTCGCCGTCGGTCCACGCGTGAGCACAGTCGGACTCCCCGATGTACAGCGCCCGAGTCGACCGACGGATTTCGTCATCAAACTCTTCGCTGTCCTGGGCCGCCCGGCGTTCGTACTGATAGCTCAGCAGCCGGTACATCGCCCGCCGGATCGTCTTGATGATGATCGTTTCCTGGACCGTCCAGTTGGCCTCAGGGATGATACGGTAGGTTTCCTTCATCTTGGCCGTCAGATCTTTGAACGGCACAATATTGAACTCGCGATGCGCATCAAACCGATGCGGGCAACTGCACAACACGTGGTAGAGCTCGTCAAGCGAATCAACGCGGAACTGCTCCAACATATGCTCGCTAAGCACAAAGCCGAGCTTCATTTGCATCAACCGATCGGCCTTCTGACTGCCGTGCTCGCCGATCGTGAGTTTGCCGTTGAACGCGTCCGGCCGCACCAAGCCGATTGCCCAGTGCCGTCCACAGGCGTCCGTCAACAGCTTCGCACTACTGGGGACGTCGAGATCTCCGGAGAGCAGCTGATCGATCAACCGCTGCCGAGAACCGTCATTGAGGGCAGGCGCCCGCGTGATCCGTTCCTTAGCCCGTTTGTCGACCAACGGCTTGATCTTCTTCCAGACCGGACAGGTCGACATCACCTCGTTGCGGGCGAAGTTGACCGTCAACTGTTGCTTACTGACGACTTCACCGCCGCAGCCGAACGTACGATTCGAGTGCGACGTGACCAGCACCCCGCGGTTGTAGACATACAGGTTGCCGGTGTCCCGCAACTTGACGTACGCCTCGTCGGTTTCCTGGTCCCACTTCTGCTTGGGCGCTTCGAGCGAGATCACCTTCTTGTTGAGCGTGATCTTCGCCGGGACGTACTTAATCCCGATCGGTAAGTCGCGAAGGATGTCGCAAATATCGGTTTCCCGAATCGGATCGTAGAGCTCGATCTGCACGTCGCAGCCCGGCTTCTCAGCCAGCTTTTCATGCAGATCGTACTCGAGCCCGCGACCGCGGATATCGACGTCCATCTTGAACTGGGACGTTCGCCAAGTGTTCTTGCCGAACGCAAAAGCCTGCCCGCGTCCCATGCGAAACTGACCATAGGTCTTTTTCTCGTGCTCTTCGGGCGGCTGGCCAAACGTACGCCAGTACGTTTGGATGTGTTTCTTATCGGTCATACCGGTCCCGTCGTCGACGACGCGGACCGACTTCGTATTGAGCGTGATCTCGATGTTCTCCGCCTTCGCGTCGACAGCATTCATCACCAGCTCAAAGATCGCTTTGATCAGCGTGCCCGCCTGACGACGAATAACGTCGTACAGCATGTGCGGGTGCATCCGGAAATCGTGTTTTTCTGCCATGGTTTCCTGTGTAAACGGAACGGCTCTTAGACGGCTTCGTGCACGCGTATCGCAACCGGGAAGCGAGGGACAGGCGGAGTGGTCGTCGTCCATTCCTGGAACTTGACCGTCAACTTCCGCCCGAGCAACTGATCGCGTTGGTCGTAAAGCTCCCGCTTCTGTGCGTGCGTGCCGGGCGCCAAAACATCGAACGTCGCGTTGGTGGTCGGGACGACACAGGTGAAGATAGCCATCCCGGCGTGCGTACCGCGACCTTCGGTAACTGAGACGATCCCGAACTCCGCGTCCATGAACGTCTTAACCTTGAGAAGATCCCGTGAACGCTTACCGGCCTGATAGGCCTGCAGGCCGTGTCGCAGCATCGCACCTTCGTAGCCGTCGGCAACGCACGCGGCCTGAAACGACATCACTTCGTCCGGCGTCGCCACCTTAATGGTTTTGACCGGCACGATGATGTCGCGAGGCAGCCGCCGCAGCCGCTCACAGGCCGACGAGTAGCGCGATCCGAACGGACCGGGCAACATCGCGTCGTACACGTGGTACTGGATCCTGGTCGGATCCACGGCACCGGCCTTCTTCGAGTTACGGATGGCACTGGCGATCTGCTGGAACGTAATGTCGCCGTGCACGAACAGCTCGCCATCGAGCGTCTCGCCCGGCTGGATCGCGTTTCGCAGGACCTCTTGAATGTGCCCCATCGTCTCAATCAACGTACCCTTCCGCGAATAGAGCCGAATTTCTCCGTCTTCATTGCGGGCCAAGCAGCGGTGTCCATCGAGCTTGGGTTGCACGAAGGCCTGCTGCCAGTCGACGATGTTGACGTAGTCACCAAAGCTCTCTGCGAGCATCGGCGCCAGTGCCCGGCTGGCAGCGGAATCGGCGACGTTGGTCGCGTAGTGGTGCCGCTGCGTCTGGGCCTTATACCGTGCCTCGGCCTCTTTCACGGCCTGCTGCAAGGGAGTGGTGGCATTCTTCTTGCCGGGGTTCTTGCCGACGGCGATATTGTCGCGGATGACCTGCTTCACACCGCCCTGCCGTCCGTGATGGATGACAATGTCGGCCGTGCCGTTTTCCCGGGCTTCGACACGAATGTCCCATTCTTGGACCCCTTCATCCGCGGTCTGTTTCAACAGCGTATCGCCGCGGTAGGCGACTTCGCCTAATACCTGGTCGGAATTCATTCCGTCTCCTGGATTGAGTGAAGTTGAAGACTCCCCTGCAAAATCTGCAGGGCAGCATCGTAAAAATTGATTGTGCGTTTGCTCGGGCGCGTCGCGACGCAGCCGACCGTTACGGGCGTCGGATCCAGGCCGCGGGCTTCCATCGCACTGCGGAACTGCGGGTGGCTATGGATGCTTCGATAGTCGCGAAGCACGCGGCGCGACACGGGTAATCCCTGCCCTGCCGCGGCGGCGACCGCGTTGGCATGACGCATCGCCTGGAACTTTCGTTCCCCGTGCGGGAATCGCTGCAACCACTCCGCCCGCGTGTACTCATGCTCGGATTTGTTCGGCATCTTTTAAGTAATAGTTGACAGGATAGATGAAGTTGCTCGGCTGCGTCCCAATCGGCCTGCCGAGCTTGTTTTCCAGGGCGCCGGTGTCTTCCAGCGTCTTGAGCGTCCACTTCGGACCGACGGGCATATGCGACGTACGCAGTTCGCCTGCGGGCCGCAGCTCCAGATTTTGATAGCAGACGCCGCCGGTCGTTTCCGGATCGTCGAGCTGCGACTGAATCTGCAAATGTACGGACGGATCGAACTGCGCGAAGTACTCCTCGCGAGAAAGTTGCTTCAAAGGACGCTAGCTCCGGTTATTCTTCGTCTTCGTTGAGCGGGTGCCCGTCGACACCGACGACAAAGCGAGCACCACCCTCGCCGTCATGCTCGATACCGAGCGTCATGAACTCCAACTGCGGCCAGTGGTCGGGAGCGTAGTCGTGCCAGGTCGGGCCCAGCGTCATCGTGTCGGGCAGCCCGGCGATGGCTTGGCGGAGATGCCCCAGTGTCAGCAACTTCTGGCCGAGCCTGGGTTTGATAATCTGATGCCCGGCTTTAGGCGCAGCCGATTGCTTCTTGGCCATGTAAAAGGCCTTTCTTTAATTTTGGATCAACGCATTCCGCGTGAAACAGTACCTGCCACGGTAATAATTCCGCCAAGCGGTAGGCGACAGCGCACGCATGCCCGATCGCCGAGAGGCTCACCCGCAGCTCATCGCGATCGCTGCCGTAACGCCCATAGTGATGATCGAAGTCAGCGACGATCGTCGTGAACTGCGGGCCGTGAATGCAGACCCGGTAACTGGTCCAACCGGGCCGCGGACAGTGGTGTACCGTGATCGAATATTCATTGCGATCACGCGTACCGACGTTCCGTGGAAAATCACGGACGACGTAATACGCGCTAACCTGGGTCATCGCGAATAGTTTCCAGTAGCCGCAAGGCGCCAACCGTCGCCTCGTACTGCGCGTCGGTCAAATGCCGCATTAACCCACTGATCGTCACGCACTGTCGTGCCAAATCGTCTTTGCTGACATTCAAAAAGTAATTGCGACCCGGTCGCTCCGGTGCCCGCTCCCACGTGCCGCCGCGCGGTAAGTGGTTGAAAAAGTCGTGTTCGTTATCAGTGAACCGAGTACAGAACGCCAGATCCGTCCAACCGTGTTCGTTGGACCAGTAGAGCCCATTCTCGTCGACAATGACCCACATTACGCAGCCTGCATTTCGTGTTTCGGAATGTTGGCCTCGACCAGAACCTGCGACATCACAGGACAAACCGAATTGCCGATCTTGGCAACCTGATTCGCGGTCGAGCCCGTCAGTTTGTACCCAGCCGCCAACTCCGGCGTGAACTGGGCGTTCAGCAGCTCTCGCGGCCGGAGCATCCGCATGCCGACGTCGCTGATCAGATACATCTGACCGTCAACCGTCAGAAGCGGCAGCTTGGCCTTCTTGCCCAGATGCTTCTTGAGAAAGCGATGCACGCGGCGGAAGCCGTCAAACGTCGCCTTGTCGACCTGTTGCTGCAGCTCCTTGTAGACCTGCTTATGGTCAGTGAGATCGATCGCGGTCAGATCGGCGTTGACGAGCCCGTTGTGATCGACGGCCGTAACCGTCGAGAGAGGGTCCTCCGGATGCGATCCGACGACGCCGCCATAGAACTTGGTAATATGGGCAGCGGAGACGCCCATCGCATGTGCGGCCCCTGCGGGCCTCGCAGCACCTTCGCCGGACGTGATGACGGGCAGCGGTGTCTCCGCGTCGGTGCCGACGCTGTCGCCCCGCATCTTGGTCACGTGGGCGGCGATCAGCCCAGTGTGCGGGATCTGCGTCTGGGCCGGGGCTGGTGCGTCCGCCGGCTGACCGATGCTCTGCCCGTTGAACTGAGTGAGGCCTGCCGCGATCTCAGTAATCACCGGCGTAACGACGGCCTGCCGGTTGTCCGTCTTGACGACGTTCAGCGGTTTATCGACCGGACGCGGCTTAGCGGCGTAGCCGCTGCCGCCAGTACCGACGATAAGCGGTACCGCCGTCGGCTGTACCACGGCTGTGCCGCGGTGCTGCGTCAACGTATGCAGCGGCCGCGTGACCGGCCCGCCGCGCATATGGTCGGAGCCGTGCTGCGGCTTCACCAAGTAGGCGGGTGTCACGGCAAACCGATCCCGCGTCGGGATCGTGTGCAACGGTTCGTCGGCGGCCTGCAACTGCCCGCCCTCGCCGTAGAACTTGTTGATGACCGGAGCAACGATCGCCTTGTCGTTGTTGCTGTGTACGACCGAAAGGGGCTGGTCGCACGGCTGCCCGCGAAAGGATCCGCCTTCACCGGACTTCTCACTAAAATGCCCGATCCGCACGATGAACGGCTTATTTGCCTCGATCACGTAACGGAGCAGCCCGTTGGCCATCCGCCACATGGTCTTGGGTGCCAGCGGTCGCTTGCACTCAATCCCGGTACGCTTGCGGAGCAACGCTGCTTGCCGCTTCGTGAGAAAGATGCTGGGGCACGGGATGTCCCAGTAGATGCACTCGGCAGCCGTCCGCCAGGGGTGCATGCCGTGCGGCGCGAGTCCGCTCTTGTCGGGTTTGCCGTGCGTCTGTTTCGGCCAGACGATCGGCTTCCCGTCCCGCCGAGCAATCACGAACAACCGCTTCCGCGCCGTCGGTACGCCGTAATCGGCCGCGTTGAGCACGCGGGACTCGACCACGTAGCCGAGATCTTCCAAGGCCCGCACCCACCGACGATAAATCTCGCCTTTACGGGAGTGGATCGGAATCATCTGCGGCTTGCCGTCTTTCTTGACGAGGCGACCGTTCTTCTTCAACAACGTCAACGGGCCCCAGTCTTGGAACTCCATGACGTTTTCGAGCATGATCACGTCGGGCAGCACATCCTTCGCCCACTTGACCACGACCCAGGCGAGCATGCGAATCCGCTTCTCGACCGGCTTGGAGCCCTTGGCCCGCGAATGGTGCTTACAGTCAGGGCTAGCCCAGAACAGTTTCACCTTGCGGCCGAAGGTCGCATCACGGGGATCGACGTGCCAGACGTCCTCCGTGTAATGCCAAGTCTCCGGATGGTTCATGGCATGCATCTCGATCGCCGCGTAGTCGTGGTTGATCGCGATATGCGGGCTCATGCCCAGGGCCAGAGTAATCCCCAACGAAGCCCCGCCGCCGCCGGCAAAACTGTCGACGACGATCGGAGCGTTGTGGTTCAGCGTCAGTGTCGGGTTCATGCACCAAATTCCAGTAATGTGTGAACAGGTACTCGCTTGAACCGTACGCGACACCGCGAACAGATCGGGCGAACAGCGCTCCGCACTAACTCTAAAAAGCGACGCGGCCGCAGACGCACGTCACGGCCGCAACATTTGCACGCCAGTGTACTCATACTTGTTCGCCCAGTTCTTGCAGCCGTGCAACAATTCGCACCCGTCGCCGATCTAGCCGGTTCAGCTCACAGCGCAATCGCTGGCATTCTTGCCGTCGCGTCTCACGACGACCGCCCGGCGTTAGTCGAAGATACGCTTTCACGGAAACGCTGGGCTCGCCCGGGTTAAGATACTCCGGCCGATCGTGCAGCAGCTCCAGCGCCCGTAAGTTGTAGTGGTACTGCCGCCAGATCGGTTCCGGCAGCGCTTCATATACGGCGATCAGCTTCTGCAGCGTGATAAATCCGCCGATATCCTGAAAAAGTTGTTCTTGTAAGTGGCGAACGGCCGCCGCTTCTTGTCCGTCAAACTGTGCCTGGATCCAGCGATGATCTCGCAGCGCAGTAATTGCGTCACGGATCCGGCGGCGATAAAGACGGCCGGTCATTCCGGCCATAGTTTCCATCCGTCGAAGCGCTGCTCGCGTACGCGGCAGCATCCCAGAAGGCGGCATGAAACTCCGTAGAGTTATGATTTATTGATAGTCTTGCGCGAGCAGCGCAAACACGCCGGGGCGGTTTTCCGCCAGCCACGCTTTCGCGGGGCCTTCTTCGACGTTGCACTCGAAACCCTTACAGTCCTTCTTGGACGGGGCGTCATCATACGACGTGCGAACGGCTGTTACCGTGTGCCCACGGTGGTGCTGGTAACAGCGGCTTATCGGCGCCGTCTTCGATGAGTCGTTTGGTAAAGATTCCTTTAAGTCGAGCATACGCCGGAGCCCGGTCACGATCGCCGAGTTTGCGACCCACCAACCAGTCGACGTAAGTGCTGCTGGCGGACAAGCTCATCAAGCACTTAGTGAATTGACTGTCCGTGATCTTCTGCGTCTTCGCCGAGTACTTGGTAAGCACGATACGGCGGTACAGCCACGCGCAAAGCGTCAGGTTAAGCGACGCCCACAAACGAAAATACTCCTGGTCGTTGCCCCAGGCCTTGAAACAACACTGCAAGAATCGCACGATCTGCTCGCCGTCTTCCTGCGTCATCTGTTTCGCAAGCGCAGCGCCACTGATATTACGTGCACCCGGCACCAACGGCGCCGACGTCGACCAGCTGCGCACCAGCGCAGACATCGACAACAACGAGGAGGTACCCTCGCGGCGAATCTGCCCGTAGCCGACAAACGGGCAATGTTTCCGAATCGTCTGTAGTACCGGAGAACACGGCTCAAGCCCGCGCATGATGTCGTCGGGCTTCATGGAAACTAAGTGCGAGTTCAGTGCCACGAACTCTTCGGCCAACTCGGCCATCGAGCTACAGTAGCACGTACGCGCATCGACGTAGCCTTCCGACAATTCACTCAGCAGGAAGGCGTGGCGGCGTTGTCGCCCGTCAATCAGGTAGCGAGTACCGTCGACGACGCCGAACGTAATGATTCCCGGCAAAACGCCGCCGTCGGTCTGCAGCCGTTCAACCAAAGCGAGAACAGCTGCGTTGACGGTATCTTCTCGCTGAAAATCCGGCAGCCGCCAGTCTTGCGCTTGTTTACGCGTAAAGTGCAGTGTATCGACAGATGTCTTCGTAACACGGTTCTTACTCATTAGCGGTCAAAACTCCGTACCCGCTGCCGAATGTCGAGCAGCGTGTTGTTATAGGTAATCACGCCGTCTTCAAAGACGGTGTTCAAGTAGCTGGCGTCGAAGGCATCCCGCATCGTCACCTTGTCGCAGGTGATGAAGTTGCCGCCGGCGTCGCGGTAGAGTCGCATGAAGCCCTTGAGCGATTTCTTATTGGGATCCGTGATCGGATCCTTTTCAATCTCGCGGACTTCGTCGTTGACGCGGACAACGGTCGCCTTGATGGCGTAACCGCTCGTGTCCCGGGTATGGTTGCGGAGGATCCCGCCGACGCCGATCACGAGGTTCTCGGGCGAGTAGCCCATCTCGCGAAGGTTGGCCAGCACGCGTTCGTAGCGGGCCAAGAACATGCCGTCGCCGTAGATCAGGCGTACGTGCGGATCGAGGACCTTGTAACCCTGCTTGTTGACCGTATGGCCGAAGGTCTTGTCGAGCAGTTGGATGCAGCCCAGTCGCTCCGGGCTATCGATTTCTGCGGCCGGGTCGCCACAGATGATCAGCTCTGGATCGCCCGAGTCCGGCCGGAAGACGACCTGCCCGTCACGGGCCATGATCTGATCTTTGAGCCGCGGCGCGAAGTCCGTCAGCACGTTGTAGATGCTGTACGTGTCGCTGACGATCGAGACGTGGCCGGACGGGTATTCTTCGAGCATGTGCACGAAAGCGTCGAACTCGGCCGTACGGCCGTAGCTGCACATGACCGAGTGCTCGCTGGCCGGGACCGACATCATGACCGGCTCCACCGCGTCCACGGCGTCGTAAAACGCGTCGGCGTACGGGGCGGCCGGAACCGTGTCCGAGCCGAAGAAATTGGTCAAGTGCGCAACGCCGGAGATCCCGGCACTCTCTTCCGTATCGGCGCCGCGGTAGCCGAAGTCGTGGACCGAGAAGCCCATCCACGGCCGCACTTCTTCGTCGACGCATTCCCGCCAGTTCTTGAGGACGACTTGGCGGTAGGTGTTGCTGCAGGTGGCCACGGTGTTCGTGTACCAGATCTTGAGCAGCAACGACTCGAAGAAGCCGACGACCCAGTAGAACTCCGGCAGCGTGTTGGAGATCGTCATCAACACGTTACGGGCCGGAAGGATCGTCCCTTCCGGCACAGCCATGATCTTGAGCGGGATCCGGCCGTGGTTAATGAGCCTCGCAATCTTGTCTTTAATCTTGTCCGGGCACGGCTGCCGCAGGATCTGCTCGTAGTACTTGAAGAACTCGACGGCCATCCACGGCTCGAGCTTCATCGTCAGGTACCGGCGGAGGTAGTACTGCAGCCCGAAGAAAACCGTCCGCGGAAAGGTCTTGGTGCTCCGAGCCATCAAGTGCGAGTACACGAAATCGCAGCCCGGGGCGTACTGAGACATATGCCCCAGTTTGTAGACGTCCGTGAGTAGCAGCGGGTTCGTGCGAAGCGTGACGTGCTGAGGGATACCGTTCAAGCGAAGCTCCTAGAAAACGTCGAAAGGAAGACGATACACATGCGGCGGCGAAGTGTGTTCCTCCCGCCAGAAAGAGTTTGTTGTAGCAATCGTGGCGTAGTGGGCTTTCAGCGAATCGAGCCCCTTGGAAAAGATCCCGTGCGAAACAAATAAATGCTTCGCTACGGCACCGCCAGCGGTAAGTGCGCGCGCCAGCAGCTCGAACGTCGCGCCGCCGTCACAAATATCATCGACCACCAGACAACGACAGCCGCGAACATTGCCGCTAAGTTCGTAACTGGTGATGTATCCGGTGTTGAGATCGCGCACCTTGTTGCCGATGACGACGCGATGCGACAGATTCAGTTTCGCCATCTTTTTAGCGGCACCGGCATCCGGCGCCACGATCACGAGCTCGGTTTCACCGGATCCGAGTAACGTCGCCTGTTGCTTCACGTGCGATTCGTTCGTGATGATCAGCGACTTGATTTCAAGTGCGTCCGTCATCGCTGCGACCACGTCCGAGTGCGGGTCGAAGAAGGCGACTTTTTCAAACTCAGCCAGCTTCAATTGTTTCAAAAACACTTTAAGGCTGAACGATTCGCCGGGCACCATCACGCGATCTTGTCGTGCATACGGCACGTACGGAATGAACCCGTACACGCGCCAATCGCGACGACGGCACGCATCGGCCAGCAGTAACATCCGCTGAATATCACCGCTGCTGCGAAGCCGTGCGACAATAGTTACAGGCGTGTCTCTCGGCCAGCCTTCAAATCTACGCAACTTGACGTGCTCTTCGCCGCCGTGGAACGTAAACGCCTCGAATCGCGGGGAGGCGTCACGACGGGTTTCGTTGTCGCCGAGGGCGGGCGTCGGACAATCCAGATCCAAAAAGATCATCGATAATGCCTTGCAGGAGATACGATATAAGGACAAATTTCACGCGGCTCGATCCAGCTTTCGTCTAACACGGCGTTCGGATTTCCCGCCGCCTGTATTTGTTTCAATTCAGCCTGTGCCGCTTTTCTACGTGCAGCGATCTGCTCGTAGCGATGATTAAGGTCGCGCGCCATTTCGTCGGCACGATTCGCCAGCGACTCATGAAAGTCCGCGGCCGAGTCAATACCATGCAGCAGCCGTTCGCGGACAACTTGCGGTACGCCTAGCGACAAAATGTTTTCACGAAGCAGTGTAGTCTGATCCTTAAACCAGACGCGGCCGCCGACGGACAACGGATCATCGAAGATTCGCTCGGGAACAATGTGTCCCGGCAAAACCATCCCGTCCCAGCCGCAATTACGAATGTAGTGCAGCGTCTCGGTGCGCGTTTCTTGCAGGATGAACTGGAACACGGCAATACGGGCCTCGTAAGCCGTTGGCGCCGAAGTGTGATACGCGGACATATCGCCGGAACCGGCGTCGTACAAAGCGCAGACAACGGTAAACGGCTTGAGCGGAGTATTGCCGTAACGAGGAAACAGCGGATCGGGGTCGCCGTCCGTTTGAAGATCAATCGAGCGTCTTGCCGTGCTCATGGTTCCAGGTTCACTAGCCAAATCGTGCCGTAGTCTTGTCCGACCTGCGATCGCCATTGATCGCGGATCAGTGCTTCGATGTGCTCCGGAAGCGAGTTACTGAGTTCGCCGTGATCGTAGACCAGGAAGACGTCAGAGAACTCGTGGGGTTCGCCGCCGCGATGCCAGGTCGCCGCAAAGCAGCGCGCCCGGTGGTGCCAGGACTGGTTGAGCCAGGCCTTAAACTCAGCGTCCGCAAAGATATGCGGGCATTCCCATCGCAGCGTCGGAATCGTCTCCACGGGCGTCACAGTCGTGCCCCGGAGACGTAAATGGTGTTCTCGGGTCCGGCGATTCCCGGTGTCCCGTGCGGGCCGCCCAGGTTCAACACCCAGATCTGCTGATTCTGATTCCAGATTGTCGCCCGGCCCGTCAGCAACTGGCCGTGCGGCGTCTCGATCCCCACCTGGGAGCCGATCTTGATCTGGTTGAACAGAACTTCCCGTTGAAACAGACCCGGCAGCCGGGTCCTGCTGTAGCCGTTCTTCTGCAGCCACATGTCGAGGCGGGAGCCTTTCGTTGCGGTATTCACGCCAGTTCCAGTGATAAATTTCATTTGTGTTGAGCGCGAGATCGATCATCGCACCGCTCGCCGGCGAGTAATTGAGCAGCTCAATCACACCGTTTCCGCTTTGCGACATGTGTCGCAGCATTTCCTGCAGGCGAGCAGTCGCCTCTTGCGTCGCATCCGCTTCTAGCCGAATGCTCAGCTGCAGCGGGTGCGTCGTTATGAGCTCGTAGGTGGGCATGCGTCGCCTGCCTCCGCCGGCGCCTCGGGCGGCAGCATGTAGCTGAGCTCCAGCCGCAGACTCATTTTGTCGGGCGAGTTGCCGGGGACGACCTCCGGCCGCGAGCAGGGAACGAACGCCCGATCCGGAACATGTTCCGGCACGGCGATCCCCATGCCCCGCAGGTCGGCGGCTTTGATGAGATAGGGTCGCTCGGCGCAGGCTTCCTTGACGGCTTCCCGGAGAATTTCCGAGATATCCATCTGCAGCTTGAGCGCGACCACTTTGGTGAATCGGTAACCGACGTACTTCCGCATCAAAGCGGAAATACGATCCACGAACGGACGGACTTCCATTAGAGATACTTGTCGATCATTTTTTGAGCGGCCGTTCGCTGCTTCTCCGACAGCGGTCCGGTTTGTTTATGGAGCAGGCTCTCCAAAAAGTCAGCCTCCCAGGCCGACACGTCGATGCCTTCGTCATCGTCAATTTCGCGAAGCTTCTCGCGGATTTCTGCGTCCTCGTCCCGCGTCATGTCGCCCTCCTTGGCGCCAGGCCGATGCGTCATCATCCCTCCGTCAGAAAGTACTCCCATTCAGCTTCCGAGTCGACTACGTCGTCCCAGCCGGCCGGATAGGTGCGGCGATTGCGGGCCGTCAAAGCCCGATGTTTCGCCGCGGTCATGGCTCGTAAGTTCTTATAACGATTGTTTCTTCGGTCGCCGTCCCGGTGGTGGATATCGTAGCCATCCGGGACCAGTTTGCGACGCACGGACATCCAGACGATGCGGTGAACCGCCACCGCCCGCCGCGCGCCGTCGAGGTAAATACGCACAAACAGGTACCGATCGGTTGAATCGGGCCGCTGGATCATCAACCTGCCGTCTTTGAAGATCTCGAGTTTCTTCAAATCAACGGTGATCCGCCCGGCCCGAATGGCCTGCAGTACACGTGCGTACGTGAGCGACTTATATTTTCTCGGCATTGCCGGCTCCGAGGTCGGAGCCACTATACCCGCAAGCCGGTCGGCGTCGAGGTTTCTAATTACTCGCCGTCGAGGGTCATGCCGCGGAAACGCCCTATAGGCATTTGCGCGCGTGGTGTCGGCGGGCCGGGCGGTTGCGTCGGTTCGTCGTCCAGATCGACGGCACCCCACTCGTGGCCGTTGCAACAGAGCAGGGTCACCAACCCCTCGTCATCGAGGACGGTGTGCTGGGCGTCCCAAAAGATCTTGGTCTCGCCGCCGTGATCGAGGACGGCACCAGCATTGATGGCAGCCTGGATCTCTTCGGCGGAGGACTCGTCGTCCAGGTCGTCGGGGTAAACGAAATTGGCGCGACCGTAGAGAACCTCGGCCGTCCCGCGAGCTGGTTCCCCGCATTCGGGGCAAGCAATCGGTGAAAACCGCATAAAACGGACGTTTCCAACTTTAGCCTATAATACTTCGTATTCATACGGTTCGCTGGTAAGCCAAAGTCGGGCCAAAACTTTAGCCTATAATACTTCGTATTCATAGGGTTCACTGGTTCCACCAACTTTAGCCTATAATAACTACGTTATTCATTCTCATGAGTTTGATTGGGGCCTAAGGGCACCCCAATCAAACATGAGAAAGGCGATAGGAAGAGTAAATACCCTAAGTACCATGATCACAGGCTGCGATGGCATCCCGCACGACCGTGAGCTTGTCGATGATGCGCTGCAACCTAGCAACAGCGGCCGCAGGTGCTGCTCGCGATTCTTCATCCAACTCGGCTGCGATGAACGTCAGCCGATCATCACCAGCGGCCTTGGCGCGCTTCCAAAGTTGATGCAGCGTGCTAATCCCGCGATAGGGCGCGCGGGCTTCTTCCGCGGGATGGTAGGCCTGCAGCACGACCAGCATGTCATCGGCCGGCCAGCAGAGTTTGTTGCGGGTACGCCGCGACAGGATCTTGGCGCGTTCGTAGGTGGTAGCGTCGATGGTGCCCATGTTCTCGCACCCTTCGGTCTCGTAGGCGTCCACGACGTCTGCGAGCATGGCTGCAAGTTCTTCGTAGGTGGGTTTGTCGGCTTCGGGTCTTGCGACCTGTTCAGCTTCGGTCATGTTGGGTTTCTAATTACCTGATTTGGTAAGTTGCGTAAGATGGCTCTTCCAGGTACCGTCGTCCCCGAAAGTTCGCAGGTCGATCGCCGCCGAGCAGACGCCGCGATCAAACTCAGCGTTGCTGGCAGCAACTTTTTCGTAGTCATGCCAGAACTGGTGAGGCTTGCTGTTTAAGCGAGCCAGAAGGCCGATGGCGTAGCTCTGGCGGGCTCTCAGCTCGCGAAGCGTCATACCGGCCATCCAACGGACCAACGCGTCTACGTGCTCCGTAGGCATCGTGTCGCGTTCCCGGGGAATTCTGTTCAGTATTAGTGGAAGTGGTTGCATTATCACTAAAGCGAATACAAGAGGTTGTCGTCGCCCGCGTACAGATTCCACTCGCCGAACGACTTGGCGATCGCTGTCAGCTCGGCCACGGCGTCTTTGGATTTGTGATCCCAGTCGCCGTCCCAGAACCCGGCGCCGTGGCGGTTACGGGTGAGGAAGAAATCCTGGCCGGCGTCTTTCAGCTCGGCGTCGTCATCCATGTCGAGGTACGGCGAGGCCTGCTGCAAGAAGTGGTAGCAGTCTTTGCCCATCTCATGCTGGGTGCATTCGGCTAGGTCTTCCGGGCCGTGGTCGGTGTTAAGCTCACGGCCTTGCTCGTCGGACGGGGAGAACCAGATTGCAGCGTCGATGTAGCCCTCAAAGAACGCGTTCTCGTTCAGGATGGCATACTCGACGAATATCCAGCAGGCCGTGTCGGCCAGCAGGCCGGGGCGACCGGGGCGGGCCAGTCGCCAGCGGTTCATTGCGCTCCAGTGTATCGACCACCAGCGAGATCGTGTCGGAATGCGGCGCTGGCCGCGGCGGTGTTCGTTGAGATTGAACTCCAGGCAGGTGTTGACCGACACCGGCAGCGGGGCCAGGGCGATCATGCTTTGGTCTTTTTGCGCGGCTTGGCGACCAACACCGCAGCTCCGGCGATCTCAACGATTCGATCGCGGGTCCAGGTGCGACTGCCTTTGCTGGTTATTGCCAGAATGGCCTGCCATTCGTCTTCGGTCAGCGTGTCCCAGAAGTCTTGGCCGACCGCGGCGATATGCTCGTACGTTTCCAGCAGTTCAACAAAGAACTTGTTGCCGTAAACCTTGAGCGGATCCCCGGGAATGATTTTCAACTCATCCGGGTGGAAGTCTTTCTCCGGCAACGCCAAGAGATCCACTTCGAAGATGTCCGGCTTGGCGAACTTTTTGATCGTGCTGCGAAGCCAGGCTTGCACGAGCCCGGCGTTTTTCAGATTGGCAGTCGGGATCAGGATATTGCGGCAGGGCGTCGTCTGCTCGCTGTCCATCTCGTACTCGACCGTCACGCGTACGACGAACGGCGGAGTCAGCGGCCGATCGAAGCGATCCTGCACGCCGAGCAGCGTACGTAGCAGCAGGGCCTGATCTTCACTCGTAAGCAGCACTTGCTCGCCGCGACGCGAAACGAAGCGGATGAGGCCGCTGTCGGTGTGCTCGACGACAGGCCCGGGGTTATAGGCTTTCTTCGCCATTAAAACATCGGTACTCCGGCTAGGTCGCGATGCAGCTGCATTCACAACCGGCACAAACGGATTTCATTTGTAGGTTGAGCTTCGGTAGCGGTTCACCCATGTCTTCGGGCGTGAACTGCTCGATGAAGTCGTGCCATTCGGGGATTTCAAGCCCGCCGGCAAACGCCTGCTGATTGTCGATGATCTCCTGCGGCGCCGTCGCCGTCAGGAGATCGATCTCTTCGGCCGGGAGAAGTTTGTGCTCCCGAATGAACTGGGTCATCATGCCCGGCATCTTCTTGCCGCCGCGATTGCCCTTGCGGCCGCGACGCCAGAGGCCCAGTACGCCGGTGGCGTTGCGTCCCCGACGCGGCTGCTTGGGAAGTTCCTTTTGGGCCCGCTTGCCGCCGTCGCGCTTCGGACGGGCGTTCTCCGCGTCGATCTCTTGGCAACGGAGCCGCCACGCGGCGAGCTTCGTCTCATATTGGCGATCGAGCTCGTCTTGCGGGATGTGGCCTTCGAGCCGCGGGAGCGCCCGGGCCTCCATGATCACGATGTACCGCAGGTAGATCTTCTTGAAGTGCTGCAGCTCTTCCGGCTGCGTAGCCGGGCAGAAGATGCATGCCGACTTCACAGGCTGCCCGCCGCTTTCGACCCAGGTCTTACCGGTCCAGTCGGACCAGCCCGGGAGGTTTTCTTTGCGGATCTCGGCGATGCATCGCTCTCGATCCCAGCCCCATTCGATGAGCGGGTACCAGTAGTTGTACTTGGGGTCAGTGTCCTGGCCCTTGATCGCTTCGTTATAGCGACGCTGATCTTTGGGTCCGGCGTCGTAGCCGATGACCTTCGTGACGCGCTGCCCGGCGGCCCAGGCCGCTTGAGCCGTCGCCCATTGCTCGCAGAAGGCATTCTGCGGGGCGACCTTCCATTTGAGCGAACAGCTTTTGAAACCAAACGCCAGACTCGGCAGCGTGCCGTTGGTGAGGCAGTTCTCGCCGAGGGAGTGATATTTTGGCCAGTGCATGAAATCTTGCACGACATTTTTAACGACGGTTACAGGTGGAAAACCAACCGATTGCAGCCATCGTTGTGCTACCGGAAGGTAGTCGTATGTTTCTTGTCGCTCGTTGCCGGTGTCGGCAAATAAAATGAGATCCGGCCGAATGTTCTGGCGGCGAAGTCCGATGATTGCAGCCCAACTGTCAACACCGAGGCCGTAGGATACAACAAGGGGCTTATGCACGGTGACTCCATGGCATAGCGACGCAAGGCACGGTACTTACGATATTTCCGGCCTCGCGACATAAATACTTTGAACTGAATACGCGACTGGCGAAGCTGTCGCCAGTCTGGTTGTTGTCGGAAAGTCGTAATGAACTTTCCGTCGATGAGTTGCGGATCTTCGCGAGGGCGGCCGATGCGAAGAGACAGGCTGTGCCTGCCCTCTAATGAGATCCGCAGCCAAAGCCGCTTCTTCCAGTGCCGCAGATCCCACGGGCGAATTTGATCTTCGCGGAGTGTCATGAAAGCGGCGGCTCGACGGGCAGCGGCGGCGTGATAAATGCACGGCCCGATAGTTCGCGGCTACGCATGAACGCAGTGATTTGTTCGTCGGTCGGCTCTTGCTCGTCAGTCAGCTCAATCACGAACGTAGGTGGACGATTACGCAGAAAAATATCCGGCGTACGACTAGACGGCGGGATCACGGTGAGAATGCAGACTTTCATCTGTTCACGATCTTGGCCAGGAGTTTCTTTTGTTTGTACCAAGCCATTTGTGCGCCTTGGCTTAGACCTTTGGTGGCCCAGTTGCAGTTCATGCCGATGGCCGGAATGATCTGCGTTAAGTACTCAGCGTAGGGCTCGCCCATGTGGAGCTCGATAAGAATGTCTTTGAACGCGGCTCCTTCGTGTCCCGTCCCTTGTGCGTCTCCGTACTTGAGCTTCACCAGCAGGCTCTCGACAACACGAAGCGACCAAAGTGCCCGTTCTCCGGCCGGGGCGCCGACGAGCGTTTTGTCATACGTCGAGATGTACTGGTCCGGAGACAGCAGTCCGAGTTGTGCAGAGGCAATGTACCACTGATCGCCCGTCGCTTCCGCGTAAGTGCGGCGGGCGTTGAAGATGCTGCCGGTATAAAGCGAGCGAGCCGTTACGAGGTCGTTGGTTCGTTGCTTTGCCTTCCCGCAGCCGACGATAATTATTCGAGTCGGTGTTTGGTGTCCCATATTCTCCTAGTTCGTCAGCATTGTCGTAGTCGCAGCCACAGTCGTAACGCAGTCGTTGTCGTCAGCACGGTCGTTGCCGTTGCCAATGCCGTTGTCATAGTCGAGGTCAGTGTCCGCAGCGTTGCCGCAGTCGTTGTCACAGTCATGAACGAAGCGCCGTCATCGTCATCAGCGTCGTCGTTGTCGACGTCGTGGTCGGAGCAGATGCCTAAGTCAACGCCGTCAGCAGTGCCGCAGTCGGTGACGAAGTCGCTGCCGGTGTCGTTGCGCTGTCGTGGCCGGAAGCGTCGTCGATGTCGTTGTCGTTGCGCCGTCAGTGTCGTTGTCGCAAGCGGAGACGTAGTCGTTGTCGCAGCCGTCGTCATTGCCGCTACCGAAGTCGCCAGCGCTGTCGCTGCCGTAGCCGCTGCCATTGCCGACACGTCGGGGTTGTCGATGTCGCGGGCTGCAGCGTGGTCGTTGCCGGAGTCGATGTCAGAGACGGTGTCGATGCCAGTGTCGTGGTCAGATGCAATGTCGCGGACGCAGTCGGAGTCATGGTCGATGCGGCGTCTCAGTCGAAGCCTGCAGCGTAGTCACTGTCGTTGTCGAGGTCAGGACATTGTCGTTGCCGTTGCCGTGGGCAGAAGCATCGTCAACGTCGAGGTCGTCGTCACTGCGTGGTCGGCAGCGTCGTCGTTGCCGGAGCCAGTGTCAAAGCCGGAGTCGGTGTCGTCGTCTTTACGCTGTCGTGGGATCAGCAAGGACGGAGTCGGAGCCGGTGACGTAGCCAGAGACGATGTCGCTAGCGCAGTCGTAGTCAATGCCGATGCATGGACATAGCCAACAGCGTCGTCAAAGTCGCTGCACGGTCTCCGTCGAAGTCATCGTCGAAATCGTTGCCAGTAGCATTGTCGTTGCCGCTGCCGTTGTCGGGACGTAGCCGGGGCGTCAGCGCAGTCAATGCCGTTGTCGTCGTCAATGTCACTGCCGGAATCGCCGTCGTTGCCTCTAGCGTTGCCGCAGTCGTTGCCGCAGCCGGCACGCTGTCTATACCGGAGTCGCAGCCGATAGCGTTGCCGCTGTCGGCGTCATTGCCACAGCCGTCGTCATGGTCGTTAGCAGAGTCGTGGTCGCTTGCGTAGTCAGCGTCGTAGGCAGAGCCGTCGCCGATGTCGTTATCGAAGTCAAAGTCACTAGCGTCGTCAGTGTCGTCGTCGAAGTCGTAGTCACGATCGTTGCCGCTAGCAGTGTCGCTGCCGTCGACGGTTCGGGTTAAACTTCGGTGCCTTCTTCGACCACGTCGCACGAAACGACGCGGCCGCGGCCGTACCCCATTTTACGGCACGCGCCGACGCCGACGAAGTAGCAGGCGTAGTCGATCAGGTGCTTCACCGAGTTTTCGTCGTAGATCGTCCGCATGATCCCGACGGCGTCGAAGTTGCGGAGCAGTTCGTTGGACTGGAAGCGGCGCTGCCCGCCTTCTTCCGGCTTGACGTACCGCTCGTAGATGTCGTCTTTCTCGAACTTGCCCGTTTTGAAGTCGCCCAGCCGCAATTTGCTGCGGAGGTCGTCTTTCGGGAAGCGGCTGCCCGCCGGAGCCGACGTGGTGGCCTGCACCAGGGCACCCGAGAACTGGTGACGGGGAATGATGATCTCCGTCTTCATGTTGTTCGGGTCGATGCGGTACCACTTGCGCTCCGCGGCCTTGCAGAGGCGTTCGTATTCGTCTTGCGTAATCCCTTCCTTTTTGAGGTAGGACTGCAGGGCCTGGGCGCGTTTGTCGTCGGAGCGGGCCCGGTTCATGCCGGACTTCTTCTGGATGTCGATGACCGAATTGCGTTCCGGCCAATACGGGTCGGCGATGTAGTCGTCGAAGTGGACGACCACCTTGAGAGTCTTGATTTGATCGAAATCGTTCGGGATCGTGCCTTTGGACTTAGTCATGTTGCTTCGTGAAAACCTGTGTGAATATTTTGGGATCTTGAAAACTCGGATGAGCCTCGACCAGCTTGTGGATGCAGATCGTGCTGTGGAGTCGCCGGGCGGTCTTCGGATCGCAATCCGGATCCGCCAACATGGCTTCAAAGGCCCGGGCCATGTCGGCGTGATAGCCGCCGTAGGTGCCGGGTCGGTAGTGTCGTCGCCAGAGAATTTCAAGCACTACATGTACTCGATGAAGTCGTCAGGTGCGGCACATAATCGCTCGTCCGCGCCTTCGATACGGATTTCGCTGAAACCGTCATCGATATTCGGTTTGCCGCTGCGAAAGTGGCCGTCTTCGAAACGAAACGGCGCGTGTTCGACCGTGCCTGTCACGTAGATGACGTTGCAAAGCTGCTTGGTCATGAAGCGATACCGCAGCTCCGTGTTATTGCAACAGGAGAGCGCTACGATTAGGCCGTACTTCTTTGCGAACTGCTCAGCTTTCTTCGGCACATCTTCCGGCAGAATATGTACGCCGGAGGCGAAGACGTTGATATGGCACGGCTTTCGGTTTTTGAATCCGACCCGCACGACGCACGGTGTGCCGTGTTCGTTGGCGTAGCCGACTTGCAGAATGCGACCGAGCAACGGAGGCTGACCTGATCGCTCTACGCAGATTTGATCGCCCGCTTTACCGTGACCCGCGGGCCACGGACTTTTGCTTTTCTTGGGCACGAACCTTCCTAGCTAATGCTTGAGCCATGTTGGTATCGATCACCGCCTCCCGCCAAGCTCTGCTGGCGACAGGGGTCATCTTCAAATACTTCAACGGGCAGTCGAACCAAATTGGTCCGTCCGCTTCGGTACTTTCGCGTTCGGTCCAGCACTTCTCTTTCGAGTCGTACGTGAAGCGAATGACAGAGATAAACGGCCACATGCGTTCTTGGCGGTCGTCCGGGCGGTTATCGACGTACTGCCAGACCGCCCACACTCGCACGTCGCGTTTGATGTTGCCTCGTACGCATTTGGCCAGCAACTGGATACAGCCGAGCCCACCGCTGCGGGTTGCATGCTGATCTGTCGTTAATGCGAACTTGAGGCAGTTTTTGAGCGTGTACCCGGACGGGTAACTCGTACTCCCCATGTCGCCTCAGCAGAGATCTTGGACGTTGATCGGAGCTTGGTTGCGCGGGTCGACCAACTGCACCCGCTCCACGGACGCCGCGGTCTGCGACGCCAACGTGTTCAGCCGTCCGGCCGCTTCGCGGACCACGGCCTGCAGCTCGGCGATCGCGGCGGCCGCCGCCGGGTTGTTCCCGGCTGCTGCAGCTGCTTGACGATCGGCCCGCATGAGGCGGCTACGGAATTCGTCGTCCATGAACCGCGTCGATTGCGTGAGCACGCTGCGACGAGCCATAGACGCGATACAGTCGCAGGCGATGTTGAAGGTGCTACTGGCCCGCGGCGCCCAGTGAAACTGGAACTGAAAGCCTTCGCGAATCATCTCTCGCCATGCCGCCCACAGCGGATACTGCGTCCGCGGCAGCGGTTGATCGAAGTCGGAGGCCTGGCTGCCGTGTTTGGCGACCGTCTCCGAGTCGGTGACGATGTGCACCTGCAGGACGCCGCGACGCTTGATCAGATCTCGACCTTCGCACGCGTTGAGCCAGTGCAGCATGGCCTGCATGTACGGCATCTGTTCCGCCAGGTTGACGGATCCCAGGTTCATACCGCCGTGATAGAAGCGGCCGAGCTTTTGGTTGTTGTCGACGAGTGCCGTCGCCCAGCCGCAGGCGCCGTCCCAGCCGCTGCCGCTACCGTCGCCGACCAGGAGCAAGTCCCAGCTGACGATACCGGTAGCATCAAGCAGAGCTTGCAGAGTCGGATACGGCGGCAGGCTGCCCGGCTGGACCTTGGTCCGCCCCGCCGCCGTCGGCTGCGTTCCGGGCAAGTTGTTGTGTTTGCTCATTCAGTTTCTTTGCCAGGCGACTGCTGGCTTCGTTAAGTTCGTTGTAGACCTGTTGCAGGTTGTTCAGCAGCGACGTGCTGATCTTTGCCATCTGCTGGATCAGGTCCAGAGAAAGTCCGGCCGAAGGCGGGTCACCGTTCGGGCCCGCGATGACGCAGCCCGGCAGCGACGTACCGAGTCGTTGATCCCAGACCAGCACGACGGCAACGCCTGCCAGCTCGGGATAAGTTTGCGCAAGTCCGTTGGAGAATGCGGCCGCCTCGTTGCGAGCCAGTTCGAAGAACTGAAGCGGCTTAGGCGGAGCCGTCGGATTGGGTATCGGTTGATCCGTCATGGGGAAGAAAGTCTCGTGGTCGCGAGTAGCGAATGGCTTCGGGAAGGACGTTGTCGAGGCTCCAGGCAAGATACCCGGCGGCCCAGCCGTATGCTATCGCCTGCGGTATCAGCCAGAGCGGCGTCCACCAGGGCGTAAGAAAGCGATCGGCGTAAAGGACGAGCAGCATCACGGCGGCGAATAGTCCGCCGGCATGATGGGCGTGGCAGAACGGGCAGAGCAACGCTTCTTCCACAAAGTTCGCGCGCTGCGAGAGCCGGTGCTCCATGCGGGCCCGGAGGACTACGAACAAGTCGCCCTGGAACCAGATTTCGAGCCAAGCCCGCAGGGCGAGCACTAACACCGTGAAATAGAAAAAGTTCATTCTGCGGCTTCTTTCCGGGCTTTGACCCAGTCTTGATATCCGGCCACGGTGTCGCCGTTGACGACCTCCATGGCCCAGTCTTCCTTCGGATACTCGGGATCCGAGGCCCATAGATCGTCCGGCCGTTCGACGGCGTAGACGTTCCCCAGGCCCGGGCTGCCCAGCGTATCACTGATGCACTCGTCCCAGATCTCGTCGGCCGACGTGACCATGTCCAAGAACGCATCAACCTTCTTGGCGATTGCTTCCGGCGTCGTGGTCTCCGGATCGTACTCGACTTCGACCGTGATGTAAGCCGTTTTTGGCTTTGGTTCTTCGTCGGTCATTGGTCTTTGACGATCGTCAGGATGCCGGTGCGGACATTGGTGCCGCTCTCCGCGAAGGAGTTGTCGGGCAGCATTTCCCACGTGCCGTTGACGCGTTCCACGAATTCCCGGAACTCGACAGCACGCTTGTCGCTGCGGTAAGTCCAGGCCGGACACATGATCGCCACCAGGATACCGCCGTCGGCGAGGAACTGGTACGCATGATTCACGTGCTTCACGTCGCCCAGGCCCGTGAATGGCGGGTTCATCACGATCGCGTCGTAGTCGCACGGCGAGGCGGCCAAGAAGTCGCCGTTGTGGACGATCAATCGATCCCCGTGTTTTTGCTTCAAGGCGATGAGCACGTTGATTAGCAGGGGATCGAGTTCGTACATCTCGATGCGCGTGTGCTTACCGAGGCTGAGCAGGGCCTGCACGATGCGGCCCTTGCCGGCCGAAGGCTCGAGGACGTCGATCGTTTCGGTGTTGACCTTCCGCGACTTGAAGTGGTTACGAATGATCTCGTAAAGCATGGCGGCGATTGCCACCGGCGTTTCGAAGAATTGGTATTCCTTCTTGCGGTCGATGTACTGGCCGGCGAATACGACGTCTTCCAGCAGGCCGCGAGCCTCTTCGGGGAAGACGTGCACTTTGCCGGAGCGCGACCACTTGCCGCCCATCGCTTCGAGCACTTTGTTGACCGCTTGGTACGTAGTGCGGTCAAGTTTGTTGGTGATGGTGACGTTGTTGCCGTCGTACTTGAGTTGCCGCAGCTCTTCAAGGATCTTGGGGTCGATCTTGGTGATACCGGGGGCTTTAGCCGTTTTCGGCATTGTCGTCTTTCTGGTTGTCGGGATCGCTTAGCGGCGTCAGCTCGTCGGGCACGGCGTGTCTCCGGGCGGATTCGTCGGACAGGGGTACTGCGTGATATTCTTCTCACGCACGGCGGCGACGACCTTCTGGAATTTTTCCGGGTCGGCCATGATGAGGATGCCCAGCGGATTGTCGAAGCAGATCGCTAGGGCGATTGCTTCGGCAGGATCTGCGCATTCCAGTGGTGCGCCGAGGAGGCAACTGCCCCGCTCCTGATTGAACACGCCGGTTTTGCCGTTGGGCAGCAATTCCGTGTACGTGTCAATCGGAGCGGGTCGCGGCGTCTTTGCGGATCTGTCGAGGATTGTGGAAAAGTCCATTACGCGGCTTTGTACACGAGGCCGAGCTTCTGCAGCTTGGCCAAGCACTCGTCGCGTTCACGGGAGCGGGCGCCGCCCCATTCCGGCGGGCAGGCCTGCAGGAACATCGCTTCGGTTACGCCACCGTGTCCGTCGACGAGCGGTACGAGATTCTGGATCACCGCGATGTCGAGTTCGGTCAGCGTCATCGCGTTGAGGCGGTACTGCTTGAACGCTTCCCACAGCACGGGGTAGAGCTGCCCGACGATCGCACCGATCGCGTTGGCGTAGGTGCGGATCTCCAGCTGCGCGTGAGAGTCCATCCGCAGCGAGAGGAAGTGCAGCAGGTTGTGCATGTCGCACTTCCAGATCGCCGTCGTCATAGTCGACAGCGGCAGATCTTTGCGGGCCTGCTCTTTGGCGACGCCGAACGCCAGGCGTTCTTCGTAGATTCCGCGGGATTCGTCGAGACCTTCCGTCTCGCGATGCGTCAGATACCGGCCCGGCGTAATGTCCGAGTAGTAACCGACGTATTCGAACACCAGGGCTGACTGCGCAAATTCAAACGTGTCCGCCGCTTCGGTGTTGTTGAAACGGAACACACCCCAGCGACGTTCGTCCGCCCGGTCTTCTTCGGTGACAAGTACGCCGGGCTGTCCGTCTTCGTCGATCGGAAAGATGCGATAATTGGCGGGCCAGTTATCGCCCAGTTCGCCTGCGCTGCCCTGCCGGTTCGACGTGCTTTGCAGCCGCCACGAATCAACGCCGGTGCGCTGGCACTCATCGATCGCCGGGGAGTACCGCGTCGAGTATTCGTTGACGTTCGCCATGCGGTGGCGAATCCATTGGCGCCAGGTATCCATCGCGACCGTCACGCGAAACTTCATCTCCACCATCTCGAACGGCGTCGTATGGCGGTGCCGCAGCAGGTACCGCATGAGGCCGACGTCTTCGGCCGGCAACTTGGCGGTCGTCTGTGCCGTCACGCGGGCGGCTTCACAGATCTCGCGTTCATGACCCATGACGTCGATCAACTGGATCGAGCCGTCGAGTACCGGGACGCATTCTTGTTTCAGTGCGGCAAGCTTCGCAGCAAACGCTTCCGAGGAAAGGAACTCAGCCGACATAGATTCTCCAAAAGAGGCAAGCGGCTATTCTCCCCGGGAACGATCCCGACGATCACGCCGCTCCAGTGCGTTGAACAAACGTAGAAGGTAGTACATGCCGATGACGACGGCGATACCACCGGAGAAGCCAAGCTGACGCTTGGCGATGAGTGCAGAGAAAACCATCAGCCAAAAGAGGCCGATGAACAGCTGACCGCCTTGGAACATGCGGTTACAGGATTTCCGCCTCTCCGTGCGGCCACGGCGTCGTCAGACCGGTGTCTACGACAAGCTCCGGTAACTCATCACGAAGCAGTTCCGGGGCCGGAAGCGGAGGGGACAAAGAGTAATTGCTGATCGGACTGTCGGACAGTCGGATCTGCGGGCCGGGGCCGCGGAGGGTACTCCGCCCTTCAGGGAGCCGGCGTTCTTGGTAGCGTTTAGCGCTTCGCGAAATTTCAACCATTGTTGCGTCCTCAGGGACGGACGGGCATAATCGCGAAGCATAACAAAGGTAAGGCGAGACCCCAACGCCGTTTAGCAACGGGGTCCCGGCTTAGTGCTTAGATCCGAAAGCAGGCACGGAGTGTCGCCCACAGGATCCCGGTAATCGCCGAAACGATATGCCAGAGCACGCTAAATAAGTCATCTGCCAGGTCCTGAACCCACTGGAGTTCCGGATCGTCAGGCTGACGCTGTCGAGGAGTAGGCATGGCTGCCTCCATGTATGACCGGCCGGAGCAGGCGCTCCGCACCGGTAGTGTTGCTCGCCTTGGGGCTACTCCCAAGGCCGTGAATTCGCTCATCAAAGATCTGATCTCGCCCGAACGGCACGGCCGCCCGATCGATATCACGGACAGGACCCACGCCTTACGGCGAATGGTCGATAACGGGGCGGTGCTGAGTCCGGCTAAGTTCTTAGGCAGCATCCTGCGGCTCGACGGGAAGCCGTTCACGCTGGACGACTACCAGCCGATGTCGCCGCTGTATCGCGCCCTCATGCCGACCAATACCACGTTAGGTACGGGTCGCCAAGTCGGCAAATCGACGAACATTGCGGCCCGCGGTCTGTTGACCTCGCTCGGTATCCCCAATTTCAAAACGCTTTACGTCACGCCGCTCTACGAACAGATTCGGCGTTTTTCCAACAACTACGTACGGCCCTTCATCAATCAGTCTCCTCTGCGGAGTCAATGGGTCAGCACGGTGACTGAACAGTCGGTGCTGCAGCGAAGCTTCCGCAACGGCTCGCTGATGTTGTTCTCGTTCGCGCTACTCGACGCGGATCGTATCCGCGGTGTGTCGGCACACTGCGTGTGCATCGACGAAGTGCAAGACATGGATCCGGCGCACTTGCCGATCATCAACGAAACGCTGACGGCCAGTAAGCAATACGGCCTTTCGATTTTTACAGGTACACACAAGAGCCTCTCGTCCGCGCTGCAGGGGCTCTGGAGTGAATCAAGTCAAGCGGAATGGGTGATCCCGTGTCCGCATCCAGGTTGTAAGACCGAGAATGTTCCATCGCGAGAGTTTCACGCGGAAGCAATGATCGGTCCGGTGCACATGCACATCAGCGAACGCTACCCGGGCGTCGTCTGTCGCAAGTGCCGCCGTCCGATCTCGCCGCGCTTTGGTATGTGGCGGCATCGTTACAAAGAGCTGCGATGGGTGCGGGCCGGTTATCACATTCCGCAAATCATTCTTCCGCTTCACTACGCTAGTCAGGAAAAGTGGAGCCAGATCGTTCGTAAGAAGTCCGGCGCTATTAGTGAAGCGGCCTTCTGGAATGAAGTGATGGGCGAGGCCGTCGACGTCGGGCAAAAGCTCGTGTCCGAATCGGAACTCAAACAAGCCGCATCGCTGCCGTGGCAAAACAATCCCGATCGACCGAACGGGGAGATCAAGAAACGGCTGAACCAATACGCCCACAAAACGCTGGCCATTGACTGGGGCGGCGGCGGTGAGAAGGGTACCAGCTTTACGGCGCTCGCCGTGCTCGGCCAAACTGCCGACGGTAAGATCGACGTGCTCTGGGGTAAGCGGCTCATGCTTGGTTGCGATCGTATTCGCGAGGCCAAGGAGATCCGCGAGTGGTACACGTTCTTCAAATGTGAGTACATCGCGCACGACTTTACCGGTGCCGGCGAAGTCGCTGAAGCGGTGTTGATTCAAGCCGGACTGCAGCCGAAGCGGATCTTCGGCATTCGCTTACAGCGGTCGGGATACCAGGACATCATGGTGTTCCACGAACCGACGAGCTTCAACCACCATACGTTCCACACGCTCGACAAAGCCCGCTCACTGAACTACACGTGTACGGCCATTCGATTAGGTCGCGTCCGTTTCTTCCAGTGGGATCGTTTGGCCAAAGATCAGATCGGCCTAATCGGTGACTTCCTTGCATTAACCGAAGCCAATACGGAGCTGCGGCTCGGCGGTACGCTTTACACGATCGTCCGGGATCCTATGTGGCCGGACGACTGGGCACAGGCCGTGAATCTTGGCACCTGTTTAATCTGGCAGTTGTCCGATTCGTGGCCTAACTTCGCCAAGCTGGCCGGCATCAAGAAATTGAGCCAGGCGCAGCTCCACGCCGCCGGTGATTACCAGTGGGGCTGGGATACGGATCCGGGCCGAGCTCATTTTCTCGGGAAGCCGTGATGCAACGGATCAAGTAGGCGATCGTCTTCGAATGCTTGTTCGATCTCGTCGTCGAGGTCGAGGTCGACGTCCAGCAACCAGTCGTCGTCAATGCTGTCGTCGTTCGCCGCGAGCACGTTGTGCTCCGGCGGGAAGTACGGACTGTCGATGTTCTCGGACTTACCGCGGAGCTCTTCCAGCGGCTCGTCGACGTCGAGATCGAACGCTTCGGGAAATTCTTGGTCGTCGAGATCGTCTTGCATAGAAGGATACAAACAGCGGCCTGACATAACACTGCTCCCGGAGTTACTACGGCGGGGCGACCACTGCAATGGTACCGCCCAATCTGCTTTATTGCGCGTCGCGTGAACATCACCGACGGACGGGGATCTGCGAGTCGTCAATAACGACTCCGGTTTCTTGCGTCCACCAACGGACGACATCGACTAGAAGCGTTTCATACAGGTTTTCCTTACGGGGTATGTTGAAGCGGCGGCGGGCAAGATCGTGTAAGTAACTGGCCGGCAACTCTCGTGCCGCCTGGAGGAACGCGTCCGACGGTTGCGGATGGTCGTCCTCGAGTATCGTCCAACCGCGGGGCTGCACGATGTCGGCATCAAGCTCGTTGCCGAGCATGATTATGTTCACGTAGTCGCCGGCGACTACGTGGTAAAGTTGTTGCCGACGGTGTTTTTGTTTTTTAACCCACGGCAGTAGGGCCGACCAGTCGTGCGGATGGCTGTAGTACCGCCGACTGTGGCGGGGAATAAAGTTGCAACCAAATTTTTCCAAGATGGATCGCGACGCATCGAACGTACCGCCCGTGATCATCATGCGCGGTTTTTGCTCACCTATCAGCGGTGACATGACGGAACACGCCACATTGGTCAGTAACCCTAGTGCCAATGGCAGGCACGGCCCGTTCAAGGCACGGATGTCGGCACTACCCAGTATGCTCGGCGGTGGTACGGCCGCAGCCGCAGGCGAACCGACGTAGCGGCTGTTCTCGTCGATCTCAAGTTGCCCGGTGGAGCTGATGCTGAAGTCTTGAAAGCGAAAGCGAAGCGAGTCCCAGCCGATACGCGTGTATGCAGCACTGGTTAGCGGTTGGTGGAACTGCGTGGCGATCGCCAGCACTTTGGTCTTAATCGAGTTGGAGATGATCAGGTTGGCGTTGACGGATGCGGCGACAACAACCAACGCGTTAGCGAAGGCACTTGCGTCACTTGCCGACCAGCGGACGTCGAACGGGATCTGCGTATCGTGACAGTGCAGCACCCCGGTTGCCCGCATAACATCGTGTGCGATGATTTCGTGAATCTTGACACGAGCGCTTGCGAGCTGCGTACCAGCCGGCGTGTACCAGCCATTCTCGCGTTCAACGACTTGCAACGGGCCCGCCATAGCGACAATCTGCGTATCTGCGGTTGCCAGCCGGGAACAGCCTTTGACAATCTCCCGTTGCTCGACCGCGTCTAGCGGTAGGCTCTGGAAGAACGCCCGGGCGTCGTCTACCGGCATCCGCTGCAGCTTACGAATCAGTGCCGCTCTCCAGCTCACGGCAGCCGTAATCGTGTTACGCAGCGTTTCCGCGGCACGACTGATATTTCTAGGAACGGCGGGAGCTGCGTCCCAGAGCCAGCCAATCCGTGCATTCATGCTGCGGGCCATCAAGATGGTCTTCGCAAGCTCGTTTGGCGGGACCGTTTCTGGGGCGAAGACAAGCACGATCGTACGTTTGCGATTGCCGAACCAGTCGCACGAGTTGCGCAGCGAGACGTTGTACGAATGCATCCCCATGAGCGGCAGCGGGGCGATGTTCGTCGCCATGTGCCGCTGCTGCAGTCGCAGTGCCCACCAGATATCGGGCATTAGGACCAGCTCGTTCTCCAGGTACCGGGTGGCGACAGGGAGCGTGCTCGGCATGGTGTACGCGGTTTGCGTCGAGCGCGGGTCATGGCGAATCACAGTCTGACGCACAATGCCGTGTTGGTGCGTGGCAAAATGCATCCCGGCGATAAGCCCCGGCAGTGTATAAAGCGGCTGTATGACGTAGTACCCGTCACTGAGCTGCCCGACGTTCAGGCCGAGCGATAATTGTTTAAGTTCGGCCCCTACGCCTAACCCGACAAATTCCATTGTGGCGTCGGGCTGAAACAGTAATTGCTGCAGGAGCACTTTGATCCCTTGCGGCAAACCACGCAGATTTTCTCGTGGTTTACGGGATTCTTCCCAGTAGGTCGCCAGTACTTTGCGGTTCTCGCAGAGGGTCGCGTATGCGATCCGCTCCTCCGCTGAGCTGACGTACGCTGCGTGATCGCGGCCCAGCCGGGTCAATGCCTCGGCCTGATCGACCTTCCAAGTCGCTGCGGCAAACTCTATCATGTCGCCACAGAACCGGCAGCTATTGCAGTGTGCCCATGTACCGTGTTCCGGTGCGTCGGGCAGCAACTGAAGCTTGCCTCGGCAACGAGGACAAGCGACGATTGTCGGAAGCACGGTCGTCGTGACGGGCAACCCGACCGACGTCAGTACGTCATGCCAGGGATAATAGCGATTCAGGGAGGATTGCATGTCGACAATCTGGGATCATACGCAGGACGTGTCGGGTAGTGAGTTCCACCGCCTGACTAGTTTATTTCCGCCGCCGGATTTCGTGAAAGAGGCCTCCCACGAACGCCTATTCGGTGATGCGGACGGCATCCCGGCTCACCTTTACGGTGACACCGCCGGACGCCGCTTCCCGTGCCACTCGGCCCCGGCTACGTGGGCCTCGGCTTTGTTTCTGTTCGATAAGCAGGCTGCCCTCAAGCCGAACGAACGGCAACTCTACGAGCAACGCCTGTTGTCGCAGGCCGAATACTTCGGCATCAAGGGGCAGGTCATTGCTCTGCGGGAAAAGGTAGCAGCAATCGCCAACGACACGGAAGCCCAGCTGCCGGACGAAGACTTCGCCCTGGTCTGGGCGGCCGCCGACGGCACCAAGCAACGCCGCTGGCCGCTGCGGAACGCCGGAGAGGTCAAGGTTGCAGCCGAGACCTTTGCCAAGTACCGCGACGACTTCACGTTCGCCGATCGCCACACGGTGGCCACCAAGATCCTGGAATCCGCCGTCCGTTACGGCGCCTCGCTGGGCGGTGCCGACGAGGTCATCGAAAAGGCCGCCGGCCGCGGCTCCTGCGCCGGAGCTCACGTGGCGGACGCGTTCGAACAACGGGGCCGCATGGCCCGGGCCACGCATCCGGCCTTGGCGGAAGAAGCGATCAAGATGGCGGAAGTTGTCCGCAGTGCCCCGCAGCAAGCCCGTGGCCACGACAATCTCGTGAAGCTGGCCGGATTGCTCGACACCTTCGATCGTTCGACGGGACTTGTCTCGCTGTACGACGAAGGCGGCCTGCCGCGGCCGGAAGAGATCTTCTTCCAGGTCACGGAGAAGAATGCGGGCGAGTTCATCGCCACGCACGTGCCAACGACCACCGGTCGGATCTACGAGCTCGAATCGCTGGAAAAGATCTCGGTCTCGCAATACCGCGAATGGCTCGGCGACGACTTCGCCGATGCCGTCTGTGCCGCCGGGATGCTGCCCGACAGGGAAAAGTTGGCAGCGGTGCTGCCGACCATGGACCGCGGCATGGCCACGACGTTCGACCGGATGGCCGATTCGTTGGCGATCTCGCCGGTAGCGCAAGAAAAGGCTGCCGCCCAGGGACCCCTGAGCGGCAGCCGGTTGTTTGAACAAGCCGCGAAGTATCAGCCTGCGGGCTGAGTTGGCGGCGGTGCCGCTTCCGTCGCAATTTCTTCCCGCAGGATATGACATTGCGGCGGAAGCTCGAGCCCGACACGGACACGTTCAGTGCCGCGGATGTCGACAATTCGCACGATACCCGAGAACACAATGGTGTCTTTCTCGGGTGCGGCCTGGGCCAACAGGCTCTCAATCTGCTCCCGCGTCATGGTGAGCAGGACTGCTTCGTCGCGTTTACGGGATAATACAAGCATCACGAACTCCTAAGAATCTTCCAGACGATAGTCGGCGGCGTCCGGGTTGCCGCTGTAGCACAAAAGCGTACTGATGATTCCAATCAGCAACGAAACCGGGAGCAAATCCCGGACCCGTCCGATAGCATCCTCTGCGCGACTAACGGGTGCGACGCAACAAGCATCGACCCCCAGTCCCTTGAAGGCGGGACCAACATAGTCCATGTTCCTGTAAATGCCAGACGCCTGCGGAAACAAAAAGTTCCCGGCGGTCGCGACACGGATTGGACCAGAGTAACCTGCCGGTGATGCTTGCAATGCCACCCCGGCAAACAGGCGACACGCAATGCTGCGAGTATGTTCGGGATCGTCACCGTGAATGGCGTGCAACGCCACGGCGATCTCGCCGCGTACGAGTGCCACGAGATCCCCGACGTGGATGACGTGCTCGTTGGAGGTCGGCAGCACCACCGGAGAGACGTCTCCGGAGTGATACCGCATTACGTCGGGCATGGTACGTCCGGTGCCAGCAGCGGAATGCCTTCGTCGATACCGCCCATCAGCGGCATTAGGAGCGATTCCCAGAACGGGCGACGCTGCTTGTCCCAGCATAAGCCGCACGAAGTGCAGGTGTGCTTCATCTTACCGCCGACAACACCGTTCTCGGCCGGACAGACCAGGACGCCGTTGGCTTTCTTCATGGTCGTGTCGGGGCTGTCCCGGAAGACCAGGTCGCAGTCGTCGGGCGCCGTAGCGGCGTCCGCGTCGTCGATGGCCATGTAGGCGATCCGGACGCCGGGTACGCGCGGGGCCATGCCCTTCTCGCGATCGGTGCTGAACCACAGGCACATGTTGACCAGCGAGCTGAGGCGGGCCAGCTGCGGGAAGATATCCAGTTCGGACCAGCTGCGGGTGTAACCGTAGAAGGTCGTGCTGCGGCAGGCTTTAATGATGTCGTACCACTTGTCGACGTACGCCGGATCGTAGAAGTCACCGGCGACGTGCAGCCGGACGACACCGGCATTGTGTTTACGGATTTCTCCGGCCATCCACGGAGCGAACTCCGGCATGGTCGAAAAGCGGTAATTGGCGGCATGCGATTCTTTGACGTTTCGCATACGGAAGAAACCTTCGGCGGCGTAGCAACGCGAGTCGCAGAGGCGACTTTTTCCCGGGCAGGTCTCTCGGGCTGGAATACTCCAGCTGAAAATACCTACGCCCAGTTTCGTGTTGCCGCCCTGCAATTTGGCGACGGCTGTCATTCTTCGAATGAGATGTTCCGGCGTTGTTTTTCGTACGGGTCCGGCTCAATGCCGGCAATCCGATTCATGGCTTCCTGCTGGACAGCCCGTAGTTTTTCATTTCGCCAGGGCTCCGCTTCACGTTGCGGGGCCGCGCCGGACGTCACGTCTAGGCGATCACGGATATAGCTGAATGTGGACGGCGGGAACGACAGACCGCGGTTGGCGGCCTCGATGACCAAGGCTTTGAACATCGGTTGCTGGGCGAGCCAGCCGGAAGGGCCGAAGCACGCTTCCATTTTGGTTGCCCAGGCCTTGGCCAACGACAAGTGGGCGTTGACCATCCAGATGACGATCTCCCAAATTCGCTTGTCGGGCAGCGTGTCGAAGGCAACGACAGTCCCATCTTGTTCCCGCCAGAAGCGATCGGATCGCTTCCAGTCGATGGACTGCGTCGTTTCCCGCCAGGCGTCTTTATCGGCATCGCGGGCGGCTTGTTCGGCCGCCCGCTGCCTGGCGGGAATCCCTGGTTCGACATGACGAAAGGCCATGCTTAGTCATCCAGACTGATGCCGCGGCGGACTTCGACCGTCGCCTGCACGATGTAACGGGCAACCGGAACGGCGCGCTCGTCGTTACCGACGGCCTCCGGGCTGCGGCCGAGCGACAGATTAGCGGCCATTTGCACGACGTGCTTGCAGGTCCGCTCACTGCCCCGCATGTTTGCCCAGCCCGGGCAATTGCAGCTGAGCCGTCGTTCGCCGGTCGTCGGGTGAACCCATTCGACCGTGGCGTACTTGGTCATTCCGTTGGTCGAGGCAGGTTCCCAGATTCGCACGGGAGCCTGCAGGATGCCGTCGACCATGAGTATGCCGCGGGACTGACCCACGGACTGTGCTCGGGTGATCGGCAGGTAGGCAACTGCGGTCTGTTCGACCTGCGTTTCCTGTTGTCGTTGAATAGGCGAACGTGACATGGTTTATCCCAGGTCTAGGGCCCGATGAGCGCGACCGAAGCGACGAATGTCTTCTTCGATTTTAACATCGCTTTGGGCAGCTTGTGTGATTTCGTCGAGGCTTTGCGCAAAGCCGCTGGCAATCGCCGTGTCGCGGTCGAACTGACTGACGACGATGCCGCTGATACGGGATTCCAGCTCGGCGGCCTTCGCCAGCAGCTCGGGGCTGGCGATGAAGCTGAACGACCGCAGTTTGCTGATGGCTGCCCGCACGGCGTTGAAGGAACGGTCGGTAATGCGGCCGTCGCGTTGGATGAGTTCGTTCAGCTCGGTAAGGGCCTTGGCGAAGGCTTCCCGCGGGCCGACGGTGGCCTGCATAATCGCCGCGTCGATCTGGGCCCGGGCGGCCTGGTCGATGTAGTCGGCATAGTTGGCCAAGTCGCCGACGGAGAGCGTCCCGCGGCTGGCCTGCACGCGTTCAGACTCGTCAGCGGCTGCCAGGCGGACGCGGACCAATCGCAGGTAGAACTTTTCGCGTACCTTTTCGGGTTCCGGTAAGCGGCTGTAGATGCGTCGCCAGATGGCGTCGCTGAGGTTGGCCTTGATCTCGTCGATGACGCGGCCCCAGTTGTCGCAGAAGTAGTCTGCCAACGCACCCAGGCGATAAGCGACGCTTTGGTCGCGAATGTTGGTCCAGCGCGGGACGTATCGAGCACCATCGTAGACCGGGACGCCGTTGACGGTTTTCCCGATCAATTCGTAGAGCATGTTTTCGGCGGAAGCATGCGGGACCATTCGCAGGCCGCGGATCGGAAACGGTTCGCTGTAGAAGGCAACGGCGGCCTTGGCTTCCGAGATCAACAGATTGAACGCCGCCTTCTGTTCGCGGAGCCAGGCGGATTGCTCCATCAGCTTGACCTGCGGGGCGGTGACCGTGTCTGCGTCGGCGGTTTCGTTACCGACCATGACCTTGGCGTCTTTGAGGATGTATCGACCTTGCCAGACGCCAATGTCCGGATCGATGATGTGTACGTGCTGCAGCAAACTACCGGTATCACGGGTAGTTTGCGTGTTTTCTACAATCGGCATGGGTTTCTAATTACCGAGGGTCGTTTGCGGTGGGAATGCCGTGCTCGGTCAGCCACTTCACCTCTTCGGCGAGGGCGACGTTTTTGTCGAAGTACGGACCGAGGACCGGACCGCCGACGGGGAGCATGTCTGCCCACCAGGAGTTGGCGGGAAGAAGTTCTGCGGCCGTTACCAGATCATCAAGATGGATCTCGTCGGCAAATACTTTGCGGTTGTTGGTGGCGAGCCAACGAAGCGCAGTGTCGGAAAGATCACCAGGCGGCTCCACGTGGCTCGCCCGGCGCGTCTCTGTGCCGCCCAGGGCGGACAGGATCTTGGCGGACTCGGGCGAATGAATCGCCCGAGTGCCCGCCGCACGGTCCCGCGGAACCACGATGGTGATTTTCTTACTCACCGCTGATGTGCTCGCGCTGTTCATTGTCTTCGAACATTTCCGACTTCGCCTCGTCGGCGACGACGTTGGCGAACATCCGGGAGATCGCGGCCGTGGCGTCTTTGCAGGCCGTGCCTTGGAAGCCCGACGTCTCGAACGACACCGGTGCCTTACCGGAGGCCACGCCCTTGAGCGGGACGATGATCTTGATCTGACGCATACTCATGTTTTGCTCTCGAAATAAAAAAAGAAAAACACCCTGGAGGACCGGTTCCTCCAGGGTGCCTTGAGCGTACCGACTAGCCTATGTCGTTGTCGACCGGCTTAGTAAGCCGTAGCGGTCAGGTGCACGTCGCCGTTCTCCTGCACTTCTTCGGTGATTTCCGAGAAGCCCTGCAGGCGGCATTCGGCGGCCGACTTTTCCAGGGTGTACGCCTGGACGAGGCGATCGATTTCGATTTCTTGGCCCCAGTGGCCTTCGTAGTTGTCGTAGAGCACTTCGCCCGACGCGACGTCGAAGACGACGTCGTAGCGCCACTTCGGCAGGCGCAGGGCCATGCCTTGGCGGGTGGTGCCGTCGAAGAGACGGTGGGTGCCTTCCTTCAAGGCCGGCAGATTCAGACGACCGACGGCGGCACGCAGAGCTTCGACATCGGTGACGTTGACCGACTTAACTTTCACAGTGTGCGACATAGCGGCAAACTCCAAAAAACAGAACAAAGGGATCCCAAAACAAACAGCGCTTCCAAACAATATACAGGCTGCTGCGATTTCTCGCAGCGCGGACTCAGTCAGACTACTGGGAGAGCGGGGTAACCCCGGTAGTCACGGCGCGACGACGCGGCGGCGGAGCGGTTACGGCGCCGCCCGGCAAGCTGGCGGGACGCGCCCGCTCCTTGCAGAACGTGCGGATCGCTTCGACGTCTTCGGCCGCCAACTTGGTCAGCGGGATGATGTTGCTGGCGGCTTGGATGAAGTCCGTCAGTTGCGGCGTGGCGGCTTTGGTCGGATCGGTCCCGGACCGACCACCGGTCTTGTGTTGCTCGAAGGAAATGAAGCGGGCTTCCTTGACGAGCTCTTCGATTTCGGAGCCGACCCAGCCTTCGGTGCGTTCGAGCAGGGTGTCCCAGTCGGCCGTCGAGAGCGGCAGGTCTTCGAACTTGTCGCCCCGCTTGGCCAAGTGGATCTTGAGGATTTGGCGACGTTCTTCCATGCTCGGCACGTCGACGAAGAACACGGCATCGAAGCGACCCGAACGGAGGAACTCCGGCGGGATGCCCTTGGTGCGGTTCATCGTCATGATCACGAAGGTGCGATCCTGCTTGCTGGCGAGCCAGCTCAGCAACTGACCGAACACGCGCTGCGTAACGCCCGAGTCGCCGCGGCCGTCGTGGGCGTTACCCCACGCCTTGTCGGCTTCGTCGATGAGCAGCACGCAGCCCTGCTGGGCCGAGATCTGGCGGATGGCGTCCCGCATACGGGCTTCCGACTCGCCGACCAACGAACCGAACACGGCGCCGACGTCCATGATGTAGACGGGCAGGTTCAGCAGGCGGCCGGTGGCCAGGGCGACCATCGACTTACCGGTACCCGGCACGCCGAGGAGCACGGCACCCTTGGGATAGTCCAAGCGGGCCACGCGGGCGTCACGCCCGTACGCCAAGGCGCGGCGGCCGACGAACTCGAGGAAGTTTTCGTAGCCGCCGATTTCGTTACGGTTGGCGACGACTTCTTCGTGGATGTAGGTCAGCACTTCGCCCTTGCGGATGATCTGCGCCTTCTCGTCTTTGATGAGCTTGAGCATTTCGGGCGTGAAGCCCTTGTGCCGCACCAAGCACTTGGAGAGCGTATTTTCCGCTTCGGCGGCGGTGAGGCCGAGCAGGTTCGCCACGATCGCATCGCGGAGGTCGTCCGGGCAGGCGGTCTTGCTGGCGTCGGTGGTGCCGATCGAGGCCGACTCGCGGACGTAGTCGAACACGGCACGGAGCTTGTCTTCGTCCGGCAGCGAGAATTCGAGCACGGTCATGCAGCTGCGGAGATTCTTGTGGATCTCCAGGCTCGGGCTGGTGATCACGACCGGGCAACGGCGGCGTTCGTTATTCAGCCGCACGCTTTCGACCAACGAACGGAAGGCCCGACGGACGACCGGATTGATGAAGAAGTCCGGCATGTCGCGCATCACGAAGATGCACTTGCCGGGCCACTTGGCGTCGGCCAGGGAGCGGAGCGCGGCAGCGGCGTCGCGGTACTTCTCGTTCGCGAACTCGGTCGGTACGGCCTGACCTTCGCCGGCCAACTGGAACCCTTCGAAATGGTCCCAAGTGTAGACGCTCATCTGCAGCTTCTTGGCAGTGCGAACGACCTCTTTCTCGACGCGCTTTTCTTCGCTCGTCGGCACGTACATCGCCTGGTAACCGGCACGGATGTATTCGGAGAGCTGATCCCCGAACGTGGTGTCATTGAGGCCATCTTTTTCCAGCAGACCGGAAACGGCGGCGGCAGAAGCGGGAGCGGTATTACGACTCATCATGAATCCTTATTGACTAGCAACTTGCGACAAATGACGGACGATGCCACGCGCATCGCCCGTTCTCAGTTCCAACCCTTCGAGCTGCTTGGCCAGCAACCCGAAGCGAAAACGTACGATCTTGTTGATCTCGTTCGTCTTCTCTTGTTCTACGGCGTACATGGCAGCGAACATCTCCGGATCATCGGAAAAGTCGTTCTGCACGAAGGCCTGGGTGTTGCGCGCGGCAATCCGGAGCACGTCCGGCGCCTGCATGATTCCCTCTGCGTCCAGCGTATAGCCGATGTACGCACGAATTTCTTCGGTAAAGGGCTCCTCGTCTTCCGGCGGCGAAATCAGCAGGGCCTCAGTAATGCCCCAAGCGATCTCTAGCGCGTCGGCGGGATCCCACAGTTCCGGATTCCAACTGCCGCCGGCTAGTACATTGCAAAATGCAATGAACGTCGGCAGTGATTTGTAAAAGTCATCGGTGACGAGCAATTGTACCCCGGTCATCAGCCGATCGAAGTTCGGCCCCGACAGGGCAACACCGAAGTCTTGCTCGACCTCCATTGCGATCGTCGCCGGATCCCATTTCAACCCCTCCGTGCCGTACTTGTCCAAGAACAAGACCAGCAAGGTCGTCGTAAACGCGTCGGGGTTAGTCCACATTTCTTGCGGTTGGGTCGGCATTGTGCACTCCCTGCAGGCAGCGACGAAGGACTACGTTGAGATCGTATGCCAGCGTTTCCATGACCGGGGCAGGTAGTACGTCATACCGCTCGCCGGTCTCCAGATCCAGGATCTGTTTGACGTTGGTGTAGACAAAATAGCGACCGTCGAGGATCGCTGCGATGCGCGTTTCTGTTTCGGTCGGCGGATCGGCCGCGACGTACCGAAGAATGTCTTGGACCTGCTGGACCTCCACGGAGATCTTATCCAGCACGTCACCGAAGAGAAGCAAATGGGCCGCCAACGCATCGATCTCCTCGTCGTCTGCGGGCAGCGGTCGCTGCAGCAGCTCCTTGAAGATCCACCGTTGCCGCAAGCGGCTCCGGGGCGTCGGCGGCCCACCTGAACGCAGATAGGCGGAAAACTTCATTAGAGGCCGCGCAACAGACCGAAGTCCTGGCGGTAACCCGCAACAGGAATTCGACCCATGTACACGTCGTCGTTGGAGTTCCCCTCCGCATCGACCGGATACGTCCCGCTTTGGGACGAAATCCCGCAACCGGCCAGGCCGAGCTCGCCCGCCACCTTGATCGCCATCTCGCGAGCTTGCAGCGATAAAAGCGGCTCAGGGCTGTTGGCCTGCAGTACAACGGTGGCCCCGCGGCCATCCGGATTCAACTTCGTCAGTTCAGTGCCGGCGGCGTTCGCCTTCACGACTTCCATGACACGATCTCCTAAACAGAATTGGTGGGAATCAAACCGTCGGGAAGTTTAATCCCTGCCGCAACTTCCAGCAACGTCGTAGGCACCGTCAGGGTGCCGAGTGGGCGGTCATTGACGAGCAACCCCCACGAGATACCGTCTTCATTGATGATCGCGTGCGGGTCGAGGCCGTCCATCACAAGTCCGGCCAACGGCGAACCTGCCGACTGCGGGTCGAGCACGTCGGGAAGGATCGCATAGCCGTTCGTCAGCTTGGCGAGCCATTCGTTAAGTAGCGGCGGAGCGCGGTCGCTGTGTTTGAGGAAGCGGCACGAGTTCTCGGCCAGCGTCGTCCAGAGGATCCGCGGCTTCGTGATCTGTGCCGCCGCCGTAAAGTGAGCAAAATGATCGAGCAGCGCGTTGGCGAGATCACGGCTCAGGTGCACGAACCCGCAGGCAATATGCTGGTTCGGATTGTTGGTGATCTGGTCGACTACAGACAGTAATAGGTTCATGCGTTATCGCAGTGAAAGGCCCTGACAGGCGAGCAGCAACGCAGCTGCCCGCGACGTGCGTGTGGATGCGACGCCGCCGGGAGAATCAACGAAGGGGCGGTTGAACCGCTTCTTCAGATCCTTCTCCCGACAACACCGTTTGTACTTCTGCCCGCTGCCGCAGCGACACGGCTGGTTTCTTCCCGTCCTCATTTCCTGGCTCCTCAGGATTGGCGATGACATACGCGTGCTGGGACGCGAAATAAGTCGCCAGTAAGGCTTCGTCGGCGTAATACGTTTCAGCTATTTCAACTAACAGCTGCTCCTCGAAGACCTTCCGCAACGCCGCGGCGATCTTCGAGAGATGTTTGTGATACCCTACTTTCCTAGCGGCCTTCAAGACGGCCTGCAGTTCCGGATTCTGCAGACACAGGGTCTCGAAGCGGTGGACGTCGCAAACGCGATTGTCGCAACCGACGGGGCCGACCGAACGCAGGACGGGTGTCGCCGGGACCGTTTCACCCAGAACTTCCTCCGGGCGTCGCAGGCGGTAGATGCCGCCGCCGTAGCCCGAGAACAAGTCGGTTTGATGCTCCACGCGGATAGGTACGGCGGGACCTTCATCGAACGGGGCTAATGTCGGTGGTCGTCTCATAGCTAAGGAAAAATCCCGATATGTAAGAAACAGCCCGACCACCATAAGAAATTGGAGTGCTTGCACCGAAGTGCTTGCACCGCCAACCTCTTAGGTGGTCGGGTTTAGGGCTAGACGACGATCAACTGCCGAGCCAGGCCAAAGTCTTGACCCTGGCAGATGGCTTCGAAAATCTTCGGAACGACGCGTGCGGCCGTGTCGTGTTCGATGCCTTGTTGCACCACCTCGTCGACGGCCAACTCGGCGATCCGCGCACGGCGGCGCCAAAGATAATCGTGCGGCAGTTCGTCGCGACGACGGCGAAATGCGACGATCTCCGCCGTGGCCAAGGCGTTGGACAACGCCGTGGTCACGATCACGCGAAGAGCGGCCATTGACGAAACGGGGGAAGTAGCGACCTGGGTCATCTGGGTCATGATGCGTTCCTTCTAGAAAATGGGACTAGGTCGACTTCGACGCGGCGACGCGATCTCGCAGCTCCTCGAGGAGCGCTACGAGAGTACGTCGCTTTTTGTCAAAGTCACGGCGAGCAGTGTAAGCACGTGCTAGACTCACTTCCGCAAGTTTTAGCACGTACTCAGACGCGTTCGTCATCCAGGCATCCGCCTGGTCTGCGAACGTGCGGACACGTTCCAGCAAAGGAACGTCGGTGGTGCCGGAGCGAAACCGGCTGAGACAGGCCGACCCGTCATCGACGAGTACGAGCCATTGATCTACCAGTAACGGGTGCAACACTTGGCGTTCCTTTGCTGAGGGTTGACGCAGCTCTAAGCTGCAGTCGTTAGGATCGTCCTCGCCCGGCGCGAAGCGATCAGATGCCCGAGCCCGTAACGAACGGGCACCGGAAAGTGCTGAACGAAGTCGTAGCGTTCAGTCACCAAGAGATTGTCCCAGCGGGCCGGAGCTCGTCCGAGCTCCTCCAACTGGGATGCGCATTCGGCGTCGTCGAAACGACGCTGGTCCGTATGTCCGAGGTTTTTGTATAACCGACGAGCAACGGGACCGAGAGTCCGAAGACCCTCACGATCAAAGATACGCCGCGTTTGCGGTCGCATACACACCTCAACGAGTGAGTACCTGTTTGCGCAGGACTACCAATCGGCACACCGTATATGCCCGATTTTTCGGCTCGTTTTAGGTGCTCCGGAAGTGGAGCATGACCGTCTTTCCAGTGCGATTCGTGACGGCGAACGAATAGGCCTTCGTGTTCAATAGTTTACGGAGTTTGTTCTGTCCTTCGGGTGACAACTCCTGCAAACAGTCGAAGGTGGACTTGATGATATCGCGTTGCTTCTTCGCAGACTCGTCGCGGCTGCATTGCGTACAGCCTGGTCGCAAGTTGTTAAGCTGCTTTGACGGAATCTTGAGACACGGGATCTCGGCTAGGAACTTTGTGTTGCGAAGCATGGCCGCAACCGTCTCATGTGTGATGACGGTATTAGTTCGCTGCATGATTAGACCCTGTAGAGCAGTACGTTGAACGCATGCAACAACGCTGTTCCAGTCGTGAGATCAGAAACCTTGATTGCGATCGTGTACGCGTTGCTGGTGAGATTCAATCCTGTGATCAAACCGCCGGATGGCGACGCCGTCTGCTCCACCATAACCACCGTGTTGCTGATCCGCGTGATGCGTATCGTGCAGTACAGGTTGTAATCGTAGGCGGACGGTGAAATTACGTTTCCGTCAAAAAACAACTGTAAACCGAGGCCGTCCGCAATGACGGAGAACATGGCGAAGATTTCAAGCGTGTCGCCGTTCGTCGCCAACGTACCGGCGGGCATGGAATACGAGGCCAGCGTATCGTAGGTGTTGCTGCCGGTGGTCGTGGTAAGCCCGCCGGAGCTGACCGTCGTATGGATCACTGTCGGATTCCCGGTTGGTCCCGTCGGACCAGTGGGTCCGCTGGGGCCGCCGGGTGTGCCGCTGGCTCCGGTGGGCCCCGTCGGGCCGGTGGCTCCGGTAAAGCCGCTAGGCGAGCCGCTGGCGCCTGTCGGGCCGGTGGGTCCAGTCGGCCCTGTGACGCCGTCGGGACCGGTTGGTCCCGTTTCGCCGACACCTGTGGGTCCCGTGACGCCGGTTGGACCGGTGGGTCCGGTAACTCCGGTTGGCCCGCTGGGGCCGCCCGGAGTTCCGCTGGCACCGGTGGATCCTGTCGGCCCTGTCGGCCCTGTCGGCCCCGTTTCGCCGACACCGGTCGGCCCAGACGCACCAGAAGACCCTGTTGGGCCTGTGGCGCCTGACGGCCCTGTCGGTCCCGTAACGCCGACACCGGTCGGCCCAGATGCACCAGAAGGCCCTGTCGGGCCTGTGGGTCCGGTGGCACCGGTGACGCCGCGAGGTCCCGTGGGCCCCGTTTCGCCGACACCGGTGGGTCCCGTTGGGCCGGTGGCTCCGGTAAAGCCGCTAGGCGAGCCGCTGGCGCCTGTCGGGCCGGTTGGACCTGTGTCGCCTGTCGGTCCCGTGCTGCCTGTTACACCGACGCCCGTGGGCCCTGATGCCCCACTGGGTCCGGTTGGGCCGGTTGCTCCCGAATATCCCGTCCCCACAACGCCGCGGGCGCCGGTGCCGCCCGTAGGCCCGCTCGGGCCGGTGCTGCCTGTGGATCCGCGTGGTCCCGTCGGCCCCGTTGGGCCGGTTTCTCCTGTTCCCGTCGGCCCGACGGGGCCAGTGGCGCCTGTCGGGCCGGTGCTGCCCGTGAACCCGCTCGGCGAGCCGCTTGGTCCCGTAGGTCCTGTTTCGCCGCGATAGCCGCGTGGGCCGGTTGGTCCTGTGAATCCGCAAGTCATGGCGTCCGTGCTCCAAGTGGAAAGCGGGATTCTACCTAAACCAGCAAAGTGTCCCTAGTGATTTCGGTCGAGTACTGAAAGCGATTGAAATCCTCGGCAAAGTGTTGCACGACGCGACATTTTGCTTCCGGATCTTCGTAGTAACCGTTGATCGGTTCGTGCCTAGTCTTATTCAACACGGGTAATGCTTGCTCTTCGGTCATTAAGCCGATGCGTCGCAGGGACTGTTCGAGTGTTTCCAGGCGAAGCAATCCGTACGGTTCCGGCACCTGACGAATCCACCAACTGGCCGGCCGAAAAAACTCGCCCAGTGTCGGTAACTCTTCCAAAAAATCCATAAAACGAACACGTGAAATCAATTCCCGCGGTCCGCGTAACTTTTCTTCGTGGGCACGATCCCAAAGTCGATGCTGCCACAACGAAACGGCGCGTGCATATGGGTTTCTGGTCGTCACATACACGTGCCCACGAAACGTCGCCGGGAGATTTGCGTCGTGTTGTGCTCCGCTGTACTTGTCGACGAAGTGGTGCCGCAGGCTGGTGCTGCCGGTTTTCGGCGGCGTGATAATTGCCCAACCGGCAGTCATGTCGATCAACATATCTGCTCCAGATAGTCGGCCCAGTTTTCAGCCATCTTTGCGATTGTGAAATGCTCTTCGACAACTTGCTTCGCGTGTGCTGCGACACGTGTTCCGCGCGCACTGACGGCTTCTTCGCAGGCGGCGGCCAGGGTTTGCGGATCAGGGTTCACCGGTACTTCGATCACCAGTTCGCCAAACTTCCGTTGTAGCTCCGGCACGCTTCCGACCGGCGTTGCAACCACGGGCGTTCCGGCGAACCAAGCTTCTAACATGGCAAGGCTGCAGGCTTCGTAGTGACTGGCAACCACCAACGCATCAAGGCCTGCTAGGACGTCACCGACGCGAGGCTCCGGCATGAAGCAACGGATCTTTCCGTCAGAGACATCCGCCAACTCCAGTAAATCCGCGGCCGGACTAAAGTAGTTGATCTGGTCACGACCATAGTAGACTACGCGGAAATTAGTCGGCAAGTAAGTTGCGGCGCGGGCAAGTGCGGCGTAGTTCTTTTCCGGCGAGTGGCGGCCGATGTGCCCGACTACTTTTTCGTCGGTTACGCCCCACATGGCTCGCTGGGCGTCACGACCGTACTGCGGCGTAATATGTGCCGTGTCACAGCCGTTATAGATTACGTGCCGCGGTAAACCCTGCAGCCCGGGGCGGTCGTCAAAGAATCTCAATGCGGCCTCCGCGCAGCCGACTAAATGCGTCAGACCGGAGATGGGGATGCGCGGCGGAGTTTCCGTCATCGTGGCGTGCGAGCAACAGATGCGGGGAATCGTAATGCCGGGAAACCAGCTTTCTACGTTGATGCCGCCCCACAGCAGAATCATGTCGGCGTTTTCAGCGACCGCTGCAACGGCTCGTTGAAAAGTTGGATGCGTCTTGTAGATGTCCGCCGGATCTGGATTGAACGGATGCGCTATTGGTGCGCGTCGTACCGTTTCATTCGTGTGCAGCTGCGTGAACTTGGCGGCCGTACGGCAAAGCAGCGGGTCGGCACCACCGTAACCATTCAAGCATAAGCCCGTCCACTGTATGCGGTCGCGCGGTACGTATTGCAACAACTGGTTAATCCATCGCTCGGCCCCGCCCAGCGAGAAGTTCGGAGTTACGAGTGCTACTTTGGTCATAACCAACTCCCTGCCCAGTGATGAATTGCATACGCGTCCGGAAACGCCTCGTGCCGTCTGTGCTTTTCAGTCCAGGGGTACGGATAGAACAACTCCGGACCGTACGCAACGACTTCCGGCAGGAAACGATATGGTCGCCATGCTTCTGTGAGCAGGCCGGGACCAGTTGCTGATGCCTGATGCATACGAGAAGTGATTCGCGACGGTAGCATCGCCAACGCGGCCTTAATCACTACCTGCGACGGCACGGCCGCAATAAAACCGGCTGAGACCATGTCCGGCTTCTCGCCCGCCCCGACGAAGTCAGCATCTTGTAGCAGCGGCTCGATGTTTTTCTGACAGATGAAGTCCGTGTCGAGATACACACCGCCAAAACGATGAAGCACTTCATAACGAAGTACGTCAGACAACTGCGCGGCGTTCCGCGCTTCGCCGATATGCGACGCATTTACGAGCGGCTGCAGTTGCTCCGGCCTGTTCCATTCGATCATTACCCATCCGGGGTGTAGCTCTCGCCAGCTCCGTCCAAATTCAACGAACTCGTCGGGCATTGGCTTTTCGCCGACCCAAATACGGTGGAAGATCTTGGGGATGCGTAGCATTCAGTGTTCCAGCGACAGAGGTCGTAAAACTGCGGGTTGAACGCGGCACGAATATCAGAGTCGGAGACGTCGGCAATGCACAAGTTCGGTTGTGCGACAAATACACCCGGGTCGTCGGCGAACAGCGTAGCCAGCGACAGATCTGCGCTGGCAGTGAAGTGCCGATACTGTCGCAAGATTGGACCGAATGCGGTCGCATCAATCAACATCGCCCAGGTGCCGCAGGTCTTGTTCGGATGGTAAAAACCCGGCACCCTGCTCGACTGTACGGAAGACCAATGCAATTGCGAGGCGCCGAGATAAACCAGTTTCCACGGCGGTAGTACGTTAAGTCGTGCGAGTTGCGCATTGAATTCTTTGTGCAGCAGCACGTCGTCTTCAAAAATCGCAATGCGCCGGTACCCGTTCAGCTGTGCGCACTCAAGCATGGCGATGTGCGACAGTAAGCAGGCCAACGCACCGGGCGTGCGTAGGTTCTTTTTCGTTGCCGCGTGATTCCAGTACCGTGCCTGAAACTCCGGCGAGAGTCCGTCGATTGCCGGGAATCGTGTTACGGGCTGGTCGCAAGCGTCAAATTGTGCTTTGACGCAATTCCAGCGATCGGGACGCCGGTCGAGGTTGAGCACGAAGACTTTGTCGACGGGAAGCATTAGGCGACTACGCCGTAAACGACCCATTGACGTAGCCCGCCTGCACCGACGTCATTGCGGACGTGACGGTCGACTCGACTTGGGAGAAATAGACGTAGACGGTTTCACCGCCGCCGTCCGAGCCGTTCCCGCCTGAACCGCTGCCCCCGCCGCCGCCCGCCGATGCAACGGTTGCTCCGCAATAGGAAGCGTAGAGAATTTTAATCCAGCCGCCCGATTCGCCGTTGCCGCCCGTGCCGCCGACGCCCGCACCACCGCCGCTGCCGCCGCTGCCACCATAGGAATTTACGGCGCTACTCAAAACGTCCGTGCGTCGCATAGAAATAGTTCCGCCCGCACCGCCGCTGCCGCCGTTGCCGTCAGCCAACATAATCCCCGCGTCGCCGCTGCCGCCGCTGCCGCCGCTGCCGCCGTCGGTCGAAATGCCAATCGTCACAATGCAATTGACAAGATCAACCGAACCGGCAGGGCCGCCCTGGCCGCCGGAACCGGCTCCAATTTCTAAGTCCGTGTCGCAGCTGCCGCCCGTGCCGCCCGCACCGCCCGCACAGTCAATGCCGTATAACGTCGAATCCTGCGCAATAACGCTGCCGCCCTGCCCGCCGTCGCCGCCGGTCTGACTGGTATCGCCGTCGCCGCCCTGGCCGCCGGTCGTGTATACGTTGGACTCGCTCACAACGTCGAACAACGTAATGGTGTTGCCAAAGCCGCCCGCCGAGTTGGCCGCACCGGATGCGCCGGAAGCCGTGATACCCGACAATACCGTGAGACTGCTCAGCGTAATCGCGCCGCCGTTTTCGCCCGTCGTGTTGCCCGCTGAAGATACCGAAGCAAGTTGCAGCGACTTGCGCCCCGTCGTGCATTGAATGACGATCGCGCCGCCGTCGGAATCCATCGCCCCCATTTGGTTAATGCCGCCCGAGTAGGGATGCGAATCAATCGCCAAATTGATCGCCGCGCCGCCGCTACTAATGCCGCCGTACGCAGTCGCCTTCGGCATGAGCCACAATATTTTCGCGCCGTCGTCGTATGCCGCTTGCGGCGTCGCGTAGGGGAGCGGCGCGGCCGATGATGTGCCCACGGCCCCAGTCGTGTCGTTGCCGGTAGGCGCGATGATCGCGACGCCTTCTAGCAACGTACCGCCGCCTCCGGCGCCGGTGGGTCCTGTCGTCCCGATCGGACCCGTGGGCCCCGTGGGTCCGGTCACGCCGGCGGATCCGGCAGACCCGCCCGGGCCGGTGGGTCCGGTCACACCAATAGGGCCGGTCGGTCCGGTAGTGCCAACACCGGTCGGGCCGGTGACTCCGATCGGGCCTGTCGGGCCGGTGGTACCAACGCCGGTCGGGCCGGTGGTACCGACACCAGTCGGCCCTGTGACGCCATCGGTCCCGGCGGGGCCTGTTGGTCCGGTGGTACCGACACCCGTCGGTCCTGTTGCGCCGGTCGGCCCTGTGACACCGGCAGGGCCCGTCGCGCCGACCTCACCGCCGCTGGGGCCGCGTTCGCCCCGCACGCCGGGCCCGCCGCGACTACCTGCAGGACCGCGTGGACCGGTGGGACCAGTAGGGCCTGTATATCCATGTATGGTCATAACGCCTCCCTGCGTTACCGGTACTAAACTACATAGCGTTAGACGTAGGTGTCGTAAGTCGTGCCTGCCACGACGACGTAGAAGCCTTCCTTCGTAGCCGGTGTCGTGGGCATAGCGTAAATCGTCGTGTGGTATGCCGAGACCGCGCCGCCCGCACCGCCGCCGGTCTGGGTCACGTCAATCGTGCCGATCTGCGAGTGATGGACGCCGATCGTGCCGCCATTGGCGCTTTGCCCCGTGTCGCTTTCGCCGGCGCGGACACGTAATGATCCGTACACATAGGACGCGTAAATGGCCCCGCCGTTACCCGGCGCACCGTCGCGAACGCCGCCGGCGGCGCCGGCCAAACCGGCGTGGCCGCCGTAGGCGTACAGATTGAGCGTAGCTGTGGCATGCGTGTTGAGCGTGCAATTGTTGGCGTAGATGGTGCCGCCCACGCCACCGGTACCACCAGTGCCGTCTACCAGATACTCGTCTTCGGTCCCGCCCTGCCCGCCTTCGCCGCCGTTGGCGTAAACTTCCAACTGCGTGCTTACGCCCGCCAGACTACGGAGCCCGTCGAGATAGATGGTGCCGCCCGCAGCACCGTTACTGCCCCCGCCGGCTTGCGTCGCACAGCCTCCGCCCGCGCCGCCGTTCGCCGTAATAGCGTGGGACTCGCCGGCGACGGCGACCACGCAATCGGTAATGCGAATGGTGCCGGCGGAACCGCCGGGAATAGGTGTCGGCAACGATGACGGCGCGCCGCCGTTGGCATGGATGTAGGCCGGGCCGGCATAGCCGATTTGGCAGCGCGTCAGCGTGATGCTGCCGGCGTTGTAGCCGTTATCGACCGTGGACCCGGACGACCCGTCCGTATTGATCGTATCCACGCAGCAGTTTACGACCGTGACGTCGCCGCTCGTGCCCGCCAGGGACGTGATGATGCTGGCAATGCGGACCTGCGACATTTCGCCGGCGTTGATAATCGTCACAGCCGAACCCGAGGTGACTTCACAGGTCAACGTGACCTCGGTGCCCCCGCCGTGCGTCAACGGTACGATCGTGTACGTGCCGTGCGTGTTGAGCGAGTAACTACCGGCGGCGATGAAGAGCATCGCGGTGGTGCCGCCCATGGCCGTGAGCGCTGCCGTGATCGTGGCGAACGGACGACCCGGATTACCGGGCACGCCGTAGGAATCATTACCGTAGCCCGTAATCCAGGCCGTGGCGGGTACGCCGGGACAGCCGGGGTTGTAATCGAAACCGACTACCAGCGAATCACTGCCGGCGAACGCCGAGCCGAACGTACCGGCTACGGTGCCGGTGCACGTAAGCAGCGCGCCCATCGTGACGCCCGTCACGCGAAACAGCATGAGTTTCAGGCCGTCCGTGCTTGCGATCCGCAGCAACACACCGGGAACCACCAGCGACAAGACATTGCCGATCGCCATCGAGTTGCTATTTGTGGCGTGCACGTAGACGGTGGTGGCGCTACTCGGCGTCGCATGGTTGAGACGAAGCTGTCCGGCGGAAATGCCGGTGGCGTTGGTGGTTGTGTTGAACGTGTACGGGAAGCCGTCGCCGCCTCCTCCTCCGCCGCCGGAGCCGGAAGGACCGGTAGGACCCGTGGCACCAGTAGTACCGACACCAGTCGGTCCTGTCGGACCAACGACACTGCTGCCGGCGGGGCCGGTCGGACCGGTCGGGCCTGTGACGCCGACACCAGTTGGACCAGTGACACCATCAGGACCAGTCGGCCCGGTCGGGCCGGTAGTACCGACACCAGCCGGCCCCGTTGCACCAGTTGGGCCTGTCGGTCCGGTCGGACCGGCGGCCGAGTCGCTGCGCGGGCCCCTTGCGCCTGTGTAGCCGTGCCCGGCAGGCCCGCGCTCACCACGCGCGCCGGTCGGCCCGGTCGCTCCAGTTGCACCGCTATAGCCCTGCGTGCTCATTACAGCGTCTCCTCGCCGATTGTTTGGACCGAATCCTGCCGGTTCAATGTGAGCTTCAACGCCGCGACGTCGTTGAGGACGGCCTCAATGAAGTCGTCAGCTTCCTTCTGGGAGCGAACCAAGATATCGACATAGTTCATGCGAAACCATGCCGGAACACTGTTCTCAACCGGGGCGTCCGCCGGGTATTCCTCGAGATCCACCGGCGAGCAGACGTGGTCAAAGAAGCCTTTTCGCTCTTGGGTGGCCGGATTGGTCGGAGCCATCAGGTAGGCGAAGACCTTCGTGGTCATGCCTGAGGCTTCCACGGCCTGGATCCGGACCCGGATCCCGTCAATGCGGTTGTAAATGTAGCGGCTGGCGGCCTTTACGATCGTAATGCTGCGGCCGGAGTCGTCGCTGCTGGATTCCACGGCATCTTCTCCGAAGAATTCGAGTACCAGCGAGTCGGCAAGGGAGACCGAGTCGCCGTAATCGTAAGCTGAACCAGCCGAGCTGGATGGACAGTCCGACATACGCCCCTCCCTGGGCGAGTTACGACAAGACAGACGACTCTTCCGGCATCGCGCTCACTTCGGCCGTGATCGTAACGAAGGCCTCCGCAGAGCACGACACCAATCCCACGGCGTAGCCCCGCTCATCGGTCAGATAGGGCTGCGAGATCTCGGCCGACAAATGATCGGCAAATAGCGTGACGCGGTGCCCGACCAACGGCTGATCATTCACGTCGCGGACCCGGATCTTGACGGCAATCGTCTTTTGGCCGTCGGCGCGTACCGCCGGCTTCGTGCCGTAGAACATCCGGGAAAGATAGGGGCTGATGGCAGCCATAGAGCATCCTGCTCAACTTGGGCATCCGTGACGGTCCAAGTATAGTCGGCGACGCCCGGCGGTGTAACGCCGTCTTCAGCCCGGCTTCGGGGCGTTCCTGGTTCCAGCATGGGCTTCCGACAGGCCGCGGCGCGGCACGCTGGAGGTGTGAATGAACTGCTTTTGGGAGTTCCACTTGCGCAGTCCGTAGCCGTTTTGCCAGAGCTGCTCGCCGATCATGTAATCGCCGCCGTTGTGCTGCAGCTTGAGGTCCGGCACGTCGCAGGCCCGCATGGCTTCCACCGACATCGCCCAGAACCCGCCGGCCGCAAAGTGAATCTTGTTGCCGTTCGGCGACGGGTTGCCCTTCATGTCGCGGAACGGGCGGGACTTGTACCAGGGCCGTTCCCGGATGAATTGTCCTTGGCCGGGCTTCAGTTCCCAGATCCGGTGGTCGCCGTAGAGGTGTTTCCCTTCCTGGTGTCCGTCGATGATGACACTCGTGAGCTTGTGCAGCCAGAGTCGGTCGCGATCGGCGATGGAGTCGTCGTCGAACCAGAGCAGCCACTTGGTAGTGATCGGGCAGCTGTTGTCCCAGAACATCTCTCGCATGACCGGATACTTCTTGTCGTTGCTCCGGTGGCGGTAGTGCTTGGTGATGACGCCGCGGTCCACCAGGCCTTCGATAAAGCGGACGCTCTCTTCGCAGAGCTCGTTGGAGCCGATCCGGAGATCCAGGCGGCCGTCGGGCACGGTGCTGACGATCGACTCTACGCACCGGCGATGCATCTGGGCAAACTTTGCCGGACCATACAGTAACGCGAAAACCGTGTACTTGCCGCCGATTGTCGGATGGTCGTACAGCTCGCCGGTAGCGATCGCGGCAGCTGCGGTTGTCTTGATCTGCCCTTCCAGTGGTCCGACGATCTGCAGCGGCTGTGCAACGGATGCTGCGGGCGGCTGTGCGGCGGACGACGCGGGCGGCGGAGGCGCTTCGGTCACGTCAAACAGACCAAACGGATTGGCGACTTGAAGAGGACGCGCTGCAGGTTGAGAGGGAAGCGGCACGACGAGTCCTCCGGAGCCGCCTTCGATCGTCACCGTCACTTTGGCACCGTCCCCGCGGACGTAAGAAAAGCCGTTGGTGGAGATGGGCGGGTAATGGTCGGGAGCGGGGATAGGCATCCGTGCCTCTAAAGCGAAAGTCCTGGATACGGCGGAAGCGTTCCGTCGAAATAATAACTCAGGACTCCGTTTATGACCATCTCCGGCGTAATGATATCCATGCACCGCGGGACGGCCTGACCAGGCTTAATCACGGGCATGTGACAGAGTAACTTGTCGCCATGCAAGGGGATCGTCTTGTTCTTCCAACACCCGAATGATTTGCAACAGCTGAGCAGCCCGATGGTGTGCAAGAAACGATGCGGGACTTTCAGTTTCTCCGGACAACCGAGGCCCTTGTTCTCTAAGTAGTATCCTTCCCACCAAGGCGCCTCGCGGCCGCCGGCAACAACAACACACGGGCGTTCCAGTGCGGCGGCCATATGCATCGCAGCAGTCACGCCGCAGACTACTCCCTCGGCATTAGCGATGATGCGGATCATATCTCGCAGGTTCGTCTTGCCGACAAGATCAAGCGTGCCGGTCAGCGGGGCGTGATCGTGTCCATGATCTCGTGCTCCCAGCTGCACGACCTGGATCCCGTAACGAGCCAGCAGATCGACGGTCGTCTGCCAGTAGCGGTAGTCCCAGATCTTCACCGTGGCGTCACTCTTCCCGCCTGCCACGACGACCCAATACCGGCCCGCGATCAATGGTGCTGCTTGCTCGTCGGGCGATAGGTGCAGATCCGGTTTCGGCTCGGTGACCGGCACGTGGATACGTGTCTGCCGCTCGAAGTTGTAATGGAACTCGCCGAGGAAGTGGACGGTCTCGCGGTTCTGTCGCTTGATGCCGGACTGATAGCACAGTTTGATCTGCCGTACTTCTTCGGTCTCCGGGATCTTGGTGATATGCGGGTTGTGTCGCCAGATGTCCTTGCAGCTGGTCTTAACGTCCACCTGCAGGTCCGGGAACGCCCGTTTGAGATCTCGCACGAAGCCGGTCATCACGACAATGTCGCCCGGGCTGCGGCCGTGCAGCAATCGATATTTTTTAGCCACGTGCTGTCTCTACGCCGGGTCACAGATCCGTTGTGGAGACCGTTTCGCGTCCATCGGTTTACGGCACCGCGGACAGACGTACTTGCCGTTGGGCTGCCGTTGTCCGATGCAGACAAGTCGCGGCCTGGGGGCAGGCGTGGCTGCGGTACGGGGCGTGCTCGGCGATTTACTTCGATGGCAGCACATGCGTGTAGATCCCTCCTGGACCGGAACTGTGACTTCTTGTCGTTGTTGCGGTGGTCCGGCGGCCGGACACCATCGTCGCGGCGGCGTATCTTTAGCTATTTTGGCCTTACATTGGGTACAGACGTGAATGAGTTCGCCGACATTCTCGCTGCGTGTTCCGTCAGTTGTCCAGACGCAGTATTTTTCCATGTTAGAGGCTTGTGACAATCATGTCCGTCGGACCCGTGCACATTTCTACAAACCCCGCCCCCGGCGCAGGCGTCGTGGGCTGCAAAGGGATCGTAAAATTCCAAGCGGCGTCACAATCAAACTTTGTCGACGTCGGCGAAATGATAAGCAAGCCCGCCTTAGGACGAATTATCGGGAGACAGAGACCCAGCGGGATGGAAACGTACACAACATTAAATGACGTCACCCACGTAACAAGCCCGACAACACCGAGCTTCGTGCCGTCGACAATGACAAAGGTCATTGTAAAGTACATATTCGCATTTTGCCCGTCGACAGGATTGGCGGGACACCAGTCGTCGACGTATTCGTTACCACCCCAGCAACAAGCTCGCGGCGTACATTTGCGGCCGGTCGGTATTGACTGCGACAACCATTCGATCGACGTAACACCGAAAAATTCAGCCCATGACGCTGCAGTGGCCGGGCCCGACGGCCCGCCGGCCCCGATACTGCCGCAAGTCGGAATGTCGCCGCCGTATGTAAGCGGCCACGGACCTTCAAATTGATTACAGGCGGTACAGGCCGGATCGATCGGCGGCGTTGTGCCGTCAGTGAGGCCGGGAAACTCCGCTTGCAACGACTTCCCGCTAAGATTGAATCTGCGCGTAGTGCATACGTCGCAGTATTCGTTGCACTTACAGCAGCATTTACCTTGTCGCGGCATGCTATCCTCAGCACTCATAGTCTTCAGGTGCGCAGTTCATCGCGATGATCACGTAACTGCAGTCGGTTGGATCGCTACCGCCGCCGCGCTGCAAAGCAACGCCCTTGCCGACGAAGCCCTGGTTCTCGTACCCGAGCGTGTTCTTAACGTAGAACGAACCGCCGCCCGGATTAGGGTTCGTTCCCCAGTGGTATTTCTGAATGCTGACACGGACTTCGTCATCAGCTTCGCAAAAGTCTTCCGTCGCCGTGAACTCGATCCAAAGCGCTTTCTTTTGACATTGCACCAGCCGCCACTGGCCGCTGCCGTCGGTCTTGTTACAGACAGCCCACCCCTTGGATCCAGATGCTGCACAACAGAACGCGTTGACCGGATCGTAGACCGTTAAGCTCCCTGAGGACGCGTCGCCGTAATAGAAGCTGGCGGCGGCAGAACCACTCGACATATCGGCCGTAAGGATCACCGGAGCCACGGTCACATCTTCGTGTGCCATGACCTTCCAACCTTCCGTCGGCTCATACACGAGCCAGACGCGATTCCCTACGAACAACGGCCGCGAATCGCAACAACCGCGCAACCAACGTGCGGCGGTAACGGCGCCGAGAAAGGTCGAGCCGTCGAACAAATCCACGAGCCACGAATCGTCGCAGCCTGTGGTATTGGAATTAAGCACGCCGCGGTATGGCCGCCCCGCGAACCCGAAATCGAAGTGAAAGCTGCAGCCGTCTCCCTGCGTGACGCTGACGGAACCGCCGCCGGCAGAGGCCGTGATCGTGGGACACGTTTCAGGGACGCTGAAATCAAAGGCCATTGCCAGTGTGCAGACGCGGCCATCATCCGTATCGAGCTGGATGACTTCGGTGGTAATGTCGACCGAGCCCTCGCCCTCGACCAACTTGACGGTGCCGCTTGCCGTGATCTCGGGGCAGGGCGGATCAATTGCCGGGGTGAACGCCACATCGATGTTCGGTGCGTCGAATACGGCCTGCGGCGCCGGAGGCACCTCGCAGCTTTCGACGAAGCGGAACGACAGTGTCGGAATTACCGGCAGCCCGCATCGCGTGATGTCAAACAGATTAGACATCATTCGCTCCTATGCAGGACGTTATTTGTTCGCTGTCCAGTATTACGAGTAACCCGCTTGCATCATTTGGGTCTGCGGCAATTGTGACGCCCGGACCACCCTCAATACGGATGTTGTTGCCGCCGATACCATTGATGCGACTGATCACTTCTCCGCATGTCGGGCCGCCGCTTAGTAGCGACGACAGAATGTGCTGCTCCGGTGGTTCTTCGTCGTCATATAGCGGGACTTCTTCGCACGGCTCACCGGCACCGGCGCTCTTGGCGGCCCCGATCGTAATTGTATTTGTGTCATCGTCCTGCCGAATGGCGCAGTTAAACCCTTCACGCAAAATAAGCGGTCCGGTCAGGCACTGCGCAGCGACGTGCAACGGCCGCGGAATATCGATGTTAGTCGTGTCGCACGGCGAGTAGGCGTGGGTGCGGCCGTAATTGGCGAGGCCCACTGTGGCGACAAATTCGGTGTTCTCGATCAGCGCAGGTTCAACAATCCAATCGGTTTCGGTAAAGATAACGGAGTCGCCGTCAGCTAGGTCGAGTACGCTCATGTCGCCGGTTACAAGATAACCGTCCCAAACATACTCTGCGTCGCATCCGGCCGAGTCCAGCGACAATAACTCATCATTGGTGATGGCGTCGGTGAATTCATGTTTCCACGGCTTGTCGTCGATCTGCCGCGAGAAGACGAGCGAATATTGCGAAGCCGGCCAGACGTTGGTGCGAAACTCAAACGAAACCAGACTGCCGTCGCGGCTGATACTATGCAGCCAGACGGCCGCGCTGCTGCGAACACCCGCATCCGCGACGTCGTTTAGGTCGGCGGTCGGGCCGAATCGCGCACCAAAGTCCACGATGAGACGATAGTCCAGCGACGGCGACGCAGCCAGCGACGACGCATCGGGCCGGTATTGCGGATAAATGAACGGGTACGACCGTCCTTCGTTTTGATTGTAAAAACCGGTCGATGGCATGTCTCATCCTTGCACATTGCGGCCGATCAGTCCGATCTTAATGGCGCCGTCCTGCGGGTATACTCGCAGAATCGTCTTGTCCGCCAAGCTATCGTCGACCGTGATATTGAAATTGCCGTAGTCATCGGGACCGCAGTCGTTGATCGTCAGTAAGAATTGCGTCGGCTGGAACTTATCCAACGGCGAACAAAGACGACGCAGAAACAGCGGATCACCGACAACATCGATACGGATCGTGTCGTCCTCCGGCCGCACGGCAATGCCGTAGTCGCCGACAATCCAGACGTCTCCCTGCAGCAACTCGTCTTTTTCGGTGAGGATGCCCCGCAGCCCGATCTCGGGTGTCGGGATTACGCAAGTTGCAACAAACTCGGTGGCCGCTAACTCGAATGTATGCGTACCGGACGGCCAGGAAGCAAAGATGCGTAGAAGTGTCGGCTCCGATACCAAGACACCGCCATCGCGATCGTATTGATCTCGCAGCGGCAAGACAAACAGCTCGTCGTCATAAGGATCGAATGTCACGGACAGAAGTTGCGGACTGGCGGCCGAACCTACGTAGAGCGTAACTTCCCGCGGCGCAACGATTATTGCGGAAAGGTAGAGCCGTGCGTCGCCGCCGACCGGATAGAGCGAGGCATCAACAAAGATCTCAGGGCCGATCTCCAGCTCTTCTTCAATAGTGCGTCGCGATGCGCCGTCGGCGAACGGGTACCGCGACACTTCGTTTTGATCGCGGAAATCCGGTGGATCATAAAATGTTTCTTCCACTAGTTGTTCTCCAGGCTGAAGTAACTGAACTTCGCCTTAGCGCGATCGGTACCGACGCCGCACATGCCGACCGGTGAACCGAAGCGACTAGTGGCTATGCTGAAACTTACGGAAAGATCGGCACCGTCGTCCAGGCCGTCGAGCTGCACGGCGATGGCCGTCTGCAGTCCGAAGACCGACGTCGTAACGCGCAGTCGGTACCAGTAGCCCGGGGCGAGCGGTAACGCGGTAGGACTAGCGTATTCCTGCACTAACATGCCGCCGTTGAATCGTAGAACACGAATCTTGTTGATGTTCATGTCGACCACGACGAAGAAGTATTCGACGTGCGGGTTTGTCAGCGGGTCAACCGTGCGATAGTTCAGAACGATGCCGCCGTTACGGAGCGGAAGCTCCGTTGTAATCATGAGTGCCGTCTCACAAACAATGCTCTGCGGCGTAACTAGGTTGCACGCCTCCAAGATCGACAAATTTCGCTGGGCGCCGCCGTACGCTATGTAGGAGATGTCATACGCGACGGCACTGGCACTGGCGCTGCTCTCTATCGGGGCGTCGCCGGTCTCGTACGCGAACAACCCGCTGCGAACGACAAAGCTGTCCGCCGTTTCGTCGTCGAACGTGGTTACGTACGGCAGTGTTGCACACGCCAGTGATTCACTGGAAATCATGATCGATGAGTCGCTATCGGTGGCGTCGATTGCCGCCGAGTCGACGCTGTCGTAGCTGTCTGCACAACGATCTTGCGGCTCTCGTCGCGTCGCGGTAGTGCGGCAAGCATCGTCTAGATCGATATCGTGCGACAGTACGACGCCGCCGCAGGCTTCCAACAAGCCATTCACCAACGTACCGAAGCTGATGTTGATATTGCCGTCGCAGTCCGGTTTCACGTTGTTGATCGTTTCAATGGCCCCTCGCGGGCAGTTCCGGCTTTCCGGTCGCGGATCGCACGGGCCGATGTACTTCTCCAAGACATTTGGCGCATCGGGATCCTGACGAAGACGGAGCACCAGTGCGTCACGAAACTTGTCACCAATGTAAATTTGTTCTTTCACAGCTTCGACGTCGCCCGTACCGACGATGCGAACAAAGCCGGTCAGTGCCGTGTTTCGCCCCGCCTTGCCTAGCGACGGGATGGGCGGCAACTTGTACGCGCGGGCGCACTTGGGCGCCAGCAAGCTTTGCGTCGGCGAACTGAACCGTAACGCAGTCGCTGTAATGGTGCCGCCGCGGACCGTCACACCGGCACCAAAGACTACCCAGCCGCCGACACCGTTCGCCAGCGGACGAAGTTGATACGGGATGCCGGCCTCGGGATTTGTGATTGTTAATGATGCCAGCGGCGTGAAACCGCTTACCGTGTCGACAGCGTCCGCACCGAGTATTACAAGCGTCACCAGATTTGCGGTTACAGTGACCCCGCCTAGAAACGCAAATTGCCCGAGCGAATCAGGAAAGCGCAATTTACAGTCTACGAGTACGTCGAACGGTAGTTGCGTACCGTCGTCACCGACGCCGTCGACCGAGTCGGCCAACGGGAACCCGCGTTGTTCTTGCGTGTTGTAGTAATTGGTAAAAAACATCAAGCACTGTTTAAGGTTGCGGACTTTACCAACGGCCCGGCTGGTTCATGATTATCCAGGGCGGCCGTCAACGATACGGTCAAAGCGTACGGCGAGGCATCTTCCGATCGTCCGTTGTTCGGGAATTGTAGCCGGAAACGTACACGAACCGTGTCGCCGGGACGAATCAGATCCCAGTACGCGTAGAAGTTCTCCCAGGTCCCGTCCATGGTGTACTGTTCGTTCTTCGCGCGCGGAATCGAGGTATCTCGAAGAGTCGTATATTTGACGATCTTCGGCGGTACCGTTGCCACCGGACCACTGTCGCACTCGAACCGCAATGCTAAGTTTTTGAGACACTTGTTGGTCTGGTTGATGTACTGCCCGGCGACGTCGATGTACGCGCCGGACTGGGCGACCAGCGTGAGTCGCAGCGGCGTGCGCAGACATTTTGTTTTTTTGTTCCAGGTCGCGCGGTTCTCAACGTATAACGTGCGAGACTGATTTAACGTATCGCCGATTTCCTGGTACAGCGTGTGCTCACTTGCCAGATCGCTTGCCAATTGGATGAAGTCATCGCACTCGCAGCAACGGCCGCAGTCATTACCGAGCAGAATGTGCGGCGCGAGCGGGTTGTTTTCATATTGCGGTCGGTATGTTCGCGGATCCTCGCCGACTTGTTCCATCGGTGTGCGGGCGTACAAACAATCTGCGGCCGTCAACAAAAATTCGCCCGTTGCAGTCGGGCTGACGCTGTTAATGCGACGAATGTATTCGGTCGGTGTGCCGCAGTCGTCGTAGCGTCCGAGCCCTTCGCCCGGCACAGCGTTGAATACCAGTCGCGTCTCGTGCCGGGCACCGTCGCTGAAAGCGACCGGCGAAGCATCGATCCGCATGTTGTAGCCGGCCGAGAAGTCGAGCGATTGTCGGCTGAGTGTGTCGAGCACGGCCGTTAGTGATCGCACGCGCTTCGGCAGTTTGACGACGGCCCGATCATTGAGTCGTCCGTTCTCGGGCAGGATGTGGTCGTTGTAATTGCGGGGAAGCGGTTGTGTTGTTTCCGGGTTCCACTGAGTATGCATGACAAGACGGCACACGGACGTCTCGGTGAACCATTCGTAGATTCGCCAAGCCGGACCCCAGTCGGCGGCGCGAAACGAATCCGCGGTTGTCGAATCAAAGACAACTGCGCCATTAGCGTCCTTTACGACCAAGTCGGCGTCATGCGTTGGTGTCGGTGCCCAGTCCGGGGCCGTGACCTCGATGCACCCCAGCCCGTATATCCAGGCGATGCTGTAGGGACCAGCAAACTTGATTAGCGACGAGTCGTAGTCAGCCTCGTCTTCAAAAGCGAGGAAGAAATCGGCCAATAGGAAGCGGATGTCTTCCGACGGTAATACGAACGGATAGTTGAGTCCGCTCTGTCTTTGCGACAGCCCGAGACCGCCGCGGCCGTACGGATCGTATTGAAAGTCAGGGCAGACCATGGACTAGGCTTCACTTTCTTCCGGGCAGACCTCTTCCTCGGGGCAGCCGCTGTCTCCCACCTTGCTGGCCAGTACGACCAGCGTCATTGTGGAAACCTCACTGTGCGTGCGGTCTGCCAAGGATTGCAGTGCGGCCCGGCCGTCGGCGAAATCGTTGAGCTGGCTACGTAACGCCTCCAACTCGGCGCAGCCGCAGCACGGCGTCGAGCATTCGTTGAGCAGCTCCAGTCCAAACGAGGCGGGCGTCAGCGTAATGCACTGGTTTCCGTCGATGCGGAAGTTGCCGTCCGGATCTCCGGGAATGCCGTTGATCGTGCGGATGCACGGGGCATCTTGCAACTGATCGCAGACGCAGGCCTGATTGAGCCCCTCGCCGCTGATGGCGTTGAACACGATTGTCGGGCTGTCGCCGCTCGTGGCGGTGATGCGGAAATTGGTCCCGGCAACTAACGTGATGTCGCCATAGTAGCGTTCGCTGCGGTCGTTACCGTTGACTACGGTGATGGAGGTAATGCTCCGAATCCCCGGCATGATCGCGTGCGGATCAACTGCTCCGGCCGCGGCGGTAAAGAAATACTCACCTGCAGGCAACTCGTCGATCTCGGTCAGATCGCCGATGAGCACGTGTCCGACGCAGTCATCGAAGTTGTTTTTCCCGACCAAGGCATACGAGTCGTATTCAGCGTGCGTGCTGCGCGCGAAGTTGGTCGTGGCAACTAACGTCGGCGTACCGTCGTCATAGGCAAACGCCAAACTGAAGCCGACCGGCGAGATCAGTACGCTGTAAAGAAAGATCTTTGACGGGTCCACGCTGAGCCCGGCATGGACGGTCAACTCCATGCCGACCAAGAACGAGTTCGGGAGCGTGATCGTTCCCGTCGTATCCGTGCGGGCGGCGTGCGGCGCCAGCGGAAAGGCCCGCTGGCTGTTATGGTTCAGCAGCTCCAGATTCCAGAGCAACGTCATCGTTAGGCTCCAGAGTACAGAATTGCGTCCATTCGCAAGATGCCGACCTCGCCCAGGTAACCGCCGGTCGCGGTCCGCGTGAGTTGTGCCAACACCTTGTCGCCGGCAGCCACCGTGAACCCGGCACTATCGATCTCGATTACGTCTCCGGCCGTCACAGCGACGGCCGTCGTAACGGCTAACGTCGTAAACGACGCCGGAACACTGGAAGGCGTCGCCGTACCGTCCGGCCGCAAGACTCGCTTGTAACCCAGCGTCAACGACGGCAGTGTGCCGGTGACGAGGGCAATGAGTTGCAGCCGCACTTTGACTTCCGGCGTCGTCGGAAGTCCGGCGTACGGCGTGTTGTAACTGCCTGCTACACCTGAAGACCGGCCGTCGGGAAAGCCGATGTACGGCATGTCCCGATAGGTTCGCTCCACGGCGTCACCAAGGCGAACCAGCGACGGCGCCAGTACGCGATCGCCGGGCGACGGATCGAGATCGATCGTGACGATGCCCTGGTAAATCAATGGGCTGTCTGTGTCTTCCGGATCTTGATTGTGGCTGCGCGTGGCGGTGATCACCACCTGGTCACTACCTGCCTTGATGCCTGCAACAACAGGGCCGCGAAGGAAGTGCAGTCCGGTTGTGACCTCCTTGACGACGAGGTCCGCATCTTCGTCGGCCGTGTCTTCAACAACCTCGGTCAGGTTAATACCGATCTTGAGGTCGCCGGTTGTTGCTGCGTCGCCGTCGCAGTTCGTGAGCTGCAGCGGGCTGCCGTCGGCCGGGGCCAGACTCGTCACAACCGACTTGCTGGCGCCCAGCAAGTTGCGGAGGAAGACGAGCTCGATACGCATTTGTTCAACGCGAGGACATTCCGCCGAAGATGAAATGCTATTGTCGGCCGACACGCTGATCGAGGTGTCGAGATCCGTCGGCCACGGCACGTCACCGTAGCAATCGCTCATCCACCAAATACCGTAGTAATCGACATAGACCAGCCCGTCGCGGCCGAGCGGGACTTCCGTGGCACCGACCAGTTCGCGACCCTTGTCCCAGAGTACTGAGACGGCGCTGAGCGGGACCGGCGGCCAGGCATTGGAGAGGGCGGTATCGGCAGTTAGGTTGTAACCAAACTGAGCGCCGACCGGGGCGTGCCCGCCGAAGCTCTCGTGATTGGCGGGCAACCATCCCGGTACGGATTCATCCGGATCGGTGATCACGTGCGAGTCGCCTTCGACGGGCGGCGACGTCGTTCCGGACGGGCGGCAGGTCAGCGAGAAGCGATAATGCGTGTGATCGAACTGGAACTCGCGGAGCTGCGGCAGCACAAAGACGTACGGCAGGTCGCTGCAGTCGTTAAGCGGCCCGAGCACCTCGCACACGACGCAGGTGACGGGCGGGCGCTGCGTCGTGAGTTTGCCTGGTGTCTGGGCCGACAAGTAATAGACGCCCGGTACAACGTCGCCATCGAGGGCGTTGGTCAGCGTTTCCAGCGGCACGATGCCGAACAGAACGACGTGACCGGCATTGACGGATGTCTTTTCCAGCAGGATCCCGCGGCAGCGGCTGGATGCCGTCGCCACGTAGTTTCCCTGTGTGTCGGCGGCCGCGTCGGCGAACGCGAGATCCCAGTGCTGGTTCTCATCATCCCAGTAGACCGGTTGCCCGACCAGCACGTCGCTATGCAGGGGCTGATCCCACGCGATCATCGCGGAACTTTGCGCCAGGCCGTCGAGCCGGTTTTTGAGATACTGGGTTCGCGTTTCAAGTTGCTGCACGGGACGGTTCGCAGTTCCTGCGCTGACCGGTTCTCCGTTGCGGATCGGCTTGATTTGCTTGTTCCAGCTGCCTACTGTGTTTGCCATCCTTGGCACTCCTAAGACTAGCCGAAGATCAACGACCAGGTCACACCGATCTGTTGCGACGCACCCTTCACGACGTGGTCTTCTGCCGGAAAATAAGTCCGGGCTACGACGATGTCTTTCGTCCGGTCGGCCCAGGTCGGGACGGCGACCAAGCAACCGCCGACGACCTTGCTGTTGGCAGCGGCGCTGAAGGCCTTGCCGTGCACGCCGGTTACGCCGGACGTCATCGCCATAAACGTCAGCTGGTTGCCGGTTTCACCTTCCGTGAAGTACGCCTCGTAACCCTCGGCAATACTGAGTAACGGGGTCTGCAGCAAGGCGACCCGCAGATAATCGCGGACGCCGCTACCGGCGAGATCCGCGTAGTATTCCAGATCCTGGTCGCGATCGAACGACTCAGGCACGTCGACGACGTCCTCCGGGTCAGCGACGTTCTCATACTCGAGATACATCCCGGCGATCGAATAGTCGAGACGGGACGGGCGGCGGAAGCCGAGCTGCATCGCCGCAGCGAACCCCCAGCCAAACTGGATTTGGTTCGATTTCTCGTTACGCGGCGTGATCAGCCCGGTGCGTTCGTCACGGACCCACGGTTGCACGCGGCCGACGAGCTTGGGAACGAACGAGGTATGTTGGAGCATCCTTGCCTCTGCAGATATACGGGGTCACTGGCACGTGCCGGAAACCAGGCGAACCCTGGGCTGCCGTTCGGAGACCAGAGAGGAATCAACAAGATCAGTAAGCGGGTTCATCGCCGTAAAGCCTGCCGTGGTCTCAGTTACCGACGTGGCTGCAACCGTGTCCGTGTCGGCGGTCAGGTCGACTACGAGCAACAGGGCGGTGTGCGGCGGTATCAGCTTACGCAGGTGGCGGGCATTGTATAGGCCCACACGATCGCGGCCCATACCAGATGATTTGACGCGAACCAGCACGGCATGGTTGCGAAGGACGTTGGTAATTAGAAACCCAAGCGGGTTGATCGTCGTCGGCAAATGGGTCGCTTTTGGCTCTCCACTCGGCTGGGTCCGTGTGTCCAGCAGCATCGCTAACGTGCCGTGCCGCTTGTCACCTTCCGGCGGACAGGCAGGGTCGCGAATGTCGGCTACGCCGCGAGCATGCAACTCGTCGAAGAACTTGATCACGTCCAACGGCTGACCACCGATTGGAAAACTGACGTAAGTGTGGCCGCTTGAATGTTCTTCATCGACGGTCAGCGTCACGTCCTTGTTCTCAAAGATCAGGTCGCCGTAAAAGCACGTTGCCAGGAAGCCGCGGTCGAGTGCAAGCGCCAATAGATCGCTAGGCACCTGGCCGCGATTGAATTCATAGATCTGCAGCGCGTCTGTCAGCGGGTCGCCTGCTCGTACCGTATCGCCGACGGCGACCAACGGCAGGACACCGCGGGCAAACTTGTAGACGTTCTTGTCGGTGGCGATGAGTCCGCTGTTGCAGCCGTACTCCACGACTTCTACAACTTCAGTGGCTTCCACGACCAACGGAATGCCGGTCATTGCCTGCAGGGCAAGCCGTAACGTACGTCCGGTCATGCCGCCCACTAGGGCGTCAAAGAGTGCATTTAGCAGATCGCGATACCCGCGACTGCTTTGCATCTGGATGCCGAGCACGTAGCCGAAATGATCGTACGCGTACTGCCAGTCGAATTGGCCGCGGAACACCCATAGCCCGGCTTCCGTGTCCGTCTGCTCTTGCTCCGAGAATATGGGTCGCGTGGCCACCAGCGGATCGGTGAGCGGATTCTCGCGGAAGATGATCAGCTCGCGATCTCGGTCAATAAGATAGTCGACGTTCTCGACCCAGGTACGGGACGGCGACGTAATGCGATTCATGATCAACGGCGCCGACACCAAGGCGGACGGCAACGGGAACGCGTACTGATTCACTGAATTTGGTGCATCGTATTGAATAGCGCTGTTGTAGGTTAGCCCGCTGTCGCCGTAACGCGGCAGCTCTGCGTTGGCTGGATTGAGATCCGATTCCTTCAGCTGCAGAAAGTACCAGTTCTCGGTATGGAAGAGCGGCACCTTGCTGCGGGCAACGCAGGCGGCCGCCTCCAGCAACATTAGGTGATTCTGTGCCTCCTGCAAGACGTTGACCTCGGCGTAAGACTCCATCTGCGACTGTTCGCCGTAGATGCGCGCCCAGAAGCTCCCCAAGGCCGCCAAAAACTGGTGCGGCCGGTCGAAGTTCGACGACGGGTAGGTGAAGGTCGGCATTAGTCGGAGACGACGCTGATCGCGACGTTTGCGGGGTCAAGGAAGAAGACGGCTGTATCGCGACTGAGCATTAGTGCCGGATCGGTAGGAATGCTCAGGCACGTTGTGTCATGCACAAATAGCATCTCACCATCCGGACGGCGGATCCGGCCGAACATGTCGATCTTACCGACGGCCTGCCCGTCGCTGAGATAGTTATGCGCAATATCCGCCAATGCTGACGCGTAGAGGCGGCTGCCGAAGTTGAGGTTGTTCACCAGCGAGGCAATGTCCTCGGCCATACCTGTCGTATCCGGTGTAGCTTGGCCGGATTGTTTGCGGATCTCGAAGGAGATCGACACCCAGCACGGCACCGCAGCCCGCACGACTGTATCGCAGGCCCGGGCACGGTGGTCTTCAGAGTTGCAGAAGTCCTGCAGCTCGGTGATGAGCGGCATGGTCGACAACTCGACGATGTACTCGGCGGTATCTCCGACGACCGCCGTCAGGGTGTCCGTATCCGTGTCACGGAAGCGGATCACGGCCGTCTGGTACTTGGTATACGCTGCTTCCAGATCATTGATGATGTCCGGCACGAATACCGTGTCCGTCAGATCGCGGCCACGAATATCTGCAACGATCTCGTAACCGGTCTCGTCGATGCTGGCGTCGGTACGCACGATGCGAGAGGCCTCATAGAAGCCCGGCGCTGCGTCTGCCGTCAGTGTGACTTGCCAGATTCCGCCGTCCGCGACAATATCGACGAGCGAGGCCGTGAGCCGCAGTGTGACGGTCTTCGGTTGGGCCTGCGTCCGGCAAAAGACATCCACGCGACCACCGAGTGAGCCCGGCCAGATCGTATGCTGATCACGAATCTGTTCGGCATCGCCGAAGCCGCGGATGGAGTAATGCCGGGTGTTGGCAAACTCTGCCTGGGACTTGAACAAGGCAATCCAATTGATGCTGCCGCCGTTGGTCTTGGCAGCCTGGCCCTCTTGCAGCCGATCGATCATCTCCTGGTTTGTCTCGGCAGCGAGGCCTCCGGAGAAGTCAGCAGCGGCGCGGGCCGCCACAAAGTTCTCGGGGCGGGCGGCGGGCGTCATGCGCGTACCGCGTTTGATGTTGCTGAGCTCGCCGGCCGCTACGGCCGTAGCCGGTACGGAAAACTCATACGTCCCGTCGCCGCGAGACGCGAGCACACGTTCGTTGTCGGTGACCGCCGTGCCGGTGCTGTTACGCACGACGATCGCCGTATCGACGGTGAACTCCAGCGATCCGGCTGTGAAGCCTAACCCGGCTGAGATGACCAACGGAGCGTCTTGACTGACCACGATCGCGATCTGCCCGCTCGCCTGCGAAGCGGCCTGTCTCGCTACGAGGTGATTGGAGAGCACGTCATCGACGACATCGGTATCTGCCAGCGTCGGATCGAGCTCGATGCGTCGGAGGCTCATCGACTGCCGTAGCCGGTCGTAGTTGACCTGATGCCCGGCGGCGAAGACGGAGCGAAAGTACAGCACGAGATCGCTGAACGGTCCTCGTTGCAACGCCTGCTCGGGGTGCTTCTCCTGCATCAGTTGCTTGGCCTCGGCGAACATCTGTTCCACGATGTCCGCGGGGATGTCGTCCAAGCTTGTGACGGTAAGGCTCATAGTAACTCCTAGACGGCCGTGCTAACGGGCAAGATAACCTCACGGGCGCTTCCGGCGAGGCTCAGGACGTTGACCCGCAAACTAACGATGTCCTGTGCAACGGTGATCTCGACCAGCTCGGCGCGGTCGAATCGCTCATCATCCGGCATGTCGACGGTTTCTTCGTTGCGTAGGTTATTGGTGATCGTGAATGCGGAAAACCCAAAACTGGTGACTACGTCGGCCTGGCTCCGTAGGCGTCCGCGTCGCAGATCCGTTACGAAGCGGCAGCCGCGGTCCGTTTGAAACCGCATCGAGCCGAGCTCCGTGAGAAACTCCATGATCCATCGCTGGGCCAGCTTCTGAATACCGACGCAGATCTCGCCGTCCACGCGTTCATCGAACAACGATTGCGAGAGCTCGACCTCTCCAGTCGTGGTCGCCCCGCGTAGCGCCAGCACGTCGTATTGGCGGCCTTGATACGGATTTGTCATACGAGTGACGCGGCCTCCTCGGCAGAGATGGTCGGGTCAGGGATGGCTTGGCCGAGTGCTCCTGCAGCGATAAGGTCGGCCGCCATGTTCTCGGCGGCGGCATAGATGCCTGCCTGATGTCCGTGCCCGTCGAGCCGCCCGTGGGCGACGATGATGCAACGTAGCGACGTGGCATGCCGTAGCCGGAAGGCCCGCTCTTCGGCGGCGTTGAAGTCCACCTGCAGCTTGAGCGACGCGGCGTCGCCGACCGTGCCTGGATCGGATCCGGAGGCCAGCACTTCGTCGTAGTTGGCGTTGATCTCGCTGCGATCGAACGCCGGTTTGTGCAGCGAGGCAATATCCGTCAGCTGTGTCGTCAGTTCGGCGGGCACTTCCCACGGCCGCTGGGCGTCGCCCTTAACGGAGTCGGCCATTTGCTTGGCGCCTTCGCGCAACTGCAGCGTACGCTTGCGGAAAACGTCGTGGACTTTGCCCTTTTTGCTTCCTTGCACGGCTGCTCCTACAAAATGCTGAGGCTTTGACGCATGTCGAGCAACGCCTGAATCTTTGCTGCCCGCTGGCTGACGGCACCGGGCGTGACGCCCAGCTTAGTTGCGATCCCGGAGACCGTCATCTTGCGGCGGCCGTTGCGGCCGAGCAGGTGATCCATCACGGCTCGGTCGGTGTTGCCGAGATCGGCGTACACGAAGTTTTCCCAGGCCTGGTCGGTTTGCTTTAACGCCTGGCTGGCCGGCTCGTAGATGTCGCCTTCGGCATCTTCTACTTGGGTCGTGCCTTCGGCGATCGGTAGGTTGAACTTGCGGAGCTGGGCCAATCGACCGAACGACATCCCAGTGCGGTCTGCCAGCTCGGCATCCGACGGGTCGCGGCCTAGTTCGTCCCGCAGGTTGTTTTCGGCCTCGTCCAGGTGCTTGCGGTTGAGGGCAACCGCTTCCGGGATGGAGATGATGTTTTGCTCTTGGGCCGATTGACGGCGAAGGCCCTGCATCTGGCTGAGCAAATGCGTGCGAAGCGTCCCCCGTGCCGGGTCGTAACTCTGGAAAGCATTCAATGCCGACAGCCGCGCGCGGCTGCGGAATGTCGGACTGCCGATGCTGCTGCCGCCGTAACTGGTGATCGCCGAGTCGATGACCGGCCGCACCGCCGACAACAGAGTAGAGCTCGTGCCGGGGTTAGGCGACGCCTTCCAGGCAGTGAACGCAGGCTCGAATTCCTTCTCTAGCAGCGAATCCATTCGCACCTCTACGCAACAAAGACGTCGGCTAACGGAGCACCGGTCCACGCTTTGGTATACAGCGGCGGCAGTTCGACGCTTGAATCATTGCTGGCATTCTCGGCCGCAGTTCGTACATGAGCAAGACTAAAGGCCGTGCCTGCCTGCTGGTTCTCGCAGTCCAACATAATCGAGGTCCGCAGCACAGTGGCAAAATAGATGACGTTCAGCTGATCGTTCCCGACAGTTTTCCCGGCCCCGCCCTGAATCTTGAGCGTCGAACCCGGGGCGATGTCGAAGCGGAGCTTACCGGAAATTTCCAGTGTCCGCCCCTTGAGTTGTTCCAACGTGTACCAGTGGTGGGCGAAGTTATCGAGAATGTTCTTGAGGCTTTTCACGACAGCCCCGGGTGCGGTCTTCTTCGGCGGAGCTCCACCGCCGGGAGCGGCGGCATGCCCGACGCCGTTCGTACGATCGGCATCCGCGGAGTCCGCGGCATAAGTACCGGGCGAAACGGCATTCTGCAGCCAGTTTGGGCTTTCCTTGATAAGGACCATTCCCGACGGCCGCGAAGACTGATACCACCCGGCAATGGTCTTGTAGCCGACGTCTTCCGTCTGCGGGGCACCGTTTCCGTTGAGATCCATTGTGGCCGCGTGCCAGACGCCGACGGCCCGCAGTTGCTGCGTCATGAGATTGACGGAGCTGCTATGCGTATGGTCGTGATCGTTGATCGAGTACTCGTCGCCGTTCACTGCGATATACGGCGTACGGAGTGATCCGGCAAACGGAACGACTAACGCATCTTCAATGCGCGGGATGACTGTGAAGAAGTACGACGGCACCCACTCGCCAATTAGCTTGCCCCAAAGCGTTGTATGTACCCAGCTTTGAAATGACTCGGACGTGAGTGCGTTACGTACGCCGGCCGCTATGGCACCGCCGTCGGCCTTGGTGAGGTTCATCGCGAGCGGTACGGCAAACTTGGATGCATTCGTCATGCGGGCCAGGGCGGCCTGTGCATCTACATTGCCGTTGGTTGATTCGCCGGGAAACGTATCTACTTTGGCAATGTCGGCCTGCGCCATCCGCAGCAACCAGGGGTGCAGAATATTTTTCCAAAGGTCGGTTTCGAGGGCGCCGTCCGTGATCGCGATTTCTTTGTCGTCGATGAGCGGTACCCACGTACGCGTTCCGGCCTCGCCGCCCTTCGTTCGGAGGCCGGGATAAATAGCCCCGTGAGCAAAATCACCGGAGCTGTGCGGATGTACGACCGAATTCAACGACGAAGGTCCATTGAGATCTTCCAGCCAATGTGTGAGTTGAATCAGCACGGAGGCTTCGTCGAGTGAGCGGTTGATCGCAACCCCGGCCACGCGACCAAGCCAAATCCGCACCTCGTCCTTTAGATTCAGCAGCGGCTCTTTGAGGTTATCGCTGCCCTGCGGAATGACCGTGAGAAAGACTTCCGCCGCGGCGCCGGAAACAATTTTATCGATATTGGCGTGAATCGTTGCAGGGTTGCCGTCAGCATCAGCACCGACGGCCACGACCAAGCCGGCTGAAGGCACGGAGCTACCTTCAAACGTACAGCCGAACCGCACGACGTCTTTGAATTCGACGCCGCCGATCTTGGCCCGCACTTTGAAAGCCAGCTTTGCCCAGGAACTCATTCTTTCACCAGCAGAGAGTCGAGCCGATACACGTAAGCCGCCAGCGCCGCGCCGAGTCGATACGGCATATGCGGGTGCTTGAACCAGAGATTCCGGAACGTCTTATACGGTTCGTCGCCATGGAACAGGTAGCCGCTGGCCTGCCCCATCATCAGGGCCTCCAGTTCGAGCATGACCTGTGAGAGATCCGTCGACACGCGGGCAGTACCGTCCACAAACAGCGACGCGCCGACGATCGTAGAGAGGTCCGACTCACCGCCGACCAGTGTTCCGAGCCGCACCGATAGCCCGGAGTCCGGCAGCACAATGGCTTCCGTCAGTCCTCGCGAGATCTCCGGTGTCACGGTCTGCGAAGAGAATCCTTGTAAGCGACGAGTGACCGATACCGTTGTGGAGTCGAGCACGGCGACCCGCCAACGATACAGGGCGCGTCCAAGCGGATTGTCCGCCTCCAGTTGGCCGGAGACGAACGCACGACAGGGAGCACCCGTCTTTGTGATTTGCAGCCGACAACGCCGGTCATACCAGCCGTCGTCGAACGGCTGGTAGGTAATCCGCGGATCCAACGCCCGCACGTATTCCTCGAGCTCGGTCGAGTGCAAGACCTGCATGTACTGGAACAGCCGCTGATTGATGTAGGCCCGGTCTGGTCGCGTGCCGAACAGCACGTCGTACATACGCTGCAATATGACGGGCAGCGGGCGCGTAACGAAATCCCGCGGTACGTACTCCGTGCCCAGATCCTCGTCGTTCAGCATCGGGATGTTGCCGAGCAGCGTGCGGAAGTGGTTGATCATTGTTGCCTCGCATACTTCAACACGGCGAACTGAAGCGTGAAATTACCGAGCGATGCTTGCCCGCCTGCCGCGGCTCCGACGTTACATTCGATCAGCATGCAACGATAAAACCAACTCCCTAGTTGGACGCTGACGGCTACATTTTTGGCCCCGAGTTTGTTTCTTTCATAGAAGTCGACGACGTCATCGAGACCGGTTCCGGCGACGTTATCTTCCGATCCCTGGTCACATAACGAAAAGAATGCGATTCCCGAAACACGCAGCTCACCGATCCGGTTGCCGTAGCTATGGGCGTAGATCGTGTCGTCAAACGCGTGCAGGAACTGGTGCGCACCGCGAAGCCGGACAGACGCATCGGTGACGATGAAGCGGCCGATGTCCTTGTCTTCGCCCAGCTGAATACGCATCGCAGCCACCGACTTCCCGGTGACGCGGGCGGCCTGTCCTACGGCGGTAGAGATAATTGCGGTGGGCATATTAGGTGTTGGCGATAGGGGCTTCGTTGGCTCCGACGGGCATACCCTTGAGCTTCATGATCATGCGGTGAAAGTCCTCGGTGATCGACACTTCGCCGGTTATCGTCATTTCCCGCTCTTCGGCTTCTGTGCTGAGGTTCTTTTCCAGCTTGTCGACTTCATTTAGCTCCCGCAGCGACAGCCCGGTCAGTGACCCGTCCCGGCGTCCGGTCAAGAAATTGTCGAGCAACTTTTTCGCTTCACCCTCGGTGTCAACATCCTCGTCGACGAACCCGAGCTTGTCTTTGTGTCGCTTGGCGATTGCCAGCAGGTCGGTCATGTCGCCGATATTCCGGCCGCCAATCTTGAGCGACTTCCCGGTGCCGAGATCTATGGCTAACCCGGTCGTCCGCATCCGTTCGGTCAATGCGCGGGCCGTGCCGCGTTCGGCGGCCTCGATCGGTTTGCCGGGGTTGATTCCGGCGTCCTTGAATATCGATGTATCGAGCCCTTGCTGTTCTGCTAACTGCAGTGCGGCAACTTTTTCCCATACCGCGCCGCCGCCCGGTCCGGCTGTCTGTCGCACGGCTTGTTCGGTTAAGCCGCTGACATTGAGTCCCAGGCTTTTGGCGATACTTTCTAGTTCTTTTGTCGCTACTTCGCTGCCGACGCGAAGCGCCTCAATCTGGCGTGCACCTGCTACGCCGCCTTCCTTCAGGGCAGCGCGGAAGGATTTGATGCGGGGGTCTGCTTCACTAATTTTGTCGATCGACACGTTGCCGATGGCTTCGTTAAGCGCGTCGCCTAGCGTGCCTTTGCTTTGTAACGCATCAGACAACCGCGCACCGAAGCCGGCACTACCAAGCCCGGCCAACGACGTATCCATCGCCGCCTCGGCTTCTGCCACCGACATAGCCCGGTCGTATGCTTCCAGCATGGCCGGATTGTTGGCCTGCAGGTAGCCCTGCAGGCCAATCCCGCCGTAGCGTTGATCCATAAGAAACTGATCAGAGCTACCCAGCCCGTTTGCCGTCATCTGTGCGGCGAGCTGTTGAAGTTTTTCAGGCGGCAAATTGATGCCGCGATCTCGCAGCGTGGTGGTAAGCTTTGCTTCGGCGGCGGCCTGGATGGTACTGCGTCGCTTCGCGGGATCCAGCATGTCGTTCGTGTTCATGCCGTTCATCGCCGCTACGGCGGCCGCTCCGACGGCCGCTGACACATCCCGGCGAGACGCGGCATCGCCGACACCGGCACCGTTCAAGGCGATGTTCGCGGAGCTGGCAAAGATGTTGCGGAGCTGCGGATCGATATCGACCTCGCGCTGCAACTTGCGGCCCAGATCCATGGTGCGGTACTGCAGACCCTGCTCTTGGTTGGCGTGCGTCGAACGGAAGGCTTCCCGCAGTACGCCCGGCGCCACGTCGTCGCCCAGCAGGTTCGTGAGATCGTCTTCGTTCATCGCCACCGAGTGCGTCTTTCCGCCGAACTCGAAGGAGGTTTTGCCCGCCTTGATTGCGTCCGCCATGGCCTGGGCGGCTCCTCCCTTAATGACGCCCTGGTCCGTAAGACGTAAGATCGCGTTCATACGGTTGACGGCCGGGCTCGCCGCAGAGGCCAGCCGGAGCCGCTGATCGAACAGAGTCAGCTTATCGGCGTCCAGGTTGCCGTAGGCCTTCGTATTGAGCAGTCCGGTGGCGTCGACCGCCTGACGGCTCGCCAGGGCTCCCTGCGTCGCCTGGACGGCGTACATCCGATCTAGGCCGAACTGGTCTGCCAGGGCCGCCCCGCCCGCGGAAAGGCCCATTACGCCCTCCAGGCTGACACCGGCGCCGCGAGCCAGGGCCTGGGTGCGGCGGACCATGTGCTCGATCTGGGCCCCGGTATTGGACGCCATGCTGTTTTGGGTCAGTGCCTCCAGCCCGGCGAACAGTTCCTGCATAGGGGCGTCAGGATGCCCGGCGTCGCCGAAGATCTCCCGCATCGCCGATACGGCCCCGGTCATCGACTTGATGGACCGGGAAATCTTCTCGGCATTGAAGCTGCTGACCATGTCGCCGGTCAGCTTCTGGTCGAACTTGGAGGCATCGAAACCCTGACCCTGCGTGCGTGCCGCGTCTCGGATCTGCTGGACCTCTGAGACTGGTTTCGCGTTGTCATTGGCGATTCGTCGTACTGTGGCGTCGTCGAGTCCGGCCAGGGCAGCTTGGCGGCTTTCCAGCGGGCCGCCGGCCAGCCCGCGTTGCCGCATTTGCTCGAGTACGAGGCCAGCCTGCCCGGCGCCGAGACCTTTCATTTCCGCCAAGTTCGCCGACGGCCCGACCAGTCGTTCGAACAACTCGCGGCGAAGCGCATTCTGGGAGGTGAGCGACATACCGATACGACCGGTCGTCGGATCCGCCATGTTCGTTCCGGCGCGACTGATCGACTGCGCCAGAACAACCGCTGAACCGCGGCGGCCGTGGGCGGCATCAAATGCCTCCGGGGCAACCTGAGCCAGGAACGGAGACCAGCCAGCGATGTCTCCGGAGATCTCGCGGGCAGCATCTTGTTGCTTCCGGCCGACGACTGTGCCGGACTTTTCCGACAGCCCCAAGAACAGCCGTTCATAGGTACGGCGGTCCTGTTGGGCCGCCATATTCATCATTTCTTTCTGCTGCTCGTAGAACTGGCGAGCCCGAAACTGGTCCGCCATTCCCTGCATCGGCATGAACTGAGCGGGCATGTACCGCCCGCCCGCCATCTGCTGCTGCAGCAGCGGCATGATCGCTTGCATGAGCATGCCGCTGCTGCCGCCCGCGCCGTACGGGTTGTACGTCGGGTTGTACCCGCTGGAGAGAGGCGCGCTGTCGAACATACCCATCGTTACGCTTCCTGCGTGTCAGCTGACTGGGCGTACATCGCGGCAATTTGGGCGTCGATCGCTTCTTCGCTGAGCCCTTCCTCGCCGTAAATTTCCTTCCACTTCGCTGCCATCTGGTCTGCCGTCGTCTTGGCCATGTCGTCCCGGGTTTCGACCGACAGCCACGGGAAATACTTACCGTAGATGTCCTGCAGGCGTGCATAGCACTTGTCGAAAATCAGTTCATAGCCGCCGTCCTTCGTCAGCTCGGGGTTACCGAGTCCGACGCGGGCCAGCGAGAGTTCGGCCTCCAGATACCTTAAATTCCGATTCCGTAACAGTTCAGACAAAATCCAGCCGGTACGTTTCCACCACCACGCGTCAAAGGGATCGGCCTGCGAGAAGTCGACCGCCCGGGTGGCAGCCGCTTCCACCAGCAGGGAAGTTATCCGATCCCTTTCCAAAAATTTGGGTCCGCCGTGCGAGCCTCCAACATTTCTTGCAGCCGTTGGAATCGTTCGTGCTCGCGGCCGAGCAGCCGCAGTAGATCCTCGTGCTCAATACCTTCTTCGCCCAGGAACCAGTCGTGCAGCTGCACCAGCTCCGTTTGCTTGGTACCCGGGGCCGGCTTCTCGTAGCCGATCTTCTTCAGTTCCGGGATCTTGATCATTTCCGAGTTGTCGGCGCGCACGATTGATTCCGTGCCCAACATCAGGCGGTAGATCGACATGCGGGCCAGATATTCCACGTCGGTCGTAACAACGCGATTCTCAACGTCGTAACGGAGTTGCGTGAAGACGAGCTGTCCTTCGTACGAACTGAGCGTACGGAACGTGACGGCAAGTCGGCCGTCGAACAACGGGACGCGTTTGTAGAAGCGCTTTCCGCTGAGCACGGCGACGCAAAAGCCGCGGATATCTTCTTCGGTGGCCTCGATGTTGAACGGCACGCGTCGATCCCAGCCGCAGCGATCGCATTCGTGCTTCTCCGACGCAGCCCCGACTTCTGATGCTGCGGGCGTTTCTACAGGGGCAGGCGGCGGCTCCGGGGCAGCTTCTTCAAAGGTCAGCGGGGCCGTTTGCGAAACTGCCGGTTGCGGGGCGGCAGGGGCCCGCGGCGGGGCCGTGTCGACGAGAAACTCCGTCTTGGATACGCCTGCCGCCTTTTCTGCGGCCGCCAAGCCCTGGGTCACGCCCGGGCGCATAGAAGCGTTCTGCGTTTGTTGCTGCTGCCAGTTCTTGGCTTGCTGCATGAAGTTCGTCAGCTCGGCGATCGCGGCCGGCGGTAACGAACGGATGTCGACGGGATCCGTGATCTTGAGGCGGTTTGTCGCACCGACGGCGGCAACTTCGGCATCCGCCGCCGCTTTCTGTGCCGCGAACTTCTTGCTGACAATTTCAACGGCATCCGGCAGTCCTTCGGGAACGTCGTCACCCGGCTGCCAGCCGATCGCCTGCAGCTGCTGACTTGTTTCTTCGGAGATGTAGACCTGCGCCGGCTTCAACGGCAACTGGCCGAGATTGGTCTGCGGCAGCAGCGGCTTGGGTTGCGCAGCGGGGGCAACAGGACGGCGGGGAGTTGGAGACGACATACTGCTTCCTTTTTACTCGTCCGCAATGATGGCATAACCGTCGCGGAGCAGGACGACATTCGGCTCGGCGAAGGCTGGTTCCTCGTAAGCACCGCCACGCGGTGATGCAAATCCGGAAACCACAGAGAACAAGGTAACGGGCTGCTCGCAGTAAGCGGCCACAGAATCATAATACTGGGTGCCCGGGTAAGGATACCGTGTACCGCCGTTGACTGTTTTGACGGGCTTCTCGACCCAAACGCCCAGCTTCTGCCCGGACTCGCGAGCCAGTTGCTGCCAGCGATCTTCGAACAGCCGCCAATCGCCAGTGCGGTATTCGCCTTCATTGCGAAAGCTAAACTGGGCGGCTTTGAGAATTGGATCGCTGCCAATCTGCCCTTCGCTGTAGAACAGGTCCTTCGGCGTTTCGTCGAAGTTGTCTTTGGCCTTACGGAGCAGCGTCGCGCCGACAGCGGTTTTCGCGGCGTCGATCTGCTGCCGTACTTCTTCAAGCGCCTGATCTTTGAGCGGCGATACGAAGAATTTGGAACTCTCTGCCCGCTGCGTAGCAATGTGCCCGTTAGCAACCAGTACGTGTGAGCCGGCTAGAATAGCTCCACCCGTGGTCAACGCCCCGTCGATGGACACCGGCATGCCGAATCGTGCAACACCTTCGTTGAAGGTGATTCCCTTTCGGAAGTTTCCTTCCGTACCGAAGATGACGTCGGACGTCTGGCCGATGTACTGCCGCATATTCGCTGCGTAGCACACGATCGACTGCTTGCCGCGGTCGGCGTCAAGCACGATGCTGCCCGGTGTGATAGCGCCATTGTTGGATCCGGTTCGCAGATAGATGTTGTTGGCGGTCGTGATTACGTCGGACTTCGGCGCGCGGAAGATGATGCCGCTAGCCTCGGTCTCCTGACCCGGCGAGGTGAAGTCGAACTCTACGCGCTGCGACCGGCATTCAATCAGCACGCTGCCCGACGGTGCCGTAGCCTCGGCGTCTTCACTGTCCGGGCCGACGCCGCCCAGCATGTGCAAATGTCGCTGAGCTTTGATGCGGCCGTCGTGATTCGTGGCCGTGATGTCGAACGAGTTCTGGGCCCGCGTAATCGAGTCCCAGCCTGCCCAGGTGTTGACGTTGCGGCCGCTCTTGAGCCAGATATCGCCGGGGGCTGTGATGAAGACAGAGCCGCCCGCCAACCGGATCTCAGCCCCTTCGCCGTCGCCCATGACCGCGGCGCCGGACGGCAGCAAGCCGCTGTAGGCCATATTCGCATAATACGTTTGCCCGCGGTAACGATCGTCGACCGTCAGCGACCCGCCGACGACCGGTGAAAGGTACATCGAACCGCGGAGCGTACCGAACTGCGGCACTGCAATGCGGCAGGCCGGGATGTCGCTCTCCTGTGGCAGCTCCCAGTCGCGGGAGTGGTAGTGGAACGGATGCTCGGCCTGCCAGTTGAACAAGTGGGCGTGCAGATCAAGGATCCCGGCGGCCGTCTGCAACGAGACCTCGTCGGAGGAGGTTGCGATGTCGCCGGTGACTTTGTGCTCGGGGCCGTCACCCAGCATCCCGCCTGCTTTGTAATTGGTCGGTGCGTCGCCGGTCGGATCCGCCGGGTTGCGTTTGTTGACCGGCATCGGCCGCGGCGGCGACTTAACCAGCAGAATCCCCTTGGAAGCCCGGATGCCCCGCCAGCCGTCCAACGTGACGACGTCCTGGTGCACGCTCATCAGCTTCGGCGGGCTGCCGCGACGCATCACCTCCGGCGGCGAGGCCGGCGGGATCGCCTGATACTCGAGTCGGCCTTGTCCCAGGTAGCCGCCGAAGACCTGCCGTCGGTGGAACGGGGCTTGGTCGTCGAACTTCGGCTCCCAGTTGGCATAATGCGGCTTGTTGACCTGGAACTCCAGCACCGACAGTTCGCGACGCGGATCGCCGCGACTGAACAGACCTAGATTCTCCCAAGGATACGGCGAGCTGCCGTACACGTCGTAGATCTCGTCCTGGTCGTTGTAGACGTTGTGCTCGCCCGCAGACGTGCGACATTCGTAGTTGTAACCCGCCACACGAAGCATCTGGTCGTGATGGAACGCGAAGACGCCGCACATCTCGCTGGCGGCGAGCTGCAGCAGGTAATCGTCGATCGAGATCTTACCGCCCTTGGCGTTGAGCCAGCCGGCGTCGCCGCCGAGTCCGTCGAACGGCCGCCAGGCAATCTTGTTGACGGCCCCGCCCGCCTCAAACATTAGCAACGGCGTACGGTGCGAACTGTCGACGCGGGCACGGGTCGTCTGCGAGAGCTGGTCGAGGAGCTGCAGCCGAGAATCAAATGCCCACGCGGGATCGACGCCCAGGATATACCCGTAGCGGCCCCGCTCGGTCATCATGACCCAGACGCCGGTGCCGACCTGCAGGAGATTGATCTGCTTGGGGCCAATGGGGCCGGTCGAAGTGTCGGTCAGCTGAAAGGCCGCGACCGTCGGCATGCCCTGGCTGAGCTGGACCTTGTAGCAATGAGCGATCGCCGTGTAATCGACGATCGTGCCCCGGACGATGTGGGCGGGGCGGCCGAAGCTGTGTTTGAACGAAGCACCCTGCAGGAGTGCGTCACGATGCGGGCGGGTCTGGCCTTCCGCGTTCGGCCACGCCAGTTCCGCGAGGAACTGTGAAACCTGCCGCGCCGCCGGCTCGGGGATATGTGACATCCTTGTACCTCATGGGTCGTCGAGGACCCCAGGCGGGCGTGACCCCGCCTAAAACTACGATGCCTGTGCTTAGGCGTCGTACTGCAGGTCGGTAAACATGACCCCGAGCGTTTCGCTCATGACCACGTCGTTCGAGTTCACGCTGCCGCCAATGGTGGTCAGCACGCAATTCTTGAGGATGTAGTTTACGCTGCCCGAGGTATTTGAGGGAGCGTTCTCGCATTTCGCCTGAGCACCGCCAAAAGTGCAGTCGCCAGGCGTACAGACGTTGCCGTACTTCTTGAAGAACGACACGAGCAGCTTACCGGGACCGACGATACGTTGAATGTTCGCCGTACCCTGGGCATGCCCGGCTACGTAATAGACGTTCGTCGAGCTACCGACCGCCGCTACGCCGCCGGTGTTACCCGGACCGTTGGCGCCCAGTTCGTACAGCAGTTGCACGCTTTGCTGAAAGTTGAACTGCATGTTCTGAATGAGCATGCCCGACGTGATGTTCGCGTTCGCCTCGTCACCGGCGAGCGTACCGAATGTCAGCGTCAGCATGTCCGCGCGGAACGAGCCAGCCCACGTTTGGGCCGGCGTGAAAATGGAATTAACGGCCATGAACAGACCTCCGTGTCTGAAACGAGCGGTAAGTTGGAATCAGCGGCGTCCCGGGTTTAGATCACCAAATGCACGGCGAGGTTGTTGAGCGGTGCCGGGACTTCCAGGTCCAACACCACTTCCACGCGGTCCTTCAAGGTCGGGTGCTGCGTGAGTGAACGGATCGATCCGGAGATCAACTGACCGCCGATCTCATCGAGCGTGACCCGTTGAAGATCGTCGAGAATTGCTGTCAGCCGAGTACGAAGCAACCGCAGCAACGTCGGCGTGACGTTGGAACGGCCGATGAACACCTTCAGTTGCCGATAAATGTAGCCTGAGATCGAATCCACGTTGCGGCGGACCGATTCCGAGCTGCGGTTGAGGTCGGTCGTGTCGGTCGTGACAGCCTTGAGGTTGTAGATCGTGCCGTCGCGATCTTGCACGACGACCCAGATACCGGCGTCCGACAAGTCTTCAAGCTGGCGGATGGTGAACAACCCGAGCGAACGGCTCAGATCGTCGAAGCCCGTCAGCGACGCATTGGTCAGCGGTGCATGCGGGGCAGCGCCGCTGATCTCGCCGGCCACGGCAGCGGCCACGTAGTAGCCGGAAACCGTTTGATCGGCGATACCGGCTTCGTCCGGCCAGATCGCGACCACGCGGCGGTTGCTGTAGGCGCCCGCCTGGGCCATGAGGTCGGCTTTGACTTCTTCCGACGTCAACGTGTGCACGATGCGGATCTTTTCCGCCTCGGTGATGGCCGCGCTGTGCCCCGTAGCCAGCACAAGCGTCTCTTCCGAGAGCACTTCGTCGACCAGGAATTCAAGCTTGGTTTCATCTCCGAAGCCGTCGACGCTGAACAAGTATTGCACGACGTCGCCGGCATCCACACCGTTGGTGATGAAATTGCCGTCGGCCGCCGTCAGCAACGTGTATTGCGTGCCGGTAGCGTTCGGGTTGTCGGCCAACGTGGCCAGGACTTCATCGCCGTCGTTGGTGTCCGGGCCGACGAGGGTGGTGGTCGTCTTGCCTTGCAGCGCGGCGACAACGCCCTTCCAGTTGTTCGCGGTCGACGTGCTTTCGGCGTCGGCCTTATTGACGAACAGGCTGATGATTTCAGCGCTGAACGTCAACGGCACGAAGTTGTACACATCGTCACGACCGTCGAGGATTGCGAGCGACGTGACCCACGAATCGACGTCATCCGGATCGGCGACGCCGAGGATCTTGACGACCGTACCGCCCGAGTTGCCCCAGGCCTTGGATGCGGCGTACTTGAGCGGATTGCGCGGGTGCGTCGGTCCCGGGATTGCCGCCAGGTCGGCGTCGCTGGAGACTTCGGTAACGCCGTCCGCGGCGGCTTCGAGCCATTCGCGGTAATCGACGTAGATGGTACCGCCGTGCACCGGCAGGGGTAGCGCGACGTTGTTGCTCGTCCACGTCGAGTGGTAGGCGGTGATGCCTTCCTGCAGACAGACCTGCGTCGCTTCGGTGTAGTAGTTCGTGAGCGGCGGTTCTTCCGGCCGCTTCTGCGAAACTTCGATGTTGTCCTTGATGAACAACTTCAAGTCGAGGTCCGCCAAGCTGCGAAGCTTGATCGGCAGGTCGTGCTTGAGGATCAGCTGGCGGACCGGGCCGGCCGCGGCGGCCGTGACCGTGATGTACCACTTGTCGCCCTTGCGGAGGCCGGCAACAGCGTCGGCACCGATCGACACGTCTGCGTCGCCGCCCTGCGAGCCGAAGAACGAGATCTCGACGCCGTGGGTGCCGATCGGGATAGCGAGATTGCCGTCCGTGACTTCCGTCGGGCCGGAGTAATCCAGGCCCTTGGCGGTGCGAACGGTGATTTCCGGCAGGTCTTCCCAGAGGCCGCCCTTGGTGCATTCCACGATCAGCACGTCGTTGACGGTGCCGTCGTACGTGCCGCTGGATAATGCGAGCACGGCTTCGAATGCTTGACGCACGGTAACGACCCAGGTCTGGCCTTCCTGGAAGTCGACCGGAGCCACGCCGTCGAGCGAGGCCGCCGAGCTGCAGCTGTCGGTACCGTCGTTGTTCCAGGTCACGTACAGGCCGCGGTCGCCGATGGCGGTCGGGGCGCCAAAGGCTTCCGGAATGAGTTCATCGACGTCGTCATTACCGCTGGCCGAGCGGACACGGAGCCGCATGGCACCGCAGCCCTGGATCGAACTGCGGACGACCGTGATGGTGTACTCTTCGGACACGTTGCCGTCGGCCAGGCCGCTGAACGCCGAGCCGTCGACCGTGGCGCCGACGCAGTTGGTCGGGCCGGCCGTCTTTTCGATGGTGGCCGTGGCCGTGACGGTGGCTTGGTTGCCGCTATCGACCCGCGCGTCGCCGACCTCGGAATCAACCAGCGAACTGGCAAAGCCCTTCACCGACGTTTCGTGGGTGACTTCTTCGCAAGCGCCGTCCGGATCGTAGACGCCGCGCAAATGCACGATGTCGTTGACGCGCACGTCGCGATCCTTGAAGACCGCGCTGCGGGGATACCCCGAGCCGTTCTTCTTGAACGACAGCGAGTCGGATTCGATGCGGTTGGTGTAACCGTCGACGGCCGTGATGGTCGTCTTTTCGCCGACCAGATCTTCGTAGTACATCAGCAACGCGTCATCGAGGAACACGCGAACCGTGTCCACGTCGACCTTGCTGCCGGCGGTCCGGTCCGGCCAGTTGTAGCACTGATCTTCGGTGTAGTCGTATTCACCGACGTCGATGGTTTGTTTTTCGTCCGCCTCGCTGTAGCGATGCAGCTGGGCATTCGGACCAACCAGGCACGCGCGAAGCGGGGCCGTGATTTCGGTCGGGATGAGTTCGAACTCTTGGAAGATCAGGACCTGAGCGCGTGCCATGTATCAGCCTCCGTGCTGAGTCTTTTTAGCTAAAAAAGCCGTATGGGTTAAAGACGACCCGCTTCAACCTTGGAGCGTGCTCTGTCAGCTCCCACGCGTCTTCCGCCGTATACGCAAACGTAACCGGAACAGCGTAATTCTTCTTGGACTCTTCGACTGCAGCCACTTCTCCGATGTCCACCGGAATGAAGCGATGCAGCCCTGTGTATTGTAGGATCGGATCCGTGTAGCGCTGCAAGGCCGAAACAGTCTCCCAGGCGAGCAACTCCGCTTCACCTGCCTTCTCGGCCAACGCGAACACTACCTGCGTACCAAACCATAAACCTGCAAACCGTTGCGTCCCCTCCAACAGATCTTCGCTGACTCTGTCTCCGATCCCCATTCGCTGGTAGTTCCAGCGGCCGCGTTTCAGGAGCAATGCCGGACGCTTCTCCGTCTTCTCCGGGTCCCACTTAACGGTCTGCTCGATCACCAAACCTGTATTGTCGGACGGCAGCCAGGCGCCCGCCTCAAATGCCGTCCGTAATTTGATCTCCTGCAGGTGAGTTGGATCGCAGTAGTGCTGGATCAGCAACTGCTGCAACACCCCGCTGATGAAAAACGGCTTCATCCCGTAGGAGCAAATCGGGCCGTGTCGTTCGACACGAACCTCGGGCTCGCTGCCTTCCGGGAAGATCGCTTCTACTTCATCGGGATTCTCGCCCTCACCACACGTACTCATGACCGGCCCTGCAGTGCCTGCCGAACAGCTTTCATGTCCGGCCGGAACTTATGGATACTGATCGTCTGACGGAGGGAGATCGGTTTCGCGCCTAAAGAACGGATGGCGGCTTGGCGACCATCCTTGGTCGGTTTAGACACGAGCGACTCCTTTCGTTGGCGGATAAGATAAACGGTCCCAGCCGTAGGCTCAACGGCATTTAAGGGTCCCAAATGTTCGACACGCTGCTGGAACTCCCGGCCGGCCGCTCCACAGTCAGGGTCACGCGGTCCGGTCCGAAGAAGCCCTGTTTGCGAAATACCAGCAAGTAATCGCCTGGATTCAGCAATAACGGCGCCGCCCAGTCGCCCGTAATAGACGTGGTCGTGGCAGCCACGGCCAGGGCAATTCGCGGGAGCGCCGGTTCGGCGGCGGTCGCATCAGATTGTTGAAAAGCAATCACGTCGGCATCGGCGATCGGGTCGCCCTCGGCATCCGTGTACCGAAAAGCCCCGGCCTCGCCGTAGTTGTGATCGACCGTGACACAGCCGTCGCCGACACCGGGAAGTTGTTCTTCGGCCGGGCAATTGAACGTGTACGCCTTGTGCGAGTAGGGCAGCAATCCCATCGTCACCTCGACGACCAACGGCACGCCGCGGACTTCTGCTTTGTCGTCCGTTTCGTCGACGATGAAGGCTTCACCGCTACGGCCGTCAACCCAGATGTCGTTCTTCCGCAACATCGGGAAACTGAGGCAACGAGCTTTCTGAACTACGTCGTTGATCGAACCCCGCATCGCTATGTCGGTGCTCTCACGAGACATCCGCTGCGTGATGAACTCCAGGCACAACGGGTAGGCCGGGTGATAGCCCTCCTGGACGCCGGTGCCGAAGCATTGCGGGCAGTTGGCGTCGGTGGTCTCGCCGGTGAGTTGGTCGCGGCACCGCGTGCACTTGGCCCCGTAATGCATCCGCTTGTAAAGCGAACCGGGCCGCCAGCTTTTCTTACGACCACGCAGTTGCTCTTTACGCAGGATCTCGCGAGCGATAATCAGGTCGGACTCGGTCAGTTCACCGAACACGGAGGCCGGCTGCGAGACGTAGATCCCGCGGCTCGACGTCAGGGCGACCCGGTACGTTGGGGACAGCGTCTTACCGAACGCCCGCTGGTCGTCGTCCACGGCCGTGAAGCCGTCTACCACCTCACTGCCGACGTTCTCCCAGCTGCGGGCGTTGGGAGCCCCATCGCGGCTCACCTGCAGCTGGAAGGTCAGCGGGCCGGGGTCGTTGAACCGCGGATCCAACCACCACCAGATGCGCGTCCCCCCGCGAACGACATGGTCGATCAGGATCCGGCGGAACGGGAAGTCGTGTGTGTTGGGCATGGGCGTAATAATGCCGTTTCTGATAGCTAAAGAAAAGGTGAACTCCCCGGCCGAAGCCGGGGTCACCTTTCCCTTCCGCCTATTAGTTGGCCGGTTTACTTCCGTTCATGAGCTGAACGGTACTCCCAGAGCACGCACCTCGTTAGGGCATTAGCGTGTTGGCATTCAGTGTTTTACCGAGCGCGCCGCTTTGGCTTTGCCCGACACTTTCTCCCAGATGGTCTTGAGGGCTTTCGCCCACGCCTTACGGTCGCCACCCATAGCCGGAATTACACTGTAACCGGCCTCAGACGGACACAACAAACGCAAACACTGGACTGCCGCACAGGCAATCCTCACCTATCCCGGAGACCACTCCGGCGGGCGTGGGATGTCGGGCATCTTCACGTCCGCCCCGACGGCGTCTACCAGGTACTCGCCGTCATACTCCCACTTGGACCGCACACGCCATTCGTATTCCCCGTTAATTCGGGAGAACGATCCGCGGGCCACGGCCCAGAGATATGCGGAAAACTTGCCGTTTATTTTCAACGAATAACTGCTCGTGACCTTAACGCGATATCGTGCATCGCATTCCTCCCGCTCGTATTCTTCTTCGTCCAGTTCGATCACCACGGTGTGCCCCGCCGTGATGATCGCAGTCACGAGCATCACGGCTGAAGCCATACAATTAGCCTCAACCAGATGACCTACACCCTCCGCGAGATCTGTAAGTTCTTCTGTTGCACAACTCATGGAATCCTCTTGAGTAATTAGAAACCAACTAGCGACGACCGCGCTGTTCGCGATCGTCGCCGGGGCTGACTGCCGCCTGGCAAAGCCAAGCAACGAATATCAATCCGACAATGATCGCTTTTAGCATGGTCGTACCAGCCCAAGGATCTCATTCGTCGACAGGCTTTCGAGCCGGCCGATTTGTTCGCCGCGAACTTGGTTCGCTACGAACTGTCGCAGCAGGTCGGCCGGCACATGGACCGTCCGATCTGCTGAGTCTCGAATCGTCACGTCGCCCTGATAATCACCGTGGTGAAGTATCAGGGCCGTGCTACCGTGCAGCGTCGTGGTGTGCATCGGCACCCACCAGCTGCAAGCCGCCGTTGGCGTCAACATGCGCCGCCTTGGCTTCCGGTTTATTTTTTTGACCCCAGTTAGGAATCGGGTGCCCCGCTTCCGCGAGTTGCTGCTCGCCGGCATCACCGACCGAATCCCTACCCGCTTCCCGCTCTTGCTCCAGGACGCGAAGGGCGATGTCCTGGGCAAACGGTCCGAGGGCCACAGCGAACATTTCTTTGATCTCCGACTGCACCGGCATACGCGGTGCAAGCTGGCATACCGCTCGCACGGTAAAAATCCCAATCGCCATAATCGCGGCGAGCGCCAGTACACCCACCAACAAAACGATCTCGAAACCAACCGCGGTCAAATGTGCCGCTGTTTCGAGTCCGCGACGAACACGGGAAGTAATCTTCATGCATCTCTCCTTTGAAAAGGTGGTACCGAAAAGCTATTTATCGGTCTACCTTATATGCCTGGAAAAACGCATGTTTTTAGCTGCTGAATTAGCCTAAACGGCCGTACGGAGAGCTGATACCGCCGTAAAGCTGACTCCAGTTATCGGAAGACTTACGGCGCCGCGTAAAGTCGACCCAGTTCTGCCAGCGCGTCTGTGCGGCCCGCTCGTAGTTCATCTCGCGGTTCATGTCGTCGACGGCGATGCCGCCGGCCTGGTACTGCAGGTTGTTGGCCCGCTGGTGCTCGGCGATGAGCATGTAAAGCTGCCCGACGATCGCCTCCAGCCAGTGGAAGCGGTGCGGGAAGTTTTGCGTCGTGTAATGCCGGAGCGGCGGCGGTACCTCATTCCAGTATTCGATCGGACGAGTGATCGCCATCGCGATTTCCGCGTCGTCGAACTTGATGTTGTCGAGCACGAAGTTTTCCTGCGGGCTCGAGTCGCGCAGGTGCAGCCGGATCTCGGCGATCGTAGGCGGCCCTCGCATCTTGCAGCGGCCATCGGCCGTAGAGATGCTGCGGTTGATGACCAGGTAGAACATGTTCGAGAACAAGACCTGCGGCGTCTCGCTGGTATGGTCGAGCACCTGGGCCTCGGCGAAGTAGACGCCGGGCAGGATCAGCTGTTCCGCAGAGATCGCAAACTGCAGCTTGCCCGCCTCGGCTTCCACCAGCTCGCCGTAAACCTCATAGAGCTGCGCGGCACCGACGTTCTCGCGAAACTGCAGCCGATAATCCGGGCAGACGCCGGACGACGCCGACGAGCTGCTGTTATCGCCGCATCCGCACGCGGTAAGATCGACCGGCCGTCCCTCGCGATCGAGCATCGTCCAGCCGACGGTGACGGCCTGACCACCGGTTACGTAGACCGTACGCAGTCGCTGGGGGATAGGCTGCTGGTGCACGGTCGACAAGTTCGGGGCGACCGACGTTTGGTCGCTGCAGGGTACGGCGGCGGGCGCCGGTAGCGCGGCCTGGGCCTCGCAGCACGGGATCTGATCCGCGGCGGCCGGAGTTCCGATGACGGGCATGAGCGACTCCTAGCAAAAGGCCGAGACATATGAAAAAAGCGACGACCCAAGACGGGTCGTCGCTTCGCTTCTGGTCGGGATGAATCATGGCAATGTTTAGTTGCCTTCGTCCTCGTGGAAGTCCGACGACCCGCTCGAATCGTAGCAGGGGTCGACCGTACCGAGCACACCGTCGTTGACGGCGAGCATGCGGGTCTTGTCGGCCGTATCGTCGTAAATGAACATGCCGGGCGAGCTGACGAGCGTCAGCGAACCCCGCTTGAGCGACGCCTTCAACGCATTGAAGCGGCGCTTGCTGACCATGGCACCGAGAGTCGCAATGAGGTCGCCGGGCACGGCAAAGCTTTGACCGGAGGTCAGCCGCTTACCGCGGGGACCGAGGAACCCGAAGGTACGCTCGACGCCCGACGTGTTCTTCACGATCGTGTGCAGGCAGTCCGTAGAAACGATCTCACGCATGGCTTATTGGCTCCTACCGATTACTCGGCGAGGGAAGTGGCAATGGCTTCGGCGAACGTACGTCGAAGACTAGGCAGCCGTCTGAGCGGCCTGCAGCATCAGGACGGCCTCGGCCAGATCCGGACGGTTGCGGGCGGCGCCGTGGGCGGCAGCCTTGACTTGGGTCGTAGTCGGGGCTGCAGCGACGCTGGCAACTCCGGCCGTCTTGAGCAGAGCTTCGATGCGCTTTCCGCCCTTTTCCAGCAGGCTGGCCTGCTTGGTCGGGGTGGCCGCGTAGACCTGAGCAAGCTGCTCGGCTTGCGTCAACATCGCGACGGCTTCTTGCTCCGTCTTCGGCACGATGCCGTAGTCGTTGGCAAGCTTTTCAAAGAACGCCGGCACGTGGACCTCGCGGTACAGCGTTGCAGAGGCGTTGTCGATTTCTTGTTGCGTGGGCATGTGTCCCAGGTCCTAGCACAAAAAGACGAAAATGGTTTCGTGAACTCTCAAACGACCGAAAGCCCGCGCTGCACCGAAGTGCAGCGCGGACTGGATCGGTTAAACGAAGTCGGCGCGAGCCAAGGCGTTGGTGTGACCGAACGCCATGCCGATCGTTTCGTAGCTGAAGTACTCGAGCATGTACGCCTCGCGGCGAATGTACATGGTCGTATCTTCAAGAGCGAAGTTTTTCCCGATCGTCTTCGGGTCTCCGAACATGAAGAACGACCCATCCGGGATCAGGCCGTCAATCGGATTGGAAGCCGAGCAACGCTTGATGGTCACGATCCAGTCGCGATCCATGAAGCGGGTCAGGGCCCAACCGTTCTTGGCGATGTCTTGCGCCATGTCGCCGCCGATCTCGTCACGTCCCCACTTCATCATTTCCTTGATGGTGACGTTGTTGAGGAGGATCGTTGCCACTTCGAAGTGGCTCGGCGTCTTCGGCATGATGTTCAGCGCGTCAACGACCGTTTCGCGGGTGATCCCGCCTTCGATCGTTTCCCACTGCTTCACGCCCGAGAGCGGAACGATTTCGTCCGCACCCATCAGCACGGCGTTAAACGCCTGCACGAATTTGCTGTCTTCTTCGGCCAACATGTCCTTGATCATGTTGTCGCTGAGGACCTGGCGGATGTCGTACGAGTACGTACGGAGCTGATCGACGTCCTTCGTCGCCCGCGGCGAAAGGATACGCGCGAAGCTGATGCGGTAGCGCGGTCCGCGGATGTAGAAGTTGATCGGCAACGAGGCGAAGCCCGCCGACACGGCTGCCGGGGAGTCCGGTTCCTTGTCGATGACCTTCACGGGGTTGTCGGTGTCGACCTGGCGATCCAACTCTTCGTTTTGGATCGTCAGCATGGGGATGATTTTGCGGGCGAAGCCGTCTTCACGCATTTTGGTACGCGTGTAGTCGTTGACGGCGTCGACGGCTTGCTTCTGCATCCCCGGGTTATCGAGTTGCTCAAAGAGCGTATCGTTGAGCTGGCGGATTTGAGCTTGCGTCGGCATGGTCGAAATGACCTCCCTGTCTTACGGTTGGCAGCCCCGTCTCCCCGGGGCTGAAACATACAAAATGGAACAACGAACACGAACAACCGCCCAAACGCGACCTTAGTAGGTCGTGCCCGGGAGGTGGTAGGTCCAGTACGCGAGCGTACCGATCCGGTTGTGGTTGAGGTGTTCGCCCGTGGAGACGATACCGCAAACCGCATTGGTGAAGGCAACCACGGCGCCGCCGCCGCTCTTCTGGTTGGTGAGGACGCCGGCGTAATCTTCGGCCGCTTCGAGCACGCCCTGACGTGCGGTCAACAACTCGTTGACGGCATAGGTCTGGTCCGCGTCGTATTCGGTCGATTCGATTTCGTAGCCGGCCGTGTGGACCAAGCCCGTCAATTCACCACCCGGCATCACGGCCTTGTGCATGAAGTTACCGGCGTTGGTCGTGCCGGCGTTGTTGACGTCGAAATCGGCCGAGCCGTTGATGAGGGTCAGCGCCGGACCGGTCGCGTGACAGCCGGGCTTGAAGTAGCTGGTCGGCTTGCCGTTGTCGTCGACATCGACTTCCGCGACGTGGACAATGCGTCCCGCCGGGAGATCGAATTCGACGTCGTCGTGGAGCTTGGCCTGGAAGTCGAGGGCGGCCATGTCGAACCAGCCCTTCTTCACGTCGATGCCATGCTCGAACATCAGGTCGGGAAGTTTACGTGCCATGAGGGTGAACCTCCTTGTTCACAAAATCAAATCAAAACGTGGACGATCGGTACTTGAACGGACGCAGGGGGCAGGAACTATTCGGACGGTGGGACGAGGCCGAGGCCTACCCACAAACGACGATCGGCTTCCGAGAGTCCGCCGCGTCGCGACGTACCACCGGCTGCAGCCGTCTTTTCGCTATCGATCGGGGTGCCGAGCGACTGCTTCTCGGCGGTGTTGCGATGCTCGGCAAGCTTGGTCAGGAGCTGGAGCACCTGAACCGGGTTTTCGAGCACCTTGGCACATTTTTCGGCTTCGGAGGGGTCGATCCGCTCGTGCTTCACGAGGGCGGCGACACACGCCGGGATCAAAGCCTTGCAGTCAGCGGCTTGCTTCTCCATCGCGGTTTGCGCGGCGGCAGCAAGCTTGACGGCCTGATTCGAAAAGCCGACGAGATCGACGATGTCTCGTTCGATCTCAGGGGTTGCCGTGGGCATGTCAAACTCTCCCTGTCTGTAGCAGGCCAAAAATTAAAAGTAACGGAACGGCTTCCTGCCGTAGGCGAGCGGACCCGCTAGCTGCGGATCATCTCGAGGATTTGTCGCTTCATCAGGTCACGCATGGTACGCGCTTCCTTGGTGGCGGCGGCCTTCATTTGAAAGCGACCGCTCAGCATGAAGTTGCGAGCCAAGCTGGCGACCTTCATCGGATCGCCCATCGGCGGAGCACCCGCCATGGCAGGATCGGCAGCGGGCGGCATCGCGCCCGGACCACCGGCGCCCGGAGCGCCGCCCAGGCCCATGTCGCCGCCCGGAGGCGGAGCCATTTCGCCACCCGCACCACCGGCACCTTGTCCGGCTTGGGCGAGCATTTCCGGCGTAATGCCGAGTTCCATCAGGGCCGCAACGAGTTCTTGCAGGGCGGCTTCGTCGCCGCCTCCGCCCGCACCCGGAGCACCGCCCGGAGCACCGCCGCCCATAGCACCGGCTAAGCCGGCCATGTCGGCAGGAGGTCCGGCGTCGCCGGCGGGAGCACCGCCGCCCGCACCCGGAGCACCTTCACCACCACCGGCACCCGATCCGCCGGCTTCTTCGCCGCCGCCGGGGTTGGTGTGGTCTTCGCCTTCGGCTTCCGCTTCATCGGCGGCGAGCTTTTGGTAGAACCCGCCGAGCAAGTCGGCACGTTCGTAGGCTTCGTTGATGCTGTTTTCGATGACGTCCTCGACGAGGCCGACAGCCGCCGTCTTGTCGAGACCGATGCTGGCGGCCAGGTCGTAACCGGCCAAGATGTTCACCGCGGTTTCGGCGGACGCGGCTGCAGGAGCCGCAGCCGTCTTTGCGGCCGGTGCCGCCGCGGGCTTCGCGGCCGGAGCTGCAGCCGTCTTGCGGGTGTAGCCCAGCGCGACGTCGGCGAGCAACTTGTTGCCGAGAGCGATGACCTTTTCGCTCGCTTGCTTGAAGTTGGCACTACCGTACTTCTGGCCGTCTTCGGTCGTGGCCGGATGGCTGGTGCCCGGGTCGTCCTTCTTGTCCTTGTAATTGTCTTCGACCGACGGATCATCGCCCGGCATCGACTGGGACATGCCCAGGTTCAGCGAGTTGTCCTTGTCGGCGCCCGGCGATGCGTCGGCGGTGCTGTCGACGCTTAGAGCACCTTGCTGTTTCTTGACGTCGGCGGTGTTTTCACTCGACCGTTCGCCTTCGGATGCGGCTTGGGCACCGTTGTCGGCGGAAGCCGTCGGGTGCGAACTCGAGCCGCCTTGGTAGCCGGGGTCGGCAGGCGTCGGTCCAGCAACTTTCGTCTGGCCGGCAGCTGCCTGCTTTTCAGTGATAATCTCGCTGGCCATCGTGCGGAAGGCAGCGAACAGTTCGGTCTTCGCCATCGTAGCGTCACTCCTTGACTTGGCGTGGCAGCACTTCTCCAGGCACTGCACCTCAACGGGCGTGATTGTGCAGTGAAACTCGTTGTGCTGTCAACGGGAAGTCGTGTGAAGGGTTCGGAATACTTTGCAAGAACGCGAGTTGGTAGAGGCAGTACTGCTTCGCCAACTCTGCAGCCGGTCCGCCGACTGCAGCAAGTTTTTCGGCCTGCTGCACATCACCTCGCTGGATCCGCTCGTTGCGGAAAGCAGCCAGGTGCAAGCGCCGCGTGAAATGCGGCTCCGCCAAGGAAATGGCGGAAGCCTGTTTTTCGGCCCAAAAATGCAGATCCTGAGTCGCCGACGGGGCCGGCGAGTAGGGATTTGTTTGGAGCATGCTCGGCAGGTTTTGATCCTGCGTCATCCGCGTGAAGGCGCACGGCAAGTAGCACGTGACGACGTCCGCCACGGCGGCCGCTTGCTTCTCGTCGTAGTCGGTGACGAGCCGCACGAAATCGCGCGGCGTCAGCATGCAGCGGATGTCGGCCAAGGCACGGAGCACTTGAGCAAATTTTTCACGGCCGCCGGGCGGCATGGCGATCGGCGGCTGCACGCTGGCGGCGAACGCTAATTTCGCGTTCTCGGCGGACGTGGTTTGTTCCAGGTCGGCCATCCGGAAGGCCAGCTTCAGGAGCTCGGCCGTCTTGGCGGGCAGCTCCTGCTCGATCATGAGGGTGTACGGGACCGTCAGACCCAAGGCTTCCGCCAACTCGGCGCCGGAGACGACGTGCCCGGCTGAAGCGGCCTTTTGCAGGACGCCGGAAACGTAGGCAATGCGATCGGCGGGCCGGAAAACGTGGCTGATGTCGAAGAAGGTCGGCTCGGTGTTGTCGGCATGCAGTTGGTGCGTGTCGCCGTCAACCTGTACCGTCCGGCCGATGTTCTTGCTGAGGCCGCCTGCCTTGCAGAGACCGCCGTCAGCGACGTCGTGGCAGTACTGGTTACGCGTCGGAGCTTGGTTGCCGCAGTACGAGCAAACATCGAAGGGTACGCGGCAGTTATGCACGGCTAGGCCGAACGCCGTAAAGCTCTCATCTTCTTCGACGGAAATGTCGTAAACGGGCGTGCGTTCGACGACCGTGGTTACAGCCTTGACCGGGATCGCCAAGTAGTCACCGGTGATGAACACCGTTGTTTTGCCGGTCTGCGTCGCGCGTACCGCCGCCTTGGAGCGTCCGGCAAACATGCCGGAGAACCGATTGGAGACGTTGATCGTGTACTCGATTCCGTCGCCGGTCCGCAGCAGGCCGTGCGGTAGGTCGCTCGTGTGATCGATACGATAGACGGACGCCGGGATACCGATCGACGCAAGCAGCATCTGCAGTTCGATGGAAAGCCCGCGAGAGCACGTACTCCAATGGAGTCCTTTCCCGTCTTGCCAACCGTCGCCGTTGAACCAGGCGGCAACGAACTCCAGCTTGATGTCAGCCGTCGCGTCGTAGATTTCCTGCGGAATGACCTTGTTGCGGACGCCGCAACCGACTGCGGCAGTGATCGTCGACGTCAGCGGCTTGTCGTACACCATGACGTTGATCGCTTCGTCCGATGCCGAATGCGGATTTTCGCTGATCGACGCAGTCGTCAACTGCGGCAGTTCTTCAGGCAACGCGTCGGCCTTGTTGCACGTGTAGCAGAGGTAGCCGTCGCCGGTTCGGGAGCCTTCGGCGACGTAGTACCCGAGTAGGCGGGCCCGCTTGACGTCGGTCGTAGCGCTGCCGTCGCCGCGATAGATCGGCATCAACAACAAATCGCCGGACGCGAGTTCGCCGCACGGAAGCCAGCGAGCGCTGGCGTGCAACTGGTCGCGATATTTTTTCCGGAAATTGCGGCTGAAGCCGCTACGGTCCGCCGAGCGGAGCCCATTACGCGACTTTGATCGCGGGATGTCTTTCCACCGACCGACGTAGAACTCGTGATCCGGCGTAAATTCCAGGACCTGCCGGCCGTAATACTCCGTTTCGATGCGTACGAAGCTCGGCTTCTCTCGCTGCATTGCCGCGTAGACCGGACGGTAGCGTCCGCGATGCGTGAGGACCTCGTCGCCAGGTACGATCGCCTCCACCGGAGTAAAGCCGCGACGGAGTTTGACGAGCGTACCGGCCAGCGCACACGCCATCGAGACGGCGATATCGTCGCCACGGGCCAGCTTTTCCATTTCACGATCGGCGAGCAGGCCACCATTGCGTTCGGCGGCTTCTTTGGTCGCATTGAGGGCGCAGATCAGCTCCACGCGGCTCATCGGCTCGTGGTAGGCCGAGAGCTTCACGATGCCGTAGCTCTTGGACGGATCTTTGTTGAGGTGGTCGCGGTAGAAGCGGCCGTATTTCACGAACGTCGGATGCGTCCGTCGCAGAGCGGCTTCACGGAAACCGTCGCCGTTACGGTTCATGCCGAACTTTTCGGTCGAACCGACGGCCAACAGGTGGATCAGCTCTTCGCCGGGATCTCGCGGGATCTTGTCGAGCTCGTAAAGGAACTGCGCACCGGCACGCTTCTCGAGTAACGAGCGATCGTTCCCGATAAGACGGCCGCGACTGCCGCGCTTGATCAGCGTCGCGACGACGTCACCGAACTCTTGGGAACCCGGCGTGATGATTTTCAGAATGCTCATTGTTTAGCGTCCCCGCGTCCTGGCACGAGTCCTTCGTAAGATTGGTGGCCGGCGGCGGCACCTGCCAGCGTGCCGATCAGTCGCGGCAAAATGAACTTCAGAATGCCGGTCCGTTTTCCGACTGCTGGTAGCGGGGCGCCCTTCGCGGCTACGGCCTTTACAGCATCCGGCGTAATTTTCGGAGTACCCTTCGGCATATTGATCCAGTGTCGGCCGATGCCTCCGGCACGCGATCCTGCGTACAAACCAACGGCACCGCCGATCGCCGACATTACGCCTTGCGGCATGGTCGTGTCTGCGATGCTGAGCGCCGTACGTTGCACGGAACCCGGCACGTTCGGATCGTTAGCGATGCCGTACCCCAGGCTTTTCACGACATTTGGCGATGTGTCTGCAGCTGCGTCGGCTTGTTCGCCTGTTGCGTGCACTCGCTCCCGTAACGCATCCAGCTTGGACGGCTGGGCGCCGAGCCCGTTGAAATCTTCTTGGAAGACGGCCGGAGCGGCGGCATTGCCGCTGTTGACGAGGTGCCGCCAGGCCAGCGTACCGCCGCCACCCAACATGCCGCCCAGCATCGCCTTGTCGAGGATCTTGCTGTAGTTGCGTTCCTTTTCCGGCCGGTTCAGTTCGCTGACGCCACCGGCGATGCCGCCCGCACCAAGTCCGATGAGAGCGTTACGAAGCGTCTCGGCCGTGACGTTGGGCGTACCGTTCGCGTGGACCGGATTCTGCAACGACGCAAAGATGCCGCCGCCGGCAAGCTTCGTGAATTCGAGTTGATGCGTGAGCACGGCCGCCGCAGCCTGCGGCGAGTACCGACTATACGCCAGCGCGTCCGAGACTTGCACTGGGCACCTCGTTGACTTGTCGCAATTTGTTTTCCGAACCCAGCAGTTGGTCGATGTCGAAGTCCGCCAAGCGACCCTGCTGCAAGTACTTGGCGAGTGCGGCGCGCATGGCGGCCGGTTGTTCGGACAACCGCGGGGCCATCGTGGTGATCTCGTTGAACCGGCCCATCACCTGGTCCTGCGGATAGCCGCTAATGACGTCGTCCTCGGTCATCAGATTCTGCAGCATCGACTGCAGGCGGATGTTGCGTAAATCGGCTTCGTGCTGAGGATCCGTGAGATCCTTCAGCACGCTGTTGACGGCATCGGTGTTCGGTGCCGACACCGAGTTGGCGATGCTGTCGATGATGTTCTTACCGTAATTCCCGGCCACGTTTTGAGTGAACGGCGAGCCCCAGAAGTTGGCTCGCTTGACGTCCTCACCCAAGATGGATCGTGTCCGGGGTTCTGCGAAAGGGCGGAGGGCGTCCGCAGCCCGCGCCTCCAGTTCCGGCTGTGCGTGATCGTAGGCCGCTTGCTTTTCGGCATAGCGATCCAGTTGGGCGAACACTGCCTCCAGCAACGGGAAAGCCCCGCCGCGCGCCGGTCGCAGCAGCTTGTCGGAAGCCTGCTTGGCCAGGTGCGGGTGAGCCTCGACCAGCATGCCGCAGACCTGCTCGGCCTTGCGGCCGTGCAGCATGGCAGCCTTCTCCCGGAACCAGCCGAAAGGCACGGCGCCGGTGGTCATGAAGTACTGGCCCAGGTCGTCCATCCGGGCGAGCAGCCGATCGTAAGCCGCCGACTTTTCGCGGCGAACCTCATCCAGCTCGCGCTTGGCTCGCTCGGCCGTCGCGTAAGCCTTGCGAATGCTGAACTCTTCGTCGGCCGGCAGCGGAGCCGGTTTCGGGCACAACGGCGGCAGCGTAACGGTCGCGGCTGCTCGCTTCTCTTCGTCGGCCGCTTTGTGGGCGAGAATCGTGGCCGGTCGCAGCATGTAATCCGGCGAGAGAACGCACTCCCGTCGCAACTGGGCAGCGGTCTTCGGTTGCGTCGGGTAGATGGTCTCCAACACGACGGCCGGATCCACGAGCGGGAAATCGGCAGCCTTTTCGAAGACGTCCGTACCGGCCATCCGGTGGTGCGTTGTTTGCCCAGTGTTATACGCGCGGGCCAACATACTGATTTCGCCGGGACGCAGTTGGGCGGCAGTCGCCACCTTGATGACCGCGTCCGTCGGCGTGAGCCCGTCACCGACCAGCTCAGCGGTCTTTTCGACCGCCGCTAGCATTCGGGCCTCGGCATCCGTGCCAAGTGGTTTCATTGTGACACTTGCTCCTCTGCGTTCTCGGTCGTCGGTTTCGTATGCTCAGGGAACGTCGTAGCCAACAACGCCTCTCGTTCCTTCAACTCTTCGCCGGTTCCGATCAACAACAATTGATCGACCGTCAGTTCGACGGCCGACACATCGTAGTCGTAAGCCGGACCCGCCGGCGGCCCCGCCACGCCTGCCCGTTTCCACGGCAGCGACGTGAGGATGGTGTTGAGGTCCGAGATAACTTGATCTTGTACCTTGCCGGCCGATTCCGTGGTACGCTCGATTTCGACGAATTTTACGAATGTTGCCAGCAAATCGAGCTGCGTGTTCGTGTTGACGTCGACCGTCATGGCGGCCAAGGCGGCCTTTTTCTTGATCGTACTGAGGGCGGCTTCTTGGAAGAAGCTGGGGACGTGCTCTGGGTTGTTCACCCAGTTCGGCGTCGTCAACTTGCTCATAGCCGCGTCCAGCACGTGCGGGCCGCCGGCGTAGCCGAGCAGCTTCCAAATCATGCTGTAATTGCGTTCGCGGACGATCTCCTGCGTCTTATGGCCGAAAATCACCGAATTGACGTAGTCTTTGCGGTTCAAGTTCTCCCGCACGTCGAAAAACAGGGCCTCGTAGGCGTGCACGATTTCGACAGCACAATTGCTGTAAAAGCCGATGTTCGTCGGGGTGTCGCGGGCCATTACCCGGGCCTCGATGATCGCCTTCGCCGGGTGCTCCTGCTCCATGTACGCCCAGTGGGCCCAGAACAGGTCCGGCTCGTCCATCGCCAGCGACATCCGACTGAAGTCGTCCTGACAGGTGATGTACGCTTCCAGGTACGCAACCGTGCGATTGATCCACTTGTAGCCGTCCTTGCCGTCGCGACGTGCCGTCGTTCCCGGTTGGCGGCCTTCCACGATTCCCAGCGCGCGGCCCCAGCGCCAGTGCGGGGCACGCCACGGATTTGAACGGGCAAACTGCAGCATAGCTGGGTTTCTAATTACCGAATTAGAACTGCGGCGGAGCCATCGTCAGCGACAAGCTGATCGTTTTACTGCCGGTGCCAGTGGCGACGACGCGGGCGTAGAGCTTACGCACGTGATTGCACGCGTCGCCTTCGGTGTTTTTGTATTCGGTGAAAATGTCCCCGCTGGCAAACGTGTTGCCGGACAGGGTGAACTCTTTGATGAGCTTCATCATGTCGGGGTTGGCGGCGTCGACTTCGGCAGAGAACAGTTGCAGCGTCCCACCGACGCCGGACGCCCCGTCGCCGTTGACAATTACGGCGTTGAGCCGACGCAAGATCCCGCGATGCGGGTAGCCGAGCGTATGCACCGACGCCGTGCCGCCGACAATCGCGATGTCGTCAAACTGACGGGTGTAAGGAGCAGCACAGCTCACGATAAACTCCTAATTAGTTTCCTGCGATCGGAGCCAGATCCACTTCGCCCGAGGACTCTTCGGGGTACGGTTCGACGGACTTCTGCTTGAGGAAGATCACGACGTCGCCGAGACCTTCGAACGAATTGCGAAGTGCGTCTTCCAGCTCCGGCATGTCTTGCTTACCGAACCGCTCGGCGAACCGATCGCCGTGCCAGTAGAACATGAACAAGATCCGGCCCAGGCTATCAAGGCCTTTAGCAAGCGGACCCATGTAACGATCGATCATCGTATCGTCACGGACCGCCTTGAGCATCGAGCCGATGGCCGACGCGTCGAAGACTTCCGTCTGGTCGCTGCCGCCGGCTTGTTGCATGGTTCCGGCATCTTGCGGGCCGATCGGTTTGTCGTACTTCGGGTTCGGGTTGTAGACCTGCGGATCCGTGAGCCAGCCTTGCAGCCCCGGGACTTCGCTGATTTGGGTGTCCGAGTAGCGCGTGCGGGCGCTATCATGCATGAAATTGCCGCTTTCCGGCTGCGGCTCGTTGTAAGGCGGCGAGCCGACCGACGAGTCCGTCAGATACGGCGAATTGCCCTGCTGGGCGTAGCCGTACTTCACGTGGAACGAGAAGGCACTGCGGTGCTGGGCCCGGCCCATCAGCTCGCGGGCTTCTTTCTCCCGGAAGCCGTGATCACGCACCAGGTGCACCAACGCGTCACGGTGATGCAGCGAGCGTTCGTTGACGGTGACTGTCGGGCCGTCGACCTTGATGCTCATGAGCGGGAATTCGTTCGCCAGTGCGACCTTCAGTTGCTTCGGCGTACCGAGTTCGAACGCTTCCTTGGTCGTCTTCTCCGCCTCGGAGTGCGGCTTGAAGTTCTGCGTGAACATGTGCATCTGCACGTCGACGAGATTGCCCGGGCTGATCGGCGGCTTTTTGCTGGCGCCGTCGAGCGGACCGCTGACGTCCACGTCGTTGCTGTCGCTGCTGCGGACAAGGTCGTATCGCGAGGATTCGACCGTCAGCAGCTTGAAGCCCTTCGGGACGTACATGTCGCCGCGCTGGGACGTGATCTTCGTGCCCTGCTTGGCGTCGAGGTGGATCCGTTGCCCGTCGCGGTACGAACAGTACGAATCGTCGGACCATTCCGGCGAAACGCGCGGACCGCCCGTGTTGAACTGGCGGTCGACGTACGTATCGAAATCGACGTCGTAGCACTTATCGTTTTCATCGAGCCCGAGTTCGCCGCGGACGCGGAACGGAACCGTAGCGTCGCCCTCAGGCCCGATCAGGATGTAGCGGGTGTAACCCTTGCTCAGCGTGCCCGGCTCCGACAGCGACTCGAACCACGACTTGAATTCGCTCTTGTCGTATTCTTTGCCGACCCAGACGGCCGCCGTCGCGCAGTTGATCCAGTCCTTACCGCCGCCGTCGAGACGGACGACGGTGCAACCGCCCAGCCGCTTATCCGGCCCGGCACCGTGGACCACCACCAAGCACTTCTCGAACTTGTTCGGTTTGACGAGCACGTCGAACAGCCCGGTTTCGCTGGGGTTTTGCAGGCGTTGTTCAACCTGCAGGCTGTACGCGACCGAGACTTCCTCGGCCTTCCGCTCGTCTTTGATCAGCAGCTTGTCGCGGGCCAGTCGTTCAGCCTCTTCATCCGAGATCCCGGCCGGCCGCACGGGATTACTCGAGCTGTCGTAGGTCATGATCTGCAACGCACCGGTTTTAATCGGGTGCGGGATCGCTTCTTCGGCCAACAGGGAGCCGGTCTTGATGCGGAGCGGCTCCTTGACCGGCGTCAGGATGCTGCGGGTGCGGGCACGGGCGCCGGCCAGCTTGATCGCTTCGTTGATCACGCCGAGACCGTGGAACCGATCGAACGACTGACCGATCTCCGGATAGTCTTGGAACGTCTCCACCAAGCGGCCGAGCATTTGCAGCCCAGCTTGCTTGAGAAACGTCGGCAAATGCAGATTGGCGTGCAGCTTCTTGAACTCGGCGTCGATGTCGGTCGTGGCAGCGCGGGCCAGCGCGGGCATCGCCTCGGCCATTTCTTCGGCAAACGAGCCTTGCTTGAGCGACGGCGAATTGCTGAGCCGGCTGAGGTCCGGCGTCAACATACCGAGCAACGACGAGTTACGGCCGACGCCGGAGCCCATGATATTGGGCTTCTTGTTGAGAATGTCGTTGACCCAGTTTTCCTGCAGCGGCACGAACACGTCCTGATTTTTCAGGTACAAAAGCTCATGGCCTTTGAGCGTGCCGTTGAGGAAGAACACCGGGGCCAGCAGGAGGCTGCTGCCGACGCGGAAACCGAAGACACCGATCGCTTTGTTATTGTCTTCGTTGCGATCGAGCAGCTGGAAGCCAATTTCGTGGTCCAGCAACGTCGGGGCAGAGTCCCGCAGGTACGCATGAGCGAGATTGCTGAAGGCCTGTTCGAACGGAACGTCGTTACCAGCCTGACTGGCACTAGCGGTCTTAGCGATCGCCAGCTCCCCGTGAGGGATCGCGAACGTCGCCATCTTCGTCAACCAGAAACGAACTGCAGGCGATTGAGCCTTACGCATGTCGTGCTCCATCCATGGAACAAGGTCCGCGCTCATGTTGAGGCGGCGCTACGGCGAATAACTTAACAACTTCTAGGCAGTGACTCTACAGGAGATCACCCGCCCGGGGTTTGTGACGCCGCCGCGGCTTGCTGGCCAAAATCCTTCGCGGACGGGCCGTCAAACAGCGGAGCCATCGTATTTTTACCACGAACGAACCCGGCCATCCCGGCAATTGCAGGCAGTCCGCCGCTTCGCAAGACGCCGCCCATCGGCATCAGCGCATGCAGCAATTGCGGGGCCGCCTTCTGTAAAGCCGGCATAACCGAGGACATCAAACCGGCCTGCTGCAGCTGCGGCGCGACGGCCTTACCGGCGTCGGAGACGGCGTTGACGCCCTTGTTCAACCACTGCAAACCAGTGTCCGCCACGTCACGAAAACTCCAGCCGCCGGACGGTGCCGGGGTTGCTGGTGCGGGCGGCGGAGACGCAGGCGATGCCGCGGGCGCAATGCTCGGTGTCTTGGCAATCGGCTGCGATAGCGGCTGAATTCCAGGCGTCTCCATAGTTACCATCCCTTAGTCGGGCCGGTGAGCCCGAAGTCTTTTCCTTCCGCAAGCGACGGCACGAAGCTGGTTCCGGCGGTGTCCGAAACGTCTCCGCGATGCACGGCCTTGAGGAGTCCCTTTTGCTGATACGAACCAAGTCCGCGAACCATCCAGTCCTGATCCTGGGAAACGCTGGCCATCCCGCGAATCATCTCCGGCGAGAACGGCGGCGGATCCTTATGCGCATGCACGGCATTCACGCCGAATTGCTGCAGCTCGTCGAGCATCTTCTTACCGATCTTCGTCCCGATCGTGTAGTGCAACACGGGTTTTTCGAGGTAATGCCCGACCACGGTGTTCGGCGGGGCCACGTAGTAACCGGGCCGCGGTTCCCAGTGTTTTTCTATGCTGGAGTACGGCACAACGTCGCCTGGTGCCCAGTCGCCAAGCTCGTCGTCGAGGCGGACGTGATTGATGAGGCCGCGCGCCACCAGCTCGATATTCCGTCGGTTTCCGTAGGTACTGCTGTTTTTGAGCGTATCCCGAAATGAATTGACGAAGTAGCGGCGACCTTCGCCAATCCCTTTGTGATGCACGATTTCAGCCGGGTTCGGCACGCCTTCAGACAGCACGTCCCCGGCTTCAACCATGTCGCCTTTCTTGACGCGAAGCGGTAGCTCGGCGGGCACGTAATGCTTGGCGTCGCCGACGATCACGAAATGCCCGCCCTGCGGGGCCGGATTGATCGCGTGGACCTTACCTTCGAGTTGTGCGTGCGTTGCCCCGTTCGGAAAGACCTCGGGCACTTGCACCAGGGCGTTGATTGCCTTGAAGCCGCCGACGGCACCCGCCGTGGCACCAGCGACGCCGCCGGAGTGCTTAGAGCTGATCGTGGCTTGTGTGACCGGTTCTGAGAGGGCGTTGGCGGCGGCAATCCCGACATAATCGCCCAACGGCGACAGGCCTTGGCGTTCCCGGTACCCGGCGTCGCGCGCATACACGCCGCCGTCCGACGGACCGCCGACGGCCGCCGAGCGAACCAAAATGCGGCTGATACCTGCTGCCTGCAGATCTTTCAGCACGCGGGGCGTTAAATGCGTATTTCGCGGGTAATTGGCGGCCGGATGCGCCAGTAAGGCGCCTTCATTATCGGCATCGTTGACGTCCACAGGGTAACCGCGGGGCGACGCTTCATCGTACGGATCGTCGTCATCGTCGGCCGTGACCAGGAGTCGATGGGCCGCCTGCATGAGCTGTTTGGCGAAGAACCCGGCGTCCGACGTACCGGCCTTCAAGTCGATCACGCCTTTGCGCGTACCGAAGGCACCGGCAAAGTATTCGGCCGGCGTCAGGCCTTCGCTGTAGCTGTGCATCACCGGAATCGGGATCGGTCGTCCCCGGTGGTCTTCGTAGAGCAGGTCGGCCCCGCGCAGGCTGTTCAGCGACGAAGCGTTGCCGCGACCGGCCCCGGCCAGCTGACTCGCCAGCGGGTTATCTTCGGCCTGGCTCTCCGCCAACACGTCGTCCACGAGCTTCGGCCGCACCTTCTGGATGGCGGCTACGATCGCATCGTTCCGGGCATCGCCGTCGAGCTCCGGGTTGTTCAGGATCTTCTGGATCGCTGGTTCGAGCTGCTGTTTGGCGAGCCGCGCGGACAGCGCGGGGCGAATTGCCCGCAGACCGAAAGAGTTGCCGTTGCTGAGATAGGCGGCCCGGCTGCCGACTTTCGAGAGCCGGAACATGATGTCCCGGTACTTCTCCGGATGCTTCTCGGCGATCAGGTCGCCGAGGTCCACTATGGTCTTCTTGTTGACGACCCGGTCGTAGTCCCTGATGTCTTCGGGCAGCACCGAATTAACTAAGAGCTGACCTAAAGTCGTTTCAAGGGGCATGTTTCGCTCATTTGCGCTGCACTAACGGCAGGTGATATTCTTTGGCGGTTTTCGCAAAAGTGGGATCGCCGAAGTTGGCACAGATATAGCTTCGCGGACCAACCTCCAAAACGAAGTTGATCAGATTACCGAAGTCGTCGTACACCAGGACATTGCCGGTAGTTTTGGTCTCTATCGGCTTGAGGCCGTCACGCAGTTCCACTTGCATTGGCATGAGCACGCTGCCGAGATTGGAGGAGACGCATCACCGTCGCCGCCTTGGCAATCCCTGAATCGGGATCGTCGGCCATTGCGTGCGGACTGATACGCGAAACCGGATCGCCGATGTAGGAGTCGGCCTGCTTCTCATCTTCGAGCTGATGCTGCTCGTCGAGAATGCGCTGGGCAAGCATGGTACCGAACGCTGCTGCCTTGGACGCCGGGGCGGCACCTTGCATCGGTTCGACGGGTGAGATGGCGCCCGTATCGCCGCCGGCAGCCGGTTGTTGTACCGGACCTGGATCCATGGGACCGCCGGGGACTGCAGTCTCCGCGACCGGGGCGGACGTCATACCGGGCGGCAATACGAGCACGCCAGGCGGCAGGGTGATGCCGTGGTGATTCATGATCGCCGTCACTTGCTGCTGGATGTTGTACAACCGCGTGTCCAACATCTGCATCATTTGTTCGGGCTTGAGCTTTTGCTGGGCGGGAGCAGCCGGGGCCGCCGGAGCGCCGCCAGGCATCGAGCCGGGCAGCGGCTGAGCCGGTGCCGCCGGAGCAGGCGGAGGCATCCCACCACCGGCCATTGCAGCCGGGTCGCCAGGTGGGGGCGGAGGCATTCCACCAGCCATCGCAGCCGGGTCACCGGGAGGCGGCATTCCGCCTGCAGCCGCTGGGTCGCCGCCCGGAGGCGGAGCCATTCCGCCGCCCGGAGGTACGAACGCACGCTTTTCCGGATTACTCAACCGGTGCAGCGCCATCGTCATCAGTGTGTCGTCGATGCCTTCCATGGAACACTTCCTCCTGTGGGCGTAGTTGTACCGCGTCGCTGTAACTGACGGAAGCTCACTAGGGACGCATGATCTTAATCCGTCGCGAGCCGTCGATTTCACCGCGTTCGTAAGCCCGTAATGCGTCCGCCGGGGTTTCGAACACCGTCGGGCGGTTGTGGGTATCAATTCGCGACGTCAAATGATACATGCCGCCGACGTATTCCTGACTCGGCAGGTAATGCGTACGGAATTTGGCGACGCTGAACAGGTTCTTGCTGGGGAGCATTTTCTCGGCCATTTCTTTGGCCGCTTCATCGTCTGCGGGCAAATGGAACTGCATGGCGTCACCGTCGAAGTCGGCGTTAAAGCCGCCGACCACGAGCGGCGAGATCTGCATCGTGTGCCCCTTCATGATCTTCGGCCAGAAGGCCATCACGCCATAGCGGTGCAACACCGGGGCGCGATCGATCATCACCGGCCGCTGACCCATCTCCGACACTAGCGCTTCACGCGCAACCGGATGCTTGTTTTTAACGAGCTGGGCCGCTTGCAGTCGCGGCATCCCGCGGCGAACCAGGTGCCGCACGGTGTACGGCGTGTAAAGATCCCAGGCCTTTTCCTCCGGAAGCCCGACGCTGTCCATGTCCAGATCCGGGTTGGGCGTAATCGTCGCTCGCCCGACAAGATCGGTGGTCGTGCTGAGCAACTTGCGCTGAATCATGCCGAACTTCGGACTCGAGCCGAAGATCTGCTTGAGTAGACCTTTGACGCCCCGCTCCTGATTCTTCGGATGCTGCGGCTCACCGAGGCCCGACACCGCCTTCATCGCGTCGTACGTCGCCAGCCGTTCGTCACCGACGTCATCAACCTTGTCGGACATCTGCTTGAGCACGTCGTTGGCGTCGAACAATTCTTTGTAAAGATAGTTGGCATCGGCCACGAGCGGCAGCTTCTTCTGACCCATCGTCGTCACGGGGCGGAAGCGGGGCGGCAGCACCGGCACTTTACCCATGATCCAGTCTTTGGGGTGCACGCCGGTGCGGGCGGCCGCCGTCAGGAAGCCGAATTTGCGAATGGCTTCATCACGCTGGGTCTTCCGCGCGCTCTTGAGCGACAAACGGGTTTGTTCGATCTCGCGATCGAGATCGATGTTGGACAAGGCCTTGACGATTCCCTGCGGACCGCTGACGCCGTGCAGCGACTCACGGCCGGCCAGTACGTCCCGCATCTTGTTCTCAGTCAGCCCGAGAACGCGGCGAATCGGCTCTTCCATCACAGGGTTCGGCATCGGCTCATGCAGCCGAATAGCGGACCACCGCGTGCCTTCGTGGCCGCCGGTGATAGCCTCATCAAATAGACCGCCCCGCTTCGGCTTGAGGCCGTTCTTCCAGTCCACCGTCTCGGTGTTTTGGATCTCGCGGCCGCCGGTCAGCTCGTCGACCTTAGCCGGACTCATAGCCATCAGCTGCGTCCGTGTCCCGTCTTTAACTGGATGGATCCCGGCGCCCTGCAGCATCCCAATGAACTTTTCGTAGGTCTTCGGGATTCGCGGCGTCGTCGGCTGATAGCCGGACATGAACTGCGACCAGAACTCAGGATTCGCCTGGCCCCGAATCATCTTCGCTTCACGAATGACCTTCCCGGCGCCGTGCGACAACAGGGCACCGAGGTTGAGCATGCCGATCCGCTTAGCGCCGCTCTCGCCGCCCTTGGCCGGAGCACCTTCGCTGGTGTAGCCGCCGATGCCGCGGCCCTGGGCCTTGGCTTCCGACGTGTGATGCAGCTTCATGAACCAACGATTCCCGGCAAAGACGTTCGGGATCTTCTTGCCGGTCTCCGGATCGATAACCGAATCCAGGTCGCTGAGGTTGTGCTTTCGCAGTTCGCTCATCGCAAACTCGACGGCATCGGTCGCCGTTCGGAACGGCACCTTATACGGCTTGCCGGTGACGGCCGCCACTTTGCCGAGAGCCGCCTCGATCATTTGGGCGGCGTTCACGCGGCTGATGACGCCGAGCGGATTGGTGAGGATCTCGTAGGGTTTGCCTTGTGCGTCAGTCGGCATCTCGTCGTCGGGAACGATCATCGAAATGACGCCCTTGTCGCCGTAGCGACCACTGAGCTTGTCGCCGACTTCAGATGGAACAGTGGCCTTCACGACGACTGTGGCGCCTTTGTCGGTGTTGACGACGTCAGTTACAGTTCCCGGGGCATGATGGTCCCAGGTGATGCTGCTATCAATGACCTCCGGTCGTCGACCACGATGGATCGCTCCATGTGTCCGTTCGCGTTCTGTGATACTAAGTACCAGGGGATCGCCGTAACGGATCTCTGTTCCTGGTTTGACGACTCCGTCGTCGGTGAACTGGTCGAGGACGGCACGATGAAATCTTCCAGGAAAGTTTGACAGGAAGGCATTCTTGCCGCGGCGGACGTCGGGTCCCCATTCGGCGACATGCTGATAGGCATGCTCGGAAGATAATCGCTTGGCAGCGCTCTCGCTGATGACGTTGGCGTCTTCAAAATTGGCTCCGCGGAAGGGCAAATATGCGACGCGCAGGTTTTTACCCAGCGCAGTAACGCCCTGACCGTCCGTGAAATTGGAGCGCGCCAAAAGCTGCCCCGGCTGAACCACGTCGCCCGGTTTGACGACAGCGGTCTGCGTGATGAGGGTGTTGTGCACGATGAGCCCGTGGTCGACACCGAACACCTCCGATTCAGCAACGCAGAAATCGTAAACATGGGCTTCGTGCGGGATTGCCTCCACGGCGACTACCGTATCCCACATAACGTCGGACGCACCCCACTTGCCGAAGTTGCCGGTACCTGCGACCAGCCGATGCTTGGCCACAGCGCCCTTACCAGCGGTCTTGTAAACATAATTGGACGACTGCGGCAGTTCGGCATACAGCGACTTTCGGGCAAGCTTAGACACGATCGGCACCATGTCGTACGGCGACGCCCGGTACGCCCGACGAAGCAGTTCGCGGAAAAGCTGCTCGCGATCGTCGTAGAAGAACCAGCGGGAGAGCCGTGAGAGGTGGCTGCTGATGATGCGGAAGCCGTACGCGTCGTTCCAGTTATCGTTGAGGTGTTGCCGCGGGGCGTCGAACAGCGTCGAAAAAATCTGCAGCGAGGCGGCCAGCGTCACCAGTCCGTCGCGAAGTCGGCGGGACGTGCTAACGGCCTGGACTTGAATCGCCCCGCCGGCGTCTGCCCAAAGGCACCCGTCTCCGGCGAAATAGCCGCTCAGCAGGCAACTCCGCGCGTCACTTTGCCACGTGAGCACCTCCGGCGAAATAAACTTACCGCCGGAGGTGCAGCCGAAATTCGTCAGGAGCCATGCGCGTAGTTCGTGCGACGTAAAGCAAACCTCACCGCCGACGCGATAAGGCGACGTCCCGAGCCGCTGCAGTAATTCCAGGATCTGTGCTGCGCGAATATCGGGCTCAACCGCAATTTTTACGAGCCCTGCCTGCTCTGGCAGGTGTCCTTCGGCAAGATATAGGCCCGCAAGCGAGGCGAGATCAGTAGATACTTGTGCGTCGCCGTCGCACGGCACCATGGCGACTGGCAGCCGCGTGCGATTGATTACCACGTCAGCAGGAAAGATTGGCGACAGGTTCCCGGCTGCATCCAGCGTCACCAAACTATGATCGATCGTAATGTCGACTGCACGGCCGGACGCAGTCCGAACACGAACGAGCCGCTTATCGTTGTCGTGCCGAATAAATCCGGTAATTCGGCACCACTTTGATTTTTTCGTAAGCGGGTCGACAGAAAGTACGTCGTCGCCGGCGTGCGCGACATACTCAGAAATTGGACCTTCCCAGTACCCACCGTTACGCCGAATCAGTACGCGAGTACGCCCGGTAACGCTTTTACGGTTGTACGGCATGTTGTCATAGAGATCGACTCGCTTCTTGCTGCCGTCGGCATGCTTGAGCACGATGCCGTTACGATCGACACTGACGACGCTGGCCGGTTGATCGGCGTGCACGGCGCCCATGTGCTTGGCATATTCTTCTTCGAAGCTGCGTTCGGCGTTCTCGGGCATCGCACTCTGTACGAGCGGAGCTTCGCCATCCTGCAACGGCAACGCTTGGGTCACCATTCGCGCGGCCATCACCGCCCGCTGGCCCTTGACCATCGACTTGAGCGGAATGAGGTTCGCCAACGGCGAGAACGTGTCTTCGATCGCCGGCAGCACGTAGTCGACCTTGTCGGCTCGTTCGTACCGCATTTTGCCGCCGGCGAGCACGTTGACGAACGTGTTGCCGCCGTACTGCACTGGACCCGTTTTCCGTCCGTCGCCGCCCCAGAACTTTTTGGCGGGCGGCTCCGGTCCGTTTGGGTTCACCGGTGCTTGCGGCACGGGCTCGAAAGCAATGACGGAATCGGCCAGATCCCGGGCAGACTTGTATTCTGTCTGCCCAGATTTCGCGTTCTGCAGCGGGAAGTACAGAAAGCCGTCGTCGCCTTTGACGGCTTTGCGGGCCAGCCGCATGTCGACGCCCACTTTTCCGGATTCCGGAGTCCGCAAAAAGTCAACGAAGCCCAGGTGCGTCGGCTGCACGGCCCGCGATTCCTCGGGCACGGCGTCGAGGCTGCTGATACCGCCTTCGCCCATACGGGTCAGGCGGCTTTGCTGGTCGAAGATTTCGGCCGGATTGATTTCTTCAATCGGAGCGCCGAGGCCACTACCGATGATCGCGGACTGAATCGCACGATCGAAGAAGCCGGGTTGCACGCCGTCAAGATTCTGGCGGGCCGATACCTTCCAGAGCAGCTTGCGCAACTCGCCGCCGCTCTTTTCCAGCCGCTCCGCCAGCAGGTTCTCCGGCCCGAGCACATGCTGATAGGCCATGTGGTCGCGGTCGTCGGGCTCCGCTTCGCCGCGATTGATATCCAGCAGCTTCTTGGTGGTCGCCAGTATCGTCGGCAGGTCCAGCTTGGTCGACTTGTGCTTCAGCGTGCGATTGGTGACGAAGTCGTCGAGCTCCATACCGCCGAATGATTCAGCAACGGCCTTTGCCATTACCTCCGGGTCCGCTCCTTCGACCCGGTTGCGGGCGACGCGGTCGTACAACTTGCGGATCACCGTGTTGTCGGCCTTGGCGGCGTTGATGCCGGCCAGGTCGTTGCCCCAGGTGTCGCGGAGCTGCTGATCGGTGGCGCCCATTGCCCGCAGCAACGGATAGAGCGGCATGTTGGCCTGCGCCATGTTCAGTTTGAACACGCCCGACTCCGGATCCATGAAGATCCGGTGCCCGCGGCCCTTGCCTGGCAGCACGTTGACGTGTGCTTCCAGCTCGCCGTTCTGCTTCTTACGGGCGAAAATCCCCGGTGCGAGCCGGAGCTGGTGGGCCAACGTATATCCCACGCCGCGGTTAATAAACAAACCGTCGTCGATCAGGTACGGGACATTTGCCAGCGTCGCCCGTCGCTCCGCAATCGATTTCCCGGTCGCGTTGTCGCTCAGTTGCCAGGTACCGCGTAAACGTCGTGTTAGCGACGTACCGCTCAACACGGCCCGCTTCACGTCCTGCTTGCTGTACTCTTCCGGGCCCTCGTAGGCGACGTCGGCGAGCTGCAGCGTATGTCGCTGGTTCTGGACCGGCTTCAGTGCCGTGGCTGCCTTGAAGACGTTGTCGAAGATCAGCTTGCGCGTCGTGGGCGCATCGCCGAAGTTTCGGAACGACGGGGCGACTGGCAGTAATTCGGACATAGTCGCTCCTACGCGGCCATTGCAGGCTCTTCCGGCATCGTCGGCGCCACCGGCATGGCGGCGACGGTCTGCGGTGCCCGTTGCCAGATCAGGCGGGATCGCTCGCGGAGGGCTTTGTCGAGCAGGTGAGCCTTGCTGCGATTTTTCGTCCAGTTGTACATACCGTACGCACTCCCGCCGCTGAGCAGGCCCAGCGCAGTGAGGTACATGCCGAACGGCACGGAGGCCGCGTCGGCGACGTTGGCTTCCTTGGTCTGCGTTTCGGCCGTCTTTTCCAGCATATCGAACAACTGGTCGAGCCGATCGCCAAGCGATTCGTCGGCGGCCGCCTTAATAGAGGGGCGCGCGGCCTGGGCCTGGGCCATCAAAGCGGCCTGAAACTCGTCCTTGGCCTGCTGCAGCTGGGAGTCGACATGGGACCGGCGACGCTTCTTGAGCATCCAGTCGGCCAGCGACCAACCGCCGACGGTGCCCGTAGCGGCGGCGCCCAGTGAGAGCGGCATCATGGCCGGAGCGTACTGCGGATCCGAGACGTTGCGACCGACCCAGCCGGTCATGCCGGTAACGTCGAGCGGGAAGTTCTCGGCAAACGTGCGGAAGCCGTTGGCGAGTTGCTGATCGCTGAAGATCGCTTCCTTGGCCAGCTCGGCAGCAAACTTGGCGAGCCCCGGCGGCTTTCCGTCAGCATCGTTGGCCACCACCGGAATCGGTAGCGTCGACGGTCCCGGCGATACGAACGGCACGTCAGGAATGCCTTCGGGCTGCATCATGTGCAACAGGCCGCGGCCGAACATCCCGACACCGGCGCCGCCGGCCATCAGCCGAAACAGCGTCTTCACGGCGGCCGCGCGCTGCACGTCGCGAGGACTCATCTCAGAAATTGGCATCGGACGGACTCCCTTCCGCGTAAATTTCGCCCCATTCCAAGAACGTCTTGATCGAGCCGTCCGGCTGATCAATATCCTTTTGCCGGTACTCGACGTACAGGCCGTTCTTGATCTTGTCCTTAATGCGGCAGTACTCTTCCAACTCTTGCGGCTGTGCCAGATTGAACCATTTCGCGTGAAAGTTCAACTGATATCGGATGTCGTCGATTTCCGAACCACGAAGATTCGGAATCACTTTTCCGGCGTAGGGAATTCCGTCAGGAGTCCCTGGCCAGACTAGCGGAGTACCGTCACTTAATTTGCTTTCGTGATAGTACTTACGACGACTTATTCGGTCGAAAAGGCTCAATGAGCACCCATCAATTGCGGTGATCGTACCGATGGAGCGGCGGTACGCAACAGCAACCGCTGCGCAGAGCGGTTAGCTTGTGCTGCGTGCTGCCGCAAAGCGGCGATCAGCTCCATCTTCTTGTACTCCTCGGCATCAACGTCCGGCTCGGTCATACGGGCGGCCAGATATCCGGTTCCAGCGCCCGCACCGACACCCGCCGCCAGGCCCCAGCCGCCGAGATGCTGCAGGCCGGTCAACAGGTCCTTACCTTTGCCCCAGATCCCGATTCCGTCGGCAGCGATCTTTTCGATCGCCTCGTCGACGAACGCACGAGTACCGGCAGCGTCGAGCCCCAGCTCCGCACATTTCAACAGGAAACCGAACTTGAACGCCTCGCGGCGCGACATGGTCTCGGGCATAGCGTCCTCGCTTAGTACAGTGCGTTCGGCAGAATCAACTTTGGTCGTGCCTTCCGCGATTGAATAACGCGATCGGGTCGAATCGTGTCGGCGTTCATGCGGCCTCGCGGCAAGCCGACGCCACGAGACATCTGAGCCATCGCCGCCTGGGCGCTGCCGGCTACAACACCCGCCGGAGCACCGACCGCGAAGTTGGCGGCACCGTTCATCGAGACCACGCTCCGCTTCCAGGGCGCATGGCGGGTAAACCAGGCGGCCACTACCGGATCGGTCTGGTCGCCCTGGTCCTTGGCTTCCTGCAGACAGGCGGCGAGCTTGTGCAGGTAATCTTTGATCTCGGCGATTCGCTCGCCTTCCGAGAGACCGTCGGCGGCCTTATGCGACGTGACTTCCGCACGAAGGGCCGCGTATACGGCCAGCAGATCTCGCCGGGTCTTCACATAGAATTCCCCGGTAACTTCATCGTGCACGCAGATTCCGCCGTTCATGGCGTAAAACTGCAGATCCTTCCAACGGTAGTTCTTTCCTGCAACGAATGCGAGTTTGACGGCCACTGCGGCGTCCTCCTGACTAGACCGGCCCCTTCCCTTGGTGCGGCCGATCATACAGCAGCAGCGGAAATCGTTCCAGCGAACTACCGCCCGAGGAAACGACTGAATAGCCGCCCGCTGCTCGTCGGGCAGTTTCCGCCTGGGCAGTTGCTTCGCGACGCCGTTGGCTGCGGGGCGGACTTATCGACGGGCTTAGCCGCTGGTTGCGGTCGCACAACGTACTCCCACTTGGTCCGCCCTTCGTGATGGTCGGAGTGCAGAGATTGCACTTCCTCATGCGTCAGGCTGGCCAGCCAAGCTGAATCGAACAGCCCGGCGTGCTGCCCGACGGTGAGATGCCGCCAGCTGCCACAACCGCTCCACCAACGACTACGGATCGGATAATGCACCCGCTCTTCCGGCTGCGGTGTGACTTCCGGGACGTCCGGCGTAATGACCGCCGGAGCATCGCCCGGCTTTTTCTTCTTGCCGGTGCCGTCGCACTCCGGACAAGTCACGAAAACGGTGCCGTCGCCGAGCTTACCCTTACCGTTGCACTCCGGACAGGTGTCGGAAGTCGGCGACGGGGTTGGAGTCGGGATGACCGGCGCCGGTGTGGCCGCCCGCAGGGCGAGGATCCCGTAGGCCAGATCGAGGAACTCGCCGGCAGCCGACTGTCCGACGAGCCCCGTAAAGATCACGAGACTTAACAGAATCCGTTTCATAGTCCCGTCCTTGAGCTATTAGCCGACGATTAAATCCAACGGCGGCAGTTGCTTCGTCGGCCAGCCGTTGGTGCCGCTAAGCGCCAACATGCTGCGATTCCGCACTGCCGACCACGGCGTCCAGAACGCGCCTTCCGGAATGTCGATGTCCGTACCGAGAATCCGGCGGCCGCCCTTGTTCCACTTGCCCCAGCTGTTGAGGATGAGAACAAGCGGTTCTTTGTACTTTTGCTTGATGATGTCACGATCGTCGACGCCGATGAGGGCCATGGCGTGCGACCAACTGCCTTTGCGGTAGCTGACGCCGTTTTCGTCGCGGGTGTTCGACCAACCCTCGCCGCCGCAGGTGCTGATGCCGTAGCCGTTGGCGAGATAGTCTCGCACGTCGGCGAACGTGCGCACGCGCGTGGCTTGCCGCACCAGATGCTTGCGGCCGACGGACGTAATCGACTCCGGCGGAGCAGAGCGGCCGTACTTGTGCGCCAACGATCCGCTGTAGCGGGTCAAGTCGATGCCGAGTTCCGGGTACGCGTTACGGAGCCACAAAGCGGACCGCGTAATAGCGACGTTTGCAGCAGCCTCGCAACTCCAGCCGTCGCCGGAGTAGCCGCGATACCAGTAGATGGCCTCGCTCGACAACGCCCCCTGCAAAATGCCGGTCGGGTCGATCACCGGTACGCCTTCAACCTGCCCGGTTTCTTCATCCGGCTTGCCGGACACGATATCGCACGACATTGTGGTCAGGGCGGCGTTCTTCGTGTCGTGCGACACGCAGTCGCCGACTTGTTGGGCCGCTCCCGGCCAGCAACCAGGGAACAGCCGCATGACGAACACGAACGGAGCGACAAGCCGCCCTTCTCCGCTGCCCGACAGTCCGTTCGCCTTGGCGACGCTCTCGCCGTCCAGGTTACCACCGCTGCCGACGATCATGTTCTCGAAGTCGGCGATCGCGACCGGATCGTGCCAGACGCCCGCGTTACCGTCGGCGTACATCTGAGCAATCTCATCGGGCGATTGCGCGACGCGATCACCCGACCAAAATTGAAACTGCCGCTCACCGGCAACATTGATAAGCTGCGCGCTGTCCGGACGGAGTAACGTCGTCATAGCAAACCTTCCCTGGTTCGGTAATTAGAAACCCGCGAACAACTAGCGGGCACAAGCCCAGGCGACGGCCTGGACATACTCAACGGCCTTCACGGGATCGAGTTTACCGTCTTGCTTGCCGAGATAGCCCTGCAATGCCTGTGTGGCGGCCGTGCTAAACCCAGGGAAAGCGCCGGCCAGCTCCGCCTTAATGGCGACAGCGTTCAGGAACGTCGCAAGCGTGCCCTGAAACTCGAGGACCGTGGTTGGCGGCATCACCCGCAAAGCCACGGCCAGGTCGCTCCACGCCGACGAAAACCGATTAGCTTTCACAGGATCAGCGGTAGCCATCAATTGCTTCAACGGGGCGACCAGTGTTTGCAGCTCCGCCGACGGCGCCGGAATAGCGGGCGTAACAGGAGTTACCGGCGTAACGGGAGTTACTGGTGTCACCGGAGTCACCGGCGTAACAGGAGTCACCGGCGTAACAGGCGTTACCGGTGTCGGCGAGTACGGCAAAATCGAAAAGCTGTACTTCCAAAGCAGCGACTTCCCTTCACGAAGCCCGCCGGCGAGTACGACGTATTCACCCGCCGTGTCGGTACTGACCTGCAGCGTGCGATTACTGTCGGTGTACGCTTCCGTCAGTTTCGGCGGCACGATCGCCCACTGCGGTTCAGTGACGTTATCGGGCAACTTGAACGTACAAAGAGCGCCGAACTTCACGGGACCGGCGGGCCCGGCAATGTCGCCGGTATTGGTGACAGCCGTCGCTGTGCCCGTTGCCGTCGGCGTCGGGATCGCGAGTACCGGTTTGCCCTGCTGATCGACCACAACAACGGTCGTCGGCTTGGCGGGTACGTCGAACAGCTCTTTGCGGCCGGCGAATACAAGACCGACGCTCAACAAAACAGCAGCGAGCGGAAGCCATTGGCCCAGCGGGCCTTTGGTAGGTGCGGGAAGCGGCATGGGTACATTCCTTGCGAGTGACGAAACCTGCGGCACTGTGCCTCAGGCGTTGGTGAGTTGCTGCAGAAAGAGATCAGCTTCTTCAGGCGTCGCGTTCTGGCCGACGTCGACAAGAGCTTGCACGATCTCGGGGCCGAGTTTCTTGAACTGGGTCCGGCCGAGTTCTTTGATGATCTTACGACGCACGACCAACTGCTGGCCGAGCATCGGGCGACGCAGCGACGCAGCGATCACCGGGCGGTCGGTTTTCTTCTTGAGGCACTCTTGGACGACTTCCAGCACGGCCGAGAGTAACGCCAACCACGTGGTCGGGTCGAGCTTCACCGCGGCCCCGTTTTCGCCGGGCAACTGAGCCTCGACGCGGGTCCGGACTTCACTCAACATGTCGGTGGCCATAACGAACTATCCTTTAGACTTTGTCTCCGCAATGGTGGCGGACTGCATCAGCACCAGCTGACGCTGTAGTTCGGTTGCCGCCACGGCCTGCTTGAGACTGGTACGAGACGAAATGTAATGCCACAAAATCCAGGTGTTGGTTAGCAACACCGGAATCGTCGTGTAGAGGTCGCTGAAAGCGGCATTGAGCTGCTTCGCTTGTTCTGGCGTCAGGCGGCCGACGATGGTCAGCACGACGATGACATTACCGACGAGGCCTGCCAGCGTCGTCCAGAACTCGGTGGTGAGATAGCCCGGCTTGATCTCGGGCGTCGGTACGTCGTCCGTGGCGGCCATATGTTTGCTTCCTTGCAAATAGGCAAAAGTGAATGCCAACTAACGTAACGCGCAGGCAGGGCGACAGGCAACTAGAATCTTAGGCCTGAAACAACGGCGGGATCACGGCCGTCAGTATCCCGGCGAAAATCCCGGCGTCCTGCAGCTTGTCTTGTGCCTGCGGCGCCAGCCCGGCCAGGGCACCGATAGCCTTTCCCGCCAGGGTCGCGGCGGCCAGCCCGCCAGCGGCACCGGCGACACCGCGAACAAGACTGTCAACGCTAATGAGCGACGATCCGAGTTGCTGCGCGACTCCTGATGTAATGGCGGTCGTCGCGGCCGCAACTTGCGGAGGTGTGTGCAGTTGCTGCGTGTTGTCGCCCCACGGGCTCTTAGATCCGTAGGGATTGAACTCGGCCGACATGACGCCCTTCCGTGCATCTCGCCAGACCATGCGATTGAACGCATCGACGGGAATGCTGGGGATTCCGATGTTACCCCCCAATCCCGTCATGCCGAAGGCGAGCTTTTCCAACATCGCTGGAACCGGCACACCGCGAAGCAGCTCGGCGGCCTTTGCTGTCGGATAGTCGCTGCTGATGAGTCCTTGCGCGGGGTTCGTACCATCGACGCGGCCGTAGAGATCCGCCTTGTACAGGCCAGGGATCGCGCCGACGGCTGCGCCGGTCAGTCCGAGCGTCTTCCGCAGCTTCCCTCGCTCCATGTAGCGATCGGGGAAGAGGTGCTCCATCACGGTCCCGGCGCCGTAGCCCAGCGTGCCTGCCAGCAACGAGCCGACGATCGCGTCGGTCAACGGGTACGGGCCGCCGATCGCCTTCCCGGCCGTCTGATAAGCTTGCCGGGGATCGAGCCAGTTCGCCGCGGCGGTCTTCACCGGGACGTTGTCCTTGGGGACCCACTCGCGATCGATCCAGATGTTTTCAACACCCCGCACGTCTTTGAGTCGGTTGTGCCAGGCGTTCTCCGCCGCAGCGTCGGCTTTGTCGGGCAACGAGATGTTGAGCGTCTTGCGCTGCTTGTCCCAGTAAACGCGGGTGTCGGCGGTATGCGGCAGGCCGACCAGCAGCTTGCGGACGGAGCCGGCAACGAACGCAGCCTCTTTCAACGAAGCCACGACCATCCCGGGAACTTCCTCCCAGGCGTTCAGCTCGGCGGCGACTTTGATTGTGGTAAGGGCATCCATGCCGGGCCTCCGTTAAGCGGGCGGCCGTAGCGTACGCGATAACGCCGACTTTACCAACGGAGAAGGACGTGCCAGGGCTGCCTTGAGCGCCGGAGAGACATTTTCCCAGGCCAGCGGACACGGATCCAGGTGCCGCACGAAGTCGAGCAGTGAGGCGGCCTTGGAAGTCGGATTGCTTCGCAAAACGCCGACTTTCCGCACGGCGAAGGTGATGTGAAATTCGTACGTGTCGTTGGGCAGACTGCTCAGCCCGTACGTCCGTCGCAATGCCTTGAGCTCGGGACTCTGCACTTCGATAAACCAGACGCGGCTAACACCATCCCAAGTACCCGGCACCACGGTCTTCACCGGCCCGAGCGTGTAGTGAAAGTCCTTGCCGCGTTCGGTGATCTTGTCGATGCCGCCGATCTGCTGCAGCTCTTCGGGACGCATCACGCTGATATGCGCGTTGTACGTCTCCGCGTCGCCGCTGGTCGGCAGCGAGATCCCGGGTTCATTGAGCGCCTTGAACGCAGCCCGACCAATGTCGTTTGGGGCCTGGAGCAGCAGCCAGCCGCTCTTAGAGGCGTACAGCTTACCGGCCAGCCCATACGACAACTCCGGCGCGCCCGCCGCCTTAATTGGCTCGGAGTGAATCAAAGATCGGCTCCTTCGGGACGTTGTCAGGCCGAATGAACGCAACAAACTCCGGCGCACCGTCGACCATGAACCCGCGGCAAAAAATGGACACGTGCAACGACGTGCCGTCTTTCTTTTTGGCGTCGCCGTCAAAGTGCGATTTCACTTCGCGCGTCTGTGCCGTAAATTTCTGCGGCGCCTTTGCCATGTATTCGACGTGTGTTTTCCGAAACGCGTCGGCGACCAGTAACGAAGACGGTTTGCCGAGCAACTCGGCAGGCTTATAGCCGAGCATATCGGCCAGCGTCTTATTCACCGCGGTAATGTTGCCGCGACTATCACACACCACGGCACCGACGGGCGAGCTGTCCATAACTATCCCGAAACGACGCTGCTGCATTTTCAGCAATTCTTCGTACTCGTCGACCTTGGCCTTGAGTTCGTTCTCTCGCGACAGTTGTGCGTCGCGGACGTACGAAAAACGGTAGCCGTTGACGATGATGAGTACGATCATCACCACGAGCATACCGCCGGCTAGTAAAAACCGCGGACTACGCTTGTTCATCCTTCTCCTCCGGGCTGTTCGCCCTTGCCGTTTTGCCCGTTCTTATTACTGCCTATGCGCAAGCTGAACCCGCCATTCTCCTGCACAGTTCGCCAGAGATCGAAGATGCTGACGCCGCCCAGGCCGCCGGCAGCACTTACGCCGAGCAAAAAATAAATGTTCCCCTCTTCGCGATACTTGTTGTACCAGATCAGCGCGATCGTGATACCGGTCATGCCGCTGTAGAGCACAGCGGCAACCACGGCCTTTTTCGTCAACTTTTTCGTGCTATGGAGCAGCCCGGCCAGTCCTCCGACCGCAGCTAAAGCGAAGGCACTCAACATCACACGCAAAGGATCAAACTGCTCTTCCATGAAATTTCCTTTGCAACACAGTTTGCGTCCCTGAGATCCCCTTCCTCAGGTCCAGACGCCGAGGTTACCCCCAGCGTTAATTGCAACAACCAGTACGGCGTCCCCGCCGTAGACACCGATCGTTACTCCTCCAAGCCCCGGGTCGCGGCCTTAACCATGACCAGAGGCGTCCCGGTATGAACCTATGCATCCTGCATCGAGCTCGTACCTCCTAACCAGCCAGTGTCATGACTAACGCACCGTGTGCCGTCGAATGATAAAAAAGCGGCCGCAGAAAACCAAGAGACGTTCTACTCCCAGGCAGAAAGGGTTTCACAGACATTGGATACGGCCGCCGAAGTCGTAAAGGGAGAGATCGCGAGATAGATGCCATGCTGCTGTACGTGGCGGGCGTTCGTAAGCGGTGACAGGTTCCGAATACCAAATCGCTGCATAAACGGCTGCATCGCTAAATTTCCGGCAACAATCGGCCTCGTGGCAATCTCAGCCAGCTGGAAATGATTCACCAATGCGTGCCGGCGTGCAACGCCACCTTCTGCAAGCACCAGCGGATACGCGAACCAAGAATGACGACCTTCGCCGATTTTATATCGTAAAAATCCATCCGGCGTGGCTTGACGAATCTGCGTGGCAATGTTGAACCGACGCGTCTGCCACTCCTCAACAAAGGGTAGTTGTTTAAGGCCCAGCTCCCCTTGAATCTCCATCGGTCGGACGTTGTAGCCGAGCGTCGGGAACAAGAACCGTGGATCCAATTCCGGATGGCGATCCGCCCAAAACTTCATCCGCTCCGCCCCGAGATCCCGGATCCAGCCATGCGCGCGCTGCATCACGAGTTCTTCGTACAGCTCCGGTGAATTCGTCGTCACCATCCCGCCCTCGATCGTGACGAGGTGGTGGCTATAGAAGAAGCTGAACGTACCCATGTCGCAGTCGGAGCCGACATGCCGACCTGTGCCGAACGTATCGCGACCTGCCGGGCCGTAGTGCGTGCCGAGTGCTTCACAGCAGTCCTCGATCACATACTTGAACGTGCCTGTGTCCACTTGGGGCGGCTGCCCGAGCAAATGGCAGTTGAACAGCACATCGCACCGCTCGTCGACGTGCTGGCGAAGCACCAGCGTCGAGAGATCTACGTCGAGCAGAATCGGCTTCAACCCGAGCTGCACGACCGGGGCGATCGTGGTACTCCAGTTGACGGCCGGAATACCGACCGTCTCGATCTCCGGGTGCAGCGTCTTGAGTGCGCTGATCGACAACAGGTTGGCGGACGAGCCGCTGTTGACCATAACGGCGTACTCGGTACCGACATATCGGGCAAACTCGGTCTCAAACGCTTTCACGAACCGGCCCATCGACAACTCGCCGGAACGAATGCACTCCAGTTGCTGCAGCGTTTCCGGGCCGAAGGGCGGGTTAGGTACTAGCTGGTCCTTCATGAGCTTTCCATGCCTCGTGGTTGTGCAATCGCGGGCGGCAGTCGGCTAACAGGATCTGCCGCGGACGCCACCGCATGCCGCGAAAACATTGAATTCCTACAACTTTGGTGACGGGATCATAAAAGCGAACAACTACATAGTGGCTCCGTCCAGCAGGTACATTCTTGGCGAAGACTTCCTCTCCGCATTTTGGAATCCATCCGGACGGAAACGGCCTCGCAAATACCTCCGCCAGCTCCGCCCCTTCTTTCCTAGCCTTCGATAACTGAGCCTTCCTGGCTGCGCGTTCCGGCGTCTCCCTCGCCAGCGGTCGCGTTACTCGCGGCATACGTGCTCCAGTCGGTAAGGTTGATCTCTTCCGGCCAGACTTCGTCCAACCCGCAGATCTCAGGGTGGGCATCGTACCACGCCTTCACAGAACCCCGCCACCGTTCGCAATACTCCTGTCGCGTGCCGAGTTCGTCTCGGCCCTTCCCGGCCTCGTGCGTGATCTGCAGATCGTCGACCACGATGTTCTGCAGACCGAGCATGCGAGCGCGAATGCTAATCGCCCGATCGATGTGGCCGTAGTATTCCATCGGACACAGGTTCACCATGTCTTGCAGCAGCCGCGGCCCGTACCACGGCGCGATCGTCTCAATGAAATTGCATCGCCGGGCGCCGGTGCCTTGCTTTTCCATCGTCGGCCAGACCGTGCCGCCGAGTTTGATCGCCGGAGTGATGATCCCGCGGCGATGCGCACTGATGTCTTGAACGGCGGCCGCCAGTTGCTGAATGAAGTTCGGGGCGTAGTCGTAGGTGTCGTTGTTGATCATGCCCACGAGATCGTACCCGGCCACCTGCGGCTGTCCGCAGAGCAGCTGTTTCAAGACGTAATCGATCATGCCGCCGTGTCCGCGATTGTCGGAGCCGATATGCTGCGTGTGCGGCGTCTGCGGGATCAGATCTTCCCGGCTGTTGTCCAGAATCACCAGCTTGTGCCAGTCGGGACAGCCGATCAACAGCTCGTTGTAGCAACGCATCGTGCGGGCGGGCGTGTTGTACGAAAAGATGACGGTCAGGATCTTCATGATACTTTCCGAAGGTTAGTGACACGGGACGGAAGAATGACGCGAAGTCGCTGTGGCCAGCGGGCAATGAAGGCCCCAAGCGGATTGGCCAGCTTATGGTTAAACCACGGCCGCCGTCGCTGTAGTCGCACATCGTCGGCGTGGAATAAGAAGAAATCGGTCGGCTGCAGCTCGGCCGCCAGGTGCAGATGCCCGTGGCGAAATGCGCCGGTGCACAGCGGCTCGGTCTCCGGCATGCTGAGCTGCGGCTGCAACACGAGCATCCAACCTTCGCGGCCCAGCATCTTGATGCCGGTTTCCAGCGGGCAGCCGCGATTGAGCGGTACGTCGGTGACGAAACAGCGGACGCCCCGCGAATAGTAATCGCGGCAAAGTAGTTGCGTCTTATGATCCGCAGGATGCGTGACCACAAGTAGCGAAGCGAGTTGGCGTACGTTCTGCGGTAGGGCGGCTGCGAGAACCTCGTCCTCTCCATAACACCAAACTAAACCGCGAACGGGGCTAATCGTCATGATCGACTCCGTTTGTCGCTTTGTAACCGTCGTGGTACTCTGCGGCAACTCGCAACAGCCTACAATATCCCTCACGAGTGGCAAATGGATCCGCTGATTCGTGCCGTCATGATCACCGGCAAGCCGGGACGCGAATACTTAGCCCGCATGGCGATCACGTCCTTCCTCGAGCAGAAGTATCCGCGCAAACAACTCCTTATCGTCAACGACGGCGAACCGCTGCTCAAAGATCCCGTCGAAGACGTGATCGAACACCGGATCCCCGGCGGACTGACGCTCGGCGCCCTCCGCAATCTGGCCCTCGATCTCTCCCCGCCTGAGGTCGACTACCTCGTGCAATGGGACGACGACGATTATTCACACCCGCAACGGCTTCGCTGGCAAATCGATGCCACGCCGACAGGTGCGGCCAGCGTGCTCCGTTACACGACCAATATCTGCCTCGGCCGCAAAGCACCGCGGATCTGCACGCCGACGCGCGTTCCCGGATACGGCTTTGCCGGTACGATCATGCACCCGGCAAAAACCGCCTTCCGGTATCCCGAAGAAGCCAAAGGCGAAGATTCAAAATTCTCGCGGCAATGGAGGAATGCCGGACGCATGCACGTGCTGCATAACGTCCAGATGCCCGCACTCTATCTGCGGTTCTTCCACGGAAATAACACATGGTCGGAGCGGCATATCCTGGGCTTCCCGCGGGCTCCCATTTCACTCTCGCCCACAGAACGCACCCGCGTGCTCAAGCTCGTCAACACGTACGCTAATGCTTCTGCAAAATCATGCAGTCGTGGACCAGGCGAATCTTAGCGCAGTGTTCCAGTAGGTACACGATCGCCTTCCGCGTCGTCGGCTCGTCGTGCCCGTCGGTCCACCATACGTCGTCGAAGAAGACGATCCCGCCGGACTGCACCTTCGGTAACCACAGCGTGGCGTCCTTGTAGGCCGGCAGCTCCGCGTGGTTGCCGTCGATATGCAGCATGCCAATCGACGCGTCGGCAAAGGAGTTGACGACGTTCTCGGCCTTATCGCGAATCAGGTGGCAATACTGCGCGACGCCGTACTTCTTGATGTTGCCTTCGCAATGACGGTAAACCGACTCCAGGTCTTGCTTGCCCCACCATTCGATGTTGCGGCTGTCGTTCATCTCTTCCAGGGCCGCGTCGGTCTTCCACGGGTCAATACCGACGACCCGCCCCTTACCGAGATCCTTGAGCGCCAACGCCTGCGGGATCAACGAACTGCCGCCGAAGACGCCGAGCTCGACGCACAACTCCGGCTGACGCGACAGGATTGTTTCTACGAGGGCCTGGGCCTTCTCCGGCTTGCACCAACCAGAGATCTCCGGCAGGGCCTTCGAGACTTCGGCGAGGACGGAATCAAGCGACATATTGCTTCCACTCCGGGGTGTTGCGAAGGGCCGCCCATTGGGCCTTCAAATCGAAGGTCGGCGTGCCCTTCCAGATGGTCAGCTTATCCGCGTGCTCGGGAGCCAGCGGATCAAAGAACCGATACTTGAGCGTGTCGGCCTGAATGATGGCAAAGTGCTCCGGGGTCAGCGGATTTTTGTTCGCGACGATGTCGAGTAACTCTCCACCACAGCGATACATCCCGTGATTTTCGACGGCAATGAAGTTGTCGATCCGCTTACGGATAATCGCCGGTTGCGGCGTCTCCTGTCGATCCCCGCCATCCCGCACCTCACCAGGTATTTGTGCGGCGGCAGGATCGTCGGCGTAACTGCCGTGGTCGAGAATGTACAGAAACCCTTCCGGATCCAGCGCAAAGGAACGGGACAACAGCCGCAGCCGGTTGCCGAAGTCGGCATCCTCCAAGCTCTTGCAGCCATCCATTCGCTCGTTGTACCCGTTAAGCATCATCGCATCGGCCAGGGAGAACGACGTTCCGGCATAACACATGGCGCCGTGTCGATGCTGAATAGGCTGCTTGCCGCTCAATCGTTTCCAGCGGTGGTCGTTGACGTACTCATCACCGCAGATCGGCAGGTCCGGAATGCCGTCGCCAGCCGAGATCGACCGCAGCCGTTTGTGCAGAGCATGCATGTACCGCCCGCAAGACTTGTAATGATGCCAGTAGGCGGCCAGGAACTTTTGCGGGAAGAACTCGGCGTCGTCGCAGCTGATGCACAGCTCGCCGTCGGCCCACAGAATCCCGGTGTTCTTCGCGGCCGAGATGTAGCAGTAGCCCTGGTCATACCAGTAGCGGTGCTCCGGATGCACCGGCACGTGCTTCACCTTGAAGTTCTTCGTCGACTCTTCGCAGTACCGTCGGAAGGTCGCCTGATTGGCTTCGTGGTACGTGTCGACGTAAACCAGTTCGAAGTCCTGGAACGATTGATTCTCCAGGTTCCACAGCAGCGCGTTGAAATAGCTGGGCAACCCCTGCGAAGCCAGGAAGTCGTCCACGGACGCAGTGTGAATCAGTAAGCTGACTTTCGGCATCGTTACTTCTTACGCGAGGAGGTGGCGGCAAACCCGACGATCAAAAAGAGGGCGAACACAATACCGACCGTTACGAAGAGCGCGGTGTCGTCGATATGCCCGCCCGGCCCGTCGCTGTCGTTGATCGCCGCCATGTTCGCCGGATTCATCGGCGAGATCGGGTTGGTCGGATTCAAGAAATTAGAGGGAGAACTGAAGTCCACGTGGTTACCCTTTGTCTTTGATCAGCCACGCCACGATCTGTCGCATCGAGTCGCTGGTCACGTACACGTCGAAGCCGAGCTCTTTCAGATCGGAGATCTTCGGCTGTGCGACGTACGCTTGATGTTTGTTGATCTTTTCAATCGCCGCCTGCTCGGGGCCGACGTGATGCATCTCATCGGCCGACGAGATGAACACGGCCTTCTTCGCCACGCGGACGAGCTGCTCCAACGCCCGGCGAGTGTCCGGCACATGTTCGAGCACTTCGCAGCATTGCACGAAGTCGAACTCGTTGGCGGCGTAATGCTTGTCGAGCTCGCAAACATCGACGCCGATCTTCGTCGTCCAGTCGGGCGGCATATCCCGAATCCAGTGGATGTCACATGCCTCCTTGCGGACGATCCCGGCCGAGCTCTCCCAGTACTGCAGGTCGAACACGCCGCCATGCCCGGCGCCGACATCCAGGATCGAGTACCGCGGGACGTTTTTGAACACGCCCTTCGGTCCGTTGATCTTGGACTCGGGATACGGGTAATAATCGAACGCAGGAACGTCGGTGTAGATGGGCATCAGTAAAGCTCTACGGTGGTTGCCAGCATGGCGGAAACAGACGTCTCCATGATCTTCACAGAGCTGTCGTTGTCGCCATAACTGATGAGAAGTCGGTTGTCTTGTCTGACCATGCCGACCGGAAAACAAACCTGAATCAACCCGGCCTTGCGAAAGTGCGGCTCTACCGCCGCTTCGGCCGGCAGGTAAGTGCGACGACCACACCGCAGCACGCGAAACGGCGGCTTCCCGTCAAAGACGTAGCAGCCGTTGTCGTAGAAGTGCAGCTTGCCGGACGGCTTCGCCACCGTGTGAAACGTCCCCAAGAACGTCCCGTCCTGCAACGCAACCGGCGGCGTGTTACCGCGGAAAAATTCATCATGAAACCACGGTGAATCCCATTCCGTTTCGCAGTACGGCTGGGCAAAGCAACCGGGCTCCCGTAATTCGTACACAGCGTGCGGCCGAATCGACGCGATCAAAAACAGTCGATTGTCCTGGCCGATAAACGGCGTCCAATTCTTTTGCCGCGCTTCCCCGGGCATACTAACGCGGAACGGCTCCGGCGGCTTCCACATCAACTCCGGCCCGACACCCGCATAATGCTCGGCGAGCACGGCGGCCCGAATACATTCATTCTTAAACGTACCGGTGTCATGCGACGAGTAGACCATCAATAGTTGCCGCTTCCACCAGATCAAACGCGGATCGGCACAGTTGGTAATCCCGAGCGGTCGCTGCGTGCCGGGAATCACACGAAGGTCATTCGTCAATCGGCACGCCGTGAAACTACGTTCGTCGGGACGGTAGACACAGATGTATCCGCCGTGCACCGGATCTTCGACCAGTCCGGCGTTGAAACATCCGTGCGGCAGATCCAATCGCGTAACCTGCGACGGATCAAGCAAACTCGTCAGCACTTCGGTGGGCGGCCGCTTAACGTGCGGAGCGGGCGGTGGTCGTTTGACGATTCCCGGCCTAAACCGTGCCGGCTGTCCCTTTCCCGGTGTAGCCATAACATCCCTGCATGTGAGTTGAGAACGTGATAAGCCTAGTCGCGTCGCCAAAATGTTGCAACTTGGCTGATAGCTAAAAGAAAGAAGAGGCGGCCGGGAGTTACCCCGGCCGCCCCAATTACTTAACGGAAACGCTGGCACCAATAGGTGCGGCCGTAGAGCACGACACCACCGATGCCGATCTTCGTGCCGCGGCAGAGAATGTTGGCGCAGTGCCCGCTGGAATTCATCCAAGTTCGCATCACAGCGTCGCTATGCGGCTGGCCGCAAGCAATGTTCTCCCGCCAACCCGGGGCGTGATACATGCTCCGCCGCGTCGCCATGTGCAAGGCCCACGCGCGGGCGCCTTCCATCAACACCGGACACGGTTCCAGTGGGTTCAAGCCGCGGCGGGCTCGTTCGGCATTCACACGATCAAGCACTTCTTGTTCGTGCGGGGCCAAAACCACTTCCGGCTCGGCCGACGAAAAAGCCTGAGCAGGCGGGGCGATAACCTGCTCAGGCCGTTTGTCCTGACTATAAGCCAGGTCGCCGGACAGAATAACCGAGACCACCAGAAACGCAAGTCCGCAAACGAATCCATTCTTCATCACAACAATCCTCCACAGGCTGCACAGAGTCGATCACGACCGTCGTAATCGACCAAACTACTACACCATCGACATCGGACGACACCGGCTTGGTCCGGGTGAGCGCCGATTGCATTCATGCTATCCAGGGACGGCGCACCGCTGTCTCGCTGGATGAGAGAAACAATTTCATGCCGCGAGTTAGACACGTTTTCCGACGGATACGGCCAATTCACCTGCGGGTTGTAGTCGCTGGCAATCCGAATCAGCACCAGATGCGCGGCAAGAATTTGCTCGCTGCTGTACCCGTCGGGGTTGACGTAAGTTGAAAGCGACGCCGTCACGTACGACGGAGCCGTCATCACAAAACACGGAAGCATGAACAGCGTGCGTTCGGCCGGCGTCGGCTGTCTTTGTGCGACGAACGGCGCTGGTGTATTGCGATACGACTGCCACGTGCGGCGAAGCCTCGCAAGACTGTACGCCATAAACCTGCGCATGTTAGTACCAACTGTCGGCACAAATGCATCGGCCGTCGGATACTCGTGGAGATCCTTCAACACATCGAACAAATTAGGCAGCAAGTCTTCATAAGTTTGCGGCCAGGTATCCTCATTCGCCGTTACCTGCTCGCGATACTCTTCCATCTCCGTCATTGCTGTTCGCTCGTACTCAGCCTGCGTCGGTACGACCTCATCGAGCTGAATGCTCCGACGCGGTGTGTCTGCCGCGGCTTGCGTCGGTTGCCGCAGTTCTTCTTGCTGCGACGCCGTTTGCATCATTTCTTGCGTCACCGACGGCTCCGCCAGTTCCTCCTCCAACGACGCATGCGACATAGTCGCAGAACTGTTGCCAAACAGCACTTCGCGTAAGTGAGCCATTCGTGCCGCACGTGACGATATTACGAATGATCCCGGCAAACCAATGTTCGGCGGGATCGAACCCAGTGCCCGCGAAGCAATCTGCGGATCTTCCACCAAGATCGAAAGGATGCCGGTTCGCAGTAGGTCGCGATCGTCAATCTGTAGTATGTGCGTAGTCGGCGGCAGGCCGAGCAGGTCTGCGAAGTGGCCGGCTATTAACGTCAGTTGTTTGGTCCGCATTACGGGTTCAACCAATCGAGATTGCTGCGATCCGCGTGCAGCGTGTGCCATCCCTGCGGATCCCAGAGATCAGCGATCATGGAAAAATATTCCTGGTACATGTGACGTATCCGATAGATGCTCCACTTACGGTGTGCTCGCTCGTAGATGTACGCGCGATCGAGATTAGCCGCTTGTCGTACGGCGTAGACGTATTGATCAAGCGTCCGACAACGGAAGCCGGTCCGCCCGTGCTCGACGGTCTCGGGGAAGGCGCCCCAGTCGCTGGTGATGACCGGCGTCCCGCACATCTGGGCTTCGACGTTGACGCCGCCGAAGGGTTCCAGGTACACGGTCGGCACGATCACGGCCGCTGCCTCGCCCATCAGGCGAGCTCTGGTTGCAACATCCACGTGACCGACGAACCGCATCCGATCGCAACGGTATTCGCCGTCCGACGTCCGCAGGATGCCGCTCGTGTCGACGTTGCGGGTGAACACGCCGCCTTGCCCGGCAACCACCAATTCCATCCCGGCGGCGTTGGCGACGGCACAGGCCGTGTCGATGCCCTTGCGGGAGATCAAGCGACCGAGAAAGAACAAGTACGGCCGGGCTGCCCGCTGGGCGGTGTAGGGGAAGTCCGCCGGATCGAAGTAATTGGGAATGACGACGTGATAGTTGTCGCCGTTCGGGTCGTCGCCGCCCTGGTGCCCGTAGCACTTCGCCTGATGGGCGTAGGACTCGTAGCAGCGGAAACGAGCAAACGTCCCGCCATAACCGATCCCATACTCGACGACGGCACAGTTGTCGCCGGCCGCGGCAGCAATCGGCTGCTGGCAAAGGCCACCAATAATGCCGATGAAGTCGCGAGGCTGCTTCCGCTCGTTAATCGCGGCCGCAATCCGCTGGTTATGCGTAACCCAGATCGGCTCGACCGGCGACCACTTGAGGTGCGACGGCTGCTGCGTTCGGTAGTCGTACGGCCCGAGCAGGGCATCGATTTCAGCCTGTGAAATGACCTGGACGTGCTCGTCACACTCGACTTCGCTTCCCTCCGCCCCGTAATGAATCACCGTGTGTCCGAGCGATTTCATCATCTTGCAGAAGTTCAGCACCTTCTGCGTATAGGCACAGGCGCAGTTACGCTTATGCGTGGCCAAGTGGGGCAAAGCCGGGATGTGGAAGCGGTACGGCATGATGACGGTTCCGGTGGGTTGGGTTTCTAATTACCCAAACAAGCCTAGCAAACAAACCGAAAATTGTCAGTCAATGAAAAGGGCCGCGGATTGCTCCGCGGCCCTCGTTCCTCGTAGGTCCGTTACGAACTTACTTGGTGCACGAGTTGCCGTTGCAAGTCCCGCGGACCACCGTGCGCTCGCGCTTCACGATCGTCTTGGACTCGCTCTTCGCGCCGCAGCTATTCGTGCACTTCGCCGCACAGCTGCAGACGGCACTACGCACGACGTGCACAGTGCGCGCGAGCAGGTGCGGGCGGCAGCGGCAGGCGGCATCCGCATTCGAGGCACACACCGCCAACAGCATCACCGCCACGAGCATCGAAACGTACTTCATTACAAGCTCCTTCTACCGAGTAACGAAACATCCTAAAACGCAAACAAGAAAAGTAGGCTAGACACCGAGCCAAAAACACGCAACCCGCTAAAGCTCGATCATGCGGCGATTTTCAGGTTCCTGCCCTGCGTCGCTGTCTATCTCGGCAGGCTGGGCGTGCTTGGCAAATTCTTTCAGCAGTTTAATCATGCGATCGTCACCGCGTTGCAGCGTCGCGATCGTGTGATAGCACTCAACAGCAATGTGCAATAACGTGCGTCGCTCGACGTCGGTTATGTAATCGCGCATCGTCGCCGGCACGATGATCGCAAGGAAGCCGTTGGTTTCCGCCTTGCCTGCCATACGTGTCCGTGTGAATTTCACGCGCAGCTCAGGCCGCCATTTTTCTTCCTGCAACTTCGTAAACAACTGCATGAACGCACCCGCGTCGTTCCGTGCGTTCATCTTGTGGCCGAGGCGGTAATATTCACGAGCCTTGTCTAAAGACATCATGTGATATCCACCCGTCGTCGATGCTCCGGTGCTGTCGTAATTGTCGCGTCTCCGTCGCTTTGCTCCGTTCGCGATCGGCGTCGTTCCCGTTGCGGAAACAGTTCCGCCAACGTACTCCCGACATTCGTGCGGCCGCGGATCATGTAGCTCAAGCACGTCTCACTGGTAACAGGCGGCTCCTGGGAAGCGTCCACGGTGTGCACGGTCATTTCGATCCGATACATGTGTCGATCAACCGACATCCCTTCCGTGCCTTCGGCCGTCGGCGTGATCCGCACGATCGGTACATGGTGGGCCGCCAGCAGGGTTTCGAACAGTTGCCCGAACTCGACGGCACTGGTTTCACGGTGATCAATTCGCAGCGGCACGATGTCATGCAAGCTGCTGGCCGTCCGCCGGAATTCGTACGCCTCCATGTTCTGGATTCGCATCCGACACGTACGATGGAACGACTCCATACGCGAGGTAACCTGCTCCGCGATCTGTGCGTTAGCGGCAGCTGTTACACGTTCCGTGATTTCTCGCCGATGCTCGTCAAGATTCTCCCGTTGGGTTCGTACGGCAGCCTCGCGTAACTCCGCCGCCTCATTGCGCAGCTTATGCGCTTCGAACTTTATGTTCTCGGCTCTCTCGACGAGCCCGGCCGCTTCGCCTTGCCCGAGTCGACGACCGTATGCACCGCCCGCCAGGTACACGAAGCCCAGCGTAGCGAGCCAGCCGAGCACAAAGATGCCGAGCTGTATGGCGGTAAACGTCATAGCTCAATACGCCGACGATGCTCGACGGGCGGACTAGGTGGTGGCGGTGGTGGTTCCGGCGGAGGTGTTGCTGCCGCGGTACGGCCGCCGGACCCCTGAGGAGGACGCGGCCGCGGCAGTGCTGGTGGCGGTACATGACCCATAGTCGACATCCTCGTATCGATAATCGCGTCCATGCGGGGCAGCAGACCATCCAAGCCGGGATCGCCTGCAGGTCCGCAGACAAGCCAAGAACCGGGATCGTCATTCAGCAGATCATCTGCAGCTTGCGGTCCCGTAGAAATTGTAAACGTGCCGTCGAGCGTTCGCTGCCACCGTGCTCGATTCTGAATGATCGCATCCCACGGGTCTCGCGATTTACGTTTGATCGTTCTCGCCAGCAACCCCAGCGAGACGATGCAAAGCACGACGCTGATGAGGGAAACAATAATGGGATCAGGCACTGAACGTCTCGTCGAGTTGTTCCCCGGATGCGGCCCGCAGCAACAATCGCCGACGAGCCTCTGCCTCCGCTTCAGCGCGTTGCCGCTGCCTACGCGTGATCCGTTTGGCCTTGTCGATTTCCTTCTGCGGCGGCTGCTTCGACAACACTTCCTTGTTGTACTTGGCCACCTTCACCGCGAGTTCCTTCTTGGTCAGTTTCTTCCGGCTTGCCATGGTTCTTCTCAAAGTCCTCTGCGTGAGTGTGAAGAAGCGTAATATGAAGCGGTACAGCTGCGGCGGAGTCGCCGAACTGCACAAAAACAGTATCCTCTTCGCGGTGGAGCATCACCCCAAAACGCGTTTGTTGATCGCACATTGCCAAGAACGCCGCCGGAAAGCAATTCCGCACGACGTCGGCGTGCTGCGATGGAAACATGACGCGATTGCCGACGACCGGCGGCATGTGCACGTACTTAACGGCGTCATCGTGCGGCAGCTCCTGCAAGATCTCGTGCGGCGATCGCGGATCCGTCAACCACGGATCCCGGCGTGCAATCTGGAACGCCGCCAGTTCATTCTCCGGATAAGTGCGGATCGCCAGCACCATCAGCGCGTCTTGCGACAGCACCATGTTCAAAAGGTCCAGCGGGCACACCGTCGACGGACTGCCTGCCGTCTGCGCGTAATGCGTCAGGCCGCGAATGCCGCCCAACTGCCCGACGGCAAACCGTGCCCCTGTCAGGCGTTCGACGGCGTCCTCGTCGCGGCGGAGCAATTCATTGAGGTCTTCAATCAAACGATCCGGATCCATGTGGACTCCCGTAATGAAAAAGGCTCACGGCACCTAGTGTACCGTGAGCCTTAAAAAATGCGCGGGCAGGGGGTCGCCGCCAGGAATGCCGATCGTACATCCCTTGTGGTCGCGTGCGCTGGAAAGTCGGCGTAGGCTGCCGAGAAAGGCGCGAGCGGCGAATTAAGAGTTACCTCCCCTCGGGACGCATCGACTTACCTACGTACGTCCCATCACAGTCATGTTGAACCCTGCTGCAACCTGCTTCAGCTGCAGACCGTATCTAGTCTCCCGGCGTCGGATACGGCCGACCTGCACCGCTAAGCGATCTGCGGGATATTCGGGTTCGGTCCCGCCCGCAGTTGTTGGTATCGATCGAGATCCGCCCCGCGGACGGCCGCCAGCATTTGCTGCTGGTCTCGCGAAACAGGTTGCATGTTTGTAGACGAGAGCAGCGGATCGGTGACTGCCTTCGTGGCGTTCTGCACGCCCTCTCCCAGCATACCGCCGTGAGCTGCCGCACCAAGGGCCATCGTGCCGCCCAGCACCGCCGCCAACGTACTGCCGAGACCGCCGCCGTTCTCGTCGGTCAGCGACGTGAGCAGTCCGATCGCGGCGAGGCCGACACCGGCGCCCAGCAGCCACTTCTGGCCGGGGGTCAGTTTGTCCCACATGCCTGGCTCGGGCGGAGCACCGGTTTCTTTGGTGATGTTTTCGACGGCCTGCTGCTCCATTTGCGGATCAACCTGGCCGGACGCTTCCGCGGCTTCGGCGCCATCGACTAACTGCTTCGGTTCGACGCCCGTCTTAGCAACGGCCGCCAACAGCTCCTTATGCGGCTTCGCCGTCAACTGCTCCTGCGCTGAACTGTTGATGAGCGCCTGCTGCTGATCGGCGACATGGGCGGCGATCGCTTCCGGCGTCGCGTTGGGCCCAAGTTCGGCCGCAGCTTGCGATCGAAAATAGTTTTGAAACTCAGGCATCGCGATCCGTGCCTGTTCTTCTGGCGGCAGATCACCAAGCGAATACTTGTGCGGCGTCATGTCCGGTGCTGCCGCCTGGTCCGGTGTCGTGAACTTCTGGTAAAGCCCCTGCGTCAATTGTCCTGACGTTGTATAGTTGAACGGATTGATACTCATGCCTTCCGGATTGAGTACCTGCTCGGCAAGATTAAACGGAGCCATGCCGCGTTCGAATTTATACAGTTTTTTCGGAAATGCCTTCAACACGGCGGGGGTCGCCTGGGCGGCACCTCTCGCGGCTGTCGTCGCCGTGCCGGCCAGCGCAGGAAGCGAACCTGCAACACCGGCCACCAACGGAGCCGCAGCCGCAGTTCCTAGTGCCGTCATAGCCGGTGTGTCCCAGTGCGGATTCACAGGCAACGGTGCCGGACCCTTACTGCCCTGCTGCCGCCATTGCGCTCGTGCGTCTATGTCGGCGGCAGAGTACGCCGGCGGGCCTTCCGACGCGTCCGGACGCGGACCGCGAACCAACAACTGCGGCGATACCGGCTCCGACACTGCCGCTGCATGCGGCGACGGAGCGTTCGGCAGCATGCGTGGTTTAGGGGCCGCTGCAGCTGCCGGCAGCGGCTTAGTCAGGTCAGGCAGCCCGAATACGTCGGCACCTAGCTTTTCGAAGGCGGCTCCGAACTCGAGTGCGTAATCGTCGTTCAGGCGGCAAACCGCGGCCACCTTCTCGCGAAACTGCAGCTCGCTAAGCCCGGCCTTATGGCAAGCCACCAGGAACCCGGCGACGAGCGGAAACTCGTCGATGAAGGCGCGGCGATCCGACGCCGTCTTAGGGAGCAGGTTGAGCGACGGAAGTTGTTGTTTGCGTTGCTTCTCGGCCTGCATCTGCCGATATGCGGCGTAGAGCCCGATTGCACCGGCACCGCCGGCCGCCAGGTACGGGGCGTTGCGCCAGAGGGTTCCGGCCAGGCCTTCCGTCGGGGCGTTGGCGTGGATGGACGACGGCGTCACGTCGGGCGGGGCCGCCAACGACGATCCCGTCTCCACCAGCGACTTGATTTTACTGCCGACAGCTCCAGCGGTATCGCCGACCGCACTGGCCGTGTCACCAAGCAGGCCTTTGATGGCAGCCCCGCCACCCGCTGCAAGTGCTCCGGCACCGGCGACCGCTTTGAGCATGCCGGCGGGCGGTCCACTTGGCCGCAACACGTACGGCTTCAGATTCGTGGTATCCGGGAATGTCTCCGGAATATCGATTCGCACATTCTTGGGTAGTCCAGGCGGACGCACCCACGGCAGCGCCGGGGCACTCTTTGCCTGAGCTGCCATGTCATCCCACCAACTCGGCGGACCGGCCCACCAGGTCGGCGAAGGCGATTCTACCGGCGGACGAGCCTGCCGTAATGCCTCCAGCCGACCAGCCAGATCCGGTTTCGGCACCGCTGGCAGCGGCACGCGGCCGGTCTCTTTGACGAGCCGCTGCAACTCGGCGGACGCCGCGGCTGCAGTCGGGTTCTGTTTCAAAATGCGCTCGATGGCGCCGCGGCCGACGCCGACTTCCGTCGCTCGGCGGATCTCGCCGCCCAGTCCACCACTACCGCCGTGAGCACCCGACAACGACGGGCCGCCAGCCGCGTAACGTGCACGCGACAACGCAGCTGCAGCTCCAGGAGCTTTTGCTCCGCCTTGAGTTTTCAGCACCCGCTCTACGGCGCTGCGGGGCATACCAGCGGCCAAGAGCCGCCGAATAACACCGCCGGCTCCGGCCATCTTTTCCGGAACGACAAAACGAGCAAGATTCCCGTGCATAGTTCCCTCAGTTAGTTGCAGGCTTCAGCAAGCCGCTTGCCCATCTCTTTGTGGCTGCCGGTGAACTCGCGAAGCGTCACCGGTTTGGCCTTCGCTTTGACGGCCCCGTTGGCCATGCCGATGTCCATCGACGCGACCTTCTCTTTTTTCTTGGCAGCCGGTTTAGCCTTCGGCTTCTCTTCGGACTTCTCCGGCGAGACGGTGTCGAACAGGCCGGTCGCAGCTCGCTGACCGAGCATCGCAGATCCGAGACCGGTGGCGCTGGCTCCCAGCATCTGCAGCAATTTCGGTGCTCCGGCAGCACTGAGGCCCGCACCGACGCCCATCGCGGGTACGGCGCCGAGCGCTGCCCCGCCGAAAGCACCGAGGCCGCCGAAAGCTCCACGATTGAAGCCGCGAAGTCGCTGGCCGGGTTTAGCGTCCAATGCACCGATCGTGCCGCCGACACCGGCAGAGCCGGTCGCCAGCGACGACAGAAGCAAACCTATCGACGGGATGTCCGTGTCGGCAGCCTGCTTAGTCGTACGGCCGCCCTGGAACTGATGCCCCGGCGACCACTTACCGGGAGACGTCTTGGTCCCCTTTACGGTCTTGCTGATCGGCCGACGCACCGGCACTGCGGATGGCGAAGCTGCAGCAGCCCCGAACGCAGCAGCTGCATTAGTCTTCACTAGCGGCGGGCCGAACGGATTACCGCCAATCGGCTTCGGACGCGGCATGAACGGATTTCCGGCGGCCGAAGCAGGCGGTGCCGTCGGGAGCTTGCCCATAGCGGCGCGCGACGCTTGAAGTCGTGCTCGTGCGTCGGCGGTCGGGATCTGTCCGGATGCCTCGCGGGCCGCGCGGAGCTTCGCCGCAGGCGTTTCCGCCGCCGCCGACAACTGTTCGTTGTGTCCGTCCAGCAGCGTACGCTTCGGCGGCGGGCCGAGCGGTTGCATCATCGACGACGCGGCACCCGGCGGCGTCATGGTCGTAGACAACGACGGGGCAGCCGGGGCCGGTGCCGCAGGCGGTAAGGCTGGAGCATTGATAGCCGGCATCGGCCGTTGAAACGGATTCGTTGTTGCCGCAGATCCGGCTGGAGGCACGCGGCTTGGCGACGGACCGGGCAGTACCGGCGTAGGCGACACATTAGGCGCGTCCATGCCGAGTGCACGAAGCGTCCCCGAATCAGTTGGATCAACAGAGTGAGCACCCCAAGATCCACGAATACGGCCCGTCCGATCAATCATACGTCCATCCGGCATACTGAAAGTCCGCGACGGTTCCGGTCCTGCTTGTGCCGCTCCGGCGGTTTCGACATCAGACAACGGCAGCGTCGGAGCCCCGTTGGCCTTCTGCATGCTTTGTATCGCCGCTGGATCAATATCCTGCTGCACAGGCGGGGCGGGCCGCCCGGCCTTGAGATAAGGGTACGACGGGATGCCTTGCAACTGGCGACGCGCCGCGCGAGCAGTCATCTCTTCGTATTGTTTCGATCTGATCTGATTTGCGTATTCTTCCTGCCCCGGTAACCCGGTACCTTGCCGCTCTGCGATCGCGTCAGCGACAGGTCCGACGCGCGAACCTGAAGCACGGTCGTTTGATGCACTAACGCCGCCGTCGCCGTAAAACTCAGTAGCGGATAATTGTCGTTCCGGTCCGTGGTCCGGCATCACAACAGGGCCAGGTTTATTCGTCACCATGCCGGGTTCAGGCATAGAACGACTCGGCATCATGTAACCATTCCAATTAAGCGTCGGCCGTGCCACGCCCGGCGGCAACGACGCTACGTTCCCGCTGGGCGTTTTTGTCGGCGGGACGTAACCCGTGTACTGCGGTTCCGGTCGCGGTGCCTGCCCCATCGCTGGCGTGAATCTGCCCGGCGGATGCGGTGCAGCAGGCGGCGTAAGTTTCTGCGACAGATCACCGCCAACGACGGCTTTCAGCGACGGCGCTACGGGTGACTTGGGCGATCCCAGTCGCGGTGCCTGCCCCATCGCTGGCGTGAATCTGCCCGGCGGATGCGGTGCAGCAGGCGGCGTAAGTTTCTGCGACAGATCACCGCCAACGACGGCTTTCAGCGACGGCGCTACGGGTGACTTGGGCGATCCCGGTGTCGGTAGCAGCGGATGCGGTGCAGCAGGCGGCGTAAGTTTCTGCGACAGATCACCGCCAACGACGGCTTTCAGCGACGGCGCTACGGGTGACTTGGGCGATCCCGGTGTCGGTAGCAGCGGAGCCCCATTGGCCTT